TTCGTAAGCCTTACCCAATAGCCCCCGCTCCTCAAGTATCTCTTCCATTTGTGCCTCTGTAGTGACACCGGCGAGTAACGCTTCATTGTATGTACGACTATACATCCAATCAGCCGCCCTAGCATCATCTATAGAAGGGTTATCAATATAATACTTTTCACCCTCATAAAGAAAGAACCTCTTATCATCAAATAGATTCTGAAGTTCCTGTTCTGCCTTATTCCTGTTGTCTGCCATATTCCAATTCCTCCACCAAAATTATTTTACGTGTCTTACTTCAATAAAGTCTTCCGCAGTAGGCACATACTCTATAGTATATGATCTTTCTAGTTCTTTCTCGAGCTGCCTTACGGCATCATTGGAGGCACGAAGGATTTTTGATCTGAGGGGTTTGAATGCTTCGGGGTTACCAGCAAGGGCAATTACCACACTTTCCACCTGATCCAAAATCTGTCCGTAAGCCTTTTTCTGTACATCCTGTACAGTCTTTGCGAGCTTGGCTCTGCTCTTTCTTTGAAGTTCCGTTTCTTCAATAGCCATGTCCTAATCCCTCCTTACTCTGTCCTAAAAAGGGGGAGGTAGTTAATACCTCCCCCACCTTTTCCCAACTTGCTGTTAGTTCTGATTAGAACTGGTCAGCAGATGAGTTTCTCTCAATACAAGGAACGTCATGAATGTCCACATCGCCCTTTACGACGTAGAGCTCGTTAACACTTCGGAAGTTAAATTCCTGAGTGGCACCAGCCCCACCGCCTCGTCCACCACCAACTGCATTGTTAAAGTTCTCAGCGGTAAGCTTGAGCCCAGGAACAATAACAGTCTTCAACGGGCGTTCACGCGGAGGATCGGTACAAGAACCAACGTGACCAGAAGTATCTGGGTCAAAGGTTGGATAAGTAGCAGTACCATCCCAGTCATAGTATTCCTCGCCCACTAAACTAGACTGCATAGCCTTACGCCGCATACCTGTTCCACCAGCTTCCTCATCAGTTTGCTGGAAGACTTTGATAACAGCAATAAGGTTAGTCTTAGATGCAAGATGGGTTAAAGTAAGATCTATCCCATCCCCCCCTGACTCATAGTCAGCAGGCGTAAGACCCGATAGAATTGCGTGCTTCTCAAGGTCAGCCGCAGTAACCGTAGTATTAGTCGTGATTTCAACCGGAAAGTTCATTGAACGAGCATAAGGTCTTTGGTGACCAATCTCATTCTGAGCTGTACGAGCTGGATTCGCGGTAATAGTAATGGTCTGCATACGAAGTTGCATACTCCAATCGTTATTGGTCTTACCACTAAGTAGGTCCGGATCGATCAAATAAACTTCAATCTGACCCTGCCTAATAGCCCCTAGATCCTCGGCATGATGCCCAGCAGGATTGTCGGGAGCGGTAGAAGCACTAACTAGCTCGAAGTACTTGGCATACACTTCATCAGCATCACCCTGCGAAGTTGCAAAGGCACTAGCAGCATAGGTAGCCTCTAGTTTATAGCCCTTCGCAGCTGCTGGGAACAAGGTTGCAGCATCAGTTGGGAATGTCAGTACATGAGTAGTATCATTGTAACCAAAGATACTAGCGGCGGCTGCATCTGCAACCTCATAGACGGTACCATCGCGATCACCATACGCCTTAACTACAACACCTTCTATACCCATTGTAGTCCACGACAAGAAAGCACGCTTACAGTTGGACAGAAGAGGAATAGTGTCAGTACTAGGAGTAAGACCTATTGTGACAGCCTGGCTATTCTGCGGTGCATAAATAGTCCAAACTTCCTTAGAAATAAAACGCCCATTATTAACCAACCACATCTTGTTGTCAGTTTCCGCGGCGTAGTTCTCAGTTGCATTAGCCCCAACATTATAGGTAAGGGTCATTGAGTTAACAAAAACCTTATCCATAAAAAGAGACATTTGGATCTCATCATCTAAAGTGCCCAATGACGCCTCTTCCTGTACTGGGGCCCAAACTTTGACACCATTAGACAGAGTAAAGTCGGCAAGAGAAACACCATGATAATATCTAGCAACACCTGAGCCGGTGCAGGACACATCTGTACGTATATAAGCACCACTAACTGTGGGTGTGCCTACCATGCGTAGCGGGTTCATACCAGCCAAGACCGCCATTGTATCAACATCGCCCCATGCATTGGTATCCAAAGCTACCGCTACTGCAGGGACGTCATCAACAACGTCAATCCTGTCAAGGTGACCCAATTCAAATACGTCCTCAGCCGTAAAAGTTGTATTGCATCCCAAAGTCTGTGCCCGGTATAGGCGATGCCCATTAACAGAAACAGCCTGAGAGGCATACATAATTCTGTTACGTTTAGTAGCCATATTCTATTTCCTCCTAAGAAATGAAAAGCTCCATTTTTTACTGATGCCAACTAGATGTTGCTGTGGGGGCTCCGCTAACGGGCATCAATCCTTTTAGGTAATATCCAATCCGCACATACCTTGCCTATCAAAAAATCATGTAATACCTGTCCTAGACAAAAAGATAGTTAAATTTGTTTGGATGATACACAAAATATCAACTATACCTAGTTACCATCTGTACGTTTTGGTTTCGAAAGTGATTTCCGCACGATAACGATTTATCTGTTCCTTTTCATAGAAAGCCCATTGTGGTAGCCCAGACAGCTTTTTTTTCACATTCTCAAAAAACAAAGAAGTATATTCCGTGTGTACGGTCGTAGAGAATAACCCATTATAAAAGCCCCCGCCTATCAAAGGCAAACCACTGGGAAACGTATACATGGGGCAACGCCGTGAGTCAAGGCCCGCAAAAATAATATCCATCAAGTCATCCCGTTCTCCTTTATTCTTACCAAATATTTGAAGGTTCCAATAGCCTTCACGTATATCACCACCCCCTAGTTGTAGAGGAAGAGGTTGCCCCCTTTGTAGTTCGATAGACACGACAGGCAAAAAGGGCACATTGTCGCGGGGCCACGCGTCAAGAACTGAAACATAGTTCCACTCGTAGTCAACAGAGTAACTACTTAAATCATCGTTGCTCTCAATCTGCCCTGCTAAATAATTGACTCTGTAACCAGAAGCAGTTACAGCACCATTATATATATTCACAATACCAGTTTGTTCACTACCAAAAATACTAGTCTCCCCAACATAGTCAAAGTATAAAAGCCCTCTACCTCGTCCAGACGAATCACTACGTTTAAAAGGATAGTGTGTAGTATCAGTATTGTCTCCATAACCGATATCCCACAACCCGGTGGATACTTGAGTTAAAGACTGCCCTGTCTCGGTCTCGGCGTAATGCGGCCCCAAAACAACATCTTTAATATACAAATAAAGACTAATGTCTTCTTGACGAGTTAAATTCATCCTTGACCCCCGCCAAAAATTTTCTTAAACCAGGCTTTTATCCTAGCCCAAGTAAGCGGTGCCGCTGAAACAACTTCTCGAAATTCCTTTTCCACAACGGGAGCAATTGATACAAAAACATAATCCACCTTGTTCTTCTCGTAACACGTAAGAGCATAATCGTAAAATTCAGCATCAAGTTGGTTGTGAGCACGAATAAGGTTTATTATCTCGGGTGGCTCATCCTGTATAGCTGGGCGGATAGTAGGATTGAGTCTTGGTATATCTTGAAGAGCCCACCCAAAATCCTGATTGCACATTTGAATGAATTCTTCATACTTTTCAGTAACTCCGAATGAAGTAAATAAATTTACTAAATTTTCTTTAGCATACATTAATTCTCTTCGTGAATTATAATCAATCTTAGGTAATGAAGAAAAAAGATTAACCTGCAAGTTCTGCATTCCCATTCGTTCTCCAAGACCGAGTTCGTAGATTTCCTTGATAGAGTATTTTATCGCGATTGAATGTGCGTCATGCTCTTTATTTGCTCTTAAGAAATAATACTGAGATAAAACTCGATCAACAGGTTCTCGTAGAAGTGTAAGGTGGGTAATAGGCACAATCCAGTTAACATACCCCAAATTTGCCAGCGAAAAATGCCCGGCGAAAGCACGATACCCTAATGAACGGGGGTAATTGCCCATGGCATTTTTTAACTCAGCACCAATCAAACGTTTAAATCCCCCATCAAACATCCGTTCCAACAATTTACAAAAAGTTGTCCCGCCAGTTTTGGGGACATGGAAAAATAATACCGTATTATCTGCGTTTTTATCCCGCACCCGTAACTTTTTCAAATGAGTAAGCATCCTTATTCTCCTTCATATTTATTTATAGCCTCAGACACGATAGATTGTATATCTACCTTTTCCATCGCATCCCGAAAGAACGGGATAGGAGAAGCACCAGAAGCAGGATGCTCATACTGTTCAAAACTACCTACCGTATACCAACCTTCCCGTTCCCATGCACTCTCGCTAATAAGAAACCCACCATTATACACAGCCGGCATTGGTTCTCCTTTTTTAGCAAAATAGATATCTGGTCCTACAAATGCGTATCTCCCGCCAATACCTCTAATTAAATAGACTAACCAAGCCACAGGAACTGGGGTGTGCAGTAACTTAGTTCTATCTTCAGTGTATCCCAACACCTCATCCTTGCACAGACCTACCTCTAGGCTGCCGTCTTCAGTTAGCCTTAGACTCTCGTCCCATGTTTCCTTTAAATGCTTTACAATAAACCCCAAATGATTTTTTATATTAGTGGGGTCATCCTGCGGGGAGCGGTCGGATAAATCTTCAAACTCTTCCAAAAAAGCACCGATAACTTGTTTACCCCCAGGCTGGTCCGACCCCATATAACTTAGTATAGCTTGTCGCAATTGGTCCGAAAACTTTGTTACTTCCTGCCCCACTATACAATCTCCTCACTACTATCGGCGGTAGCACAAACAATCTCTACTATTCCATCAATAGATCCCATCCCACGTGGTACAGGATAGTCACGCCCAACAAGTGTCCTACCATCAACAATAAAATATTTCGCACTACAAAAATCATCAAAATACTTACTGTCAGCTTTTAAAGAAACCAAGTCTTGCTCAAGAGTTCCTACTGGAGAATCAGGAGACTCTTGCTTAAGTTCCCATATTACATGTGCTTTTATAGTTTTCTCATTAGGAATACTTAAAATACCCTTACCACGGCATACAGGGCATAGGTGCCTAAAAGATGTAGAAGTTACTATCTTTTCATAAGCGGTGCCCACAAAAAGAGTTTTGGTCCCGACAAAAGAAGCGTTATACTGAGCATCAGAAGATTCTGACATGTGGTCGTAGAAACAATTAGGACATGTCTCTACTAGAACACTGTCAAAGCCAATAATGATATCTTTACTCAGATTTAATACTAACTGTTTCTGAAACTTTTTAAACTCTTCTTTAAAACTTGCCGGGACCAAGTCCATTTTTATGACACTCCTTCGGTCGCTAATTCCTGTAATCGGTCTTCCAACCAACCCCGCACACGTTCCTGCCCCGCTAAATTTTTTGCCATGCTGAGGGCTGCCTTAAGCTTTCTCAAATCTACGCAGTCTTCAATAGTGCTTTTCCCAACGTCATCCGCAGGCAGCAAAGCAATCTGTTTAGGAGTCAATCCAGCGGTATCCATCTTTCGGCGGGTCTCCCGAACAGCAAAAACATTCTGTCTCTTACGCTTCTGTGTGCTTCCCTGTGCTATACGATTACGTTTTGCAGGAGAAAGCGAGATTGTGCCATCGAACTCAAAAGCCCATAGTCTCGGGTCCGCAATATCCTGTACCCAGTCCAAAAATACAGGAAACTGATCACGAGTGAATTCCGAATTTCCGATGATACCTGCCTTAGCAGTTCTCTTGGGTTTACAAAACCCCTCAAAAATGGTCTCCAGATCGATTGTAGCATCCGGTTTGACCTGTTCCTTTAATAAAATTGCATACTTTCCACTAATGTTCCTTGCTAGATATGCCATAGTAATATCCTCCACTCCACTCTAGTTATGTACTTATGAATTTACCACAAGCCCTTAAACCGCAGTTCCCAGCGGCTAAAAAATACAACAGGTTAGTTAATGCACCAAAAACCGGGGTCAAATCACCTTGTTATTATTCCTGCAGGTGGTGCTTGAGCTGGAAATGCTACAACAAACTTTGTGCACCCAGGACAACTAGAATACCTTATATGACCACCGTAGGCTGCAACAGTGTCTCTGACCATGGCAAGACCCAATCCCTGGTTGTATTCGTCTGGATTTTCTTTAGTAGAAAAGTATGGCTCAAATATCCTATCACCCAAAGATGCATCTATCCCCTTCCCATTGTCAATAACCGTAATTATTACATTACCATCTTCTAATGCAACTTCTATTGTTATCTCGGGGTCGTTATGCATAATAGCCTCTCTGGCATTCCTGCACAGATTAGTAATAAGCTGCGAAAAGTCTATACGGTTAATAGAGATAAAATACCTATCGGAATTATTTTGCAAAGTTTTCAGAACAAAATTGGTATCGCTGAGACTTTTAAAGTGATCCGTAAACATAAGAGTACGCATTATAGTCTTTAACTCAGGAATTACATTAATTAGGTGTAATTCATCATTACTTGCTATTTTTGAATAATCAGACAATGAGTTGAGCACCTTAATGGAGTATTCAGTACGCTCTATACCATCCCCAGCCAAGTCTACTATATCAATCGCTGTATCCCTTAGCACGGCATAACACTCATGCGCATGAGTATCACTACAATTAAGCAACAAACAAGCTTTTTCCACTTCCTCATTTATAAGTTCCAGACAGTTCAGGATAGACTGCATAGGCGTGCGTAACTCATGGGCTACCCCCGAATTAACTAACCGAGAAGACTCCAACAAATCACGCGTCTTAGCTATTTCCAAAATTTTTATCCGGTCCTCTTGCCATGCTCTTTTAACAGCAACAGCAATAGACAAAGCCAACTCTTCCATAAAAAAAATTGTATTTTCCGTAAACTTATTTTTTGCCTTATTATTTAATTGAATACACCCAATTATCTCTGATCCGGCAGAAAGTGGGATAATAGCTACAGATTCATATCCTGCCCGATTACACTGATTTCTCATCTTAATATTTAGTTCCCCGCAAACCCCGCTTAGTGGATCAGTTGTACTGTTCGTCCAAAAACTACCGCCCTTTGTAAAGAAAGAGCACACAGAGTCCGTCAGACCAGCAATAACACGCCCACAAATACATTGAAGAAGTGGAAGTTCTTTATCCGCACTCTTACTTTTATGTATACCAGGTTCGCACAAATAGTTTTCTAATTCTATAAATTCTTGATCGAACCCCCTATAAACAAAGTAGGGAAAATCATCCCCTTCTTGTAAACGCAACCCAATCGCGTCCACTCCGGTATAGTCCTGTATTAACTTAAGTAACTCTTCAATTGTTTGGATACCGGTATAAGGCTTATTCAGGTGTTTCAAAATATTAATTATTAGTTCCTGTTGCGCTTGTAGTATCTCTTTTTGACCTTCAGCCTCTTTACGTTCCGTTATATTCCTAACATTGCACTGAATAAAAGCAGAACCATTAACAGAGTAACTGTTGCTAATAAACTCAACTTGCAATACTCGTCCATCCCCAGTTTCCAAAGGTAAGTCTTCATACCGCACGTATCCTTCTCGCTGCAATCTATCAAAGATATCTTTATTTTTAAGACAATCCACAAATGGACTAACTTCCCAAATCTGCTTACCAACAAATTCGCCGTGGGAATAACCCAACATTTCCACCATAAAAGGATTTACATCCAATATCTTACCGGTATCAAAATCAAGTATCAGAATCCCATCTTGTGCACTCTCGAACAATCGTCTATATCGTAATTCACTGTGCTCCAGTGCGATCTCGGCGGTCTTACGATCAGTTATATCACGTGCTATCGTAGAAGCACCAATTACAGTATTAGTATTATCTAGAATTGGTGAAATAACCAAAGAAACGTTTACTATTTTACCATCTTTTCTTCGCCTTACAGTCTCATACCGATTTATATGCTCCCCCCGTATTATCCTAGCTATTAAACCTGTAATTTCATTTTTATATTCTGGGAGAATCAAAATAGATACATGTTTACCGATAACTTCTTCGGGTTTATACCCATAAAGATTCTCAGCACCTTTATTCCAATCCGTAATTTTACCATCCAACGTTTTACCAATAATAGCATCATCCGAACATTCAACAATAGTTGCTAATCTAACATTCTTTTCTTCCATCTGAAGTCTTTCTGTAATGTCATCTATAATCTCTACTGCACCTAATATATTACCTTTAGAATCTTTAATTGCTACAGCTGTAAAATGTAACCAACGCCCACTCTCACCAAGCATAGGGAAGAAGTCTGTAGCCTCATACGCCCCCTCGATTAACTTAAGTCGACCACACTTGTTGCCATATAACCGATCTATTGACTCCTCATCCTGGTCCACTAGAAGATCAGCCAAACTCGGGCGAGCTGAAGGATAAAACGATTCCCAACTTTGGCTCTTGCCTACCACCTGATCTGCCTTCATACCAGTAATTTCTTCCAAGGCACGATTCCAGAATATAATGTGATGATTATGATCAATAACGAATTGGGGAACAGGAGAATCATACACTATTGCCCGTAATTCAGCTTCAGCACGCTTAATTTTTGCATTAATAATATCTTTTTCAACAGCGTAAACACAGGCTTTGTATAGGAGGGTAGGGGTAATGTCGGGTTTGGATAAGAACTCACTAGCACCCAGCAAGAAACAACTGAAGGATAAACTATTGGAGTCATTACCAGTTACTACAACAACAGGTAAGGAGGAGAATAAGGACTTAAAAACAGTGAGAGTATCTAGTCCCCGAGTCTCGATTAAATTCAGGTCTAATACTACAACATTAGCAGGAGCAGATAACAGCAAATCCTGCAACTCATTCAGTGACTTACAAGTGTGAATACTACTGACTCTTGGCATATCACCAAGCATGGAGGAAAATAACTCGGTTATTTCTTCTTTGTCGTCCACTATAACTATATCTAAATTCGGTTCCATAGGAGACACCAAATCTTTAAGCCACACAAAGACCCCTATTCGTTAACTACTGAGACATGTGTCTGTTCCGCCAAACATACGGCATCAAACAAATCATTTATTCTTACGGGCTTTTCCATTAAATAAGTACCTATACCGTTAGAAGTATCTACTTTGGTCATAGATTGTGCTCGCTGAAATAATTCTACGTTGTAAGCTAACCCTGTTATAAAGATGATAGGAATATTGTTATTTAATTCTTTACGAATAAAATCATAGACCGTAAGCCCAGAATTGGACGGGCCATTCAAACGCAAATCTAATAGAACTAGAGAAGGCATCTTGTCAGATATTTCTTTTTTAGCCTTATCGACAGATTCAGCGATTCTCACCTCATACTGTGCAGTCAGCTTCTTTGACCACATCTTAGTCACGATGGGATCATTTTCTACGATTAGTACATCCATCATTTCTGCCTCTTGCTTATTTCTAAAATTGCCTTGTCCAACCGTTTAATTGACAACGTAATTTCCTGGTCCCTCTGCTCGCTTCCTGCATTCCTTGATTTCAATTCCTCAATCTGTGCCTTCAGATTGTCCAGAGAACTATCAATCTTAACAAAAGCTTTATCTATGCACGCAATCCGGTCGTACTGGCGCTCCCACATTTCAATGCTTAGAACACCTAGAGTCAATAAAATAGAAACTGAAATACCCAAAAACCACATCCATCTACGGTGGTCTCTTTCATCCAAAAGTTTTTTCTGCTCTTCTATATAAACTTGAAGATTAGTTGTCTTACTATCAGTCTGTTGTGCTAATTGAGAGACAATCTCTTCCAATTCACCCAGTAACTCAGCTTGTCGTGTATCCGCTTCAGACATGGGCACCTACCTTATCCAGCGTTTATACCAAGGTGCAGTGTCCTTATTAATTTCCCCCCCATTATGACTTTTTACGATTGACTCTATAGCATCAGCCCAAACCTGCCAGTCAGCTAGTCCATCACTAATAACTTGCACATCTTTATAAGACCAACAGGCAATCCCCTTCTTGCTGTCCATAGAAGGCTCGCTAACCCATTTTGTATTAGGGTATTTTTTAGTATCACCCTTACCCTTATCTATCATTACCACATCAGGACGAGGTGGTAAAGTAATTTCGCTTACTAGGAGCTGCTCCCGCGGTATGCTAGCACAAGAAACCAGTAGTAAGAATACGATAATGAGGATATAATTTCTCATCTTGGTGGCCCCATAAAAATATTCTCTAACTTTAGTTGCCCTCCCACAATCGCGGGTGGCTTCGGCTTCTTCTTCTGATTGTAATACGAGTTTAAAATATCCATATTGCTTTGCAGAAAAATATTAGTCTTTTGCACAGAAGCCTTTGCAAGTTCGCACTCTTTAAGCTGTGCCTCTATTGTAAATATCTTGCTCTTTTGGAAATGGTTTTTCACACCAAGATAACCAACTACAGCCATGGCTCCAATAATAACCATAACCAAAATTGTCTGTGTAATCATCCCTGGGTAATACATACTTACTTACCTGGTAATAAATTTAATTGCAATAGCCCCACCCAATGCTGGTCATGGTAATCCTTTTTACGCATCAGAGTCTCCTTAAAATAACCAGCACTAGAAGATGCTTCAGCAATAGTGATAACCTTTAAATCATCCTTTTTCCAAGCAAAACAAACATGTCCATATGGTCGAGGTGGCTTGCCTGGTTTAGATGGAAACGTGTAAAAGATTAAATAAGGAAATCTTGATTGCTGCCACATCTCCTTATTAATGGTCCATCTTTTTTTATTAGCCCACGTACGCCACATACGTTCTGAAGTAGTCCTAGGCAAATGCCCTATACCACTTTTACGGCATATCGTTTCTATACCACCTGAACAGTCGAAGTAGATCGACCAGTTCGCTCCCCACCCGTAAGGCACCCGGCGGGCTAGATAAAATTTAGTCCAAAAATCCATTCTACGTATAACACTATTCTCTAGTGGATCATCACTAAAAACAATATCACTCATTTTAAGAGGTTCTGCATTGGAAGTTACTGCAATAAGTGTTATTACTACAGCAACTAATAACCTTTTCATCTTAACCTGGATTTATCGCTTTACAAATAATCATAGCGATACATAATCCTATCACTGCCCAAAAACCCATGCACCCCAAACGCTCCATAGGCGTACCTTTTTCCATTAAAGTGCGAAAGGAGAAATACGGGAAGAACCAAGATACTAAAGTCATCGCAGAAAAAAGCGTAAAAACACCATACACCGTAGCTGGTATAATTATATTCAACATTGCGTCGCGTAGTATACTTAGTTCTAAATTTTTATCATACGTGTAAAGGAGGTAGACAGATACGAACACCCAAAGGAATACACCACTGGCGTTAATGAGATTGGCTAGAGTACGTTGCCAAAAAGACCACTCAGGATTAGTTTCAATTATTGCTTTATTTACTTTTTTAACTTCATTTTCTAAATCTTCCACAGTTTAACCCTCCTCTCCCTTAGGAACACTACCAGCCATCAAAGAACTAAAATCATCAATAGCAGAACCAAGACGGGGGAGCACCTGTTTAAGTATGTCTAGACGTAACATAATAATTTCGGAAAGCTCTTCCATAGGATTAGAAGAGTTATCATCACAAGGACTGCAACAATCGTCTTTGGGGTAACCAGTGCCGGGCAAGGAGTAAAGAAAGTCATTTAGTACATCCCTAACCAACCTAAGCATTTGAATATCCTTCTCTATTTGTAACAACCACTCTTGCATAGTCATAGTCTAGTCCTCCCGTGTATAGTCTAATAGGAGAAGAAGGGAAGTTATTTGGAGAGGTAGTCCTCAAACTTCTTCCACTTACGAGTGACTATTCCCCACGCCTAAAGGCGGGGGGCTTCTTTGGCAGAGCCAACAGTCTGTAGCCCCAGACTGAGAATATTTATCGCAGCATTAACATCTCTATCAATTTCGAAATTACAACATGGGCACTTAAAAACTCTAGTTGATAATGGAATCTTTTGACGATATCCACAATGTGAGCAAATTTGGCTAGTGTAGGCGGGATTGACTTTGATTACTATTCTACCGGCGCATTCTGCCTTGTAGACCAGCATATCAAAGAAATTTCGCCAAGCCACGTCTGCTATTCCACGGTTAATGCAGCGAAAGTTATCTTTTTGCATATTATTGATGGACAGGTCTTCAATAGCTATCACACCATAGGCGTCTATGAGTTTACGAGACAGCTTGTGAGCAAAATCTTTTCTCTTGTTCGTGATTCGCTCATGAACGCGAGAAACTATCTTGCGACACTTGTGCCTCTTACGGGTTCCTTTGGTTTGTTTGGAAAGTCTGCGTTGAACCTTTGCAAGATTTTTAGCCTCTTGTTTAAAGAAACGAGGGTTATCAACCTTTTCACCATTAGAGAGTGTCATGAACGAAGAGAGTCCTGCGTCAAGCCCAACAGAGACAGTATTGTCAGGGAGAATATTTCTATCTACTTCGCAAGAGAAAGAGATAAACCATTTCTGAGTTGCAGTTTTTCTAATGGTACAAGTCTTGATTGTCCCTTCAGTTGGTCTATGAATTACTGCTTTTACTTTCCCAATTTTGGAAAGACTTACGGATTTTTCGTTGAGTCTGAATCCAGTTTGAGGGTATGTGAAGGAGTCATATCTACCGAATCCACGAAACCGAGGATATCCGGGATCGACACCTTGTTTCACTCTGCGGAAGAAAGCCTTAAATGCAAGGTCTATTCTGACGGCTACATTTTGCAAAACTTGAGAATGAATGTCTTTAAGTTCAGGAACGCGTTCTTTCAGTGTAGGAAAGGTTGCTTGTTGGTCATAGAGAGAAAGCCCTTTATGGAATTGTTCCCAACTATTTTTACGCTGTTCCAGCAGATGATTATACAACCGCCTGCATTGCTCAAGGGTATTTAGCAGCAATGTTTGTTGCTTCTTAGTTGGATAAATCCTGTATTGAAAAGACTTTCTCATATTTTACGCACCTACTATATTTTGACACAAAGGAAGTTAAATGATTCCGTGTTTTTCATGAAAGCCCACGAATAAATTCGGGGGCTTTAAACCAAGGAATTTCGGTAAGCAAGAATTTGTTCTCTGTTAGTGAGGTTCGGAGGAGATAGTGTTAATGATTTCTTTGGGGTCACATTAAATATCTTATACAGGACATCAAGCCAACGTGGGACACCATGCACTAACAAAACAGAAATTTGACCGTGTCCAATCTGCCCCTCAGCAATATCATAAGTATGAACTGGTCCAGTGTATCCTATTACGTTTGCCCACTCTCTTAAATAATCATAGTCCTTCAAAGACACCTGTACCAAGTTTTTCTTAGGCTTAATACACCCATCACTAGCTACCAACCCCGCAAAAGCACACTGCTCTAAACCTATTTCATCAAAGAAACCAAAGTTAACATCATACTTTCTTTTTTCTTGTTTTTCAGGAATTTCAGCATCCCCCTTCTTCCTGAAATAATCCGCACGAGCACGAATAGAACCGCTACTGTGTGTTGGTATTAAAGCTACCAGTTCCTTAGAAGTAACCTTACCATAATTCTCCTTAAGAAGTTTGTCCTCTTCAGGAGTCCATGCAATACGTTTTGAACCTGCCATCCTAAATCTCCTTATACTTTTGGTCTATACTATAAGTATATTACCCAAAAGTGTCCGAGAGGTAAAAATTAACAGCAAAAAATGAAAAGAATGGTGTGAAAAAGAAAAGCGGACCCAAGAGTCCGCTTTAGTTAACTTGGGGTAATTAACCTAAGTTATTGATTTGATTATTGATTAACCCCAGCGGATGTGCCAGAAGGCATTGAAGCCATCTCCGGCGTATGCTGCCTCATCAGTAACCTTAGTTGTAAGGAAATAAGGCTCTAGGTTAAATTGACAGAACCAACCATATCGTCCCCAGGAGCCGTCCCAGAGCCGATGTTTCCAATCAGTGGTCTTTACCTTACGGGTCTTCCCACTTAGGTCAAGATAGATTATCGCCATGTTTACGCCTCCTTATGGGGTATACCTATCAACGACACCAAGGCACATGCTGCGGGCTTCGAGACATGCAAAGCCATACTCGCACCAGCCATAAAAGCCTTGTTGCTGGCGTCTGTGTAGAGTCGGATCGTCATGGGCTTCGTACTCCTGCTTAATTATCATGATAAGAGACATGTCGGACTTGTCAAACCCATATACCTGAGTCTCACCAGCCGTATCCAAGTTTCCATTCTCATCAAGAACATTACCGTGAGTGATTGTGTAATCATTAAAGTGATTACTTGTGTCGCCCCTGAACGGACCATACAATGACGTCTTGTCATTGATGTTGTATTTACCACGCACACCTAGACAATCTGCAACCCTAAAGGTAACTCCCCAAATACTGCCTAGACCAGCAGCCTGAAAAATTTCCCTTCGAGTTACTGGGTCAACTTCGGTGTCCGTATACTCTCTAATGTCAGCCATGTCTTCCGGAGAAATCCAAAGTTCCCCCAGATTACGACCTAACCGCTGATATCCAACTATCATGCGATTCAAAAGCTCCTTTGAGAAATAGCCCGCAGAGGCATCGCCCGCTGCCATTTCATATACAGGAGCAGCACGAGGAGGTAGAATGCCTGCACCATCAAATGCTGAAGTTACAGCAGGAATAATGGTTCTCCATCCAGCCTCTTCCTCATATGCAGCAATTGCATTAGCAACTGCCTGCTGAGCCTTAGTAACAATATCCACACGTCCCTCACGAGCATACTTGAGGAGCCAATTCTTCGCCGCCTGTAAGGTGAACGTAGGAATTAAGACCTCTTCTGCCCCGAGTTCCATGGTGTCCTGTGCAACATAAGCCATACCAGGAAGAATCCAGATAGGGCTATCAAAGTCATCCGCGATTGGGAATGACGGTTGCTGGCCAGGACCAAGCCTGATGACCGAAAACAACTGCCGCATGTAAGACTTCTCTTCAACCTTCTTTAAAATTGGTCCGGTTAAAGAAGCTGCAAACTCTTGGAAAGCCCTAAGGCCCCGCGGCGTGTGCATGTCGGCGGTCGCTTTAAAAAGTTCACATTTTCTTTCTAAACTAATAGCCATTTTATAACACACCCCCTATTATATCAGAGCCTTAATGTGCAGCTGTCGTCCCTGCACCAATCTAGCCACTGTTAGTGTGTTCATCGCTACTGCTACCGGAGTAGTATTATTTACTCCAGATTGGCAATAACCACTACCAGAAGCGGTGCACAACGTTCCGCTAGCTGAAGCATAAAGCTTGTCACCAGCACTGATCGGTACATCCACATCATATACGTTTGTGCTCCAGAGACCCAAGTGTGCTACGCCTACAGGTCCACCAATAAACTCTTGTTGAGTTCCCTGATGTCTCGGTAGTCGCCCACCCCATGGCACGTACTCCCTGTCATAATACTGACGGATTTCTTGCATTAGAAACCCAAACGGTACCTGATCGCAATCATCCATCATTTTGACCACAGTCGTTTCACCGTCGCAGCCTGCTATAGTAACTACTACGCCCTGCGGACAAACGATTGGGGAACTTGAAACGTAAGAAGAATCTTGTGTAATGTCATGCTTGCAGAATGAATTCTCAAGCACAGGTTGTCTTGCAATAAACATTATTTCTTCTCCTCCTCATCCCACATGCTCGCATAGTCTTTAGCCATCTCTTCTGGGAGGTCATCGTCGCCTCCAGCAGGAATAACAGTAAGAGATGCCATTTGCTTTTTGAGTTTCAGGAGTTCTGCCGCAGTCGTTCTCGGGTTGTCTAGCACGTCGTCACTAATATCTGTGTCAGTATCTACACCATTGTCAACTGCCACACCCACAGGAACAGTTGCAGTCTGAGCAACCTTCTTTTCCCAACGAACTTTGAATGCTACAAGCTCACCTTTGTAGTCAGCGAACTCTTCGTCATCCATCTTCTTAATTTTAGTTCTCAGTTTATCTGTTACACTAGCACTCTCCAGGAGATCAGCCTCCTCAAGCTCAGCTATCCTTTTCTGCATAGCAGCATCCTGTTCCATATTATGCAACTTAGTTTCCAGATCGTTCTTAGCCAGTTCCGCTGCAGCGTGCAACGCTGTAAGCTTAGAAATTTCCTTCTCTAAATCAATAATCTTTTGCTCTAAGTCTTTCTTTTCGCTTCTTAGGGCTTCATTTTCAGCTGCAAGAGACTGATTATCCTCCTCAACCGCAGCTTTGGCATCTGACAAATCTGCGAGGTCAGTCTGATAACCTTCAACAAGCTCTTCCAGTTTGCCTTTCTGATTAGTTTCGTCAGCTAAAACTTCTGCGACTGCCTGCTTAGCTGTTGCCCTAATTTGCTTGTTTTTATTGGTCGATTTCATTCATTAAACCCTCCACTAATAGAGTGTACCAAGTCTTTTGGCGACTTATTATCACCTGTTCTGCCCCCACAAAACCTTGACCTTTTCCACCTTTTATTATCTGCTTATATATTTAAGTTAGTTAATTACACGGTTTTCGGTGTATAAAGTTAAATAAAAATTTATAGCTGGATAAACCAATCGAAAGTTCCAGTACCAGACAATGTATTAGAATACACTGTATCAGTGTTAATTCCCTTAGTAACCCACCAATTTCCTGGATTTATATCATTAGGAGTAATGTATATTGTATGATTAATATTTCCAAAATTATGAGTTATCTCTGTCCCAACATCACCCGACCAAGGTAAACCATAACCGCGGTTGTATTGAATACTTTGCGGATTATAATAGCTGTAAGTTAAATCAAGTAAACCCGAAGTTGGGTCTGATATATTTGTAGATGTTGAATAAATTTCTATGGGAACTACTTCACTATACGGACCAAATGTACCTGTAGAGATAACCGTTCCAGATGCTGAAGTAAACACAGGAATAAATCTTGTTTGATCTGCAGGAACACCAACTGACAACGAAGGGGCATAACCAACCTTTACCCAACACCCATATGAGACGGAACTTGCAAAACCAGATTGATATCCAGTTAGGTTACCTACTTTTCTGTATGATGCAACAATAGTAGCTCCGGCGGTTTCTGTACCCCCACTCCAATACACAGAAATATACATTGTATCAGATCCGGTACCGGTTACGGTAACTGGAGCAAAATCAAATTGTTGCTCACCATCCCCATTGTGCGTACCAGAGTAAATATCACCAAGTGTGTAAGTACCTGCAACTACCTCCCTTGCTTGTTTAAGTGTAAACTGGGCCCCAGCAGTCTTGTTAAAGAGCCACACAGAACTTATCTGTGCTTGATTATCTAGAAGAACATCTTTATTAACTAATGTATAATTATCGAATTGGCTCACAGCTTTATCTGGGATAGAAATCCCAACAGTTGACCCCCCACCCCCTACAACCCCGCTTAAAGTCAAGGACATACTTTGTAAGATATGATTAGATGGTAATAATGAGAATCCGATAGGAAAGGACACACCAGAAATCGATGCCTGAATAGTTCGTTGGCATAAGCTCTGATAACACGGAGTAGTCGCTGAAACTGCAAACCTATTGTAATCTGTTTGTTCTATATAAATATTTTCCCCGCCCGAAATTACTGTCTGTTGTGCAGCATCAAAACAATGTTCTCTATACTTTATCGTAACTTGCATATAACCAGAAGTATCCGCAACAGTTTCATTCTTATAAATCTTTATTAAACGGTCAGACGCGGTCGGATACCAAATATTGCCCTGTTGAAGTCCAGAAACTGATGTATAAACAGAAGGAGTAAACTCCTTTATTATTGATTCATTATCAAGTTCTTCACCTATTTTATAACTAACTGCGTATCTTGCAGATAACCTTACACTATAACTTGTACTCACCGTCCAGGTTGTAATCTGGGTACCTGTTTGATTACCTGTTTTATAAGACTGTGTTATTCCGTAAAGACCAGGAGCGCTGCTCGATGAAAAAGAATTAAGTGTGATTGCGTTATACACACCGATTTCATAATTTCCAGTATCTGGTACCCTAAATAAATCACATGCTTGCCAATAATTCCCTCCGTCCTTTGTGAAAGATATCTGGCCACCACTCACTGTAATTGCTAAACTGTCGCGGCAATCAGCCGTTCCAGCAGACCATACCTTACCATATTTAGGCTTTATAACCGCACCATTTGTGCAACCTACTCCTATATAATTAACATACCACCCATTTTTTAAATACTCCCCTCCCCTTCTAAAACTAGTCGCTGCACCTGCATTTGTAGTACCAGTGATAAGATCGAGTGTCGGGTACATTTCTGCCCCGTAACCACCTAAAAACCCACTTACAACAGTTATAGCTACGTTAGTAACTTCGCAATTAGCTGGAAGTGTAAATAATTCTTTTGGAAAACTATCGCTATAGTAGACATCAAAAACTTGAGTGACCTCAGTTCCTGAACAAGCCACTACAGACCTCGCTGTGGTTGCCTCTGACCCGTCCGTAAATTTAATGCTACTAACTGATGGTGTCCCAGACGTAGTTGATACCCATTCTACGCCACTGTTAATTAAAAGTGCATTAAGGCTTCCCGTAGGTAAGCCCGCCGTTCCACCGCTAATAGTGCTGCCATCTACATACCAAGTTAACCCTATAAGGTTTGTAGTAATGCCACCCTGTCCCACCAACGCGGGTATCTGAGATATAATATCGCCGGAAGTTGTAGTTAGCTGTTCTACAGTAATGCCTCCACCTACCTGAGCTAATAAATCTCCGCTGATAGTAGTCATTTCATTTAAATCGATAAAATTTAGATTTGCCCAAGACTGTGTAGCATAACCTGATAAAGAAGGAATTTGAGCCACAACATCCCCGCTTACCGTGGTAATTTGTCCATGCGTAACGTAATCAGTAGGTATCTGAGAAACAATATCACCACTTGCAGTAGTTAACTGCTCAAACGTGACCCCGCCCCCAGGCTCACCAATTTGAGCTATAATATCCCCACTTATAGTAGTCATTTGCCCATTATCTACATAAGAATTAGCAACCCAACTCTGTGTAGCGTAACCCACTAAGGAAGGAATTTGAACAACTATATCTCCAGAAGCGGTAGTTAGTTGCTCTTGGGTTACTCCGCCACCAAGTTCCATTTGTGCTACCAAATCCCCACTAATGGTGGTCATTGCTGCTGTACCTACAAAAGTAGCACTAGCCCAATCTGATAAAGACTGCCCACTCACATACCAAAGGTTATCTTGGTAAGTAGCAATTATACCATAAACTCCAGATATAGTAGGGGTAATACCCATTAGAAAAGAGTCTATTTGGTCTTTAGTATAGTAATCAGAAATAGGGAAAGGGTAAATAATTTTCATCGACCAGCCAAAAATTCCATAGTTATACTGTAATCAGAACTAACCCATCCTATCGTTGCAGATGTATCAACTACTAACCTAGTCTCCCAAGCGGCCCCATCCCGAAATGTGAAGTAGGTGGCTGCACCAGATGCAGTAGCAAAGAACCAAGTGTACTTTTGGCGGGGTTGTAGAAGAAATTCTTTTATGTCAGTATTTGTTATGATAGGTGTCCATTCACCACTCACTACAGTAAAGTTCTGAACAGGCAATATTCCACCCACTGAATTTCCTACGGTAACATTTTCTATATCTCTTGGCTGGTCTTTTATCATTCTTTAAACTCCAGCACTCGCAACAACTTCACCTGTTACATAACTGATTAACTCAAACCCATTGGCCCTTGCGATCAAAAGTGTCTTATTAACCACTACATCACCAACATTTATGTAAGTAATGCCCCCCAAATCCTTAATAGTGGGCGAGAAAGTATGTCCAGTAATAACATAATCAAACTTGTCTTTAAAGACAGTTACAATATTAGCTTCGTATACTGACTCTTGCTCCGGACAAAGTCTTTTATATAATTGATGGAAGAAACCACTTGAGGTGTCTACAGTGGGAGTTAGCAAATGCCCATGCAAGCAGATTGCTTTCTTATTAGCGATAGGAAAAGTAAGAGCGGAGTGAACAATAGGAAATATATCTTTAAGAAATATCATATCATTATCTTTATCCCCAATTATGTAATGTAACTTGGAACGGCAGTCTTTGAAGAGAAACTTCAGTATATCTTGTGCCACAGACAAGACTTCACCCATAGGAGCATCTTGTAGATTAAGTAAATCCCCTACAATAACAATTTTATCAGTTTCCTTTATATACTGACGCAGATAGTCAAGCAACAAGGTATAATTATTATCATGCCTTCCGCCCACATCAACATCCGATAAAAATATCGTTGCCAATTTCGGGTCTCCTATTTCTGCAAATTTACTATGCATCGATCCCAAAATACTATAACTTTTTACCTCCGCCGCAACTCATAAAGAACTGCCAATAGAATTCTTCCTAGAGCCATTCCGCATTCCAATCCAATTAAAAATTGTTGCATATTACCTCTTCAGTAATTAGCACTGCCTAATAGTAATGCTCTCCATCCTAACAAAGTAACTTAGTTATTATCCGAAATCGCCTGTTTATTACACTATCATTTATCCTGGATAGGGTAACTCAGTTCTAATTTGACTCTTCAAAGTTTTCCATTCCTCTAACGCAGTCGTCCACTCTGCAGACCCTACCGTATATTCATCATCTATATTCATACGAACGGGATCTGTTTCTGTTCTGAACCTCTCCTCGCGCTGTAATTTTATGGGAATCTTCCTCACCCCAATATAAGCCAACCACTCTGAAGATGTTTCTCCTAAAGCAATTTTTAAGGCTATACATTCAGCTGACGAGGAACTGAGCCCATGTGCTGCCAATACTAACGGAACTAAACCTTGGGCATCAGCCCCATCTAAATGTATGTTATCATTAGAATCTACACCACTAACTAACAGCCCTACTGCCAACAATTCGTTATGAATTTCTTTTGATTTTTGTGCCTCCGCCAAAATTTTCTCGTCCATCACTTCGTTCATATCAACACCCTCCCCATAATTATGCAAGTATCATTATATGGGTTTGTAAGTAGCCACCACCCATAATCGTATTAACTCCAGCCTGTGGATATTCTAATGACGTAATATAATGATAGCCTTTAGCCAATGAAAAAGAAATGGGATTTACAAGCCAAAACCAAGTGCTAGAAAAAGCGTGAGAAGCAGTAACAGTATTAGTAGTAGATGAGTCTACGGCGATACCAAGCCAAATTGCCCCACCAACAGCAGTATTCGTATGCTCACTTATTACTCCGGTAACATACTGTGTTCTACATGGGGCATGAACAGCTCTTGTCTGCCCAGTTCCTGTATTGCTTTCCCTCCAAACAGCAGTATCATACGTCCAAGATGCAGTTACATTTGCAGGACCAATCCTAAATAATTTAGCATTATAATAATTTGAAATAGATAATTGCGTTGTGCTACTCTTAAACTTCGATCCCGAATCATTAAAAGTTGTAACTGTCCCTAACCATCTATACCCCCGCCATGCACCGGTATTCGAAAAAACAGGAGAACCACCAAGTATATCCAACCCCAAAAGATCTCCGGTACCAGCCATGGCTGGTCCCCATTTTCCAGCAGCTAAATCTGTAGCAAAAGTATCAGATGTATGTGCCGCAATACATGGGTAATAGGAACCACCGTTAGACACTTTATCCCCTACTTTATAATCCGTACTCGTAACCCACGCAGCATATCTTGCACTAGAACCAGCAGTAGATACAGCCCATTTAGCAACAGCCAATGCGATAGTAGTAGCACTAGTGTAAACCGCAAATATATCATAAACTGTATCGTAGGTTATTGCTACACCACCTATATCATTACCTGTAGATGAAAGAGTAGGCTCAGAAGAACAGTTAACAACCTCTTCGAGAAAAGTAGAATTGTTGAAAATTCGTACCTGATTTGAATTTAAAAATGACCATTTTATCTGGGTTGTTGAAACATAATCCAATCTTCCTCCCACCACATCAGGAATCTGCGTCATTATATTCCCACTTACAGTAGATAGAGTAGACGTAGTAACATAATTTGTTAAACTCGGAATTTGTGTTACTATATCTCCGCTAGTAGTTGTCAGAACAACTGGTGTAATGAATTGTCCATTTGCCCAACTTTGGGTTGCATACTCTTCTAATGAAGGGATTTGAGTAATGAGATCACCCGACACAGTAGTTAATCTAGCAGGAGTTATATAGTTTGCAGAAATATCGGGGATATCCCCAGTTTGAATTGTTCCACCAAAAAACACTGTCCCATTAGACCTCAAAAACTGACCTGCTGGAGCAGCTTCATTGATCTGGAATCCTTCTGAAGATGAAACCTTTCCAGTAACTTTGACGTCCGCCCATAAATCTACTGTTTCAGCTATAACAGAAAAAGTGTCGTAGGCAACTAAACCCACATCAGCATGATCTGATATTAGGTTTATGTCACCAAGTCCGTACGTCTTTAGAGATAAATCCTGATTCGCATCTGTTCTAAAAACTAATTCAGGTGATGTATCATACAGAATGAGTTTATCATTCACATATAACGATTCCCCACCCATACGGACATCATGCACATAAATATTATTTATTTTCTGGGTAGGACTGCCTAAGTCCCGCGTTGACACTACACCACTAGCACCAGTCATCTCTGGTAGTAAATTACCAGATAATTCTCTAGAACCGTCTGCTAAGAAATACTGTGTGTGATCATCAGTGTTTAAATTCTGTAAACTGCCATGTGAGATGATTATTTGTGATACAATATTGCCACTGGTTGTGGATAAAGTTGAAGAAGTTATATAGTTGTCTAATAAAGAAATACCAGACCAGACTGTTCCTGTATGAACATACAAATTTCCCGTGTCAGAACTGAAGAAGAAGCGGCCACTTACACCGCTGTAAGTAGTCATATTGTCATAAGTATCTACGATTGCTTTACCAATCAGGCATTTGGTTACACCGTTATAAGAAAAAATTGAGCAAGTTGAGGTACATAGGGCTAACTCCCCAACTGCCATTGGGTTTTCTAATATCTGTGCCTCAGTACCTCTTTTAACTTGAATAACTGTTGACATTCATAAATCCTTTTAGGTACCGAATTTCATATAGCCCCCACCAAAATACCTAAATAATAAAAAACCTTAGACAAAACTACCCCCGTCCAAAAGAGTTATCCAATTATTCAAATCAGCCCCCGCCGTTGACTTCGGAATGGCATTTGCCGCAGGCGTAGCTGTAGCAACTTCATCGTCACCACCATGCTGATGTCTAGAAGCATGAAGAGGTAAATCAGTAGATATAAGAGGACCAAAATCAAAGGTATTAGTTCCTGTTGCTCTTAATACATAACCAGATACCGTTGTTACTGTGTGCACTGTAGAACTTGTAAGGGCATGTTGTTCTGCGTGGTGATCATCAGCTGTTTGCCCTGTAGTAGCTGAGTGAGCAACACTAACTACAAAATCGAATACGCCTAGAGGTTCGTTGTAGTCAACTGAGATAGATGTTTGAGTCCCTGAAGCCATGGGTCCTACAATAGCTTTAACAGTATCAGCACGATTGGTTGTCAGGGCAGCAAAGTCTGCAGGAGAAAGATGATAATAACTTCCTTCGCTCCCGCCGTCCAAACCAGACAGATAGTTATGGTGAGTTACTGAGGACATGGGAGTCCAAGTATTACCGGTATACAAATAGAGTTTGTCTACATCCTCAACCCAAGCTGCAAAACCTTCATTAGGTTGAGTCATTACCCAAGTTCCACTAGCAACTGTCCACTCTGAAATGTAATTATCATAAGTTGTCCAACCCCCCGTAGCACCAACAGAGATAATATAACGTTCCCCTTCTGCGGGTCCAACGGGCGGGCTACCTGAAATAGTCAGAACTGATGACTGCCAATCAATTCCTCTAATGGCAATCCCCAACTGGTCCATAATTCTCTGGGCTGACCATAAATCTATATTAGAGGAGCCGCTGTCATTAATAGACCTGTGAATTGTTGCATTATCAATGTGATCTCTGCTTTGTTCTGCTGTAACAGAGTGAGTTCCATCGTTGATTTGAATAACATACCCCGAAGAGTCTACTTCGGATGCAGCTACACGCTGATAATTAATGCCATCCTGAATATCATCTAAAGTGCCAACCGAACCACCGATACCCACCCATTCAGAACCATTACAAAAGAAGATCGTACCACTAGCAGTATTGACATATACACGCCCAGCAACTAAATTTCCTGAAGGGTTTCCCACCCCCGAAGCTACATTACCTACACAATAGTTATGCGAACCATCCCCAACGTACACAAGATTTTCGTCTACTGTATAAGCTAATTCCCCCTCTTCCAAAGTGGGCAAATTGATTTTTAAACCTCTTCTAATTTGAATTGTTGTAGACATTCTAGTTTAAACTCCCGAAAGTACTAAAACACTCCCCCGTCGATATATTCGTTGTTGATAACCACAACACGCCCTGACTCAGTGGTTACTATCCCACCCTGTCCCTCAAAATCATAATAATCCGTACCAGATATGGTAATACCAGAAACTACAATATTCACATAGTTTACCATATCGTTGTAAGATATTCCACTTGTTGTAGTATCACAGTACCCGATGTAATAGTTAGGCATCTTTCTATTCGCCCACAATCGACCTCTTAATTCTTTTTAGCCAGTACCATTTCTCATACTTACCTGCCTTTACGTCCTCAATTCTAAATCGTTTAGGGTCGTCTCCCTTTGTGGTAGACGTCCACTCTATCACAATAGGTTCTTTAGCCATGTTAGTTATATCCTATTATAATTACACGTACGTGTGCTAACAACGCCGCGGTTATATAAATATTTTCTATAGGGAGTAACCCAAAACTAAACCCGTCATTAGAAAAAAACTCTATTGGGTCATTATCTGTCGAATTAAACTTTACGTACACTGGTGCAGTAGTTTTAATTATACAAATCCGAGCTACACCGACCGAGTCAAACAGTGTTGTGTTATCCTTCAAATCATAATCCACAACATTTTCTAAATCTACAGACGTAGCCGCGTAACCCGAGTACGCCCGAGATGGATCACTAGAAATCATATTATATCTAGTCATATATCCTTACCTATATCGTGAAAGCCCATAAGTCCACAGAGTTAGCTGCAGACAATCCCGAAACATGAACAAAAACCTTCCAAGCTCCTGTTTCCATAACAGCCCAAGAAAGATTATTCGATAAATAGGATGTACCACTAACAACTGGTAGCATTACTTTGGACTTCTGGCTATCTAAACAACCCATTACTATTCCATAATTATCGCAAAGTAAAGGAGTTACAAGACATTCACCGTCCGATCTGGAATGTCGTAAATAACATGTTAAGTAAGCTGAATCACCAATAACAATACTCCCCGAAAAAGTTGTAGCATCATATACGTCATCGCTTATAACCGTCCGAATAGAGTTTGCTAGATTTTCGCTCACTTTCCCAGCAGTCAATCCAGTAAGTTGAACTACACGCTCTTTACCCTCCGCTTGTTCTGCTGCTGTAAATGCAGCGACATAAGTATCGGCACCAGATGTGCGAATACCTACAGAACGGTCTGCCATTTACTTCCAACCCATAGCAAATATAGTAAATGTTGCGGTAGATGAACCCGATACAGTTACATATATATCTGTAGTAACAAAAGGTGAAGCACCAAATGTCGTACCAACACCTATGGGAACAGCATCATGGTCTGTTGAATTCAGTTTTATAGAGATATCTTGTGTAATATCCTTAATCAAAAATTCCACGGGAGCAGACAAAATAGTGAACAATGAAGAATTATCCTTTAAACTGTAATCAACTGACAAACCCGACACTGTTAAAGTCTTGCAGGCATACGCCGGATAAGGGGTCGCGAATGCATTAGCAACTCTAGGAGCAAAACTATAGTCAAAATTTCCCATTTGTTAATCCCCCTCACCTCGACTAAGATACTTCTTAGCATATGGTGCAAGCCGATTTTGTGCTCGATTTCTTAATTCACTATCAGTATCACTTCCTAGTACAGCCTTGATTTGCTTAGCCTTAACTAACGCATCCTTCAGGCGTGTCAAGTCAACTTTACCTGAGCTATCCTTAAAAGGAAGGTGGCGTGCATTCTTGTCCATATGATCTTTATACCCGGTTTCAACAACTGCAAAACATGAATTAGGTAAGCTCTCTATAAACTGGGTGGTCCAAATAGCAGCAGATTCGTTCTCACAAGCCCACACCTCACGGGCGTAACTAGCAGCAGCCAACTTGTAACCTACAGAAGCAACGCACCCTTCTTCTACTACACCTTCGGTACTGGCTTCCTCATCTCCGCTAGGTACTAAACCGTCCTCTTCTTTGTTTGTACTTCTAGTGTCAAACAACCAACGTCCTACAGGGTCTTTAGTCCAGCGATGACAATCTTTAAAAGTTCTATCACCCGCTGTCACACACTGCTGATCTGCATAAGCACACCACATATCAGCGTCCAACCGATATTGCGGGCACGCAGCAGGAAAAGAAGTGAAATCATTGGGTGTATGAGGAAGTCCAACCCCAGTAGGGGGATTAGCAGTAGGCGGTGCCGAAGGGATAAAAGTGTCTGTTGCTTGTTCGTCGTTAGGACAATCGCAGTTTTCTAATGTTTCTATCACCTGAAAATTTATAGGAGATATCTCTTTATTGTTTCTAATTAACTCCATATAAGACTCAACACGACGAAGATCCAAAGAGAAGAGTTGGGATGCTGTTGCCATCTCATCTTCATCGTTTCCACTTATATTCAACACAGTACAACTGGGACATGCTGGAGAACCAACCACAGCTACTCCTGCCCACGTGATATCATGAAGAAACTTGAATAATTTAAGTTTCTTTTTACTCTGGTCTGCACATGTAACCATCAAACTATGTGCATTATCAAAATCTTCCTGGGACTTAAACTTACCAAACAACTGTTCAATAAATTCGGCTAATCCTAATGCCTCAGCCTCTTCTAAAGACAGTTTAATACCATTCTCCAAAAGCAAAGAAAATGCATCAAACCAGCATTCCATAGACAACCCATAAGCTTTTCTACTCATTGAACTTTCTATCTGTGGGAACCGATCGATGTAAACTATTCCACCTATAACAACATCAATATGTTTTTCAGGATTAAAGTTATCTGAAGTTATCAACAAGTTAGATTCACGTTCGATATACGCACCTTGGTAAATATGCCCAATTACTTTGTCTACTTCATGCTCAATATCAATTGCTTTATTAAGTAAAGTGGGTCGTGCTTTTACCAATTCCGCTTGGTCAAAATATGCTCGATTAAGATTAGGGCCACTTTCTACCATTTTGCCGGCAAAAGCAATCAAATCTGGCGTAACTACCTCTGGAAAGGAGATGTGCTTATATATGTCCTTTCTAGGCTTCTTATCCATAATCTCAATCTGGTAAGGAGCACTACCAAATAATCGATATTTACTCATAATAATTCCTCCCTAACTTTGTTCCATTTTCTATCAAGGTGTGGGCAATCAATGCTAACGAGTTTGCTCAGTATATGTTCCGCACGCTTGCCCCTTATCTGGTAGATAAACCTATACGCTTGTAACTGCCCTCCCCGACGCATCCCAAGCACACTTGCTGGTTTACCTACAGGAGGAACAAGGTCATCAAAAGCACATTTTATAAACGAAAGTAACTCATAAGTGCCTGATGCACCTACAAACCAGTCTGTTCTATTCTGTAGGTTATTGGTATACTTACCAACCGTACCATCACCATCTACATAACCAATCGAGTACGCCAAAATCTGATTTACATCCTGCAGATTGGGTGGTTGTAAAATAAGAGATTTTTTAGGAACAATATTGAAATGGTGTCTTAACTGTTCCACCCATCTTTCGCATACCACATACATTTGTGCGGACCATCCCCTATTTGGCCTTTCCTTAAGATATACTTTCCCGCCAAATTCGGTTAATGACGCAAATCTAAGTAATTGGGTGTAATCCCTAATCTGAAGTTCAAAACTAAGTTGTTTATACCTAGGATAAATACACCCATCCGCTGCAATAAACCCCCCATAGTAACAGTTCTCTAGGGTCAGTTCATCAAAATAATGCTCATTGGGTGTATACTTCGACACCTTGTGTAGAGGTAATCCATACTTTCTAACTTTGTCAATAATTGTATGAACTGAGCACCCCAATGTTTGGGCAAGTTCTCGATTAGACATTTTATCTCTATTATTTTTCAAGAATTCTATGTCTTCCAATGTTAATTTAGGTCCAGGCATCATACCAACCCCTCTTCCTGATTTACCAGGCTACCTAATTCTATACCCTTAATCTCCCTTATTGCCTTGATAAGTGTTTCTAAAGAGTTCAATTCCTGCTCATCAAACAGCTCTGCTATGCTAGCTGCTTGGCGGTGTATCTCTTCCTTCTTTATAGTTCTTACCTCTTTCTTAATTATATGCTTCGTTTTTCCTTCTGGGGTCGCTGGTGCCGGGGTCTTAGGTGCAGGCTGACCTTTCGGACGGCCCTCCGAGGGCGTGCCGGATGGTGTTTTTTGCTTGTCTTGACTATCTCCGCTATTACCAGCACCCTGTTGGTAAGGAGACCCGAGAATACCAAAGTTCCCATCAATAACATCTTTCTTTTCTTTGGTAAGCATCTTTTTTTCAAACTCTGGATCAAATCCAAGCAGTTTGTGTGCGGTTTCATAAGAGATAATACGCCTATCTACCAAAGACATTACTAGGGTCTTCATAGCTAATTCATCTTTTAAAATCATATCGTCCCAACGAATAGAAGGGATGCGCTTAAATCCATACGCATCTGCAATAGCTTTATACTCTTTATACAGCCACCGCGTAACTTGTCGACGTGCAAAAGCAATCTCTGCAGTCAGGGACTTAACAGCCATAGACATGGCTTCTTTACTGGTATTACCAATTACCAGACCATCTAACAGGGCCCTAGGAACCCGCATTGACCCTGAAATATCTCTTTCAGCTTGTTCAAATTTATCCGCCCCAAAGATTTGGTCTACGTTTTGCGCGGACACTCTTTCTACTTTTAGAGTATGGTTCCAAACCACCTGAAAAGCTTTCTGTGCTGTATTAAATAAATCCGAAACTTTTTTCAAGTCATCCACACGCAAAACAGGATTGTCTTTATCGCCGACAGTAATTACTAATATTTCTGACGTAATACCATCTATTGTACTATAGTCAGCCTCGCGTAAAGATTTCTTATATTCTACAGCCTCTAGAGCTCTGACCATGGGATTAATAGCATACTTTTCGTAAGGACGTCGCCTATTATCTATCGCCCCCACAAAATCCGGATCAAGCTCTATTGGCTTACCTTCCTTAATAGCATGCTTTATCTCTGGGGGCATACTCTCTAGTATGGATTTCTCCGCATCGGTAATTTTCCCTGTAATACTCTCTCGTTTCACCAGTTCCGACATTTCGTCTGATGGGTGCAAAACCACACGGGTTTGATTAAAATCTGGAGGACCTACCAGTTCTACAGCCTGGGGGTTTAATACGGTGTACGCAATCGGGATAAAACCCTTAGACCAACGCTTCTTTCTTGCAGCATACTCTTTTAGATTCTCTGCTTCTGGTATATAATCCGGTATCTGCCCTTGTAGCCACATTTGTCTTTGCAACTTATAATCCAAGTCATCTTCCCCCTCTTGTCTCTTGGGAGTCGCGGGTTGCGGGGGCTTCTTGACCTCCGACAATGTATTAACCTGAGGTTCATAACGCCCTACCACCTTATAGGTACGAACTAATCCGGAAGTAAAAAACTCGTGATATATCCATTCCAAAACTTGCTCCAGATCAACATCCTGGCACCAATTATCATAGAACTCTTTAATAGCCATATCCTCGCAATCATTCTCAAAACCAGACACGGCGAGATCTGCTTTGACGTCAATATACGATCCAAAAACGTCCATACTACGATAATACCCAAATATTCTATTATAAATTTTCTTGGGGTGCTCAGAAGTGATGTCAGGTTTAGCAAGATCAAGATCGGAATGTATAAGTGCGTCTCGGTAAGTGATTTCAGCTATAGCACGCTGCTTAACTCTTATCTCGGGTGGAACATGTCTCCCGTCACGTGCCAATGCTGGTTGTTCTTCAGGGGCTAACACAGCAAGCCTAGGACGAAATATTAACTTAGTTGTACCATCCTCTGCCTTTTGTGCTCCCGCAAATTCCGCATCGGGGTAATCATTTAGAAACGCCTGAACCTCTTTTTTTGCCTTTGCAACAATCCTCTTAGCCATTAGTAGTATCCTCCGCCCATATTCATCCTTGGTGTAATTATGCCTAGTAAGGGCATATTAACCGTAGGTAATAGACTTGATTGAATTTTATTATATACTAAATCACACGCCATAATAAATGCTGAATATAAATCTTTATGCTTTACAAACCCACCACCAGTTTCAGGTAAATCAAAATGAGCTTTCCCTGTTCTAGTTTCAGATATCTGTATACTAATCAGCTGCATGATTAATTGCTCAACGATTTTTACATTCCTATCAAGTTCATCCAGTTTACTTGAGGAAGACGCACCTTCCATTGGGCGCTTCGGAAAAGCTACTTTTCTTCGTTCTAACAAGAAATTCGCATTATGATTTGCATTCTCAATCCACGTTGGACTAAAATCTATAAGTTGTAAAATATGTCGCCCACGCATTCCCCTATATCGTTCATCATCCTTATCAAAGATTGGAGAAAATTCAACATTACCATGTGCCAAATAGTCAGCTACAGTTTGGCCACCGCCGCCTCGATCCATCCCAATTTCAACAATATTAAATTTACTAGTAAGCTGGAGTATACGTTCAACAATTTTGGGGGTGGGAACCTTGAAATGCTGCTCCATATGAGATATCTTGAGTCCGAACGTGGGGTCAACTTCAGAAATGACAATAGCGAAAGCATCAGAGGTACGAGCAGGGTCAAGTGTCATAATATACTGTCTTCCAGGATCCCCGTAAGGACGCATTTGCAAGTCTATACCTAAATTCTCAGCACGACATTGTTCTATGTCAGATATCTTAAAGAACCCACCACTATCAGATATCCAGGCAGCCTCATATTCCATTCTGAACTGAATAGAGGACATGTCACGGCGAGCATCAGATAAACCACCCTCAGACAACCATCCTTCTTCTAAAGACCAATAAGGAATTTGGAAGGTAGCATAATGAAGAGGATTATCAGTATAACCATCATCTAAACCATCTATGGCACCCCGCTTAATACCATGCATACGGTCTGAATATTTGCAATACAGATTATACACCCAATTAAAAGAATAATATCCCGATGTAAACATATGTATCTGGTTAACTGAAGACCGCCCCGATAATAAGTCTAACATTTCTTGCTTCTTATCCTCAGATAGATTAAGGCCCATAATACGTCTACGTTCTTTAGCCAACCGGGTCTGTTTGGTGGGCTCCATAGATGTAGCAGCAAAGGGGCGGAGAACAGTTTGAAAAGTATTTTCTGGGATGACACAAACTTCATCCAGCATCAGTGTATGCATACGCGCCCCCCTGACCTTTTGCCCATCCGCAAGCGGAAGACCGATCATCTTAGAGGGGTTATGCCCAGGCACAGCTTTAAATACCAGTGTACAAGCATCATTAGCTATGACAGGTGCACGATCAGTACATGCCTGTAAGAGAGGAGACCTATTCCATATATTAGAAACCTCCTCAAATATCTGTTTAGCCTGACGAAAAGAAGCTGACATACATCCCACTCTTCGTCCCGGATTGAGAAGTGCAGATAAAATACCCATAGTAGCAGCATCAAATGTCTTACCAAAACCACGGCAAGCTACAGTAATACTATTACGAGCATGCCATATTCGGTTAGTCACAACGCGTTGAATGGGGGATAGAGAGAAGTTTTCGTCGGGATTGGATGACAGGGGGTTGTATAGGAGGTCTTTAGCAGCCAAGGAGGGGTATCTCTTCCATATCTCTATAAGTTCTTTACATTTTGTACCAAATTGTTTTTCTAATTGTTCAAAAGCCATGGCAAGTTACCTAATCATATCATCAATAGTCGTGACATACTTATCTTCCCCTGCCAATTCCTCTTCCTCTGCCTCAAGTACAGCTAGCCGTTCTTCTGCACTACCGAATGTTTCTGATTCATAAGCTTCCAGAATATCAAGAATAGTAATATTGCTCCCCCTCTTGGGATCTACTCTTATATTCCTATTTGTCGCCAAGCTCTCAGAAAGTTTCTCATTTGCCTTCTTCAGTTTATCCACCGCCGCCATGACATTGACAATTGCAGTGGGATCTTGCTTAAACTTTGTCTTGGCGTCTTCCAGAAGCCGGTCTTCCATTACTAGATTCTTACAGAGACTTGCCAAAGCCTGCATATCCTGTGTCGTAACCTTAGCTCCCTGTTCTGTTAATTCTGTAAGATGCAATTTTACAAGTTTAAGAAAACGCTTCTGCTCCTCATCCGTAAAAACCTTCTTTGTTGGAACAATAACTTCTAATAATTCGAGATCTATCTCAGCTTCAGCCGCAATAGACTTAAGAAGCTTCTTCTTTTCAGCCTCTGTCTTTGGTCGTGTATACTGAGTGAGATTGTTTCTGGACTTAGGATTATAATTCACTTTATTCCTAATGCCCTTTTGGGGTTTATCACCAGCCATTACTTATCCTCATTGTGTGCATCTTGGTCAATAGGGGACTCTTTATAAAACCCTTCATTTAGAAGTTTCTCAGTATATATATCCCCAGCCTCATTCTCAAATTCATCAAATCCAAATTCATTAAATTCATCGGAGTGAGCCTTAATCCACTCGCACAACTCAACTCTATTGTGTCCACACCTTTCTAACCATTCTGCAGTCGATGTAGAAACATCTTTTTCCCTTTTTGCTCCATTGTATGCTGAGAGTAAATCATCAGAAATTTTAACAGGATTATCCCCCTTTTTAGACCTAGAAATTTTTCTACGTGTACTTTTAGATTTGGGGATGCCTTGTAAAGATTGTGATATTTTTTTCTTCTCCTCCTCAGTTTTAGTGCGATTACGCATCTGGTCTGCTATCTTCTCTATAGTTTCTTGAGAATGCTTATAACCTGCTTTACGCCCGCGTTTCTTCTTCCCAACATTGGAAAAGTTTACCTTGCCATCCAGAATATCAAATAAAGATTCTATATAATCAAGACTCATCGAATATTCCTCACGGATACCCCGTGCTTTAGCACTGGGGAGGAAGTGAGGTTCTGGAAATCAAGCTTGTTGAAGCTCTTTCCAGCAACCTAATGTGTTTTGCGTTAATAGATTTGTGGAGACTTTTCCCGTTGCCGTCCCTGATATCGAAATTGCCAGTGGATCGTCTTCCGAAAATAAAGGCTTCAACACGACCCCACTTCACCTTATCGAAGCGTCGATAACCTAATATTTCACGTGGGGCAGTATTCCTGATGTGGCTTCGGCTGCCTTTGTATAGTTTGCGATTGCACTTTCTTACTTGTTTGATCGTTAATGCTGTGGTCCGATTCTGTCCACCACCTGCAATAATGAAAGCATCGTTGATATGAGACTTCTCTAAACGTGCAGCAATGCGATTTGTTTTTGTGATATAACCAAATGTGTGTTGTGAGCCTGTGTCCTGAGTTAATCTCCACCTTACCATTGACATGAACGTTTCTGCTTTGAATCCGTTTCCCGCATTGATCTTAAGGTCTAGTGCTTTTTTATGGTGACTCTTGTGACAGGTTTCACAAAGTGTAATTAGATTATGGGGTCTATCACCGCCTGTCTGCCGGCTAACAACATGATGGACGTTAAGTATTTTGTCTTTATGATTACACTTTGGAGCTTGGCACTTGTGGCTGTCCCTGTGAAATACATACTCCCTGACATTCCAAAAACCGGACTGCTCACCATTCTGGTAGCCTTCGCCGAATATCTCAGGATTTTTAATCTTCTGAATATCAAATGCGGCAACCTCAATAACAACCTTGGTGATTGGCAGCAGTCCTTTTACCTTGTCGATCAACTTCTTATGTGAGTCTAGTTTGTGCTGAATACTAGGTGCCAACCAACCCTTCGGTTTCGACCTATTAAGGAACCTCGGTTGACGGTACCATGTCTTGCGACTTCGCCTGTTACGTCGATACATTGCTCGTTCGGCATTGAGCTTAACCATGTCGGTGCGTAATAAGACTTCTGCCGCATACAATTCAGCCCTGTCTGATACCGCAGATAAACCGACGTGAGTGAAGCCGCTGTCTACACCTAAGACGACAGGCTGTTTTGTCTCGCCAGTTGCTGCTGTGAGTTGGATAGTGAACGGTGTTCGTTTAACCACTACCGCTTTCCCTGCACAGAGAAGCACTCTTGCTCCTCTTGGAGTAGTCGGCATTAATGGATTACCTTTTTGATTTTTAACAAATACTCTCAAGTTTCGCTCCTCTTTTCTGAGGTTGGGACCGCATCGGGATTGTTGGAAACCGTTTTTAAGCTGGACACACCGTCCCTACCCACCAGGACTTTTAATGTCCAACCACAGTCGCCCGAAACGTGCGGAATATTTTGGGGTGTGTATGTATTTCTGGTTCTCAACTGCTGCAAATTAATGCCCCCTAGTCAACCAAGGCTCTTTCAAGCCCCCGCCTTTAGGCGTGGGGTGGTTGACCTACTTTAACCAATTCTCCACACTTACATATTACTGCACAAGTCAGTTTGGTAACGTACATTATATACCCGCACTTAGGACAAACAGCTTCAAACTCATAAAATCGGTGACCGAATTTATGCCGAAATATCCCGAAATCATAAGGTAATTTCGGTCCGTACAGGTCCATCTCCTTGCGGTGTTTGTGAATTTTACGGCGGCGAGATGGGGTCATCGCATATCTATCCGCGTCGTAATCCTCGTTAAGATGCTCAATTGGTATAAAATTGGCCATATCATTCCCTCCCTATTTTTATTGATTTCTGTAAAGCTTCTAAATCAGAATTAAATTGATTGATTCTTCCTGCAATATCCCCCAAGAAATCATATTCATTTTTGGCACGATCTACCCATTCGTTAGTTGGAGTAATTTCGATGACACATGAAATGCAATCCTTAGGGCGATCTTTCGGTTTAACCCCATCCATATCCTCTCTAGTTGCCCAATTTACAACACCATCATCATCTATCCATGCAAATCCCATAATTGTAATTGGTTCTTCTATTTTTGCCATATCACCTACTCCTTCCTTCTACCTTAGTATGACAATCTTTACACAAGGGCACTAAATCCCAAGGTGACTCAAATCCTAATGTATCATAGTGCAAGTGGTGTGCCTCAAATCGCGAAGATGCAACCTCCATATCCCCACAAACTACACAACAATTGAAAACTTTGAAAAAAGCGTTTCGCTTATCCCACCACTCAGCCGTTTTCATATACTGCTCCCGCCTAGCTGACATACTGGCTCTGTCTCTTATGGCTGGAAGTTCCAGTTTAACTTCAGTCGCAGTAAATACATCCTCCATATCTTTTACTACTCTAAACATAGCATTGTGTATCAATTCAGCTGGTTTATTAAATCGTATTATTAAATCAGAAATACTATAGCTAAACAGAGTATTAAGCTTAACCACCCTTCGTGCATCTGCGTGCCTAATGGGTTTAACCACCCAAGGTTCACAATAACCTTTATCTCTTATATATTGCTCTATCGCCACAGGCGTGGGCAAGTCTTGTGGAAAACAGCAAATCAGCTTATCAACACACCACCTTTCTATCATATAAGCGATGTAAAATAGTTCATCAGTTAGTCTTACTACTCCCCGCAAACCTTTTGAGAACAAAGGACTAGCAACACCTAATTTAACATCTGTCAACATCTGCAGACGCTGAGTCTTATATTTATCCATCCCTTCTAAGTCAGGTAAACCTAAAATGGTCGCTATCTTCTCTTGATACTCATTCAATGGTTCACTTTGCAAGCGAGCTCTGTGAAGAGCATCTCCCAATACTTCCACCTGTCGTTCCGCAGGGAGTAACAACACATCCTTATTTACCGCCGCTCCTAGAAATCCCGCTTCATACAACCAATCGGATAGCTGATCTTGGTATTTCCGTAGATATGCTCTTACTCTTAAGTTTTTGACACGCTTTGCATTGATACTCAATATCCATGTATTTATACGTGTCACAGGTATCATAACCATTTCACGCAGTTTACCATCGTGACCAACTGTTGTCATAAGACAACGGTTGAACTTCTCAGACTCCTTCTCAATTTTTCTACTCTGAGAAGCCCAATCTAATCCTACATTTTCACAAATATGTCGTGGAGAAATATACCACACATCGTTTTGGTCAACCGCCACAATAGTGTCTTCCATAAAATTAAATTCCTTTGTTACTATTTCCTTTCCCATTTTTTCCATTCCTTTTTACTTAAAGATTATTCTCTCATCATTTGAGAAAATATTAAACAACCATTCGCAACTGCCGTGAGCGGATCTCCTGCACGTTTTATGTTGCCAATCGTAAATGGAAAATTTTTAGATAAAAGTGCAACAGACATCTTTTCCATAAAGCCCTTAGGAAGACTAGTGCCTCCAGATATAACTATAGTTATAGGCTTAGTGAATTTAGGCATTTCATCGAACTGCCCAATCTTCTTTTCTAAGACATCACAAACATATTTGATTAAATTGTCATAATACATCACTATAGTTTCTTGTATCTGTCCTTTAGGATTATTCAAATCCATAGTTGGACTTTCCTTTTCCGCCTGCACTTCGGTCTCCGAAATGTCTAGAGGTTTAGCTACAGATTTATCAATGTAATCACCACCTTGGGCTATACTGAAGCTAAGAAGACACTGTCCAACTGAAAAACACGCAAAATTAAACATACCAGCACCGCATGAAACCGCAATTCCGGTTAAATCTTCATCCATAAGCTCACTGTACGCTAAAGCTTCTGATTCCAACAGTGGTACAGCTTTATACCCCATTTTACCTAGAATTTCTCCCATCCTATGTTGATGATATACTACATCAAACGACTGGTCTAACGGGTCAGCCGGATAGGAATAAACACATATTTCTCCTGGGGTTTGAGCTTCTTTGACAAGCGACTTAAGCAAAACCGCAAGCATTCCCATTGCATCTTTATCCTTCATACTAAGGACACCCTTCTTTAGTGGTCTCTCCACCGAGCCACCCCTTTCTATCGCTGTAGCAATCGCCTCTCTACCCACTACATAAAAGATGCCATCAGATTTTAAGACAAAAGCCCCCTTCTGAACAAGAGATTTTTCAATAAATTTTGCGGATACCGCCGACGTGGGTTTAATCGCATAGAAAGCGTCCCTTTCAGACACAAACTCAACCTTGCCATCTGTTCTCTCTCTCGCTACTTGAAGAAAGCTAGTTCCAATATCGACTCCGATTCCTGAAAGATAAGAAATAGATACCGGTATTTCTTTAAGTAATTCCTGATTTTGCTCCATCTTTATTTCCCCTTGTTCTTTAATTCCCGTAGTCTAGCTACACGGTCTTTTACGCTATTGCCCTCTGTTTTTTGCTCTCCTGCCTCCCCCTGTGTCTCGATACCTGAAGTATCCACAACATTTACATCAATATCACCAAGAATAGGCAATTCTTCGGAAGCCCTCTTTACAGTTTTTGTAATGCCACCTTCTGTTATAACAACAGGTTCTTTTTCTAAAAGCTTAGATAAAACCTGCCCTTGGTTATCTAATGCTTGATGCAATTCGTTCAGCTGCTGTGTTTGTGCGGCAGTCAATTGCATTTGTTGCTCTAAGATAGCAAGAACCTTATCTAAATGTTCTTTATCTATAGCTGACTCAACTGGTGGAGGAGCAGATTTAACAAGGAGCCCCCGCTTTTCACGCAGTTTTTCTTCCCTTAATACCTTTCTATTATCCTCATCGTCCCAATAGGTCACGATTAACATTCCCTGTCAGAGAGCCAATTAAGACTCAATCCCAAATTCTTTCAAATATATATCTAAACGCAACATAAATTGATGAATTAAATACGTAGTAAAACCGCTTATCAGCCCACAAAAGAAAAAATCCCAGTGATTTATATCTACTATATTAAACCCCATCCAACATAGTATAAATCCGCACCATACCCCCGCACACCACATACAACGGATTAAAGCACAAAACTTGCGTAGCAACCAGTTAGAATTGTCTGCCACACAAGATTTTAGCCATTCGCGGGGCTCTTTAAAAATACCTTGTTCAACTAGTATACTTGCCAGTGAATAAGCACATATAACAAATAGAAGTTCTTTCATGTCACAACCTCAACATGGTTACTATGAATAATTATAGTCTCTTCAAAGTGAGCACTTATTGAGTCAGAAATAATAAGATGTTTTGAAGAATCGATAGAATGAGAACTGCCATAGAATACTATGGGTTCAATCGTAATACTCTGCCCTTCTCTCAGTATAACCTCCTCAACCGCAGCGTTAGCCACATTGGGTATTAAAGGATACATATGTGGCTCCTCACCTATAGCATGCCCAGAGAAGCGAGGAGATGTAGACATTCCGTAATAATTCGCTGTCATTTCTATCATCTTCCCTATAATCTTATTATTAGCTCCCGCTGCAGAAGACCGTATTCCTACATCTAAGCAGTCTTGTGCGGCTTTAAGTAAGTAAGCTACTTTACCACTAACTGGAGGAAATGCAACAGACACCGCTTTATCCACAAACACACCCCTACAAAAAATGCCCATATCTATTGATATTATATCGCCTGCTACCACACACCTATCATCTGGGTATCCATTTACTACTTCATAATTAATGGATGCCGAAAACTGGTAAGGAAAATTGAGGAGACGGGGCGTGGACAAGGCGTGGTTTTGACGTAAGAATTTCTCTACACGAAAGTCTATATCCTGCAAGGAGACCCCCGGCTGGACATACGTTAAGATGAGGTTGAACGCGTCCCGTAGGACACGTCCAGCCTCTCGTAAATTTTGACTATTCGTTATATTCTTCTGTAACTTCGGTAATTTCCCTAACATCATCCCAGTTCCGTATTGAGTCTAAGCGTATGGGACGCCTTTCCATAGCATCTACCCTAGCACGACAACGCCGACACATACAAGTTTCGTTATGTATATCCCCTAACATTTTCTGAAAAAATTTACCTGTTTTCTTCATCAAACCAACCCCTCAGTATTATTTCGCAAACGAAGTTCGTCTCGCAAATATTTGTTCATACCACGCATATACCTCCGGTCAGTCCCACGGCGACTGTCATGCTCCTCTAAGTCTTCTGGGCGGTATAACCATGCTTCACGTGCCCAATACCGACGAGAAGCATTATCACCCGGAGAAATGTAGGGGTTGTCATCATAATCCAGATTGTCAGCTTCTGGGGTCTCCTCCCACTCTCTTGCCATTATAAGCCTCCTAAATAAAAAAACTAGTATTCTCTAATGCTACTAGGAAAGTTTATTAACGCCACGTCTGCGATACAATGGTCACACCATATGATATGATATCTAGAATCAACTACAGACGTACAAGGATGGCACATATAGCGCCCACACCGCTCACATCTTACATTAGCATACCGCATATGTATTCCGCTACAAACTGGACATACCCGATCTAAATAAGTCTTTTCAGGTTTACCAGAACGTTTATATCCTAAGGTACCCAACCAACCCTCACCTTCTGGACTCGTTAGCCACTTCTTGATGCCTATTATGACCACGTCAGACAAATCCTGGCCCAACGACCCCGACAACCCATTTAGAGCAACAAAATTGTTTACTATCTCAAGGTTTTCAGTCACAAAGTCTATAGCGGCAGTATAGAAAGCCCTATCATTCTTCGTAATATCCATTATTTCTATTGACATCTCCTATGTTAATATTTGACCATCCCCCAATATACGCCACTAAATAAACTAGACGCGATCGTATGACTGCTGTGGGAGACAAGATATCTCTATGGATTGAATTTAGAGTAGACAGAATAATACCTACATTTAGTGGTTCTAACTTAGACCAGAGCTGCAGTAAACGCCTTTGCATCCACGTAGGTTTCACCACCCCAACTGTATCCATGGCACGTGCAATCGTATCTGCTAGAATGAAACAAAGCAATCTAGAGTCAACCTTAGCCTGTATAATGTCAGTTAAGACGTAACTATACTTCCCATCTACAAAATGATTAACAGTAGTAGTTATATCTGGGTTCACAATACTACCACTAATTAGTGGTATCTCTTCGAAAGAAATGTTCTTATGCAAACTTATCAAGTTAACTGTATTACAGCAAGAACATGGGTCATATTGGTTTAGATAACATATATATTTGATGAACTCTGAACTAGTATTTAGCCCCGCCACTAAAGCCAATTGCTTTACAAAGTCCTCAATTTGATTATCGAAAGTCAAACTACAAACAATCTCTACATATCCAGCACTAGTATAAGGCTTAGTTATTTTATTACCTAACTTTATAGCAAGCCCCTCGGGAATGAAAGTGGTTGCTGGATCAACTACCCACAAAGGTTCCTCCCTGAATAAGAATGAACTACCCATATACTTCGGGGGCTGCTTTTTATCCAAACGAATAACTGACTTATTGTGCATCTTAGAAATGTATCCCACCAGATATTCTTTCAGGAAATCATCTTTACCTGAAAGAAAATAAGACTTAGCCCTGGTAGGGTTGCTTATAAAATCAGAAAAATACATTATGCACACAACTCCAACGCTATTAGTCTTAGAACGAACTTCTTATTTTCAGCCTCATGAAATTGCTTACTACGCCGTGCCAGCACGTCCGATAAATATAATATACGAGGAGAGCCCATTTGTACAAAAGGTTGATACAAATCCCCTCTATCAACCTGTGCCCCCAACATTACTCCCATCAGATTAGTAACTCCTGCGACTAAGGCATCATTATATAGAGTATCAAAATCCACCCCCGAATCAACTAGCCCCTCTAGTATACACCACAAATCCTTACAGTCATGTCTATTTATGGCATCCAGAATACAGGCTGTCTTGGTTTCGTCAAACGCCCCCAAGGCTATCAATGCGTTAGCTTCCGTAAACCCAATCTTGGGGGTTTTACAGTACAATATCACTTTCTCTAACAAAGTCAGGGCATCCCGCATAGAATTACAGGCAACGCGAGCAACAACGGGAGCAACCGATTCGCCTTTAACATCAGCAAGCAACTTCTTAAGGTAGTTCTCAATTATAGGGGTAGGAATTAACTTTAAGTCTAACGTTATTAACCTCGACTTAATCGTTTCAGGTATCTTGACCTTTTCAGTCGTGCAAAACAACCAAACGACATGTGGGGGCGGCTCTTCTAAAATCTTTAATAGTGAATTCCATGAAGCTGTAGATCTGCCCAGCCCCTGAGCTTCATCAATAATAAATACCTTGTAGTTACCAATTGCCGGAGTAAGCATAGCCTGCTCTATAATACGCCTTATATCCTCTATATTCCCGTTAGTAGACCCACTAATTTCTAATATATCAGGATGTCTCTGTGCCATAGATAATTGACAGCTTTCACACTTACCACAAGGTTCTGCAGTTTTTCTGCTATTACAATTAATTGCTCTGGCAAATAAACGAGACAGAGTTGTCTTCCCTAGTCCCCGCGAGCCAGAGAAGAGCAAACCTGCCGGAATTTTACCAGACGTGACAATGTTCTTCAGTATCGTTACAATGTGATCATTGTAAATAAAATTTTTGAACTGTTGCGGGCGCAACGTCAAAGCCAAATTTTGATAGCGTTCTGTCATTTTTTCCAGTCCGAGAAGATAGTTACATGTGTAGGTTTGTTTCTAGCCGGTTCAATTGTGTGTCTTGTACCTCTAGATTGTTTATCCCAAAAGCTTTAAAACTTCCTCAGGGAAGGTCTCTTGTTTCCTAGGTCTTGAGTCCCCTACGTTCTCAAATTTACTACTGAAATTTCTGAAAAGCTCTTTGTGGTTTTTGGCAACATGAAACTTCTTCACATAATTCTCCGGTATTTCCTCTATAAGTTCAATGTCGTCAAATCCTTTGGGATTCATATGCGCGTAATAGGGGTAACCCGGATGCACCCCCCTAATGTAAGCAACGTTCACAGGAATACCCATCTGATAGGCTAAAAATACCCGATGCAACCCGTCGTTTATGATGGCTTTCAACTCACCCCAAGGTGTTACATACTCCTCACAGACCGGCGGTAATATGTCAATAGTCTTATCTGGGTAGTGACACTTCAGATAGCCATTTAGCTGTAAAATGTCTTGCCCGTATTCTCTAAGAATTTCCCACCGCAATTCCTCTATTTTCTTGAGCTCCGGTAATAAAGCGTACCGCTGACACGGTGATAAATTGCGGGGGTTAAAGGTTTCAATTCTAATAAAAGAATTCAAATAAGGGGGTATTGTACTGCCCCTCAACGTAACATTACGAAGCTTCTCACAAAGCTCACCTGCTGACCTAACTTCTATTTCAAAGTCCATTATACCTTCCCTTACACGTTATACTTCTCTTTGTGCCGCTTCTGGTGGCAAGTGTTACAAACAATTTCCAAATCTGTTGGTAGTTCTTGTCCGCTACGGATATAGTTTAGATGGTGTACCGCAATACCAGTAGGGGACTGGTATCCACAATAGAAACAAGTATTATCAAAAGTCTCCTTAAAAGCTTCACGCTTGGCTACCCAAAGTGGAGACCTATCAATATAATCACTGTAAGCCCTGCCTTTAGGAATTATGCCTGCGGTGCAATATTTCTTGAAAGACTTGTTCAAAGAATTCCATTGATCACTGATAGCCCGCAAAATAGACTCCCGCGACCTATTGAACTCAGTAATCAACTGATTTATGGTCTTCTTATTAACATGATTTTCTCGCAAAAGTCGGCGGGCGAAAGCGATAGAAGTTCTAGACTGCCTTTTAGGTGCTGGAATATCCCACATCTTTAGGAGCTGGTCAAACTGTGTCTTGCTACTCAGTTCCTTAGGGAAATAAAGAGCTAGTTTATCTCGGCACCAACCCTGCCCCAAATATAGCTTACGGAATAGGCTCTCGGTCAAAGGAGTAAGTCCCTTTACTAATTCTGCTTCTTCAGCAGGTTCTAGTTTACCAAAACGACTGTCCATAAGCACTTCGATGCGTCTGTAAATAGAATCACGAAAGGGACTTTCTACACGGTTCGCCGTCTCAGCCAAAATAACAACGTCTCGCTCAAAGATAAGTTGAGCAATTTCCTCAGGCGTCCTAGCCTGTCTGTATTCGTCCAATGCAACCTGTAGAGCTTCATTAACAATGTTCTTAATCTGGTCTACATCAAGATTACCCAAACGGGGATTTACAGCAGCACCCTTAGTCCAGTAGTCCCGCAATACATTAGCACACTCTCTCTTATATAGAATCAACTTACTTTTTACACTCTCATCAACGCGACCGGTACCAATTGTTGCTAACCACATCGGAATATCATCAGCGTGAATACAAAAAGTTGAGTAATTCTTACCATCTAGGGCAGTTACAAGGCTAGCCTTGAATCTGAAGGCCCCGTCATTTTTAATTTTGTTAATCTGGTCTTGGACACCTTTGATGCCAATCGCACCACACAATCCCTTTACAGGAGACCACACATCATTATTTTCATCCTGTATCGATATAATTTGGTCTCCATAAAAATCCACTATATGCTCTTGATATACAACTACTTCTTGACTCAAAACTTCCGCCATTTAACCTCTCCTTACCTTCTTTACATATGAAATGGGGGAACAGTCACGTTAACTATTCCCCCGCTAGACTAGTATCAACCATCAACGCCCCGCCTAGCACTGTTGACGTTAACTTTACTGTTTCTACACATGGCAGATCAGCTAATATGCATCTTTCGGATACGTCGCAGTTGGCGATCGGAGATGCCTAAAACCTTTGACATCGACCCAATTACAATGTTTATTATACAAATCTTGTATGTCTTCGGGAGCAATGCTTTGTTATAAGACAATTTTATGGAGCACCTGGGAGTCGAACCCAGATCCAGTCCGCCTTTCGAAATGTAAATTTAGATGGTGTAGTCCATATTTATACTCCCGACAGAGAGTTTGCCAGCCTTTTCGAGACCCCGCCGCTGACTTTTGCGGGCTAGAAGGTTTGGTTTCCCGCACGGTGGCGATTACCCTACCCATCTCTATCCTAATGCCTGACACTAGGATACCTACTTGCATAGGATTTAGGGGACGCGGTTTCCCGCGTGCCTCCACCAGGTCAGTTTAGCCTCGTAACCAGGAGAGGAAGCAGGTATAAAACCCACTTGCCTCCGCCACCCAGTTTTCTGTTGATAAGTTACTGGGAACTCCGCCCTATTAACCAGCGTATGCTACACTAACCTTACGGTCGGCTTCACAAAAAGCTGAGAGCATGTCGAAAGAATTATCTTCGGCATTTATAATTCGAATGATTTACGGTACCACTCACACCGACCACCAATACAAATCTACTCATAACGTCTGTCGATACCTGTGTGCCCCGTCGTTCACCTACTAGAAACGTAATTCCTGAATTGCATCTTTTCAGGAAATCTCGCTACAAATTCACTAAAACTAGCCACTACTGATAGTAACATTTTTAATTGGCTATCACCCATTTTAGGTATTACCAATTGAGCTCCCGCCTCATAGTAACTATCCATATCAGTTTCTGTTGCATGCAAATTTGTTACTACTACAACAGGAACTCGTTTTGCCTTTACGTTGTTCCTAATCCTGTCTATTACTCTTACTAAGTTAGGCTGGTCTCCTGGTTGCTCATATAAGATACACACACCATAATCAGTGCCTTGCATCTTACTAATCACATTAGTTATGGCAGTCTCGGTATCGTAGTTCCTATAATTGCTCTTGCGTGCACAAAATGCAAATCCATCCATATCCATCTTTTCCCGCGAGACCACCAGTGCTTTAACATCCAAATAACCCATAATTTACCCCAGATTACACATGACCAGGAAGCTCTTCCCCTGGATCTGTATGTGCAATTTCAAACGCCATAACGTCCTTACGTTTATCTGCAAGAAAGTCTTCCAAGAATTGCGGACAAAGCGGAGCAAGATTTATTTTGTCTTGACCACACTCATCCAACATGCGTAGCATAGCAGATGCCGCAATCTTATTCGAAATCACTTCAAAGCAAGGAACACCGTCAACTTCAATAGTCCACAGATTGGGGCGTTCATCAATTAGAAATGACCCGATCTCACGACGAGGAATAGCAGGGAGGTGCATTTCCTCAATACCTTGTGCCTGCATCTTCTTTAAGATTTCTCGTGCTTTTGCCTTACTTACAGCCTTCACTTGTGCTTTATAAAAGTCCATCTTTTAGCTTCCCTTTACTGCATCCTTCAACACTGGTGACGCCGAAAATCTTGGATAGTTCTTCGCATCTACATACACCGTTGACTGCGTACGCGGTTCAACATACGCACGACCCTTCTTTTCGGTTACACTGAAGGTACCAAAGCCACGTACATTAATACTCTCACCTCTTACCATACCATCAGAAATATCATCAAAAACATTCCTAATAATGGCTTCCGCAATCTTTTTGGTTACTGCTTGTCCCTTAAACATTGATACACAACTCTCTACTAAAAACTGAAAATTCATGTAAAATTCTCCTTTTTCCTTTTTAGACAAGAAAGGGTTCTTCCCCTCCTACATATAAATATAGTACCTACTTCTGCCTCAGACCGCAATTATTTTCCCGCTACGGACATTTCGGCGTCCTCACCTAATGACATGCCCCTTACCTCTCGTAAAGCCTCTGCAACCGCAGTCTTTACAATGAGTTCTACTTCATCTAAAGAAAAAGATTGCGGTACCGGCTTACCTTGTCGCTGACGCTCTCTGATAGATGCCCATGTCGCATGCCTGGTTACTGGAGCAATTTCATCCAGTTGGTCGGGCATGTGGCGATTGCCATCATAAATACGAACCTGCCCCTTAGTCAAAGTCCTACTTCCATCAAAAATGTCATTCTTCGCCATAGTTAGCTCCTTTTAGTATTGCGACAATGTCGCGTTCGTGAATGATACGATATTCCGCATCATCTAAGATTAAATCAAAACCTGACCTCCAATTGAAAATTACTACATCACCTATGTGTACCTCGTGGTCCAGCCATGAGCCGGATGGATCATAATAACCGCGACTTACACACTCTACTACACCTTGAACTGGGCGGGTAGATGCAGTTTCAGGTAGATAAATACCACCTGTAGTCATTTGGCTATTACCTACTACCCTTACTAAAACCCCGCCATTAAGAGGCACAGGGTCAACATTCCGTGAAAAATCTCCCATTCTTATCTCCTATACTAAGTTAGTTATTTTGTTGGCTCACCTACTGTATATTCTAGGGTAGTCAATACATAACACAGCAGAATCATTAAAGTCTATATGACTCTCTATTGCTTTCTGTTTCAAATTAAATATATTTATACAATCACTACTAGCGACGAAAATATGTCCCCAATCAAATGTGGTATCAAGTTCACCTGTAATACGACGTAAAGGTAAGCTACCAGAGACCGCCGTGTAGTTATAAAGACTACCGCTATTCCAAATACTTATGCCAATATCAGTTGCCATAAAAATGACATTACTACTTACCCAAAGGTCATTTATACTCTCCCCCAGATCAATTTCCGTATCCCATGCGTCAAAAGATACTGGTTCACCATATTTAATTCTGAGTGTATTTCCATCTGCTAAGTAGGTAGTAGGACTAGAATCAACAAATGCCTTATGACCAGAAGTAGTCACATAGTTAATAAACTCACCACTGGATTTTTTCCAACTTAGCCCCACAGAAGTCACCACTACCAGATACTCATTACATGCATCTAAGGAGATAATTTGGTCAGAGAGCAACCCATTTGTTGTATTATAATTAAGAGAAAGGCTATCACTTGCATCCAGAGGATTACCACCATCTGCATAGTGCCCATAAGAAGACCAATCAAGACTATATATTCCTGTGTTGGTCCCCGCCAAAACCTCATTGTCGTAGTAACACATACAATTAACAGTACCATCCATGATTACCGAGATACACTCATTCGCAGATACCGGGTACGCGTACGGGTTAACTACAGCAAACCCATCTTCGGCACCGCATAAGCATCTAGGAGCATACCCAGGTAAGTGCAACCACTTTGCATTTTTTATAGTTCCAGCAGTAACAGTGTTTTGCCCGAGTAATAGCAACATCTAATCTGCTGTCTCCTTAGTGTTATTTTCGAGATTCAAAACGAATCGATTGCCATCTGGACTAAAAAGACTAGGCTTTTTATCCGTAGGCGGTAATACATTTGTGTCTGCTAGATACTTTAAATCGGTTAATAGCTGGTCAGCTACACTAGAAAAGGAAGTGAACATATTATCAGGACGATTACCATCTGGGGTCAACAACGCCTTGCTAAATGGATCTGTATTTAAAATACTCTGCTTCGTAAACACATCAGTATAATCAGAGTCAAACGTATCAGGATGCGGCCAGCCATTATCTCGACAAATGTGCTCTATTTCCAACATGCGTTTTATCCATCTTCTCGCTGATTCTAATATTTTCCTCTGCTTCAGTATAGCTTTATCATGAAGCTTAGCCTTATCTACACACTTAGCAACTTTCCTTTTCAATAACAAATACTCATCAATAACGGTAGCATGAAATCTTCTAGTCATATCAGACCTCTATAGAGTTATTACTTTTCCAGAGCTATAAAACTATTATTTTCGGGGGTACAATTTTCTCCGGTACATTATTATCTAGCTAGTATATTATTTTCTCCGGTACACTATTATTCTCGCGGATTACACTCCACTGAGTGTACACTATTAATATATCTCTTTTCCTTTTTCAACAAAACTAATATTATTATAGTACCCAAAAGTGCCCCAGGATGGAGAAAAACAGGGTAAAAATATTTATAACTTTATGAAATCAAAAAGAAATACAACTATTTTTCACTTTTTGAAAATTTTTTGGGTACTATACTTATTAGTAGATATTAGATTGGTAATTACAACAGGAGATATTCGGATGGCATTATGTTCTAATGTAGATAGGTGCTTGAAAACAGAGAAGATAAGTCTTTTCCGGGAAGATTGTTTAAACGGAATGGAAAAAATAGGTAAGGAAGAAGTCAGTGTTGTAGTCACTTCTCCTCCATATAATATCGGTGTAAAATATAATTCTTATAATGACAAAATTAGCCGTGGGACTTATTTAGACTGGATAGAGCGTTGGGCAGAAGGGGTCGTACGCGTACTTGACTCACGCGGCTCCCTATTTCTGAACATGGGTAGCAAACCCTCTGACCCTTGGGTACCTACAGAGGTTGCACTTCGTATCAAGAAGTATTTGTGTTTGCAGAATACTATTCATTGGATCAAATCCATAGTAATAGAGAAAAATGCGGCGGGCGATAATCATAATCTGACAGAAGATATCAATGTTGGACATATAAAGCCGATTAACAGTCGTCGTTATTTGTCCGACGCACACGAATATATATTCCATTTTACGAAACAAGGAGATGTAGAGTTAGACCGCCTAGCGATCGGTACACCTTACAAAGATAAGTCTAATAAGGCTAGATGGAAATCTAACACAACAGGACTTAGGTGCCGAGGGAATACGTGGTTCATCCCCTACAAGACAATTGTATCAAGAGAAAAAGAAAGACCACATCCAGCGTCATTTCCGGCTGAACTTGCAGAAATGTGTATTAAATTACATGGCACTACAAAAACCACCATGGTATTAGATCCATTTATGGGTATCGGAAATACAGCTCTAGCATGCATCAATCTTAATAGAGCATTTATTGGTTTTGAGATTGACCAGCAATATTTTGATATATGCTGTAAACAAATACAAACAGCACTGGAAAAATACAAATAACTATCTTAGAAACAAAAGTATAAAAGGGTGGGTGCCACTTAAAACTTGCTTGTAAATAGGTAGGGATATGTGATAGTGGCATACAAGCAAAACCCGATCGCCTGTGTGGTCGGTTCCCCGACAAGGAGCGGCGAGCACGCTAAAGTGCTCGCCATAAGACAAGGAGAAAGGTATTGTATAAGTATAAAAGAGATGTTGATTATTATATCCCCGTGTTAGAAAAAATCACAGAATATAGAAGGGATGGAAAAAAGATTAGTTGGAAGGGCAGAATTATAAACTTTCCTCGCTTCTCCGTTATTGGGGATTCTAAAGAAAATGTGGAAACACAAATCATAGAAAAAATCAAAAAGCTTAAGGAGCTAAAGGCAGATTTTAGCAAATAAGGAGTATGACAAGATGAAGAAACGTGCCCTGCTCATTGCAATCAATGCTTACCCGGATTCGCCTCTTTCAGGTTGCCTAAATGATGTCATTCTGCTTTACAAAATTCTAAAAGACGTCTATGGCTTCTCAGAATTCAAGATTTTAGATGATAAAAAGGCCACCAGAAAAAACATAATGAGAGGTCTTCAGTGGTTAGTAAATAACCTACAAGACAACGACAAAGCATTTTGGGGCTACTCAGGGCACGGTACTCAAGTTAATTGCACAACCGAAACAGCGACATGGGAAACCGACCGTATGGATGAATGTATATGTCCGATCGACATGGATTGGGATCTTCCTTTACGGGATGATGACATTAATAAGGTAATTATGTGTGCGAATCCAAACGCACACCTCCTATGTCACATTGATGCATGTTTTTCTGGAACCATACTAAAAAATTCCCCGACAGTTAAAAATGGGCACTTTGTTAAGAGCAGGTATATGCCACCGCCTTTGCATGTGTTATTAGAATCTGGTGATATGGAATTAGACGAGAATCTTAAGCCAATGACATCGCGTCTGAGACAGGATAGACTGAGGTCGCAGTCGTTTCTACACAATGTTACTACACAAGGAAATGCTGTGTTGATTTCGGGCTCAAGCGACGCACAAACAAGTGCGGACGCGTTTATAGACGGGCATTATAATGGTGCTATGACATATTACCTAGCACAAACTTTAAAAGAAGCAAATTGGAACATCAGCTACTGTGATTTAGTTGCAAAAATAAATGAGAAATTAGAAAAAAATGGTTTTAATCAGACACCCCAGTTGGAATCTAAAGATGAGTTAATGGATCAGCTATTTTTAGGCGGAACACATTAAACGAAAAAGGGTATAAGCAGTGGACGAAAGCCTAGGCGACATAACTTTTTGTTTTGATTGCCGCCGTAAATTAGATACCGCACTGGCGTCCGGATATAAGGACAAATTGTATATCATGGTGAATCAATCCGTGGCGGCACCCAACAAAAGGATACCCGTCTTGTTGTGTTCAAAATGCCGTGACACGCTGAAGACACTAGAAGTTGATGGGTTTGAGGTTTTCTTAAAGAAATAGGAGGGGGTAAAATGGATATTTCTAAATTTATAGATGTTTATATGCAACGTACCGAGGACAAGACAAAAGTCGTTGAACTACTGCAAGAATGTGATTCTGAAATCCAGCGAGCAGAAACTAACCTTGAGAATATTCAGAATATGCTCCAGATGGAATTAAAAATCGCAAAACAAAATATGAAAAAGGCAAACCTGGCAGGTAGAACAAAAGATTTTGATTACTACTATGGACAAGTATCGGGTATAGGGACTGCCATTTGTTGCATCGATAAAGCACTCAATATGAGGGATAGGCTGGCATCCAGTCAAGAAATAGTCTTTTTTAATGAGGGGAGATGTGGTATTGATTTACCTGACCGAGCCTCTCTTCTACTCGCAACAGTTGAAGAAGTATCTTGGGGTATATACAAACAATTACTGGGGCAAGAACCCCCAGTCAATACCTATACAGCTTTCTATGATAAAGCCCTGGAACTGGGTTTCTACACAAAAAGCCATTTGGAGAGAATACAACAAAAAGAAAATAAGACACAAGAGGATAGGATTACATTAAAGTTCGCAATTTCTTGCGAAGCTATTGCCATACATGGGGAACGGTATTATGGGGAAGCCATTAAACGAAGAATTCAATACACTTGTAAACAATCTGTGTAAATTATGTAAAACCGTCCCCGCCACGCAACGGCATCATCTAAAACCCAAGAGTAGGGGAGGGCGAGGTTTGGAAACTGTTCCTTGTTGTGCTGACTGCGGAGGACAAGTTCACATGCTCTTTTCCAACAAAGCCCTATCCGAAATGACTTTAGACGAGCTACTACAAAAAGACGAAATGCAAAGTTACTTACAATGGAAACGTAATCACCCTGGAGAACATAAACACCGTATGTCTCGGGGTGTGAAGGAGTGGCGACGGGGGCATAGAGGATAATGCCATGCTCCTGCCCCCAATGTATGGGTCAAGGTACATTCAAATGTGACTGGCCCGATGATCCGAAGAAGTGTGTCCAGTGTAATTATCCACGGGACTTATACGAGTGCGAAGAAGGAGTAATGCTATGTAAAATATGCGAAGGAATGGGATTTAGGTATAGAGACAAAGCGGGTAATTTTGTTACCCATGAGGAACACGTTAAACTACGAGGTAATAAATGAGTGAATTTATTTGTCCATTTTCAAGAAAGAACAAAGTGCATGTTAGTGTAATTCTAGACCGATCCGGGTCTATGTGCTCATGTTGGGATGATACTATAGGGGGTTTTAACTCTTACCTAGAAGGACTAAAGAAAGACAAAGAAACTGAGTATTTTATTAGCCTTACTCAGTTTGATGACCAGTATGAGATTAACTACGTCAAAAAACCCCTCCACGAGGTTGGTAATCTAGATAGAATAACCTACATACCTAGGGGAAGGACTGCATTGTTAGATGCGGTGGGACGAACTATTAATACGCTAGGAACAGTTCCGTATAATGAAAAGATGTTAATGTTAATTATCACGGATGGGCAGGAGAATGCTTCAAGGGAGTTCTCTTATGACCAGGTGAAAAAGCTGATAGCGGATAAGACTGAATTAGGTAACTGGACATTTACTTATATTGGGGCAGTCGCTGACGCTTGGGGGCAAGGGCAGTCATTGGGACTAAATGCGGGCAACACGGCTAAGTATGATGTCAGTAAAACTAAGTATGCATTCGCCATGACTTGCAGTGGTACTGCTCGCCTAGCAAAATTATGTGCTATGAATACCACTAACTTTTATGGTGACTCATTTACAGACTATACAGTAGTAGGAAACTGAAAATGCAAGCAATTTTATGGAGTTTAGTATGGATTCTAGTCCGGTGGGCTTTAGGAGTAGGCAAGGAAGTGATTACACAAGTAATTACCGTAGTAACTGAAGCGGAAACACTAAAACATGAAGATGGGTCAGCCTACACCGGGTTGGAAAAGAAGAACTATGTGTTAGGTAAATTAGACAGCTATTTTGGTAGCGAATTGTTAGGGAATCAAACCAAAATAGCTTACAATGCTTTATTGGAGTTAGCACTGAACTATATCAGGAAAGCTACTGGTGTTACATGAAAAAAGCAGAAATATACATTCGGATTATCGGAGAAGTAGCAGACGATTTTGACCTAACACAACTAGAAGATTGTTTATACAACAATGTGATGTTTGATATTGACGGTTTTGAAATAGGAGATGCAAAATTTTTAGTAAAGGAAGTAGACACATCATAACAGAAGCCAGTGCGATATTTAATCTGCATATTTTCTCTACTACTTTTAGTCTCATGTGCACATACATCAGTGAGGACTAAAATAGTTCCTACAGAGAACAAAAAAATTGGCGGGCGAAGTGGTATTCCTATTTTGCCCCGCCAAATCTCGCCGAGTATAGCATTATTTTTTCCCGTAGCAGGGGGCGAAATCTGTTCTCCCTTTGGTAATAGGCATGGACACTTCCACCAAGGTATAGATATAGCAGCCCCAAAAGGCACACCAGTAAGAGCTTGTATGTCAGGTAGTGTAGTGTACGCGGGAAGACATCGGAATTTAAGTGGATATGGGAATGCCATACTGCTAAAACACCAACCAGAAACGTTCACCTACTATGCACATCTTGGATTAGTTAAAGTAAATAAAGGGCAACAGGTAACTGCTAGGCAAATTATAGGTGAGGTAGGAAATACTGGAAAATCTAACGGTGCTCATTTACATTTAGAATTGATGGTAAAAGGAAAAACACACAACCCTGTGCCTTATTTGAAACTAGATGCTATATCTGCCACCAGGGTATCTGACCTTTTCTATTCTATAAAGAAATCAGCTACTGCATCTACAGTTATTAGGAGGTTAGTAGGAGACTAAGATGTCAAAATTATTATACATTACAGACGAAGAATATCAAGTAGTTATGTTTGCTCTCAAAGAATACGTAAATCATCTAGAAAAAAATCAATGGGAATTACAAGAGTTTATTACTAGATTGACTTTTATGCACGGAGAAACTTTACCCGAAGACGAAGTTGGGTACTATAATTATAGTAGAGGCACAGAAAAATGAAAATTCAGATCATAGAATACCCCAATTATAAATATATCTGCAAATGTGGTTGGTCAGGTAAAGACAGTGAATTGGAGATAATATTTTATACTCGCGGTCCTGGTGACCCGCCGGGTAATTACGCCGTGTGCCCTATGTGCCAATCTGCGGGTGGATTAGATGTGGAAAGTTTATCTGCTACAGTGCTCTGACGATACCCTGTATTGCGGAACAACTACTAATATAGACAGAAGAGTAGCAGTGCATAATGCTGGAAAAGGAGCTAAGTATACCACAAGGAGATTGCCTGTGTATGCGATATGGGCTATAGATTGTCCTAATAGATCGGTGGCGTGTAGACTGGAGCACAAAATTAAAAAATTAAGTAGGAAGCAAAAAGAAAAGTTAGTCCGCGGAGAATTATGTTTAGATTTGCACACATAATCTTATTGCTTTGCCTTATACCGTTGTTAACAGCATGGTTTAGTTCAGACACAGTAGAGGCGATTATGCGAGACCATGGGTTTAGTTTACAATCAAAGCGACAGCAAAATTTGCAATATTCTTCTACTCAGTATACCCAATATATATTTAGACACCACAAATATGGAATCGTAATTGTTAACGACTACCTTAACGGTTTTACAGAAATAAATGTTCGCACGCAAAGCAAAAATAAACAAGACCCGACTAAATGGCAAGTAAACGCATTACAGACAATATCACGAAATAACCTTAGGGCAACCATTCATAAATTTTTTGTAGAAGGACACTACTGATGATTAACAAAGAATTACAAAAATTACTCAAAAAGTTTGACCCTGAGTGGGTTGTCATGATTACCCGAGAAGAAGAGGATGGAACCTTGGATGACTACCCAATCTTGGGGGCAGAAAGGGTGTGGGATGGAAATGTTAAGATAGAACCAGAAATATCTATTAAAATTAGTGACCGCCCTGGGAGAAACGAATGGCAGAACGAAAAGTAATAGACTGCGATAAATGTGGTAAAGAAATTTCTACACCCATTAGATTAAGTATACCTAATGGAATTACCCGAGAATCAGGTGGGCATACAGTAGAGATTTATTTTGATTATGAAACAAAAGACCTATGTCCTAGTTGTGCAGAAAGTCTACTCAAATACCTACTCGGACACAAAAAACTGATAGACAAAGAAGGGAAAACAATGTGGCTATATAACAAGGATAAACAGCCGGATGGTGACAGCAATGACGCTGTCAGACTCGCTTTAAAGTTTTTTGGTATTGAAGAAAAGAAGTGACACAAACTGCTTTCATTATGTTAGACCTGCGATGCAAGGCACAAGCACACGAGCTTAGTAGGCAACGAGAACGTATATTTGCCCTGAAACAGATGGTCAAAAAATTAGCAAAAGTTATTAGTAGAAAACACAACGAGTTGCAACAAATTAAGGAGGAGTGTATGGGTGGAAAATATACAGATAAGACTTTTGTAATGTCAGACAAAGAGTATGAAACCTATGAGAAGTGGTATGAAGAGCACAAGAAAACAGGATGCCGCTTTACAGGTTATACTGGAGCCATCGGCGGGGGTCTAATATTCTCTTTTTTCCCCACGTCTCTGGGTAGTGCCATTACTGTGAAGTGCGGGTGCGGGGAAGAGATAAATATAACAGACTATGAAAGTTGGTAACATGCAACAAAAACTAATAAATAGAAAAAGTGTGGAAGCATGGATTAGGCTAATAAAGTTAGCTAGAGCAGGGAAGGATTGGGAAGCATCGGATACTATAAGAGATTATTTAAGAGAAAACAACATAACTGTTAGCTATAAGCAAAATGGCGAAATCATTTGGGAAGTTAACGAGATTCCGGTAGTAGAACCTTTGAAATGTTCTACAGTTGTTTCAAACAATGAAGAGGCATCGTCGTTGCTCAATCTGGTAGAGGGATTTGCAAAAAGTCTTTCCGATGCCTACTCCATCAAAAGAGAGGACAGACAAATATCTTTCTGGATAGCTACACCAAATATGAATGTGGAAGATAAATTGAGAAAAAGGGAAGAAATAAGAACTGAGCTATCACGTTTATGCCCGGACTTAAAGGGATGCTAGGTATGTTTAGATATTCAACCAGATGCAGTATATGCGGACGCTACTGTAAGATCGCAGACTCGGGCACTCCGTATGGGAGTAACCTGGACATAGAACCCCCAGAAGATACATTTTTCTGTAGAGATTGTAGAGACAAACATAAACAGCACCCAGAAATAATAATAGTAGAAGCATGGTGGAGAAAACCAAGAGCGAACTACACCACTTACAATCAAGCAAGTTAGAAAGTGTAATAGAAAGTTATACAAGGGTGCCAGAAGCCATATTCGTAATACTGCCCCTAGAGAGATATTAGGATTCAGGCGATTTGACAAAGTCGCTTGGGAAGGCAAGAAAGCATTTATTTTTTGGCAGAAGATCAACAGGAAATTTTGATATAAGGGATGGTAGTGGACAAAGCCTCCACAAGTCAATCCACGCTAGAAATCTCAGGCTACTGGAAAGGGCTAGCACTTTGTTAGTTTCCAGGGTCTCACTTCCTCCCCAGCACTAAAGTGCGGGGTATCCGTGAGGAATATTTGATGAGGTAACCATGGCACTATCAAGAACACAAGTATATATGCAAATTGATGCAGAAAGAGACCACCAAGACAATATTTGGGGCGGGGTCGAGCATGACCAATACCATGAACTGGGTTCTTGGATTTCCTATATGCAGGTTTATCTACGGAGAGCCCAAGATGGTTTGGTAGGCAAGGATTGGAATTATGAAGAAGTGATGAGCAATATCAAAAAAGCAACTGCATTGGGTGTTGCTTGCATGGAATATAATGAGTATGATAAGAGATAATATGGAAGAAACGAAAATAGAATCTACAAATTATGTTACAGTTGAGGGGTCGCCTACTTTAGGGTTATGGAAGCCACCTAAGGTATGTAAAAAGCGAACAACTAAGCACTGCCCGATGTGCAGGCTTGTATACTCACCACTATATGAATTGGTTGTTACAAACAATGTCGACTGGAATTTCATGTCTTTGTATATTAATCAGGAGGATAGACAAGAACCGATAAATTTCAATGTACGATTCTGTATTGCCTGCGGTCATGTAGAGATATATTCTGATCCGGAAGCATTAAAAGGGGTTCCTGATGCCTAAAGAGCTTAATAAAATAGAACCTGTCTTGCTCAAAACACTGTGCAGGTATAAACAATCGAGGTGTGGGAAAGGGGATTATATAGACATAGAACAAATAAAGAACATCTATGCTATGAGTTATAGCTACCCAGATGGAGAAGGTGACTTTTCCGTGTATTTTGAAACACTTGAGGATGCAATAACATATGCACTAAACGTTGCCCACTATTGGACGCATATTTATGAAAAGACCACCTCAGGTTGGGTAGACTTACAACAGGAGTAATAGCATGGATGCCGAAGAAAGTTCTCAACTAAAATTAAAAGTAATTAAACAAATGGTAGACGGTTTCGTTATCAGAATACCCAGTAAGCATCGCTATTATGATGCTGACCTTGCAAGCGATTGTTGGGAGTTCATAAAGATTTGTCCCGGCGGAGACTGCCGTCTTTAGGCGGCAGAGGAAGCCGGCTCCTCCTTTCTTAGTATTTGTGCCTTGACTTTTAGTTGCGGATGCTTTACCTTGTATATGAAGGAGCAAACGTGCAAACCGTAACTCTCAAACTTCCTGTTAAAAGTGACAAATTGCAAGCTCTCAAAGAGACCGCAGAACAATTTTCGCAGTCTTTTGCTAGGGTCTGTCAAACAGGATGGGAAGCCCCAAGGGTCAACGGAGTTGATTTGCACCATGCTACCTATCGTTTTGAAAGAGAAACCACGTCCCTTCCGAGTCAACTCGTGTGTTCCGCTAGAATGAAAGCAACAGAAGCTCTGAAATCTGCTAAAGCAAAGTTGAAAAAAGGTAAAAAGGCTTCTTGCCCTACAGGGAAAGCCCTCACAGTTAGATATGATGCTAGATCCGCCACGATTAGACTTGATAAGGGAACCGCTTTTCTTTCTTCTGTCGAGGGAAGAATCCCCATTACGTTGATAGTCTGTGACTACTACCGCAGATATCTTTCCTGGAAAGTCTGCTCCTCTGACCTCTGCTTCAAGCGAGACGGAAGAGTCTTTTTGCACGTTGTTGTCTCTACAGACGATGCAGTTGTTGAGCCCACGAACATCACCGTAGGAATTGACCTCGGAGTTAACCGTCCCGCAGTCACCAGTAATGCCGACTTTATTGGTGAACGACAATGGAAAGAAACCACCAAGAAATACTTTAGAATCAAACGCTCTCTCCAATCGAAAGGCACTGATTCTGCGAAAAGACACCTTAAAAAGCTTTCGCAGAAGGAAAACCGCTTCCGAAAGGATTGTGACCACGTAATTTCCAGGCGAATAGTTGATACAGTTGTCCCCGGTTCTGTCGTTGTCCTTGAGGATCTTGTTGATATTCGAGGCAGAGTAAAGGCGAAAAGAAAACAACGGCGAAGAATCCACTCTTGGTCTTTTGAGAGACTTCGTTCTTTCTTGGATTACAAAGGCAGGATGAGGAGCATTGCGATTGAATATGTTGATCCTCGATACACAAGCCAGAAGTGTTCCCGTTGCGGATACATAGCGAGAAGGAACCGGCAGAGCCAGTCTTGGTTTGTATGTAAGTCTTGTGGTTTTCAACACAATGCAGACCTCAACGCTAGTAAAAATATTCGCCTAAACTACCTTGCTTCCAAGGGCATGTCCGCTGGAAGTCGGGCTGATGTCAAACAGCCTATCGTAAGTACGACTTACAAGCCGCCTGCTTTAGCTGGCGGTATTTGACAGTAACTCTTAAAGCAGCACTTCAAGACAACCAAACTGGTAATAAGAGTTAGGGGGATAAAAACATGTTTTATACTGTAGACATTGAAAACCAGATTACGTTACTATGGGACAAGGTTCAAAAACATATTTATGAAGGAGAATATGAACAAGCCAAAGAACTGACAGATTTAATAACTAGCCTAACTTGGTTGGACAAAGTTAATAAGACCTATATTACATCTCCAATGTATTTATATCCTTGTCCACCACCTTGCCCGCCACCATGCCCCAACCCAAACCCTTATCCGGGGTTTCCGGACGGGTGGCATTATCTAGGAGATCCTCCATACACCACAGGAGATTTCCCTAGAGCATGAGGAACGAGAAGATGACAAAAGTAAAGGTAACAGCGACTAAAGAGTTATCACTAGAAGATATTAAAAATCTAACCTACCAAGAACTACTGGACATTTATTACGAACAGGTAGAAGACTGGTATATTAAACCGATGGAGATACTAGTTAAACACGACAATACTGGGTGGGCTATTATTGAATTGTTCCGGGCAATAGAATCATTTGTGCCTGGTACACTACCCTACTATTTAAGAACAGGTGTTCAACCCGTGCCGGAAGTAGTTATTAGTAGAGATTTTGACAAGGCTGTTGATTATGACACAGGAGTAGTTACACATGTTTTACCAACGGTTAAGATAAATCCTTTCCTACTTCCTAGCTATGTGCGAGAATATATGAGTAATAGGAAAAAAGGCTGGAGTAACGAGAAGTTTAAAGCTACCGAATTTAAAATGTTACTAATGTCTAGAGCGATGCGGGTGTAAAGTGAAAGATACACAGTTTAAAAATAATCAAGATGCTATTCAGAGAAAGGCTAGAAGGATATTCGAAGAGCAAATAAGCGAAGCAGAGGCACAAGGTTATCTAGTTGTGGTTAAACACTTGGAGTATGATATCCAGCACAGATATTTTTACGCCGAAGTAGACTTAGTAAAAGACGGAGTTCTTTATCCGATGCAAATGAAGAAATCTAGTGGGGAGTTAATAGAAAAATATGGGTACATCTAAATACGGACTTCCCCTGTTCCAGTGTGCGAATTGCGGCTCAATAGACCTTACTATACTCAGGAGTCTGATACAAACCTGGAAACAAGACAGCTGGGGACATCGGGAACTAAAACCTTATTTTGTAGATGATACTGAGAAAACGCGTATATACTGTAAGTACTGTAATAACTCTTGGTGTATAATAACACCCATAGGGATTCCTGCAGATATACTAACCCTACCTGAGGAGTTGAAATAGGAGTAATATGGAAGATAACGCCACATATACAGGTGTGTTATTCAAGGCAGGCGACGTAGACAAAGATGGGAGAGTTTTCTCTGCGGAAACCCTAAGAAAAATGGCTCTTACTAATGAGAACCTGCTATATGATGAAGTGAGTGGTGAGCTGTGGGTAGTAATTAAGGCGGGCAAAAAATGACAAATACATTAATTGACGAAAGGTTCATAAATAAGCTTATTGAGTTAACCGAATGTGATGCGATTTTGTGGAAAAAACACTGGGATAAAAATGGTTACTCACTACGAATAGAACAAACTAAGGTGTGTTTAGAATTCGGTATTGTATCTTATATACTTTGGTGTTATGACGAAAAGTATAAAGAACTATTTTGGGGAGCAGATTTACTAGCCACTCTCTGGAAAAGCGTTGATAAAAATGTAGTTCGCCAAGAAAAAAGGTTAAGTGAGAAAAGATGTGAAGACAAGAAGGTAAAAAAGCAAAAACTCATGGAAATGCGATGTAAGGACAAAGAGAATGAACCAGGAAGTGGTTGATATAGTCAGAGAACTCACAAAGTTGACTAAAGAGGGCAGTATCCCATGGACTAAGGACTGTTACAGGAATGCATGGCATACAACCGAAGCGATCTCCTTCAGTGTTGACGTAAAGATGGGCTGGTTATTTAACTCTATACAACTCATATCAGCTTTGTATTATTACTGGGGGTGTAATTGGGGCGGTGATTTAACAGAATTATGTAAGGCTATTAAGAATTATGATAAGCGATTGAGAGTAGAAAGCACTAACAAAGAGTTGGCAGCAGCAAAAGAAGCCCTTTCCAAAATTCCCAGATATAAGTAGGAGGATAGCATGGAGTGCAAAGTTTGTGGCGGCGAAATGAAGAAGTTGAAGAACTTTATGACTGGTGACATTGAAATTCCAGGAAGGTGGGGCTGTGATCAGTGTGGTCATCAAATCGCTTTTAGGCAAAAAGCATTTGGTGTAATACCAGAAGGCATAGAAGAAACTGGTGGGGGTCAGATAGATGAGGAAAAAGACTAGATCACGTTTAATACCATGGTGGCTATTAGCGGTAGTTGTAATAGGAAGTATAATGGAGAGGTTGCAGCGTTGGTGGGGTAAACTCAGGAGACTAGGTAAATGACGAACGAAGATTGCAGCAGGATTGGAATAAACAAATATCTTGAAGTTCTACAGCTGTGGTGTATGAAGGAATACCCTTTTAATTATGAATCAGTTTACAAGAACTTACGGGGAAGTGCATTGCACCGAGCTAGTTACTTCTTAGACCATGGTTTAGAGACAGCATGCGTGGAGCAACTAAAAGTAAAAACGGCTAAGTTAGTTGAGTTATTAAAGTTTAATCCGGATAGTCTCTTTTTCTAGACTATTCGAAAAGGTATCCTGTCCTCAGTGATTACCGATCACTCCAACACCCCCAGGAGCACCAATGCGTAGTAGAGCAGAACGTAGAGTAATGTCGCGCAAAGCTAAGCAGAAACACCAGTGGCGAGTGCACCTGTGGGGGAAACCTTGTTATGGAGAATGTGACTGGTGCTTCTTTTGTAAAAAATACAGATGCCATTGGCTTTCGCAACGTATAAAAGAATGGAAAATACCCACACGTCAAGAAGTTAGGGCTCGAGAATCAGAAAAATATCAAATAAAGGAATTAACATGACTAAAGAACCAAAGACGGTAGAGGAGTTTTTTATAAGTATAAATGGAGCAGATATAGCAAATGAGTGGCTTATTTTAGATGACACACCCACAGAAGCCGCAGCCGAAAAATCTAAAATCTTGTTAACCTGCCCATGGTGTGGTAAAAGTCTTTTTAGATTAACAATCGACGGACACAATGCCGGATTCAAATGTCAAAACCCCGCGTGTTCTGCTTCAGTGATTCCTGTTAGTCAAAAATTTCAAATAGTCTTTACAAGATAAATAAGTTGCAATTAATACCTGAATTAAAAATCGTATGCGACCGTTACGTTTACAGGGGTATTACATCTCTTTATTGCAACCGTGCATCCGAGTATTGTTACCTGTATGAATTTACAATCCCTTTGGTAGTGGAAAAAAATGCTAAATTCTATTTAGTGTATCATGTGGACATTAAGCGACATAAAGTAACATATTGGACCACCCTGGAGGAAGCCCGCACTTACCTAGATAAAATCGTGGGGCGGGGCACCACAGAACAATGGGAAATTATAGAGGAGTTAAAATAATGGACTTTAGAGCCATTTGGTTTACTTGCGGTGGAATAGCAGGTTTAATCTTTTTTCTATCACATCTGCGCAACATGTACGACGGAAATAATGGATTACGTGTAGGAAATATCCTTTCAGGATTAATTTATGCTGTATTCTGTCTATTTTTTGGAATATTTTCTCTACTTCTAGTATTGGGTATAATGGCATTCTTTTTGGAGAACACACCCCGACACAGTTGGTTGGCACGTTATGTGTATAGGAAGAAAGAGGAAGAACCCAAGTCGTGATGTATTATATCGTTCTAACTTGGATATTGTGCGGATTGTTCGCCTTCGGGCAGATAAGTTATCGCGAATACCAAAAATGGGGCAGTATAGGTCCTGATGCAGTAGATGCTTTTATTGCATGTATATCATTAGGACCTCTCGCTATCTTGTTTTTTATTAAGAAATAGGAGAAGACATTGTCGCATTGGACTGAACGTAGTATAGATGACTATGCATACTATATTCTAGCAGACTTTTTAGACCAGTTGGATATAGACTTATCCAATGATGAGGATGATAGTGCAGGTTACATCCTTCTAAGCACAATTATAAAAAGGGCACAAGACAAAGGAAAGCACGTGGCTTTAATTGCTTATGATAAAACTCCTGTCCCTATAGTATCCGATATATTCTACCGGTGTTGGGAACGAGCGGGGAAACCAGAGGACTATTTTGCATTAGGAGAAGACCTTTGATAACACGTGATCTGGTAAGAAAAGACATATTAGAGCGTGCCTGTGAAAAATGCAATGAACTAGTAGCAGAAGATGAAGATTGTTGGGTCTCTTTTTATAGAGGACAATTTGTGATTCTGCACAAAGAGTGCGGGGACTTCATGGAACACGCCACTAAAGGACTGCGAGGTGACAATGGCTGATTTGGTTTGTGAATGTGGGCAAAAAGTTTTTGAATATATTGCTGATGTTGGAGATAGCACTGGGTGGTGGCAGCAACACCAGTGTGTCGCATGCGGTACAACACAACTAATTCGCGGTATAGGCATTGAAGTAGACCCCGAACTTGCTAAGTGTATAACCAACAAAAAGGATAAGACTAGACCATATACACCCGGCCCCGGCATCAATCGTGCTAATTCGGGATGGCACGACTAGGAGAAAAAAAAATGACAAGACCCTTTAGTAAAAGTAAATTCCAGGGAGTAGAGTGGTTAGGACCAAACCACCACTATATAAGACACGCTCAAGCTATCAAACGGGGTTATTTTAAAATAATCCATGCTTTCTATAATGGTGATGGTTTACACTCTTTAATATGGTATCATAAAGATAGCATATGGGCAATATATCGGGTCTTTAAGTCGGGAATCGGCGGACGTCGTTACAATACCGAATCAGAAGCTCGTGCGGCATGGAAGGAATATAGACTAGCTAACCCACATATTAGATGTTACCATTGTGGGACTTCGATGCATACAATTAAAAAATATTTTGTTCCAGGTTATGGCGGTTTTTTGGGGGACCATTTTATGTCAATAAAATATTGGAAATGCCACAAATGCGAACGACAAATACAAAAATAAAGGGTTGTTGTCTATGGGAGATAAAAAAATAGAAGACGGGCAGTATGTAGAAAGTATAAGCTTGCAGCAGTCGAGAATGGAATGCCTTTTAGAGGATATTGAATCCGGGTGGGTAAATCCGGATTATTGGGTTGAAAATATAAGAGCGACATTGGATTGGCTCGACACTATACAAGAATGTGTTGATCAGATACACGATCGTAGATATGATTTTGTAAAAGAACAAAACGAAGGTTACACTAAACATGAAGATGGATTCTTCCGAGATGATCTTAGACCACTTGTTCATGCCATGAATTGGGTAATAAATACTTTAAACAGGCATGGTTTAGGGGAAACACAAGAATGCTTTAATAAAAACCTGGTTAAAGTGTTAGAATCAACCGAGGAATACAAACGAACAAAAGACTTGGGAGCAGGTATATGAGTTCGAGAGAAACATTGCAGAGATAGGATAATGAATAAAAATGAAGCTGAATATATCCATACGTATATTAAAGAACACGCCGACTTGAAGGCAAGAGTAGGACAACTAGGTCGGTATATATTAGTGGAAGAACATACCCGAGAAGAAATAATCGAAAAGTTTGAAAGATTATTCCCCGCATGGAAGGGTTACCGAGGAGTTAAGAAGTTAAATGTATAAATTTGACGACCAACAACATAACAAAATCCTTGCTAGTTTACAGATTACATATCCCGAGTTTGATGCACTTTACGCTTATATCATTGGACAAGGTTATGTTGCCAAGGCTTCTCGGGGCTTAGATTATGCTTACTTAGAGACTTTTTATAATGAAGAACGTGGTCTTACAGTAGTGTTTATGCTCCTGTTCAGTAGTGTAAAAGCAGAACACGGGCGTTGGTCTGTAAGTGTAATGGATCATGTGGAACGTAATGACAAATATTATGGGCATAACCCCACGGAATTGCTGGAAGAGATAAAAGGAAAGATATGAATAATACAGAATTAGTAAAATTTGAAAACACAGAAATAGAAATTTATGACCACGAAGGAAACCGGTGGGCAGTTATGTCCCACATCGCAGCCGCTCTAGGTTATTCAAACACGCATAATTTTTACCGTTTAATAGACAGAAATACCGATGAATTCAAGTCTAAACAGGGGGTCGTCAAAATGACGACACCTGGAGGCAATCAAGAACTACGAGTAATCAGTTACCACGGAGTCATAAGAGCAGCAATGCTAGCTAAGACTGATAGAGCCAAAGCCTTTAGAGATTGGGCAGAAGATGTATTATTTGCGGTTATGACTCGCGGTAAATATGAGCTTAAGAGTAAGTGGGATAAAGAACAAGAACTATGCCATGAAGACATAACACTGCTCCGAGGACTCATAGCAGACGATCCACGAGCAGCTGAATGGGTATATCCTCGTATTCAGTATCGTTGGGATAACTACGCGTCTAACTATGTAGAACCTAAAATTGCGGTAACCCCACTAACAAAGGAGTGGTTTAAAAGCTTATACATAGGGAAAGGGTGGAGCAAAGATGTCTTAACGCTTTACTTTCCTTTTCAGCTACGTAATAGCACTGATTTTGAAAATTATCGCAAACAATGGGGTATACCAGCAAAAAAGTCTTTACCAGTTCCACTTGCGATAGCTATGCAGATGTTTGTAGATTATCATCAGTTTCATATGCGGATTGATGCTATTGTGTTAAAGTATTTCTTTTATTCAAGAGACGTGATTAGGCGGCAGTTAAAATTTATAGAGACCAACATAACCGAGATACTAGCCAATAACCAAGTGATGGGTGTAAAACGATTTGAAAAAAAATCTTATGAAGAATATCGTAAGATGCCAGAGTGGTGCAACAAAAAAGCTGCCATGATTACTCCTACTGGTCCGTTTGATCGCTGTTGGGATTGTTTGCGTCCAATTTCTCTGTCTACAGTGCACCTACATCACATGCTATACGATCGAGTAGGTTTTGAATTGTGGACAGATTTTCGTCCACTATGTGCAACGTGCCACGCTTTTAGGCACGCAGATAAGCTTCCAACCGTAACAGGAGTAGCTACAATTGATAATGTAAGAGTGCTCCAAGACACAGGAGTTAATAAGGCACTACTATGTGAAGTGGACGGGGAAAAAGTATTTATACCCAAGTTTGCAATTAAAGAACAATCTCGGGTGAAAAAAATGGGTGATACAGGTATTTTAGTTATAGACAGAAAAATAGCTCTGGAAAAAGGGCTAGTAAGTATGTTAGATTAAAAACAAATTACAAGGAGAAACCAATGAAATTACCTACTGAGTCTTATAAACCTTTGTTACCATTACCCAAAGATGAACTGTGCGAGGAAAAATGAAGTTAATAACAGAATACCACGAAGACAAAACCTTCCCAGTAGGAACAGACGAAGAAATGACCCCCTTTATGGAAAAACTAATTGTAAAAGCACAGGTAGGAACGATAGAGCTCTATTACAGAGTTTTTTCGAAAGAAGACGCATTTATCCATGGATTTTTACCCATGGGACACAATATAAGTTTAGCTCACGATAAATTTGGGCGGCGGATGTGGTTAGAACATAAATTCCAAAATTGTATAGGTGAAATGACAAGCCCGATTTTCGTAATCTCTGAGCAACAAATAAAAGTGTTCGATCAGTTGTTTAGTGTATGGAAAGCGTACAGTAAGAATGTTACATGCACTAACTCCGCTGTGTACGATGCAGTGATGGGAGGGTAACAATGTTAGGGATAATATTTTTGTGGATAATAATGGGTATTGCGGGCGGTTTATTGCTACTACGCGGATGCCTTAAGATGGAAGGTGCAATTACTGGTCTAGGGGCAGTTAATGGTGTGTTAGTCATGCCCTTGGGTCCGATAGGTCTTCTAATAGGGATAGTTTTTTATGCACTCATGACGGGGTGGTTTGATAAAGTATTGTGGAGAAAGAAATGATGCAACTTGGACAAAACTACAAGCAGCCAAAGAGTTAGCACAGATACACTATGCTGACGCATGTGTGGGAGCAAGCTCTTTAACACCAGGCTACGCACGTGGTGAATATGATATGATAGATTATGTGCTTAATATACTTAGGTCAGAATGTTTAGTGGAGGAAAAGTAAAGAAAATGATGTTACTGATATGGTTTGGAACAGGTATTTTAGCTGCTATATTGTGCAATTATATATACTTTTGTGATCTGTACTGTGTAAAATGGGCAGATTTATTTATAATGCTACTCATTTCCATTGTATGTATAGCTCTTGGTCCTATTACACTACTCATTGCAATTATATTACTTATACCAATGCTTTTAGACAATCGCGATAGAGACACATGTTGGATAGACCAGTGTGTGTGGAAAAGGAGAAAGTAGAATGTGGGGAGCAATTGCACTAACTATTTGGTTATTATGTGGCTTAACTGCTTTCGGGTGGGAAGAAATAGGAATCACTTGTACAGCATAGAAGGAGACAAAATGGGTTTATTATATTTTGACCCCTACGCATTGGCACTACTAAACGGCATGTATAGGTGTGAAGGCGAAGAGAGTAAAAACGTAGATGAACTACTTGACGTAGATTACTATAGGTTGCAGCATCGTCTAGGGGGACTTAGAGCAGATAAATGGGTAGGGTGTTACCTTACAAAAGAAAAAGGAGGTAATGATGCTGTATGAAACCGGGGAACAGCTACAACGGGATCCGGGTTTAGCCATGCTTGCAAGAATGGGGCTTGCTGTGTTCGGGTTAGTAATTTTTGTGTTACTTGTTTCGTTATTACCTGGATATGTAGAGGAAGAACAACCAGTCGGTATACTTAAAAAAGCAGAAGGCGGATATACGTTCTATTATAAAGATAAGCCAGTAGAAGTAAGAGGAGAATTTGTTGGAAATACGGGATATTATATAGATACTGGTAAAGAAATGCACTTCATGACCCCATTTAGTTTCGGAACCTTTAAAGCAACTTGTTATATTTCTATCATTAAGATAAAAACCGGTTATTTTTTAGTTGAACAATGTCCTTTTTACCAACATATAAATTATGCGACTGTGGATCTGAACGGGAGTATACAATCAACAACAAGGATATTGCAAGATAAAAAGTGGATATATAAAGAACTAGAAAAATATGACTCTAGGTTTACGAAGCTTCTGCAGGAAATATATGAGAAGGAAAAAACAGTAATACAATGACAGAATATTCAGACGAAAGTAATAAGCAATACTGTAAAGAGTGTGCTTCGCTGCAAAATATGTACTACGCCTTAGGGCGTTACACAGCAGAGCAGCGGTTTGCGAATTGTTTAACATGTAAATTAAAAAAGTATAAAGAACTAAGATAACAGAAACAACAATAATAATACGGAATTATTCTCTTAACAAACCCCGTTTAACTAAAGTATTATTTCTAATAGAGAATGAAATAAAGGGGCTGTCCCACTGCGGGGAGATTGGTGTGTATTAATTAAGGGGGAATTGTTAGTGAGTCCGTGTGCGTCATACCCATTAGGGTTGGCCCCATTCGACCGTCTGAAGGGTAACGTCAGTCGTATTGGTCGGAAGAGACAAGAGCCTAGGTTCGCCCTAGCCTCGTACGCAGCTAACCTGAATGACTCTTCGGGGTCTACGGTCAAAAGCGCATGGACTTTTTCTTTTTCTTCGCTATGGTACCCTTGTAAGAGGGATGTGTCTTAAAATGCCGCCCGGTTCTGCCATCGTGGGCAGAATAATTAGTTGACAATTCTTCTGGGTTCTCAGATGTAGACCAATGGAGAACTGTTCGGTTATAAAATATAGTTTCATTATTTATTCAAAAGCCGGATAAGGTAATTCTGCTTTAATCATTTCCACCTTTCCCTTCCATTCTGCCAAAGCTGCATTCCATTCATCCGAACCTACAGTATAGTCATAATCCATTTCAGCTCTAAGTGAATCCGTTTCTGCTGTATAACGGCTACGTCGTTCCGCCTGAACAGAAATTTTCCGGGCGGCAATATATAAAGTTTGTTGTTCAGTGGTTAGAAGAGCTTTTAGCATAGCTAAGTCCGCCCCTGTTTTGTCTTGGGCTGCGATTATAGCATCTCGTATGATGCTTTGTTCTGGCGTAAGAGTGCCAAGGAAAACCGGGGCACCTTCATACAGCCCGATCATCGTCGGAAAATTAAGTGCCAAGAATTGATCTGTTAATTTATTCATTTTTGTTCCTTATGCCAAAATTTGTCCATTGAAAGTAGCCATTGAGTTAATCTCCCCCGCAGCCGCACCATATATATATAGTTTAAAGTCTGTCCTGCAATGTCAGAGCGTATCCATGCAATTGGGTATAGATAATGATTCCCCCTGGAAAGTGAAGCAGAAAAGTTGGCTACGATATGACCATATGGGCCATTTCCATACTCTGCACCTCCGATTGAACTAAATTGCGGATTAAATTTCTTGCCATCAAGTGCAATACCGATTACTGGGGCAGCACCGGTTTGTGCCGAACACTTAGCTTCTAGGAGCGAAGGCATCATAACTAATACCTCTACCTTCCAATCGTCAGAATCTGCTCGCCAAGAAGCAGGAGAACTATAATATGCACCTATTAGCTCTGCTGTTTCGGCTCCTGCTGTTGGAACTGTATAAGGATTAACCTTTCCAATTTTACGAAGTTTTGGGTTGATGTTTGCTACGTATAACCGGTCAGATACCATTACGGGACCAACACTTGTGCCAATCAGAACTTCTGGAATCAACATTCCTAAGAGCCGTCTTGTTAAATCCGTGGATTTATACTCGAAATCTCCCAAGGCGTAATTCGTGGGGGCAACTGTCGACGCCTCAACCCCTAAAACACCTCCTGTAGAATACCCATAGAGATAATAAAGTGTTCCTGCAACTAAAGCAGAGCAATCCAGGAATAACCCCGCAGCTGTAGTTGCTCCAGCGGAGCCAGGAAGTAGAACGGTGGAGTTACCCCCGTAAACAAGTTGGGGACAATGATCAGCATTACTATTCAACACAAAATTGGGGATAGATTCTCTGTAACCTGTTAAGAGTGCTGTTTCCGTAGACCAATTGTCAGCCGTAGAGAACCCTGTGCACGAATCAGGATGACCACATCCAGGACCAGGTAGGACTCTATGATGAGTCAAAGTTAGGTCGCCGGATACCCACGTTACTCGTATTTCATACTGATGTCCTTCGTAGAGTTGGACCGCTGTAAAAGTATGACGGAACCACCCAGTCGCGGAGATACTCGCTGTAGTTCCGCAGGTAAAATTTGTGCTTGTAGTTATATCGTAAATTGCTACTCCTAGTGTACCCGCTGATCCAACAGCTGAGAGATGAAAACTTAAAGCAGTAGGAGCACAAGTGGCAGGACAAATAAATTGCATTCCTATCCCTATACCGGTCCCGTTAAGTTGAGCAGTTCCTGGGGTTGACCCGGTTTGATAAAAAGCCGGTAGAACCTCAAATCTACCAGTCAGCATCTTAGACGAAAAAATAGTATCAGACAACGAACTGAGCATTACTAACTCTGCTGCCCCAATATTTCCTTCTATAAGTGTAGTTGCAAGGGTCAGACCATCAACCGGATGCAATTCACAGGAACACCCAGTATCTTCATCTGCTGCATAAAATCTTTCCGGAGTAATACTGCCTTGTTGTTTTTCGTCTACACTTTTTAGGGACAACGCATCGGTGTCCACAGAGGCAGAAGACAACTCCCCAGTAGCCGCAACACTGTTTACCTTAATATCACCGGCATCGGTAGCTTCGTAAGAGCCATCAGCTTTTGATACTGGTATTTGACCTGCACCAGTCGGAATAGGTAGACTATCAGTATCTGGCGCAGCAGTCTCACTAGGGGGTATATAAGTGATCATGAATTGGTATCCTTTTGTAAACAATTTTATATAGAAGTTAGCTAGATGGTTAAATAAGTAGGCTCAAAAACATGATTATAATGTTATAATAGCATCCTTAACTTTTACAGAAAGCCCCGACAAATTTTAGGGGCGTTTTATAAGAGAAAACCGATCAGCGGAGTAAGCATAAATAAACAGGGATGAGAATATAGTGGGGTATGTATAAACAACGATAAGGGAAGAGGAAAAATAGTGAATAAAAACAATAAGATAGGCTTAGATAAAGCATCGGAACGGATATCGCCTTGGGGTGGACATCTAGTCTTCTAAAGGTCTAGCGATTTCAAAGGGTTAAGGGGGCGGGGCTATCTATATTTTTACTACATTCCCCCAGTTTTATACGTTCCTAACCGTTCGGGGACAAAAAGACCTTAGGTTTCCCCTCAGTCTTCTTGCTACCTCCTAGAGTAAGTGCGACATACCTGCCCACTTGTCACTCTAGAAGGAACTCTCTGCACTCACACTGCTCCAAGAATAGGCACCAAACCTATCCCCATTGTATGCCTCTCGACACACAATGTTAAGCACGCTGAGCCATCCGAGAGATTCTTTAAGCTAGCTTTGAGTTGCTAGCCCGCCTACCTCTTCTTCACATTGGTGTTTCTCACGCACCTTTGTAAAGGCGTCCAGTAGACTCGGGGTCGTCAACCCCTGGAGTGCAACAAGAGTCATGAGCTCTCACTGCACTATGGGTTCCAGAACTCGTCAGTCCCTTCTTCCCACTATTACCTAATATATAATAATGCACGCGTAACAAAAAAACCTAACTATGTGCGGGTATAAAAAGAGCCTCCCCGTAATACCGAGGGGGAGACTCTCTTTATATGGCTGGTCACTTGCCAGCCACCTTCTGGATCACCCGATCCAAATCGCTGGTGCCGGGGTGCACCAGTCGATCCCAGGTCGTTCGTTGAGACGACCTTTGAATCTGCTCCATCTTCTGGGATATCTGTCCCTTCAGCCCCTGGGTCTCGGCCTTCATAGGCACTACGCAGAAGTAGTAACCTACCGCCAAAATTACCCCTATTATGACCAATGCTCTCATGTCTCAATCCCTCCTGATCAGGTTTATTCAAACTCCAGGCTGATCAATTCCCGGAGTAGGAGCAGGCACATTGTCCTGTCCTATTACTCATAATATATAATAATACATTACGCGTAATAGAATAAGACACGCGACGCGAGAAGAAGCCTAAAATGGCTTGCATCTCGTGTTACGGCGTGTCATCCGAAATACTTCCGGGCGACTGCATACTCTGCCTGTCGCCGCCTCAATTCCTCGGACTGCCTGTTGATTACAGCCAGTTCTTTTCTGACCGCATGTTCGTATTTAATCTTCTCAACGAAATCTTTCGCGTTGGTGAGTTCGTTCCTCACCTCACTCTGAACAGCCGCATACGATTTTGTTATTGCGAGATCCAACAATGCACCAGCGATTGTGAAAGCCTTCATGACAACCTCCTACAAAAGACGTTGAACCCCTTTATATGGCGGGTCTCTCTCCTATTAATTATTACATATATTATACCCACACAATTGCACGCGGGTATAATGAAAGCCTTTGTTTCTGTTGCCAGGGAGTGCTTTCTACTCCCCCGCGGCATCTAGTGCCGCACTACCGCAATAACACGATCGATCGTGCCATCCGGGTAAACTCTGATAATCATTCCCTTCTCCTTCCAAAGAAGAAAATCATGTTTACAATTGCACTCGTTCAGCCCCGCACAATACGAGGGACGAGCTTCTGGCAGTTTAACCTCCTACTGCCAAGTATAAATTGAGACACACCAGTAAAATTTGATATGCCTCTATTCTACTATAAGTATAAACACGCGTGCATAATTGTAATAACCCCTTCAAACTAACTGGGTTAGTGGGTAAGAAAAGAAAGGTACAAGAAAAGAAATGGTCTCCCCCCGAGAAAGGTAGCCACTTCTTTTCCTGGTGCATATGTCTTGATTGCGGGGCCATCACACCTTAGGCATCCCGCACCGCAGGGTGTAACTATTAGCACACCCAAAGAAAGAAAAACCCAGAGCCCTTGAAGCTAGGAGGAACTCCGATGGGAGCCGGGTTTTATCAGCTACTATAGGAGAGGGTGATGATACCTGTATAGCTTATGTACCGCCTACTACGGTAAACAGGTATCCTTTGTTCCCTCTCCATTATACTATAAATATAATTATACGCAGGCGTGTATAAAAGAAAATTTTGGCGGGCGCTGTACAAAGCTAAAGCAATCTCCCGATCGCCTCTTTCTGAGTTAGACAAGCTCCTTTTACTGGCAGATCGCGGGAAAAGCTTTAATGAAGACATATTCATTTGTTTTTGAAAAAATCGTTGTCCTTGTATTCTTACTCATCTTATATCCCTTAACGATACCCTCGGCGAAGAGGATTAAAGGTCTGCCCTGACCATGTTATGAGTTATATGAGAGTCTAATACCACCTAGTGTTTATATGCACAGGTAACATATTGTTTATTGGGTACAGGAAACAACGCCTGGCGTCTCTCTGTTTATACACCCTCGAACACTTGAGTGTAGTTGCTCTTGCATCGGAGTCACCTCAACTTTCGCAAGAGAATAAAAAGAACATAACCAAATTAAATACAACCTACTGGTATTTAGTTCAGGCTGATCCAGACAACAGCCACAGTTTCATAGTATATAGTTGCGTAGTTAAATGTGCTAATTGCGGGCAGGGTGTCACTGTGTGTAGTAATTGTTTGTATATTTGCATGTTTATATACAAATACTCACGTATGACTACTTTAATAATTACGCATAAGTGAAAATAGGTATTTTTTGTCAGGATGGGAAATCGGGACACCCTTAAAAAGGAAGATGAGTGATATTAGTGAGATACCTTTTTCAGAAAAAATCATGAAAAATACGATTTGGTACAACGCTAGTTAAGTAGTTTTTACTATTAAGGAATCAAAGAAAAGTTAAAGTGGAAGATTAGGGTTAGAAAGGGTAAAAACAGGGAAGACAAAAATGGGAAATAGAGTCAAAGCGGGGACAAAAAGACCTTAAATAGAAAAAATAGGGAAAACAAGGGGTTATAAAGACTAGAAAACGAAAAAGACGCGGCAAAATGAAAACGAAAGGTCAGAAACAAGGGTGCGGGTGCTCTCTATATAAAAGACACAGTGGGCATAGTATTATATGTATATATGAATATTTATATATTCTCGTCCCCTTCTCTATAATCATATCGTCATACTCTGTTTTATCTATCACTCTACTCATTTCTTTATTCGTTGCATCTCCATTCTCTTCTTTGCTTCTACACTTTACTCTGTGAACGTATATTATATAGCTATATATGCATATTCATATACACGCGTCCCCACCTGTGTAATTATACTCTTACACCCCATTGTATACGCTTTCCTTCTTCTCCGTTACGATTCTCCTCTTTACGTCTATGTTTTACTCTCTGCGGGCAGGATAACATGTACCCCTATTCAAAGGTGTATATTCTGTTGCTGCCTATGCTATTACCGCTTCTAAGCTCTTCTCAGCCTTCCTACGCGTATCCCTATACCTTTTATCACCCCAGTGTCGTTCTTCGCACTATAACGCTCCTAGTGCGTATTTTACCCCATCTACACGGGTAACAAAAAAGCCTTTTTGCTACCTGTAACTCCAGGTGTACACGTATCCTATTCGACGCATACACCCGGAGCTATCGGGAGGGGGTCAATCTAGAAAGTACCACCTCAAAAAATCCTTTAACAAATTCTTACGGGTACACGAAGGCAGTCCACACTCTTTCATGGCTGCCTTAAGTTCTGCATCATTACCCATCGTTAATACCTGGATGGGTAACGTTGCTCCATTAAGAGCAGTATTAGTGAAACCACTCTCAATAATAACAACCTCACCTTCTTCCTTAGCTGAGAACACAAAAATAGACTGATCAGGTATTATCCTAACCCACTTCCCCTCGAGCCCCCACAGGTCTACCCGCTCTCCGGCGGGCCTCCTAAATCCATAAGGGGCCGCGTATTCCTCCCTATGGTATAAAGTTCCATAACAAGAAATTATTATATCCATATCTACTCTCATCTCCTTTCTTTAGTGTTTAAGGGCACGGGTAACATTTTTTTAATTATCGCGCCCGCGAAAAATGCAAAACCCGATATTTATTATACGCCTCGGGTTAGGGCGTAAAAGTATAATTTACATATCGTGGGAGAAGAACATGCACTCTCCCGTGGCGGGGTTTACTTTATACCCCTTCCACCTCCACCCAAACTGCTGGGATTTATCCTCCCAACATCCCGCCTCCTTCCACTCAGGGGCTGGTTCCTCTGAAGGTGGAAGGTCTTTATTGCAAGGAACTCCATGAGTCCAATAACCCATGGAGTCCATCACATCAATTGCACCCTCCTCTTTTCCCCGCTTCCACCTCAACTCGGATAACGGGGTGGAGGAGAGCACCCTGATGCGCTCTTCCCGGAGATGCTCCGCAAATGCCGCCTGAGCAGCTTCTACGGAGACGAAGAATCGAATGGTTGACCACTCGTCTTCGTAGGAACCCCCTCCATAGGAGAGTTCCCACACCAGGGTCTTACTCGTCCCGATAGGGACGATACGGACCCACTGGGTCCCGTTGGACCACGGGGCAGGACATTCGAAGTGTCCTGCCACACGCTTCTCTATATCCCTTACTACTTCCAGCAATTCCATTTTCTTTCCCACCCGCCCTTTCAAAGGGATTTTATTATAGAAAGCACCTACATGCTTTCTTTTTCCATTTCAATCCCTTCCCACTTACCCTTACGGGCTTCGCAGTCAGGAATCAGGAGTCTGCTTTCCTCTATCTAAAGTTATATTTAATACGCGTGCATGCTGCACACTGGAACCCCTACCACCAATGCTGTATCACGTCCCCACTGGTAGCAACACTACAGCGTGTTTTGTAAACACCAAAAGAGTCCAGTTCCTTTATGTGGTAAGTGAGAGGTGGTTTGGATTTCTCCTTGTGTCCCTCTATAAAAACCTCTGCTTCTTCCATGGTGAGCCCACTTCTTGTTTCTAGATGTCCCCACCAATTATACATCTCGACACTAATATTTTCTGCGTTCATCGACAGCCTTTCTGGTAAGTGTCTAGAGTTGACAGCTTATTTAAAAACGTTTGAGGATAATTACTTATCCACAATCCGAGTAGAACATACTTTGCCTCTTTCCTACACAACCTCTATGTGATCCCAACCTTCATCCTCTCGCGGGGGCTCCATGCTTGCAAAGGTGCTGGCTAAAACAGCGTCAGGTATAGCATCAACCCTTTTGTTATTCCGCCGCAAGCATTCAGCCAATTCAGTATTGAACCACACTACTTTGACCCGATACCCGAAGGAATGGGCAATATTGATTGCGGCAGAGCGCGATATCTTAGATGGAAAGGTCCCCTCTAGAACAAAGGACTCACTCCGTCGAAGGAGCTCCCCAAATACTTGCCACACCCATTTCCCTGCTGTGTCCAGTGTCTGCGGGTTCAGATCTGCTGAGTAGTAAGCCCGGTGGTTGTGGTTATTCCAGTACTTGCGCCCCGCATCGTCGACACTGAACCAAGAATCAGAAGAAAGTAATATCAACGCCGGCATTTCTCGGGTTGCATAAGTGGTTTTACCACTTCCCTGTGTCCCCATAAGGACATGCAAAATAGGTGTAGTGATACCACGTCTTCTATCACCGCAGAGCAAACGAAGAAGGTAACCAAATCCTTCCGCAAGATCACGGTCCTTTGTTACGGAAGGTGGGTCACATACGAGTAGGTGATGGAGCCGTTCCAAAAGCCATATCCTCTTATCTCGATCGATGACTCCTTGTTGTACGAGCAGCTCTACCCGTTCTTCCAGATCGGCATAGACTTGGTCCATGTAGCCGGTGTTAGCCTTCTTATATATCTTATAATCCGCCATTGCCATTACCTTTTCCTTTCATTTAGATTCGTATGTGGGTCTTTTCTACCTATAAGGCGTTACACATTGTGGTGGACAAGTTGCATAAAGGAATCCCAACTTTTCCAGGGTTGTTCGAGTAACGCTGGAAGCCAATGGTGAATCCACAAATCTACCAGCTCTTGATACTCCCCTGTGTAAAGTTCTGAAAAGGGCTTCCCCTTTTCCAGGTAGAATAAGATGCAGGCTCTACGCATCTTGGGGAAGAACTCAACAAGGATAAAATCAACAGGCGACCTATAAATGTGTACCCGGGTCCTTGTCAGTAACTTATCCATGTGTTCCTTGTGATCAACATAGAATTGATGGACAAGAGGTAACGCTGAGTCACTCATGCTCTCACGTAGAGGCGTTTGTATTTGCCATTGCCTCATACTCATCATATCAGACCCCCCTCAAGTATGCTGGTGCTAAACCGCTTCCATGGTAGAGCTTGGGTTTGCCTTAGCCGCCCCTACGCCAAGTAAGTTGCAGATATACTGCGGACTTACTCTCCGGAAAAGAATCCCGCCCTCTTTGAAGCAGTCATTGGGCTTGCCCCCGGTGGATGTCCATCGCCAAGACTACTGCATCTTTAACCACCGTGTTCATCATAGTCTCCTTTCCGTTGGGGCGGGCACTCTGGAACGCGTAGTTTGCCGCCGAGGAGTCACCTACAAATTTAAGAAAGCCAAGACCATAAATCCAGATTACAAGAGCCCTAGGGCTCAGCAACACCCCCAGCTCCTTACCAGACTTACTTTGTTTTTCTGACATGGACAGGAGGTACATGCACATATCAAAGAATGTTGGGTATAAACCTTCCTGAAAAAGTGCCACCAAAAGATCAGAGGCAATGGACCATTGCCTCTCATTTCCCCTTTCCACTGCCTCTATCAGTTCCTCGAATAGCCGGTCTACACACATCCTATTTTCCTTTCTCTTGTGAAAACATTGCCAGAATTGCAGGTATCCACTTAAGCTCGCATCGAGCACCTAATTTTCCTGTGCTCGTTGAAAATGGTGCTTTCATCCACTTCCCTTCCCTGTTTTTGTGGAGAAGATAGATGTTGTGAACCCCACACTCTTCCTCATAAACTTCTAGCCAATACCCGTGGCCAAGGTGTGAGAGTCTTCTGGAAGAACTGATCTTTTCCCACGTGTCAATCAGAGGTAACGAAAAGACCGCCCTAGTTGGTAGAGGAAGATCGTCAAAGTGTTCCCACCAGTGTAATTCTAGGCGAGCAAACGGCTTACCTGCGTATAACATCACCACGTGTGTTTGATGGACAGACTCCTCGAATCTATCCATCAGTGTTTTGTGTAACTGGATGGAGAACATGTTGACCCCCTTGGGTATGACCCCGGCCATCCTCGTATATCCAGTCGAATCCTTCATTGCGTGCCCACCCCACCCACGCTACCCAGATACGTTCCAGTTCCACAACTGCTTCTCCCTCTATACTTTGTAAATCTTCAGGAGGACCACCTAGCGTATCTAAGTTTCGGAGTTGCTTCGCCTTTTCTAAGTCTACAATATGGGGGTGCTTTTCATCCGGTATAACCCCAGCCCTTCTTGCAACATGAAGGTTGTACCGGTATTGGTCAAACGATCGTGGCCACCAGTGTTCGCCCAGTTCGACACGATACTGTTTTTTGAACACCGTCTTCCCTCCCTTGGGATGTGCTACTCTTTGAAAGTCATCCCACTGGAGAATTTTTGCTTTCACAGCAAAATGCCCTAGTATGGCCTCTGCCATCAGATGGAAAATTCCTTCGAGTATTACCCAGTGCTCACAAACCGGGTGTTTAACTACAACCACGTAAGATTGACACCCACCCCATAATACCTTGGAGTAACCCAAAGGATGCGAATGTGGGTTCGCAAGAATCTCTCGCGGAGTTAAGCTACCCCCTGCGGTGTCTAGAGGGATATCTAGATGGTACTGCAGCTCACGAACGGGCATAATCACCAGTTCCCCCGATAACTCCCTAATCTCTTGTGGTCCCCAATCATAATTCAATTTCAAGCAGGTGTTTAATATCATACCTCATTCCTCAGCGACCCTGCCTATAAAATTGCCGGAAATCCTCTGGTTGCAAGATGCTGTTCATGGGACAAGGTTCCGGCAAGTATATAGACAAGTCGATCTGATAGCCGCGATAGGGACAGCCTAGTGGTTGCTAGACTGTCCCTCCCGACGTTACCTTTTCATACTTTTAAGATAGGACCTAACGACCGCCTTGCGGGTTTCCTCCCCGAAGGCCCTGCCTATCTTACCCAGTATGACCTTGGTTCTCGTTGTAGGGCTAACGGCGGGGGTGTGAAAACAAAATCCAGTTGTACTTTGTCCCTTGCCATTACCCCTACTAGCATTCATATGGGGCGCACGCTTTGATGGTGCAACAGTGAACCCCAGTTCCTCTAGGATACTAACCACTCTGGAAGTGATTAGTTCGCCAGGGAGTTTTGTTTTCTTTGATCGAAAGGGCGAGTCACTTGTTCCTCTCCTCTTTCCGCATCCTGTTTCGTGAACCGCTGGACATAGTCCATGATGTCATTCTTTGCTACCTCGTATATCCCGGCAATCTGCTGACGCAACTTGGCTATTTCCTGGTCCCGTTCCTCTAATTGTGCTTGAAGTTGGAGCACCAACTCCTCAGCTTCCACAACTCGGGTTTCCATTTCGGTCACTTGCTGAGAAATCTCATGCACCCGACGAGAAACGGTGCCTGTTGGCGGAAGAGCTATTCGGGAAGGGGATTCCTCGGGCGCGTGGGTGTCCATTGGTTCCGGCTCCGCTACCACATGTAAAGTAGGTTGCTGCCCCTCAGGTAGCGGATACGTATACACTCCCTTCCGAAGCCATTTGAGAATCCTGTCTTGCCGAAGTTTTCCCAAAGCTGTATTGACGGAAGGCTTGTGGTTTTTGCTTCCGAGAGCTTCTACCACATCGTCTACCGTAAATTCTTTTCCGGGAGAAAGTTGCATCACGCGAATGATGCGATTGTACATGCGGTCCTCAGGCGGCATTCTCATCAAGCACCTCCTTCGTTGGTGTTCTTATCCGCGGGAACTACCCGCAGTAAGGGTTTATCGACCGTATCCGGGATGACCACGATGCTACGATTCAACTCATCCAAATGCCGAATAGCTTGGTAGTAAATATCGATTGCGTCATCATCGCAGTCTACCGTCGCCTCTCCGAGTCCTGCCGCCGCAGCACGAATCATGTCTTCCACGGTGTCTTGAAACAAGGCTATGGCTTCCTCGTGTTTGGGAGTCATAGCATTGCTCCTGTTTCCCAGAAGTGCGTCCGGATGAACGCTAATGCCTGCTCCGGGAGCATATACTGTTCAAGAACTGGCTTCACCCAGGGTGTCCAACACCCAGGGAGATGATCGATGGGGGCACCGTTAAAGGTGAGCAACGAAATCACGCCCGTTGGCGTACCCACCCACTGTATATCAAACATGGTATTCCTTTCTACCAGAAGTACGCTGTCACGATAACGTATACACAACACGCTACAAACGCAAAAGCATACAAGCCGGTGGGGAGTTCCATTGAGGAACCCAAAATTGTTGGTTGTCTCGCCCGTGCTCTCTCCAAGGTTTCCCACAGGATTGACTCGCGGTTAAACAAGTACCACAAGCGGAACATGGCGAAACAGATTAATGACAAGCCTATCGTGAGCACAGGATTTAGTGCAAGTGCCCATACCCAAAGAAATGTGGTTAAAAAAGTGTAAACTACAACGAACGGTGCATACCTCCCGTAACAAGTAGTACGTTGCCAGTACGCAAAGTTTACCGCCTCCCTAATCGTACTCCACATTCCCCACTCCAAAAGGGTATTGCAGAGCCACCAACACCCCCTGGAAGATGCTGGTGGCTCCGGATGATTACTCATTACACAGTGTCTTTAGGAACCTGCCAATTGTGATCAGCACGTCCCCAACCAACTTCAAACCGAATCCCGCTATTACCGCAAGAACACATGCGGGATATAACGGGACATGCCACCACTTGGTGTCCATGATTACCTCACTCTTCAACAAAAGGTCTGGGTAGTTTACCTACCTTGGGGATGCGGTCCCCATTCCGTTCGCACAGCTGGTGCTGCCCTTTGTACTCTTCAGACGACCTGTTGTACTTGACAAAGGCATCTTGCACTGCCAGAGCATCCATCAATACCCGCTCCTGCAGAACACGAAGCCGTGCTAGTCTTGCACGTTCCCAGATGTTTCTCCACCAAGCAAGAAATCCCCGACAAACGTACAGGACATCTACAGGAAGCAAGTCAACCCTGTCCGGAATAGCGATATGCATCGTATAAACATTATTAGCATGTCGCCGATTTCCTGTCAAGAGTTGGATCATTTCCTGTTGGCCACGGAGAGAGTTTAGTTCCATTCTGCACCTACGTAGCTATCGAACCAAACATGGCTCGATCGAACCAGTGCGTGGCCTTCCTAATTTTGCTGATCACTGCTCCGATGTCGTCGAACTTCTTATCCAGCTCGTCCGACTCTGCCTTTAGCTGCAGCAATCGAGATTGAAGCTGCAGGATTTCAGCTTGAACCGTGATAACAGCTTCGTTCAGATTCTCGCCGAACCGGGTACGCTCCTCGTACTCGCGAAGCTTCCCGACAAGCTCTGCCATTTTCTTGGTGGTGCTTCTCCATTCCTTTATGAACGCCCACCCGCGGGGGGCACTCTGAATGGAGAGTGCGGCATTTTCGAGTTCCTTGTTGAATAGTTCAGGAAGGTGCCATGCTACCGAAGCCACAGTGGTAGGGCAAGCAATCCACACCGCCAGTAATTTCCCAAACGGTGACAACTCACTAAAGTAACTCATAATTTTCCTCCTTGGTGAGAAGTGCTAGGGGGAACAAAGTTCCTCCTAGCAGGTGAGACCTACGCGGCTTGCTGAAGGGACGTTTGCGTTTGCTCGCAAGGCCGCCCCGAGAAGACCTCTTCAGCAGCCCTACCAGTAAAAAATCCCACCACCCCAAACCCGAGCATCATCGCCGGAGTGGATGCCCACGCAGGTGGGGTGCCCCAGAGAGGCCACGTCATAAACCCGACTGTCAATAGTAATGTGATCATTTCTTTTTCCTCCTCGATATGTTGTGGTATGCCCAACATACATTGGGCAGTTGTGTAGGTACACTTGTGTAATGTACCAACTAAACCCTAATTCTATAAATGTACTTTTGGGTAAGGGGTTACCCTAAAAGGTACATATGATTATTTGCGTGCACGCTTTCACTCTGCATTCTCCCCGCTTCTTCGCCGAGTTACGCCGATTTCTTTTGCCAGAACTTGAATTCGTTGGCGGGACAGATTATACTTTTGTCCAATGCGGGCATAGGAAATAGTTGGATCCATGATTGCTTTCACAAATTCTGGATCGTTTAACCACTTGTGGCACCGAATTTTATTTAGTCCAGCAGCCTTACACACCTGTACGACAGTCCGTTTGGCTACCCCAACTATCAAGGCTATCTCATGATAGAAAAAACCCTGGTGTCTCAAGTGACATATTTTCTCTTCTCGCTCCGCACTGTGCATTCTAGCCAATTTGATTTCCTCCTTTACCACCCCCGCAAGATTGTACGAGAGTTGCCTTCCACCCACACCTAGTTACTCCTTTCTCACTAATTTCCAAAGCATGGGACAGTGTCTGTGCAAAACCCCCCAGGGTAACTATAACAGTAACCCTGTTCGATGATCCCCATATAAAACCTCGTACCATCGTCGAGGCGTCTCCAACACCGGCAACAAGAGATGTCTACCAGTAAAAGAACGTCCGTTGACTTGAAGGATTGATCGACTGGAATTACGCTTAATACAAACGTACCGATCAATACTCCAGTAAGGACCGTTCTCATTGCACCATGCTGCAAGCCAAATACTAATCCTTGGCGGAAGCTTTTGTTCATATTCCTCCTCCAATATCTGCTTAAGTTGGGGCATCACTGGTGCCCGACGATTGAGAATTGAAGCACAGCACAGCATTGGACTTTTTCCCCTGTAGACCCATACCGTATATTGCTGATGCATAACTAACCTCCTTTCCTGCGCCAGCAAAAAGCTGTAGGTTGTAAGTAACTACCCAAAAGTTTGTCTTCCTTTCTTCTTGGGTACTTTCTTCTTTAACCCGATTGTACTAAGATAGCCTATATAACCCTAAAACCCTTGATGGGTTAGAGGGATTATTACTAGGCTAAAAGGCATGGGCCTAACGCGTACGACTCCAATCTAGCTATTGTAGTTGGGCAATCAAGGAATGTGACAAACGTTCAACGCAGTGAACGGCTGCCCTGTCCCTGGAATCGCACTTCTCAACAGTACTCTTCCTCACAGGTCTGGTCCTACTTTTGCGTAGCAGAAAACGGCGGGAGTCGGTTGAAAGACAATAAATCCGATTGTCTTCGTTAGTAGTAGTGTTGGTAGATATAGAGTTGTTCTCGGGAACCTCTCTTCCCATTTCTGCATAATAGTTATGCATCTCCTTTCCTCCTCCTCTGGTAGTGCTTCTCAACACACTTTTCGAGGAGATAAACAGTGAACACACAAAACTTGATACCGCATCTGGCGAATACATTTTTCTTGTTGTATTCTTTAAGCTATCACCAGACTCTCTTACCCATAATGACATGTTCCCTCCGGACCGGATGGATTGAAAAGGGAGCAGAATCTGCTCCATGTGAACTCGACTAACCTCACCAACTAAGACAGCCAAAACTGCCTTGACACATAAATCCATACATCCCTCCCCTATTCCTGATAGACAGAAACTGAACGGCCCTAGATGAGAGCCAAAAGTGAAAGAGATAAGAAGGTGAGTAGTAGTAAGTGTAAAACCCAAGAAGCTATTAATTGTTTATATCCAAAAACAAAGCCGAGAACTTTGATTACTTTATTTACACGCACGTATATTAAACCATTAGTCTATAGATTTAACGCACGCGAAACAAAAAAGGTGTTAACTTCTCCTTTTTGTCATTTTTCCTCTTGTACCCTAATGTACTTTAAGATACTCTATAAACCCTTATATATGGGTAAGAGGGACTTACCAATAAGGCTTTATAGTTGCGTACGCGTGTGTAACCCTCGCGCGACTGTTTTTTTATCTTACTGCACCTAATAAACCCTATTGTCTTATAAATATATCTGCACCTAAAATGGGTAACTGAGGGTTACCATTATTAGGTTTGATATAACACGTATACACGAGAAGGGGGATTTTGGAACGTACAATAATTGGAGATGAATCCAAATTGAAGGAATAGGTCGCCTAGTTGCAGCACCAGACGACCCTTACACAGAACTACCTACTTAGAAGATGCTGGGAGATGGAGTCGTGTTGCCTCAAGAACAGGTAAGTTGGCTTCAGTGGGAATATATACTGTGGTTTTACCAGTATTTTCTTTCATTCCTTCCACCCAAAGCCAACGAAGATACCCTTCATTATCCTTGAGACTGCCGCCGATGATTAAATTTGCCTTTGCTACACCTTCCGCCCGCTTCACTTCTGCTGACGCCAAATGCCCCGCAGATTCTTCAGCAGCCTGGGCTTCTCTTATCTTTATCTGCCGGTTCCATTCAGCTTGTCGGAGTTCAGCTTCCCCGGCCAGTCCTCTTTGCCAAACAGTGTAGACAGGGTAAGCCCAAAAGATGAGAACAGTCACTACAAGGGCAAGTGTTGCGGCCCAGAGGGCGAACCTTACAAACGAAACTTCTTCGTGGTCCATTTTTTTTCCTTTAATGTGTTGGGCAGTTTTACGGAGATTCTTTATCGTTTACCTGACATTGGCAGCCACAACTGATCGTTAGACCTAACCACCCAATCTTCAGTTGGGCTGGATAACATTTGTTGGTGTGTTTTTATCTCAACAACCTGTTGTTCCAGGGATATAATTCTTGAACTTGTTTTAATTGAAATACAGAGAAGTGCAATACTAATCACAATTACACTGAACCCCAAAATTAGAAAGTTGATCTTGTTGTCCATATTATCCTCTTCTATCTAAGGTCTTTGTTGTCCCGCCCCAGAACGTTTTTGCATCGCCAAAAGGCGTGCTTCTTCACGCCGCCGCCGCTCTTCTTTTATGACTTTCATCTTACCGCGGTATACACGCCGGTTTGCCGAGCGCATGGTAGCTGCGGTGAAACGAGTAGGGTCTTCTACCAGCCGGCGAATCTGATACACCAGCCCGCTCTTTTTTGTGGTAGCTCCCATCTTTAGGACATGCTGAGCGAGGAGAGTAGCATAGTCTTCAGACTCACAGTTAAATTCTACGGGATTTTTGTCGTCAATTCGCTGGACAGCCGGACGTCCTATAGACGGACCAGTCTTGATACCAGCTTTAGTTGCTGTGGTCTGTCGTCGCCAGAACGTAACCACCAGCGTGTCATAATTTACTTTAACTGACTTGATACCGACTTTTCGAAGCGGGGCTTTGAACGGGCGGTTACCTTTCTTCGAATTCTTCTGTGTTGCCATGTCAAATTCCTTTCTTTTAGTGAGAAATCTGCCTATTGGAATGGCATATATTTTGGGCTTTTTTAGCCCCGGAACGTAAGTGTATGGTGGAGTAACCACCGATTTAAGACAGTAAAGCTTAGAACAGGAAAACAAAAGCCTTTGTTTCTTATTCTATTGCGAAAACTGCCCACAGCAGTTTGTGTAGCCCCTGCCTGGATGACATCCTTAGAGTTTGCAAAGAGCCAGGAAGAAATTCAGACCCCCTACAAACAAGGCTAACGAATGTGATTTGGGGGATTAACGCCCCGAGGGGACAACGAAACAGTCGAAGCCTTTGCCGCGTTTCAGCCGACTGATCTCTATTTTTCTCATATCAACAGCAACTGCTTCGTAGGTAAGCGAGCTATAATCATGTTGAATGGTTTGTGTTGCACGAGACTTCTTTTTACTAATCTGTTTCTTGTTCATTCACAACCTCCGAACAGTAAAAGCTACGTTACTTGAACAATAACGTTTTGCGGGAAGACCCGCTTTGTTAATCAGTCTTGAATAGGGTAAGATTGATTGCGGGCTATAGTAGCCATTAAACCCTTCAATAAAGAACTTTACCGCATGCGGTAATTAATCAATCTTACCCTTACTCTTAAGATATACCTTTGATGGGTAGAGGGTACCATCTAAAGGTTTGATAAAGAAAAAAGGGGTACGTAGACCCCCACATGTTACACTCTTCCGCGAGGAAGAAGCCAATCAAGTAAATAATCAAAAGCATCTTCAACCGCATAAGACACAACAGACTCTTTTAGCCACTTTTCTCGAGAACTATTGGTTTTGCGTAGATGTGCATGAAAGTTCCCCAGATCACCAAACTCTTTCAAAATGAGTGCATTGTCTGCTTGTTTTTGCAGAACATTCTTGTTATTCCAATCTTGAACTCGTTGCATAGTGGCGTCGTCAGCTTGTCCAAGAACTACTGCTGCCATATTATTTCTCCTACTGGCAACTGCCAGGTTCTTTTGAAGTTCAGGTTGGGGCGGGGCTAGGATTGGGTTTCTTTTCATAACCATCTTTGTACCAGCCCCCTCCCCTTAAGAAAAAGTTACTCCGGCTGATAATTAGCTTGGCACAACTTTGACAATGCCCACAAGGTAACACTTTTGGCTTCTTAGCACTGATAGGAAAGGATACCTCAGTAATTTGACCGCAATTTGAGCATTCGTATTCGTATACCATGTTTTCCCTTTTTCTTTTCCCTATTCTGGTGTGGTGTGGATACCACGATGCTCCCATTCCTTTAAGTCAATAAACCACAATCTTCAATAACCTCAACCTTTTTGCATCTTACTTTAGAAAGGTCATCCTTGAAGAATACAATGTCCTCCGGATCCACTAAACAGCGTTTCACTCTTCCGGAACAATGATACAGTGCTGCTAGTGCAGACGTAGCTGAAAGGTGAAGACCCTGCCCACATTGTATCCCAGGATCTGGATCCCAATCACTACATTCAACGATGCCCTCATATAAGACTTGTCCAGAGAAGTAATCAGTTCCGTCTGGTTGTGTTATTTTGAAGAGAACGATACGTCCATCAGGTTGTCTTACCAAGTCAAATATATCACGGAAATCTCTGGGACTTACCTCGGATGGTGGTATGTCGATTACTGAAACACTGCTAGCACACTCATTAATTGCAGGGGAGCAACCATAACCGAGAATGACTACATTCTGATAAGCGTTTTTTATCTTAGCAGCGGTAGAATATACCCTAATAACTGCAGAGGAGTAAGCATGTTCTATAATGGAGTTTCCCTTTAAAGCAACAATAGCAGCTCCCCCAACTCGTTTAATGCGGGCCCCATCCCGAAGTTCTTCAATTTGCGTGTTTCCGAACATGTCACGAATTACAGCATCTTGCCCCACCCTCCTGATATGAGCAGACCCCAGCAAAACATCTATGCTAGCACTCCCCTCTACCACATCTATGATTACACTACCACTTACGGAATCGATACGGGCGGATTCGCCAACGCTGGTGATAGCTGCACGCCCAGAAATGCAATAAATCCGTGCCTTTCCCCTGATGGCGTGAACCACAGCAGCATCACTTATGTGGCTTACACAGGCATTATCCCGAATAGATGTAACCGTAGAATTGTCAAAAATACTACTGATATGGGCATCTCCACCAATAAAGCCCACACATGCCTGATTAACAAGATAAACATGTGCCCGTGGTGGGGTTTTCATTATACGGGGTATGTTTCCCCGCACATAGATATACCCGTCGAAGTCATCTGGGATAGAGTCGTATTCTTCTTGACTATTTACGTATTTTTCTGGACTATTTACGTACCGTGTGTCACCCATTAGTTTTACCTCCACACCCTTACTGTTGCTTCCGGGTAATTTGTGCATGCAGTCAAGTAATCTCTCACGAATTGCACCAACCCATCGTAATTTCCCCATCCATTTGGGGGGTTAAACTGTTGGTAATCTTCCGGATGCATTACAAGTTTTGTCAACCCCTCGCAGAGAGGTTTAAGCAGCTGGAAAGCCTCCGATTTCAATTGGAGGTAGTTGACTTCTTACCCCCATATCTACATATGGCCTCCGGAGAGCCTCATAAGTTTCCGTATAGCCGTCTTCATGCTTCTCGTTAAGAAGTCCATACGGGGGTTCCCCAAACCACCTGACAAATTTCCCGTTTACCATAGCAGACACGAGCTCAGCGGGTAAATTTGCGGGGTCACGGAAGTTAATAAACTCCAAGTCTTCTCCTACGTTGTCAGGTATATCATAGAAATACCTGATTGCCCCATGTCCCCTCAAATCACTGGGGTATTCACAAAAATGTCTCAGCTCCTTTCCCTTTTTAGACTCAATATCTGGTGTGGTTAAATACCATAAGGTTTCACCTAGTTTGACTACTGAGATAAATTCACACATCGTTATGTCCTTTCACCCAGCTTTTCCCTTTGCTTTTAGTTCCTCATAGGCGTCGCTCTTGTATTTGAGCAAGAGACGCCTGCACCCATCATACACACGTTCGCTTAGAGGCTTTATGACCACTCCTTCACTGAGATGGGGGCTTTGGTCCATTAACTGAGTTGGTTGATTGGCATGCAATTTTAAGGCATCCAAACTAAATGGCCCACAATAAAGGAGAGGAGCTAACTCTAGTCCGTATAGAGTTGCCAAATTAGTTAGTTCCTGAACACCAGCGAATCTACCGTCTATGTAAATATCGAATAGCCGCCAGTCCGGTGTGTTCCTTCCGTAAGTCATACTTCTAGCACCATTCTTAATGCCCCTACCAAATATTTCTCCAAAGAAAATGACCACGTTGGCATTATAGTCATACATAATTTTGCAAATTGCATCCCGAACGTGTGGGTTATAGGGAGATGCGTAAATCGTAGGTTTAGCGGCCTCAAACTTCTTTTGTGTGCTATGAGAGCCAATCATAAACCCCACAAAAGTCTCATGGTGCAAGTGTTTACGGGGGATAGGCATTCTCTGGTCAACACCCATAACTTCTGCTTCAGTTATACGAACACCTCCCATTCTAGAGTTTGTTCCTTCAATCTTTTCATAAATTGCTACCACTTCACCTTCCTCAAAAGCTTTAGGAAAGTTTCTAAAGTTTTCGATGTTAGAGTAGTGAGTAAAAAGTGGATGTTCCCGTGCTTGATCACCGACTGTGAACTCTTCAGGAGGGCTATACTTTGTTATACCTAGTTGCTCAGATACTTCTTCGCCCTCTTGGAAATTCCAATGGTTAGACGCGGCGATACCAAATGACATAATTCCTCTGAGCTTTACTTGTCTTACCCGATTCCCATTTTTTAAATATACAGTAACTCCTAGTTGCTCTGCCAATTCCTGAGGAAGAATAAGATCAGGTGCAATAAAAACTCTTAACTCTCCTACCTTGGGGTTTGTGTCTCTATTAGTAATTACTTGCCAACCAAGAATGTCCAATATCAACAAGTTGTCTGCGTGGGGATGCTCAGTAATAGCATCAACTCGTGCACATCTTACAATTGTGTCACTTGGCATTTACAAAGCCTCTATAATCTCTTTTACTGTACTCCCACTTATTCGCCCGGCAAAATGTGCCATAATGGGCTGCATTGCTTGTGGTTTGTTACGGAAAAGGGAAAAGTCGATATTGTCTTGAATCCATACCAAAACTTCTTCTTTTGTGACAGGGGTTGGGATAAACTGTTTGAGGATATTGATAAACTGTTGGGAACCGTTTATAGACTGCTCATCTTCAATCGCCTTACGCACAATCTTAATAGCCAATAGGTCGGGAATTTCCTTTTCTCGGCACCGGCTAAACTCCCCCAAAATGAATCGGAGAGTAGACTTAGTATCCTCATCTTTTTCTACCATCGCTGTTGTTAGTTTTTGTTGTATTTGTTGTTGAATTCGCATCTTTGCACTCCTTTGGGGTCCCGTTAATTTTAATCTGTGTAGTTCACTGGCACCGTCTATATTTTATACTTGTAGATTTAGTTGAACTGGTCTCCTTCTACCAAGGGCCGCACCGTTCGCTTGGCCTGTGAAAATGTCCACAACCGCACATATGAGCTTTCTCGGGTTGCTCCTCTTCGGTGAGTTGTTCAATTTGCCCACAACAGGGGCAACTCCAAAAATAACCGTAGGTTCCGCTAAGGGTCATTTCGGAACCGCATTTTGAACACAGCTTTTCTTTAGTCGGCATAGTTGGACCCCACTATCCAAGAAGAAACACGGCGTTTAGGTCTGTTGTGCACCAACTAAACATAAAATCATGCACCCAATATTGCTTGTACTCGCAATCTGGGCATACCCACCCGCTTAGTGTCGCTATCAGGTCCGCCCCGCCTGAACAGTTTCCATTAAATTAGAACCAATCTCAATCATAGCATCTCCCTCTCTTTCGTTTCCTTCCATACTGGACGAACTTCGGTCTTCCTACGGGGATCATGGTCACAAATCGTTTTAAGTATATGGCGACAATTGTCGCCATCAAACGACTGTTGCAAACCATCCCACGCTCTCTCCCACTCCGATGGTAAGGGACACCGTGTCGCGGAAGAGACACAGTATTCGTTACAGAACAACGGGTAAAACTTTTGGTTTGGATGCAGTAGTGCCATGCCCTCGGCTGCTTCTCTAGCCTGATCATGTGTCGCATATCGCATTTCGGGTGGCGTGGCTCCTTCGGGTGACCAGACGATGAAGAAGGAGGAAGGGGGAATGACAATAGGATACCAATCTTTACACGGAAGAGCTGAAGTTCCATAAGTGCGTCCGCAAAAGGGGCTAGAAGTATTCGTGCACACACCAGCCTGCTGATATGCATCAGTTTTCCATCCCCCGCACGTCGCACAGCGCCGGTCTTCCGCCGGGTCACCCTTCGGCTCAATATAGGGTTCCCATATCGCACATTCAAGAGAGTCTGCAGTCCACTCCCAGGTTACGATCTTGGCACCTGTAGAGTTAGTATGAATGAAGTGCCCGAACTCATCAATAACCACATACCACCCGAGCGGCCATATGAGCTGCCGAGCCTTGCCACCCCCCAGTATGTATATCTGAGCTTCAAATCCAGTCAATCTGGTCATGTGTAATCCTTATTGTTGTTAAATTTTGTTTCGATAGCAGCATTGTGGTATTATGCAGCGTAGTTGTGGCTATATTCATTGTTGTGTGTGCACACTACCCCGCAACCGCGTCAGGCGGTATTTTTCACTTGTACCCCGTGGTCCTTGAACCACACAAGTTTGATACCTGAGATTGTGTGGATTTGCTCCAACAGCCATATCATCAAGTCGTCTTCTGAGTTGAAATATTTGGTATGGTGCAAACTAGAGTCATATACATACAGTCGTTGCTGATTATCCGTTCCGATTTGAATGTTAGATCCGTAGAGCAAAGTAAGTGCGGTAGCGGTCTGCCCTATCATAACAGGATGTTCTATCACTTTTTGTTCCTTTCATAGGGAGGCAACCTCTTTAAAAAAGATTGCCACCCCCATTTAGGTCAGAGGTCAGCAGTTTTCTATCTCTGCTTTAACTTCCTTAAGTAACGCTTGTAAGTCTTCTGGTGCGATACACAATAAAGTCCGCTCCTCAATGGAGTCTTTCAACTTCTGCAATTTTTTGACTTGCGGGTAGAGCATGTCTTGGGCTTTTATCTGTGCCCGTGCCAGTTTCGAGTTACTATTGCAGTCTTTATCCCCGTGAGAAAATCCGTCATACTGGAAGTAGAGCTGTCTCCCAAACTTATCGAGTTCTGTATTTATATCCTCCAACCGTTTCTTCAGTTCTCGCTTTTCCGCCATAAGGTCTTCTTGTCCCAACAGCTTCCAAGCAAAATTGTTAATTTGTTCTGCACTCATGCCTTGGCAAGCGATCTTGATCTTGTTGTCGATCATGTTATACAGTAACTTTTGGCATCTATTGATAACTGTGATTCCAACCATTTTTGAACTCATGTCAGTTCCTTTTTAGAAGTCTTGTGCGGTTTTCCGCTGGTAATAGTCGCTGAAGAAATCATCAGCGTCCTGTATAGTCGCAGGAGCGTCATCTCCCGAGGCAATGACCCCGGTACCATCACATACATAACACTCTCCCCCTTTAGGGTCCCAGCCACTCCCCTTACAATGAGGACACTTTCTTAAGTCCTTGCCCATGGTAACCCCCTATTCTATAGCATAGTTGATAACAAGTCCCAGATTGTGGTTTTCAAAATAACAAAACCAAAAGCCATTTATAGCAGGGAATGCCCGATCTGTTATTTCACGGTGTGCTTTATCGACCACATCTTTAATTGAGGATTGAAATGTTTCCAAGTCTGCTTCTCTTGAGGTTGTATATTGCGAATACACTTTTGTAAAGCAAGTAGGACACCACAAATGCCCCCGTGTCTCAACGTTGTTCACACGATACATCACTGGGTGCCCATAAGTCATCGTCTTTTTACAAACAGGGCATACCATATTACGTGTGCCTTTGTAAACCATCAGCCCACCTCGTACTCTTCAGACTCCAGTTCCTGGTCTAAAACAAAACCTTCTTCATCAAGGCGGGTTAATCCGTTAAGAAACTTATCAGAAAGTCTCTCTAGGGCTTCTTCCACCTCACTTAGTGAGTCTAGTAAACTGATGATACACGCGTCGACTTCATCGTATGCATCCAAATCTACTGCCGTGGGCTCATAATCCGAAACAGCTTCTGCAAATGAATACAGAGCTTTATCTAATACAGGTATTCGGTCAATCACAGATTCAAAGCGTCGTTTAGACAGAAGTTCCGGCATGCTTTTCTATCTTTCTCCTTTTTCTGATTAATGTGCCCACCTGCCTTGCAATGGAGTATCATAATCTCCACTACAAAGTTCCGCGGACGACTGTGCCTGATTTTTTTCTTAGACTTAGCCATTATATTCCTCCTATCTAGTGACGTTCCTAGTTTATACCCCTGGTTCGCCAATACAGCTTAGCTTCAGACAGTAGTTCCTCTTGTGTGTTAGCAACCAGGTTATCTTGAACTGTAGCTAAAAGGTGTTTCAGCACCTCACCTACAACTGGTCCCGGAGGAATTTGGAGTTCTTGCATGACTACTCGCCCGTCGATTTGCAAATCGCGAGTTGAGAACACTGGGTTCTCTATGCTATGGATGTAAGCAGCAACCTTATTGTATGTATGGTGCAGCTTTTCGTCTGCCCCCCGAAAATCCGGGTTGACTTGCCACCTGGGGCTCCTTCCGTAGAAATCTGCTCGTCCTGCTCGCCAAGACAAATCGAGCATATGCTTCCCATACTGTGCGATACCAATACGTTTTAGCATACGCGACATCTTGCCATCAATGAATGCATCCATGTGGTGCCCCACCAGATGTTTAAGTATGTCTGTATTAAAATCATACTGGCCTGTACGGGTTTGCCCGAAACGCAATCGTTCGAATATTGTGTCCAACATATCACACGATACATGGGGGTGACCATGAAACGAGTAGCCATAATCCTCATGAACGAACTCTTGTGTTGGGGGTTTGCCTATGTCATGGAACAAAGCGAATAAACGACAATATAAATTAGGATCAGACTGTTCAACAGCTAATAGTGTATGTCCCCAAACATCATGGCTGTGATATATGTTTTGTTCCACGTCCATCATAGCAACTAGTTCGGGGAACCAGAAACCCAGCACACCAAATTCAGCGAGCATTGTGAGTGCCCACGCCACATTGTGCCCTGATTCAACAGACATAATGGCCAAGAACTCATCTCTTACACGTTCAGCGGACAGAAGCTTCAGGCGTCTCTGCACGATTTCGTCTTCGGCTGCATCAAACACCTCAGGAGACAGAGAGTAATCATAGCGTGCCGCGAAACGTATAGCCCGCAACAACCGAAGAGCATCTTCTCTGCAACGCTCAACAGCACCTCCAATAAACTTAATCTTGTGTGCACAAAGGTCTTCAACTCCACCTACATAGTCGATGACTTCTCTTGTAAAAGGGTCTATCAAGAGCCCATTGATAGTAAGGTCACGGCGGGCTACGTCAAAATGAGGACCACTAACAGGGTCACATGAAAATGTGGGGAAAACCTCTTTACGATTGTCAGTTGGGCCGTTCACATCACCAAAATCTTTCCGGTATTGGGTAACCTCTACACTAACACCATCCTTTACAAACGTAAGCGTCCCGTACTGTTCACCAGTAGGCACTATATGTGCATCTACTATCAATTGCTTCATTACACTAACAGGCATTGATGTGCACATATCGATGTCTTTAGCGGGGTGAAGGTCACGATTTTCCAATACCGCTAATACAGACTCACGAGCCTGTCCACCGTTAACATACACGGAATGACCTGTATCTCTTATTGCAAAAGCCACATTAAGAGCTAACTCCATAGTTTTATCCCAATATGGCAACTTGGCTCGCATACCGACCTTCCTTTCTGAATAATTTACAACTCTTTGATCACTAGTTTCGGTTCAACATCTGGGACTTCATAGCAAACAGACTGTATCTCTCTGACGAGAATATACTTCACATTAGGATTACTGCGGGCCCGCTCTTTAGCACATTCTATAGCTGTCGCATAAGTCATAGGTGTTCCTGCCAGGCTTGTGTGCCAAACACGAATATCTCTTTTCTCTTGGGTTACGGGTGTGCAAGAAGAGATGGATTTTTCGCTTATGACTTCCCAATTTGTGTCCAGTAACGCTGAGTTGTCCCACGTATACGGACGCGGGAAAGCACCAGCATCGGTGTGGATCATAAACTCATTGCCTTGTGGGGGTGGGCTGATACGGAGAGTTATAAATGAACACGGAGCCCATGTCCAAGATGAGTTACGAATTTTACTACCCCCGCAAGCATAACGAATAGCCTCATACCCTGTCATTGTTCCTCCTTTAGGAAAGGGTTCCCTTAGGGGAACCCCTATGCGGTTAGTGGCGGGCAACAGCAGATGCAGGACCTGATTCTTCGTCCTTCCCTCCCGCCAGTTTGAAGAGTATCTCCATAGCAGAAGATGCAAACAAAGCTGATTGAGTTGCCATATGCTGAGCAGTTGCCAACTGCTTACGCACAAAATCAGGCTCGTATCCCAAAATGCGAACAATCTTTCGCAACTCAAACACTTCTTGTTTCAATTTCTTGTAGCCTGCAAAAATATTTTCTTCCCCATCCTCATTGAAGTCTTTGGGGCGCAACGACAAGAAGCGGTCAGAGATGCAGTCAAAAAGAGCACTAACATCTGCTTTGAGTGCAACATTCGATTGAAAGAGCTGTTCGACTGCATCATCATTGAACCGGCATACCGGTAATTCATAGGTCTCATCTTTTTGCTTACGCCCCTGTTTTCGGAGTTTTTGTGGTATGCGATTGAAGTAGTCCCGTCTCCATACGCTGAAAGACTTCTTAAGGTCTCCCCAATGTCGGTAGTTACCGGGTATAAATATCGTATTTACATCCTTGACACTATCGCCGTAGCCAAGTCCAAATGCTGTGATCCGATAAACATCATAATATGCATTGGTTGCACCCATCACTGTGCGACCCAATACATAATAATCGGATTTGTTGAGCTGTCCATTAAACTTATTTGCCATCACGAACATGAGACACAACGCACTCTCCACAGGTAACTGTTCGGGGAGCTTGAGGTCTGCTGTGAGTTCCAAAATCATTTCTTTCTGTTCCGGTGTTATAACACGCCGACGTCCCATCTTTTCCTTCCCTTTTCTATCTTAATAAATGTTTAAGTGATTGACAATCGCTACCCCATTCGTTCCACACAATATAATGAGTACCTGCTATCTCAGGGAGGTAGATACCGTCATATTTCTGTGGGCGAACGTATTTACATAGAAAGTCTACCATTCCATTACGTTCCACCCGCCAAACCGCACCTTCTGCCTTGTCGAGAGCTCCGTGAAAACCGTGATCCCCGAGAACTGCCGATGCTTCGCAAACAGGAAGAGCTGAGTTGGCACAGAAGAACACCCGCGGGCAACAAAATGGCTTTAAAAGAGAGTTGTTTCTTAAGTCAAGCTGTAATTTAGTGATACGTTTATCAGTAGAGAAAATATCAAATAGGAAAAAAGGTTCATCCAGAAAAGTATACTTAGTTCCATGTGCTTGAATGCACCACTCTCCTACACACCATTCCCCGTTAGATAAAAGTGAGTTAAACCTGTGGCTGTGCTCATACACCCAGCTAGCCCAATAGCGGTGCTGGAGATAGGGCGAAGTATCGGCTACGTACCCTGACCGTATTAGGGGAACGAGAGAGCTATCTGGTAACTTAGCTACACCAACATTGCTCCCGTCTATTTTCTCGCTCACAATGATTAGATCGCATTTGTCGCGTGGCTTTTCAGTTGCGATGCGGACATGTCCAATCGAGGCTTGCTTATCAGACGGCCCCAAACGTGATTGAGGCAGGTGTGGGATAGACCCGTAGATCGGGTGGTCGAGCGGCTTGGCATTCATCTTGGAATTCTGCCTTTCTAGTTAATTTGGGGTTGTGACTCTGTACTGCGCGGATTACGTTTGACAACGACTTCTCTACCACAAACGTTACACTTATAGATAATATGTTTTCGTCTTCGTGTGAGCCTATCTTTAGAGAATATCCCTATCTTGCAATCTCCGCATTTAAAGAAAACTTCCATTCTTCTCCTTTCCAATATCTCTTTTAAATGCTAGGCAGTACAGAAGGATGCTTAATTAGTCGTCGTAACCATCGTCATACTCAACTTCCTCCACGCTATCAGAGTCAGCAAGATTAGAAATGGCTGAGGTATTAACCTCGAGCTCTTCAGATTCTGTAACCTTGACCTTAGGCGGTCGTCCACGTTTACCTTTCGGCTTCTCAGGCACAATAACATTTGCTCTAGGTGTTGACTTCCCCTTGGACTCTCGTGTCTCTTTGCTCGCATCCTGTAATGCAAACTCCTCCAGTAACGCCAACAATGATGATTCTGCCTCCCCATCAGCGAAAACAATACCCATACCTTGAGCTAGACCACGTGCGTAAGCAGATCTCACTTTTGCTGTCTCACCGATCGTTTCTTTCAGTGTTTGAAACAATACTTTCTGTTTCTTCAACTCGTCGGCTTTAGCGTAGGCTTCGTTCATCTGCTGGCGGGACTGCTCCAGAACTTTCTCCACAGCATCCCGCTTCTTCCCAATGTTCAGTAACTCCTTGTTGAGGCTCTCTTCGTTCAGTAACTTCAATTGTGCCATTTATAGGCTCCTTCTTAATGTAGTCCCTCGGCATCAAATCCGAGAGTTTTGGGGCATTTATGTGCCACATGCTAACCTCCTAAATTCAAATTTACCATGGACCGCACCGTTCCCCTGGTCCATGAAAAAATCCGCATCCACAGAGATAATTAGCATTACGTCTATGGTCCTCACAAGTTTGAGGATCTACCGATTTTGTTGCGGTCAATAAACAGTTACAAGGCTGCTGATTATCCCACCACCAACAATCTTCTCGATAACATTTGTCGTCAATGCTGTGCGGCATTTCGCTTCTCCTCCACTGTATGTCGAGCACACTTCTCGATACCGAGAATCACAGCAGAACGTTGAATATCCCACTGAAGACAACTGATCGGAAAATCAGGATTCCACCACTTACAGTCTTCTCTCTGACATTTATTGTCTCTATCATGAGACATTCCGCACCTCTTTCTTTTATATCATTTTCTTTCTCAACCCTCCTATACTAGTATAGGCAGTATTAGAGTACTAATACCGCTATACCCTCAAATATATATATAGTAAAAGAGGAGGGTAAGAATAAAAAAAATAAATAAAAAGGAAAACAAAACGCCATTAGTTACAAATGAAGCTGAGTGGGTTAGACTCAGGAAGCAAATTGAAGAGAAGAACGAGTTTACTGAAGTTAGCGGGGACCCCGAGCAGTTTCCGTGTTGGGCTTACATTGATGACTTCTATTCTCCAGATTGCGGAAAAGGTAATGATGTATACTTTGTTGGCTTTGTCTACCAAACCCCAGAAGGAACGTGGGACATAGAAAGAATGGAGCAAGAAAATGTTTATCGGTGGGAATCTGCAACTGAATTTTAACTAACACAAGGAGGATTTGTGCAAAAAGTCCTAAGTATTACATTAGTTTTGTTATTGCCCAACTTTTGTAGCGGCAAATCTTTTGAAGAACACATAACAGAGTTCTACCCTGGACTAGTTAGCAAGATTGAAGAGTGTGGCTTTTGCGGGCCTATAGCTGAAGAGCTGGCTCAATATGCTCTTATAAGACAAGTCCATGAAGACGGAGTTGAACGTTCTCCCAGTCATTCTGTACCTGGGATTAGCACAGGGGGATGGAACGAAGACATCCTTCAGCGTGTGTTGCAAAAACTTAGGCTAAGTGTTGTTCTTACTAAATGTCATGATTCCGAAGGAACTTCTCTATTTGTAATTCGTGGTGCGAACGCAAATTTACTTTCTGCGACCACCATAGCTTGTCTTTACGATTATTATCTTACACAGTTCAAGGGCAGTTTTTCAGATGCACAAAGGTTAGCCTGGCTAAGATCTAAATATTATTCATGGCTGATTTATCGCAATCCTGGTGTGACTGACTACTTGGATAAATACACCCAGTTTGCTGAAGAACGTAACAAAATAATCAAGCGGTGCAACCGGATGTACGGACCGGGGGCTGATCGGATAGAATTTACCGTACAAAGACTGCAACCCAAATTCAAAGGAGAACCAAAACGATGGTATCAGAATTCAGAAACAAAGTAGATTCACTAGTTAGTTTGATAGACACCTATGACCAATGGCAGCTGGAAATCAAGAGTATAGAAAACTCACTCCGAGAAGCAAAAGAAGAAAGAGACAAGCTGCTCAATGACATGTATTATGAGGTGGAAGCTCTGTCAAGCACCCTTCCCAAGAGAGAAGGGACTGAGACTGGCTATGTTCCTCGGGCGGAAGTCCCTGACATGACCAGGGTCCTCAGTATGAATGTTTCTCCTGATAACCTAGCATAGGAAGGTGAACCATGCCACGAGCGGAATGGTGTGAGCAGATGATTGCGGTGATAGGTGAACCTACCACCCCTGCTCAAAAAGAACAAAGAAAAATTGACGAAGCAATTGAAAAGATAAAATGTTCGTTTGGAGCAGGTCACACTAAAGCCGCTCGTACGTGTATCGATGTACTACAGGCTTTACTAATTATCGCCCGCCGACATCCTGGGGAACTAAGCCGCGGTATTAGTGGCTATGACCAAAAACAAATCGGATCTGTTGCTGGCTGGTCTAATTCAGTTGTGGGGCGGTATACGATACAAATGGAGAAACTCGGGTTACTCCGAATTACAAGAAAGGCAGGTAAATGCAATCAATATTTTTTCGTATTTGTTTAAATCGACACATTTACCAGAGAGAAACCTTTACAACTAATTCATCCTCTAGTCACTCCGTTGTGACTCTGAACAAGAAGAAGGGGCCAGGTATATCGGGAGCTGGCTGGAAGCCAGGCGAATTTGGCTGGCAATTCTTTAAGTTAACTAAACCTGAGGACAAGGCGGTTTATATGGCAGTTCAGTTGTTGCAAAGCCTTACCAATACACTCAGAGGGATCACGCAAGCTGACATAGAGAAGGTAAACCGTATCATACAACGCAACGTGCTGGACAAGGATTGCGACGATTATTACATCGACCACCAAAGTTGTGTTGCTCTGCCATATAGAGCAGGCGATCCGGAACGCCGTATTTGCAATGCCTTCTTCCGGGACCTGTTCTGGTATGTTGTGTCAGATCCGGAAATTGTAATACTGGGTGGTAATGACAATGACTCCCGAGGCCCTACAGATTACTACTGGTCTGTCTGCGACGATATCCCCGTTTGGGAAGCTCTGTCTGGTTGCTCTGAATCGGTTGTCACAAAAGTCTCTGACAAGACATGGAAATTAGAGTATTGCACACAAAATGGGGAGTGGCGATCAATGGATACTGTGTTTCCGGAGTGTGTAATTGCGTTACCATCTTTGGGGTGCATACCCCCAGAAGAAGTATCAAAGAAAGACAGTCCCCATGATAGATCCAAGCAGAAGTACACAAATGGTTGTGTCTTCAGGAGGCACAAAAAGGTGCAAACATCCCGTTAGGCTACCCAAGGTGCAACGTAAGTCTCGACATAAGATGTGGTCTGAACTCAGAAAGTTCGTCAAGGCTGTCATTCTTTACGAAGAAAAGGGCGTGTTGACACCCCCTGCGACTGACGTAGATTATCATCATTCTAGCTATGTGTTCGATTACAGCCCGAGCCCACGCGTAGGAGAGAAAAGTTATCGGTCAGAAGTTTACCAAGAAATTCTGTGGAAGATGGCTGAGATCGACGCTAATCGAGACTCTACTCATGCTTTCATGGATTCCGTGTTCCCCTACGAGGAGGATGAGGAATGAGATTATTACGGTTCGGGGGGCTTTCTCCAGTATCTTACAAGGAGGCCATAAAAGAGAGAATTGATGACGAAGGAAATCCAACGTTTCACTGTCCTCCCCGCCGAAAAGGTATCTTTGCTTTCCCATGGCCTCACATGAGCTTATTTTTTGTCTGTTGGCATGAAAAAGGGAATCAAGAGGTATTACACAATGGTTGCCGAGACTTTTGGTATACTGGTTTGTTGTGGACACACCTTACTTCACCTAAAGAGGATACTACCAACATTGAATGGGTAGGTTCTTGGCGACAAGTAACTACATCTAGGTTCATTAAACTTCTCCGTGACAATAAACACTTTCTTAACACCACGATTGTGAAAACATGGTTCCGTTGTCCTCTTCGAGTAGGAGATAGATTTCCAACCGATCCATACAAAAGGGGTAGGGCTGGATTTGGGTATCCCTATGATGTGGACGACCTGGAAGTGTTCATTGAGAAAAAATATCTAGGAAGGATAAGATAATGTTAGGAGCAGTAGATTACGGAATAAGAAACCCACCGCCCGGTCTGAGTTTAGAGGAAGTGGCTAGGATGCTGATTATCCTGCTGGAACGGGCCCATCGGGGGAGGTCACTCGATGGGGTGTTCCCAAGTGAGTATCTTGAAGCAGCACTTGACAAAGCGGTTTCTTGCGTTGTTTCATGCAACAGAATATGCTAGAAAGGCATAGCAGTGACAAAGAAGGAATTCAATGCCATAATTGACCAAATAAAGCAGACCCATATCATGCCAGGGCTAGTATTCCCCACAGGAACATTCCCACCCACGTTTTACAGAAAACTCGCGGGGCGAGGGCGAATAATGCGTTACAAGAAGAGAAACATCCTGGCTTACAGGGGGATTGCTTTTCCGCTAGCAAGAGTTATATATTCACTGGGTCACCCCCACATAACACTAGGTCCTAGCGACGATATACATCATTTAGATGGAGATCATAATAATGATTGTCTTACTAATTTAACGTGTATAACTAGGACAAAACATAGAAAACTACACCAAAAGGAATAATAGATGAAACAGAAAGTTATTATAGGTTTAGTGATCCTTATCGTCATCGGAATTCTGATCAGCGGTGCATACTCAGGTGGTCCTCAAATGAAGACAGTTCATTGGAAAGCACAAGTTGTGCAACCATTGCCACCTATCTACTATTGTCCACCCCCGTCCCCTATTCCGCTAAGAAGAACTCCGGGGTGTGTCGAACAAATTTTACTCCTACCAGTGCGTGTGCTGAAAAGTGTGACTTACATCGTTTTTGGTCGGTAAGAAGGGATCGATATTATGTGTGACTTTGTGTCGTGGATAGAAAAGAATGGAACTATCTGGTACCTAACAACAGCTAACATTGAGAGCCCTCGGGGCAAGGAACTGCGGGATTTTATACAATGGGAGGAGGTTTCAGGGCATGGTGCTATCCGGTGGTTTTACTCACTAGAAGGTGGTTATAATCAGGAATTCACTGGATTCGACTACCCCTCTAACTTTCCTAAAGAGATTAGGGAAGCATTGGTGCGTGGCGAGTTTGCACGGTGGTTTGGAGACACACCAATCGGGCTACTTAGTAGGGATGCAGAGAAGGAATACTGCCAAATGCTCGAACAAGAAGAGTGTGAGACACAAAAAGAAGAGGAAGATTTGAGAGTGAAATTCGCAGATGGTGACCCCCAAAGTTATAGTAGTGGGCTTGTTGAATTACGTGAACACCATATCTTACGACGATCTAAACTAAGACAGGCATCCTGGCACATGTTTATGGACCCCAATAACAGAGCCGATCTTTGGAAATGCATCCAATAGAAGAAAGGAAAAAATTAAAAATGAAAAAGTTCACATTGTTTGTTATCCTTTTTATTATCGCTGGTTGCTTCTCGGCAACATTGGCTGGTGGCCCTATGCTGACACGTGCAGTTCCACCTCCTCTTCCAGTGATAGCCCCTCCGCCTCCACCACCTCCTCCTACGCCTCCGCGAATGTTCGCATCGGGTGGGCTAACCGTCTATATGACCGATTATAAGTCCATCTTGCAACAAAATGGCTACCCTGACCTCAATTTCGGGGCGGCGTTTGGGTGGAGTGCTAAAGCAGCAATTCCTGAGTTCTCGGTCAGTGTACATATGCCGCAATATGCAGATGCCGAATTCACATGGATATCGCCCTTAGTACGTTCTGGAGTAGGAGTGCCTACAGTACCGATAAGTATAGGTGGTTACACTTTCGGACCCCGACTTGCTGACACCATTTCGCTGAAAGCCAGTTTGTCTGGGGAACGTTTTATGTTAGCAACACCCTACTTCACCAACCGTAGAGTAATGCCAACTGGAATGTGTGAGTGGTGGCATTTGAATACTATCGCCAGCGGCATCCCGAACACCTCAACTACGAGCCAAGCAACAATTGAGGTTAAGCAGGACTTCAACAAGATTATGCTTGGCGTAGGTGTATCTGGGGAATCGGTACAGACACCGATGTGCGTATCCTACAGAGCACTTTACACATCAGGCGGGCATACAAGTGGGTGTTTGTTAGAGGCAGGACTTGGTTACCGCCAAAACAATATGTGGGCGGAGATTGGCTATCGTTATAGCACACGAAAGCTCCCGTTTGACACAGGAAACGTAGAAGTCAGCACGAACGGCCCCTACGCCAGACTAAACCTTGTATTCTAACAACTTCAATTAGAGCTTGTGTTGCATGTCTTGGAGGAGGTAGTGATGCCAGAAACTTATGAAAGTATTGAAAGGGAAAGAAACACCCTTCGTGTAATGGTGGCTATGCTGCGTGAAAAGCTAGAAGCGATCCAAGCACACATGGAGGACAGGATTAGAATAGCTGAATTTACACCCCCCTTATCAGTGGGCAAACCGTGTCCTAAGTGTGGGCAGCTACTTCGTTAGAGAGAAATAGAAGAAAATATAAATGATAAATCTGATAATATGGAATTAACTGCATTAAGATTGGCATTACAGAGAATGAGAAAGGAATTAGTTATGAGCAACTCCGGTAGATCAATAACAGATGCGATATTGACTATTGAAACCGCAATAGGTGCAAAGCTTCCCATCATTACAATGGTTGACGTTGCGGAGGCTACGAACTATATTAAAACTGGGGCCTTTAGTGCACCCTTCTTCATTGTATGCAACAAAGATGAACTAGCTACCACACTAAATCAGAAAGTCGCAGAGTGGCGAGATTATTACGAGGAACATGTCACTATCCGAGATTACAAAATCTGCGAACATCCAGTAAGGAACGACACTGGAACGGGAACAAAAATGCAAATTTGGAGATATGAAGTTGATCCGGTAGATGATGTAACCGAATTAGACATGCCTGTGGGTGCAAACATTGTGCATATAGAGGTTCCTAATGATGGCGAGCCCCCCAGTATGTGGGCGATTGTGTATCCGACTGCTCCCTACGAACGTCGTTACTTTTCCTTATTACCTTCAGGTTGGGACTTACCACCTAATTGCCATTATCTGGGTACATGCGTATTAGATGGTGGTGTAAATGTTTTCCATATAGTAAAATTGTTCCCAAAACAGGAGTTGAGTAATGCTCTGGACACAATCTTGGGATAAACCAAGAAAAGGGAAAAATATGGTTCTTTACAAGCTGACAAACGAACGTGGGGTCACTAGGAGCGACCTAACAGGAGAAACACACTGGAGAGAAGGACAAACTTTAACCCTATTACCATGCCTGGACCCACAACTTTGCTCTTGTGATGTTATCCATGCGTACCGAGATCCAAACAGTGCTCTATTACTAAATCCTGTGCATGCCGGGTTTAGAAACCCGCTAATATGGGAGGCAGAAGGGAAAGTAGTAGTAGAGGACTGGGGTAAGGTTGGCTGTTTCGCGTTAACTACAATAAAAAGGATAGATTACCCCGAATGGTACTCCGATAAGGTAAAACAAAATAGAGTAATTCTCCAATTAGCACTTCTTTGTGTTGAAGCAGTGTCCTGTGAAATAGAAAAAGAATATACAGAGAGCAATTTAGTGCAGCAGGTGATTGATGTGATTAAAGAGGTATATGCAGGACAAAAACAGTTTACTACTATTTCGCTAGAACTAGAAAGAGCAGTGGGCAGATTCAACCCACCTCGCTTCAGCACACTGCAGCCTTTCGTGGAAACCTTACTTTATGCCCTTGCTATAGCTACTGATGTCCGGCATAATAGTAATAGGATAGCAATAGAACGTCAGTGTGCACTCCTACTTAGTGCCTGTGCAGCAAGTGGTAACAATACGCTAGAACTGATAAATCGAGCGGTCGATATAGAGACAAGACCCACCTAGAGCACACATGCGTCTTTTGATATATTTAATAATAAGTAGAAGAGAGTAAGTTCAGCCTCATGTACGAAAGGAAAAGGAGACTAAAACAATGGGAATGTTGCACGAACTTTTGGCAAAAATTCCGGAGCTGGAGGCGGTTCAGGCTAAGATGCTGGACGAGACCAGTCGACTCTTGGACAAGAAAGAACTGCTCAATGGACACGTTAAAATTTTGAAGATGCACGACGATGATCGTGTGGCGGAGGAAGCCGGTGCTGGAGAAAGGGTCAGTCTGACGACAACCGTGCCGGAAAGATTTAAGTATATAGGCAAGGCAATTGTTGATCGCATGGACGCCGAGTACCAGCGTGAGCTCGCCAATATGCAGGCGGTTGCAGATCTTACGCTGCCCAATGGCAAAGTGATCACAGCAGTTCCGGTCACGATGTTGATGTGGCTTGAAAAAGAACTTATCCGGATTCGGAATCTTGCGGACAGGATTCCTACGCTGGATACAACCGTACACTGGGAGAACGACACATCTGCTGAGCTGGAAGGTGTACGTCGAACTGTTGAGCCTGTAAAGGCGAATAAGACCGAGATGACGAAGGTTCCCGTGTCCATCGCCCCCGCGACAAAAGAACATAAGGAACAGGTCATTGTGGTTGACGAACAAAAGGTCGTTGGTCACTATGAGAATACACGTTACACCGGTTGCCCCACCCCACGGCAGAAGATGGTTGGACTCAGTGTCCTTGACCAGATGATACGTGAGGTAAAGCAGGCAAGAGCACGTGCCAATCAGGTGGCGGTGCCCGTCGCAGCGATAGGAGAAGAAGTTTATTCCTGCTTTCTGGACGCGATACGAACCACCAGTTAATGTTATGTCTGTGGTGTGCTGTCTTTAGCCACCCTACATGCTACACATGTGTAGGTAGATGGCACACCGCCAAAAATACCAGGACTTTCTTGCTTGCTAGGTAGTGTACAAATAGTTAGTTGGGGCGATTGGACGTTAAATAATTAGACGAATATACTATCTAGCAAGCAAGAAGGTTCCATACAGTTGGGTCGTAAGCTTAGGAGCACGTTCACAAGAGCACCCACTACGGCATAGGGGTGTATCAGGCTAAATCCCGTGAGGTGATTGACCCAAGGCTAAACGCCGTTAAGCAATTTCCCATTAGCAGTGCTATGGCAACTTACGTGTAGACGGTGGTGCAGATCCACCCCACGCCCCCAAAAAATATGGCGTGGTAGCATAGCAGTAGTGCGACACGGAATTTTCAAGCGCCTAAAGCATGAATAAGCGAACGGAATACGCTAGGCAACTAACGATGTAGTGTTTTACTATATTGAAAGTATATGGACCGGGGGGAACGCAAGGGAAGGCGTTCTCCCCTTTACAAAAGCTAGTATTATTCATAGAACTGTTGGGGCGGTGGAGCGTCAATACGGACGCGTAGAAATCGTCCCAACAACCCCCATAGAGAATTTCCGGTTTTTGTTTACCCGCGCAAGATATCAAAAACAGAAAGGCGTACAAGATATGTGGCATGTAAATGTAGAAGAACTGGTATGCAGAAATTGTTGTAGTTTGGGGCCGAAAGGATGCCATCTTTCTCCTATTCCAGTGTGGCAGCCCGATCATGGGCTGAGTATAGACGAACACTGGTGCGCAAATGGGCAGTGGTGGCATGAAGGGATGGGATATTACTTGTATCGAGACGATTTTTTACGTTTTAACCGGCTCCCCATAGAAGAGATATATCCTGATTTTATAGAAACTGAAGAATATAACTAAATTGTCCCCCCACAAGCAAATCCTAGGAGTAATCAGAGCTATCCCCCTAGTAATGCATCTAACCTAACAAATATGAAAGGAAAATAGGATGAGCCAGAACGCAAGTCTTCAGAACTTACTCCAGTCTGCACAAGACGACGGGGTGTTGTCCCCTACTTCTGCCAACCTTCTAAACTTGCAGGATATTGGTGCCCAAATCCAGGGTGGCATGGGGAACAATGTGGGGCAGATGCAACTACCCTCCACAGTGATATTGGTTACTCTACTAATTGATGACTCCGGATCCATCAGTTGCATCAAAGATGGTCCTGATGCCATGGTAAAGGGTGTGAACGGGTGTATCCGAGCATTAAAAGAATCTAAACAAAAGGACGCCATTCTTTTCCACGCTCGTGCACTATCTGGACAAGTTTACACCCCCTATTGCGAGCTGGACAACGTGCCACCTTTCGGTCTTGGTGTTTACGATCCAAGCTACGGGAGTACTCCTCTTTATGCACAAGCTAAGGTGGTACTTGGAACAGTTTTCCTTAAAGCACAAGAACTTGCTGAAGAAGCACAGTCCTGCCGAACAGTTACACTGTTCGCAACTGATGGGGCAGACAACGCCTCACGCGGGGTGTCCGCCCAAGATGTTAAGACTATTGCAGAGGACCTCTTGCGTATGGAGCGTAATATTATAGTTGGGATGGGTATAGAAGACCGTCATACCAACTTTACCCGCGTATTTACCGGTATGGGGATTCCTGCACAGTGGATCCTCACCCCAGGAAATTCAGCGTCTGACATCCGAAAAGCGTTTGCTGTCTTTTCTCAAAGTGCCATCGCGGTCTCTCAAGCAGCCAACCTGGGACCGGTTTCCCAAGCAGGTTTTGGCAGCCAAACCGTGCTAGGTGGCTTTACTACTTGATACAACAGTGGGGGTGGGTAACCGCCCCCTCTCGAAAGGATACAACATGCCATCTCTGATAACTGAATCAACAGTAAGCGGCATTCTTTGCTACCCGATGCGGAGAATATAATGCACAACTACAAGATTGCAGGTGCGAGTGTAATAGGTACCTTCCATGATTCGGCGGGTTATAACAACCAAGACGCGTATGATCACATTTCTACCCCTGGCTATATAGTCGCAGTAGTATCGGATGGTTGCGGATCGGGGCGTTTCAGTGAAGTTGGTTCTCGAATATGCACGCAAGTATTAGTGCATCTGGTGCCTGCACTTGTAATACACGCACGCCGCGTCTCCTGGTGGGTTACAGAGGAGGATATTCCTACCTGGGTAATGGAGTGTTGCCGCCAGAGACTATTGGAGCTAATTCGTGCGGGTACTGTGGACATTACTGACGACGAGAACGTAGTGAAGAATCTAATCTATGAAAGTTATCTTTTTACAGTGATTGGGTTCTATCTATCACCCAACCTGAGTTTTGCATTTCACTTTGGCGACGGGCATATTTGGATTGAAGGAGAACACACCGCGTTAGGACCATTTCCTGGAAATGCCCCGCCGTATTTAGCCCATCAATTGGATGCGAATCACCCGGATGCTGGGACCTGCAGACAATTCTCTATCGTTAAGCTTCCCCGAGATGTTACTTCGATCGCAATAGCCACAGACGGTATAGATGATTTCCTTGCGAAAGAAGGACATACTTTGCCTGGTAGAAATGATGTCATAATTCCTAATATACAGAACATCTGGGAGGATGCAACGTGGTATGATCATCCAGCCCAATTACAACGTTTCCTAGCCAAGGCCAACCCTATCACTCGTCCATCCTTGCGTGCACTTGGGATGCTATCAGACGACACTACAGTAGTGGTGTGTAAGCGATTCTCGGGCCCCCTTGTATGAGGTAGTGTTATGGATATTTACATTTGTGGGAAGAAAACGATTCTTACTCCCAAAGACGCATTGTCTGGGGGCAAGGGGGGCGAAGCAGACATCTACAGGTTAACTCCCGGTCTGATCGCCAAAATATTTAAACCCCCTAACCACTCTGATTACCGTGGACAACCGCATGCCCAGAAGATGGCTGACGAGAGGATCAAAGAACACCAACAAAAACTCCCCGCTTTCCTACAACAAACATTTCCGTCCTGTGTAGTAAAAGGTAATGATTTGATTAGGGAGAAGGGCGGAAATATCATCGGGTATTCGATGCCGTTAGTTGCAGATGCTGAAGTAATCCTGAAATATAGCGAAAGGAAGTTCAGGGAGGGTGGCGGGATATCGAATGACCAGATTACTCACATCGCACAGAATCTCCACTATGGGATCACAGAAGCACACAACTTAGGTGTGGTGTTAGGAGACGCTCTAAATGACCTTAACATTCTAATTAAGTATATGGATGTTTTTGTTATTGATGCAGACTCCACACAGTTTGGTCCCTACCTTTGCAAAACTTTTACAGCCAAATTTGTAGACCCACTATTATGCGATCCTGCCCTAGAACGTCTTGTAATGGTAAATCCGCATACACTAGATTCTGACTGGTACGCTTTCAATGTTCTCTTATTCCAATCTTGGTTGTATGTAGCTCCGTACGAAGGCGTCTATAAAGCCACTGGAAAGAATCTATTACAAGACGAAGAACGCCCCCTCAAGAGAATCTCAGTGTTTCATCCTGACGTAAGATACCCTAAAGCAGCAATACATTTTGAAGCTTTAACCGATGACTTACTACATCATTTTCAGCAAGTCTTTACGAAAGACTTACGCGGAAAATTTCCTTTAAAGCTTATCGAGAGAGTAGTATGGCAAACGTGCAAATTATGCGGGGCAACCCACTGTCGCCATACATGCCCCATATGTCAGACCCAACTACCCCAGAAGCACGTAACCATACAGGTAAGAGGACAAGTCACGTGCGAGCGTATTTTCGAAACGAAAGGAACTATTCTTCACACCGCTTACATGGGTAACTTGCTCTGGTTGTATCATGAAGGTGGAAAATTCAAACGGGAAACAGGGCAAACTTTTATAGAAGGCGATTTAGACCCATTTCTGCGTTTTAGAATCACACCTTCCAGTACTTTTGTTGGTAAGGGTTCTCGATTGCTCAATGGAAAAGAAATACGGAACATCGATCAATTTGGAAATCTACCTATTTTTGATGTCAACTCTCACCACCTATACTGGGTGGAGAATGGGAGGTTAATGAGAGAAGACGTGTATGCTCCAACATATATTGGAGATATACTTAGCGGGCAATCCTTGTTTTGGGTAGGAGAAAAGTTCGGGTTTGGTTTCTACCGAGCAGGAGAAGTTGATTTTGCATTCGTCTTTAATGCAAAACTGCCTGGCATTAATAACTTCGTCAAACTTCCTCTTACAATACGAGGGCAGCTTGTAGACTCGACATGCTTGTTTAGTGGCAATATTGCCTGGTTCGGTGTTGCCTACCAAGATCAAGGCATCACCCGTACTGCATGGACGGTCATAGACTCTCTTGGTAGTCCCCTCGCACACACCACTACCACATGGCAAGATGGTAGTTGGGCAGGAACAATCAGAGGAAAGACACCAGCTGGGAACTACCTATTTGCAGCAACCGACGGAGGTCTAGCACGCATAACATATGATAAATCTCATACCATCTTCGTGGACAAGACCTTCCCAGACACAGAACCATTTATCAACAGCGGACACAGGATACAAGCAGGAAGCGGCGGCATATATGCTGTGTCGGCACACTATATCAGTCTAGTCAAAATTTCCTGAGGAGAGAAATCATGCCAATTCCAGCAGTTTATAATTCGACACTTACCGATACACGGCGCAAAGTCGATATGATCAGTCTTCAGAAAGACGCTATAGACTGGGCGAGAACCCACAACTTCAAACCGGCAGCCAGTGACACATTGAAAATCTGCTTGCTTATTATTGATGGACAAATTGATTTCGTAAACAGCGACGGTAATCTGCCAGTGACGGGTAGGAGTGGTCATGGAGCTATTGACGATACTAACCGTACCTGCGTTCTGATTTACGAGCTAATGGACGTGATCACTCGAATTTGCCCTACTTTGGATACGCATATGCTCTACCAGATATTCTTCTCGATAGCGTGGGTAAACGACCATGGTGAACACCCGTCCCCTGGAACCATTCTCTCCGAGAAAGATGTGAAAACTGGTCTGTGGAAACTCAATCCAGCACTCTGTAAGGAGGTTAACGCCCCGCTGATGTGGTTACAGAAGTATTGCCAGTACTACACAGAGTGCCTTAGTGCGACTGGCAAGTACGCCCTGATGATCTGGCCCTACCATACAATGCTCGGGGAAACCGGTCACGCAATGAACCCCTCGCTCTACGAAGCAGTATTCTTCCACGCTGTCGCTCGCGGATCACAGACCGGTTTTCAAATAAAGGGTGGCAAGGTGCTAACCGAAAACTACTCGGTGTTACGCCCTGAGGTTACCCAGTCCCATGATGGGGTTGTTGTTGGAGAGCTCAATGTGAAGTTCATAGAGAATCTACTCAGCCACGATGAAGTCTGGATTTTAGGGCAGGCAGGATCTCATTGCTTAGCATGGACTGTACAAGACCTATTGGATATTATAGCTGCCAAAGACCCGTTCCTGGCTAAAAAGGTCTCTATTGTGACAGATTGTACTAGTGCTGTTGTGATTCCGGGTGTTGCTGACTTCACGGGACCAATGGAAGAAGCATTTGACCGGTTCAGACAGGGAGGCATGAATCTGGTAACATCAAAGGAACTCATCGCTCGGTTTCGTAAATAATCAATTCAGTGGGGTAGTAAGCTGCTTTTTAGTTTACTATCCCGCCCATGAGAGGTTGTTATGCGAGAACATACTTCCGCAGAAAAGGATAGAAGCAATTGTCTTCCCGAAAGATAGCAAAACTATTGTCAAGAGGTAGGCCAGCACGAGGTATTGCCTACAGAAGGAGCCACAGAGAGCGTGTACGGCAGAAGTGGGAGCAGATAGGTAGGCGTTGGGGAAGATGGGGCGGTATGTATGGATTCGATGATTATAGTGACTTTTGGCACTGGGTGTGTGTCGCTTCGGAAAATATGCCTACATGTAGCAATCCTTTTTGTTGCGGAAATCCTCGTCGCCAAAAGCATGTCAAAAATTTAACATGGCAAGAAAGGCGGGCAGAGATTTCTGAGAAAGAAGAGTTGGAGGTGATATAGATGCAACTCGCATGGGTAACTGACCCCCATTTGGAATGGTTGAATGATCACGCACTTGGCGATTTCTTGCGTAGGTTGTCCACTTCAGAAACGGATGGTGTAGTGATAAGTGGCGATATTAGCGATGCGAAACATATCAAATATCACTTGAAAGTGCTAGGTAATCTCCCGATGCCTGTGTACTTCGTTTTAGGAAACCATGACATATACGCGGCAACATTCGAGCATGTATATGCTATGGTTCGTAGGTCTGTAGAAGATCACAAGAATTTATTTTGGCTTACTAATTGCACAGCAATTAAACTAACTGATCACACTTATCTAATTGGTCACGATGGCTGGGCGGATGGTCGTGCTGGCGGAAGTCAACGGTCTGGGCTTCTACTCAATGACTATCGTGCAATATATGATTTTCACGGGTTGACAGTCGGGGCAACATTCGGTTTGATGCAAAAGATAGCGGATAAAGCATCCAATAGACTAACCAACCAAATACTAAAGATTGGAGCAAGGCATATCATTGTAGTAACTCATGCCCCACCCTATGTAAGAGCATGTATGTATAATGGGCTAGCAACAGACGATATGTACATTCCCCACTTTTCCAATGTAGGAATGGGTAAGGCATTGAGTGAAGTGGCTTGCAAAACAAATGCAAGACTCTCTATTCTGTGTGGTCATACACATGAAGAAGTAAGAGTGAACATCAACGATAAAATAGCAGTGTGGGTAGGGCAAGCAACTTATGGTAGCCCAACATACACAACTATAGATGTTGATTTGGGATGCTAAGAAAGGAAATAAAATGATTATAGTTACATCAGAAGAAGACGATTATGGTGTCAGGAGTTGGGATGTGTATGACTTATCGAACTTTCAAGACTATACCAGAGAAGGAGTCGAAACTCTTTTGTGCGAACTAGATTGTCTCGTCGGTATCTGTGTGTTTAGAGACGTGCCAGACTTTCTTCAGAAAGAAAGTAGGAATATCACATGGTATGACTGGGATCCCGAAGATACGCAGTTTGCCGGGCGTGCTCTTAACCTTGAAGCCATTCAGAGAGACTGCGAACACAAATGGGATAAACCAACAGCTATATCTCGTGATGGGAACTATTTAGCGTGGAGTCGTGTATGCTCCAGGTGTGGAAAAGTTGAGACCACACATGACGCGATAGAGAGAGAGTAACAAGAGTTCCAATATTTGAATAATACAAGTAGGAGGAATGAAACTATGTGGGTATCCGGAGTTATCAACGATAGGGAAGAGTGGGAAGAGTTCCTTGATACATTGAAAGCAGAATACTGCCCTCGTTCATCTCCCGCTGAATATCCCTGTGTTTACATTACAGATGCTACAGACATGGGACCACCTGACTGGTGTTACCGATTTATATATGCAAGTAGCTTCAAAAATAAAGGAGAAAGAACCAAAAAGAAAGTTGCTCAGAAATATTCAGAGGAGTATATCCAAAGTAGGATTGAGGGAAAACTGTATCCTTACCGGGTACAGAAGATATTCCTAGACTATTCTCGCAAGCCAGAGAGTATCTCCACCAGAAGTTTGATTGCAGCACAAAATATAGTTGAAGGCATGCGTACACAAGTTAATTACGACAAGGAGCAATCCGGTAAAGAGGGAGAAACTCTGATTTTAGTTACTGAAGAAACTTTCAAAGTTATAGAAAAAATAGTTGTATGAAAGGAATCCCAGTGAAAAGTTTGTTTCTAATTCTAAGTTTGGTAGTCTGTTCTGTAGCGTGTGCATCAGCAAACACAGTAACTCCAGTGTCCGCCACCAACACAACCACAGTCGAAGAAGTTGCTAAAGGGATAGCCGCGGCAGCGAAAGAAATGTCCCTGACACCCGAAGAATTTTCCAAGACTTCCTATGGCAAACTGTTATGGTGGATTCTGTTTTGGAATTATTGTGGATTTGCTTTATGGAAAATTTGTGGAGCTACTGCACTTCTAATCGTTGGGAACACCCTGCTTTACAGAGTCCACCACAAATATTTTGGGCAACGTAAAACAGGTGACAGAAAAGATGAGTCTGATTACTCCTTTGAGGACGTAGAATCACGCTGGTTGAATGTTCTCTTTCTATACGTTGCGTGGGTACTAATCAACGTTGTGGGTGTAGTCACACTTCTGAACCCAGTTTAAGTTGGTGAATAATGGAAGACACACTTTTCAGGGTAGGGGTAGCAATAATATTAGCTATCGCAACTGCTATCCCTCCTACTTACATTTACTGGCGGCATCTCAGGACAAAATTGGACAAAGAACTCGAATATCAAGATGGAGGAGGTATATAGTGGCACGAGTAACCATTGATGACTGCTTGAATGAAATAGGGAATCGCTTTGAATTGGTGCACTTGACTAGCAAAAGAGTGAAGGAGTTAAAGGGAGGAGCAGAGCCCCTAGTTGAGAGTGACAACAAAGAGATAGTAACTGCTTTACGGGAGATTGCGGCAGGCAAAGTAAGAAAGGAAGAATAATGATAGCAAGGACAGTAGACCCGATAGCAGCAAAAACCTTGTTAGGGGCGTGTCTCGATATGGCAAGAGTTATGCGAAAGGAGTGGGAGAGACTGGTAAGTCATGAAGATGACATACATTACAGCCTCTCTAAACTTTGTGATGCTCTTGAGGATTACTCACAAAATGTGGAAATAAACGGAGCAACAAATGGAGCAACAAACAATGAAACTTATCGTTAAAGTTGAAAAGGTTAGGAAGAGGGGTTGTGAAAACTTCATCTTCGTTGATTGTATGTTTTATGGGGCACTTATTTACGAAGGCGTCGAAGAGTTAATTGATGAGAATGGTATTCTCTGGTGTAAGAATCACCTTAACTGCTCTATGTTAGCCGATAGCTCTGTAGTAGCCAGAAACTTTGTAATAAATGCTACACTTGGACTTGGAGAATCTCGTTATTATCCCACTATAGAAATTAGTGAACCCTCTCTTTCTTCGTACTGGCAATACTGCGAACAAAAGAAAAAGATGGACCGTGTGGAACAAGAATTAAACCGTTATATGAGGCTTTCCTACGATGTGGTAATATCCAAAATACCGCATAACCAAGGTGGGGGCTGGCATGTTTGTATCCCTCGGTTAGGGCGGCATGCATCGTGTGCCGACGGGGAGACCCCAGAGGACGCCCTGGAAAGCTTGGAAGAGATCAAGAAAATGTTGCTACGGGAGTACTTAGAAGAAGGAGTAAAAATACCGGAACCGGAAAGGGAATGGTGATCGGAGGATCATGGGGGCGATACACAAGATAAGAGAGGCTATCTTTGGAGTTGCGGAGGGAGTATTTGACAGGATATTCTGCTACGACCAGTTCAACCCAGATGATGATGGTCCAGTAATTATGACACGCTGTAAACGCGGACACATACAAGCGTATCAGGGACCACGCACGGGTTTCCCAGAAAAATGAGTCACCCCACCCTGTCCAGGGGGAAGCATTGGGCCTAGGTATGAAGTAGCTGACTAAGTATGAATATAATTAGGAAGGACATTGGCTGAGACGTTCTCGCTGCCAAAACTGACCTGCAGAAATTGAAACGAGACAGAGTCAAACACTGCAAAGAGACAGAAAGGAGTAATACAGGAGAACAAATTATAAGAAATGGGAAAACCTAAATTAAACAAACGGTGCAAAACTTGCGGGAAGCTTCTCCAAGATATGAATAAAACTGGATTTTGTAACCACCACAGAGATAGAACCGGAGAGAACAACTCATTCTATGGAAAGACACATAACCCAGAAACAATTGCACAAACTAAGGAGAAGCTAAGACAAATTAGTAAAGATTTGTGGAAGGATGAAGAATATAGAGAAAAGGTTATTAAAGCAGTCTCAAAGCCCAGGAGAGAGGGATTTAAAAAGGAACAGTCTGCTCGTGTCAAACAATGGTATAGAGATAACCCAGAGCAACGTGAAGCCCGTCGCGAACATATGAGGAGGTCATGGCGAGAAGGAAAGATTACCAAAAATGATTTTTCTTGTAACAGGAGTCGTATTGAACAGAAATTTATTAAAGAGTTACAGGAAGTCCATGACAATGTGACTACTGAGACGATTAGTTATGGGAAAGCATCATGGTTATTTCCAGATGGTATCATTCGAAAAGATGGGGTAGTAATAGAGTTCTATGGTAATTTCTGGCATGCTAATCCAGAGACATACAGTGCATCTGACATTATCCATCATGGTCTTACAGCTCAAAACATTTGGAATAGAGATGAAGAAAGGATAAAGTTAATCAAAGACCTGGGATATAGTGTTTATACTATCTGGGAAAAGGAGTGGAAAGAGAACCCGGGTTTGATACTAAAACGGTTTGACCAACTGTTAAACTGGGAAAGTTGTGCATTCTGACTTGGTTGAAGTTGTGACTAAACTGATGCCTATAGGAGTAATAAAAGGATGAGAATGAAAGATATCCTGAATGATTTCGAGAATACTTGGTCTCACTTTTCAGTTCCTGGGATAGATACAGTAATGGAGTGCCCCCACTGCCACAAAAAGATGGGCTTCGAAGACCGTTTTATTCGCCCATTGTGTCCCCATACTATTACCTGCCCATATTGCGGGAACACGGTAACTGTTCAAGTTGTCAGAGAATCCGAAAAGAAAGGAGACGGGTGAAATTCGAATTCAATATAGAATTAGGAATCAAATTGTACTCAGAGGTTGTTGATATAAATGATGAGGAGTTAGAGGAAGTAGGAGACAAGCACACTTACGTGGAGGAAGAGTATCTCCACGAGTGGGCGATGGACCAAATCGATTACTGGTGCAGAGAAGTAGAAGGTACGAAGAAAAAAGAATAGTGGAGTAGAAATGGAGGATAGCAGGGGGACACTGCTAGAGCCTCCTAACAAATTAAACTATATCCAGTATTTATAGACAAGCCATAAGATTACCTTCACTACAATCAAGAGCATTCGACGATGACGTGTAAGCCACCGCCGAAGGAATTTGAGGTTTCTCATAATACTACCTCGGGATTAATGTATCCTGCCCCCTTATGGTCGCCCCCACAGGGGCAGGTTGACCGGCTGTGTTCTTACCTTTGGCCCAGAGGCGTTCTGGGCCCGTGAACACCCAGATTAACCGGCCTCCGATAGTGTACGGATAGCCCTCGCTCTTGTCAATGCGTTATTTGGCAGGTGAATAGTTCCGTAAAAGAAAAGGATAATGCAAATGGAACTAGCAATAATATTATTGATAACAACAGCTTATATTATGTATTGGATAGTGTTCGTATGGTGCCCCAAGGATGAACGCGAAATTGTTGAGATGATAATTTCACTCACTAATTTCAAAGTTATCTCGTGGCAGTGTACCGGCGAATATCTGACAGGTAAAGATGGGGGTGGGCAAATAAGTCTAACGCTTCGCGAAGATAAAGGTTGGCTGCCCCTATACTGCCTTCATGTGTATATTCACAAAGAGCACCAGGCATATATTAACGTATCTCCCCTGTCCCCACTCCGCAAGCTATGGCAAGTAGCAAACACCCAAGTGGGGGAGGGAGTGGGTCGAGGAAAAAGGCAAATAAGTTAAGGAGCGTTTAAATGGCAGTTATGTGGTCATTCAAAAGAGAGGAACAACCTTGCCCGTGCTGTTGTGGCACAGGTAAGCAAACACGACACGATGGAACTCCGACTCTGTGCTCGGTATGTAACGGCACAGGTGTAGTAAAACCCGAAGAAAAAGGAGTGCAGAAGAACCACCCTGGTTGGAAACACGAGGCATCAATCTACGACCCCATTATAAGATGGTGCTGATTTACAACGAAAGAAACAGAGGGCGATTATGTCTGAACAGACAGTTATAGACCCCGAGAGTGCAGTGATCGGAATGAAGTTGGGCACTGTGCTAGTTCTGCTTCAGGTTATTAGACGTAGTGTGGAACCCCCATGCACTGATTATGCTGACCAGGCTATGAATGAGCTACGGGATGTCTTGGACATACTTAACATCGAAATAGACTAAGGAAATTCTCCTATAAACATATCGCCACGAAGGAGTAACCGTATGAGTATAAATCTGCAGTGTGAGGAGATGGACCTTTACCAAACCCCCACTTGGGTAACGGATTTGTGTTACTTTGCCGATACGGAAAAAGGAACACCTTCGTCTTGGAGAACAATAAGGGAAAAGTATAAGTTGTGGGTGAGAAGTTTGGGACCAAATCCCTGGGATTCGGACAATGAAGAAGATGTAAGTCAGTGGGAAGCTATAAATGCACATCTTGCTGAGCTTTACAACTATAGTGAACTCAACTTCTTCATTATGTAGGGATAACTAGGTTCCAAACGCTGTATGGCAGGACACCCTGAACCATGCTAGAGGGATTAAATGTAGTAATGAACTGCTACAGCCTAGTCTTTTACAGAAAGGATAAGTTTGATGTCTTTAACATTAGAAAATCAGAAGAAAAGGCTGACGGCTCAACCTCTCAGAGTTGAGACCAAAGTGGAAAACGTGAAACCTCCTTACGAAGGATTTACTATGTTTCTCAGTGATGAAGGGCTAGTTGAAGATGTGTCAGTAAGCTACTTTTATGCTCCTGACGGCACGCTTGTCGCCACCAACGATTGGGTAAGGGGCTGGAGCACCCCGGAACAGGGAAGAGGGGAGGGGCGTGCGCGGGATGAGAACGAGAGTATACCTGAGGGACCATTCATCGCGAGTCCAATTTCTGAACTTGTGATACTGCTTCTTTTACGCTTCTGGGAAGACAACATGAAGGCACCTTTGTTCGTCAGTGATGCAGATATTGCTTTCTCAGAATACCATCCATACAACATTAAGGAGTGGAACGGTGAATGGGACTACGGGGTCCGCTGTATAAGAGTGGACGGAGGTTATTACATTGGACTACAGGCACTGGAGCAAAAGTAATGTACCTTATACTTGAAGAAGAAGTTTATGAATGGGGAGACATCAGCTCCACATGGCACGCTATCCATGTAGACTGTCTGACCGACCTTAATGCTCTTATGGAGATGCATACGATATTTGAAGGATTCAAAATAGAGGGGGTATATTCCCGTAATTGGGCTGACCACACATGGGGGCTCAATAAGCTTACTGGCAAGTGGGAAGAGCAGAAAGGTCTAGTGGAGAAATAATGGAAATAGTTTACGAGAACGATAAATACGACCCACCAATTACTCTGACACAACAACGATGGGATAATGGGTTGAATTGTATCTTCTGCGACCACAAATATTACACGGTACAGTGCACCTTGGGAGACGGGGTTCAAAGTTGGTGCAATACTCACGGTAACAAGGAATGGCGTCCTTGTGAAAGTAAGGGGGAAAATTAGGAGATTCTAATGCCATTCGTAAAACATCCAACATTGTCTGATTTTTACGAGTTTATATGCACTGCAGAAGATCCGTGGAATAATTCTAAGGTCGCCCCCAACAACAAACATTATCGCAAAGTGCACCCAGACTCCAGGGTAGTATACGACGGGGGAGATTACGAGAGTAGTAGATGCCCGCATTGCGATCAGTATTTTACTGAGGAGATAGCACAATAACAGCAACTGTCTGATACCGACGTTTTGCGAAAGTAGAGGAGAACTAGGAGGGAGGAGCAATATGAATATCGTATGTTGTGCACTGGTAGTAGATAACTGTGATGTGACAGCCAAAGAATTAGAGGATTTAATCAAAAAACAAGACCCATCTCCAGATGGCATAGAAGTTATTGCATCTTACTACCCTAAACAAAGGATCATAAAAATGCAGAGGCTCGCCGACTTAAGTTGGGTCGCTCACACTTTGCGAAAATTAAGGCTGATCGAACTTGAGGAACTGTGTAAGTTATAGAGACAGGAGCAAAGGCAAAATGAACTTCATAGACGCTTTGAAGAAGATGGCAGAGTGTGAAGGTCTCGTTATGAGGCCCGTAGGGCATGCTAACAACAATAACTATCGATTCAACCAGGGAAAGCTGGAACTCTGTAATTGTGGCAGGTGGGTAATCTCTATGCTTACAGTTAATTCCTTCCCAGAAGAAGAGTGGGAAGTTACGGGTAATTGTTCTCAGCTCGCAGACAGTGGGGTGAGTTTTTTGGACGCCCTGAATAAAATGTCGGAGGATGAGACTATCATCATGCGCCCCGTAGGAAATTGCTGGAACTACAGATACTGTAAAGGTAAATTGCAGGTGTTTATGGACAAATGGCTAGATTCCGGATGCTCGGTGAATGGCTTACTCACACAGATGAAGTGGCAAGTCGTAAAAGATTACCCCCTTTCTTTTCTAGAAGCCTTGAAAGGTATGGAGTCTGGTGAAGTTAACGCTATTGAGGCCGAAAACGGCTATGAATTCTGTTTAACAGGACTGAGAACCTCACCACTAAGTCTAGACTGGGCGTTCAAAAGTAAATGGAGAATTATAGAAGGGAAGGAAGCTTGATAAACATAAAAAACTGGATAGGTTCAAACATTGTCTATCTTACCCCCGCAGGATCTCAACTTTACGGGACAAATACACCCGAATCAGATATGGATTACCGGGGGGCGACTATTCCTCCTAAAGAATATTTCTACGGGTTTGGTAACTTCGAGCAAACTGATAGCAAAGAAGTAATTCCTCTGGTTGCTAAAGGAACAAGGAGAGACTTGGTTCCCGATAGTGATATTGTAATCTGGTCACTTAAAAAAATGATCGGATTAGCAGCAGATGGAAACCCGAATATGCTGGAACTGTTGTTCGTTCCTGAAGATTCAATCATCTATGCACACCCACTTATGGAAAGGTTCTCCAAAATCAAGGATGCATTCCTCAGTAAGCTACTTAAACACCGCTTTAGTGGGTACGCTATGCAACAGCTCAAAAGGATGCGCAACCATCATCGCTGGACTAGCAACCCGCCCACCTATCCTACGCGTGCAGACTACGGGATAGAAGGAATGAAATTCCCGAAGGACCAACTACACGGTGCTCTGAAAATGATAGAACTTCAAGTAGGTGAATGGTTAGTTGATCAGACCCACTTGACGGAAGACACCAAGATACAGCTAGGACCAGAAATGGTTCGTATGGTTAATGTAGTGACTGAACAACTCTACATAGAGGCTAATGTAGACCATCTCAAGGATGTGTTAGAACGGGCGGCGAACAGAACGCTGGGATTCGATTCTGACTTCGTAAACTATCTTCAAAGATATTCTGCTTACAAGAACCACCTGGAAGATTGGAATCATTACGAAAAGTGGAAGCAGGAACGTAATCCGAAAAGATCAGAACTTGAACAAAAGCACGGATTTGACTGTTATCTAAGTGATACCGAGTTTTTGACTGATACAGGTTGGAAGTTATACAGAGAAATATCTGAGAACGATAAATTAGGAACGATCAACACTGAAGGAAATTTAGAGTATCAACATTTCTTGGGTCGAGATTCATACAGAGCTTCTGGGTTCCTATATGAGATAAGGATGCAACAATCTAACTGTGTTGTGACAAGCAACCATAGATTACTTGTAACCAGAACCCACCGACAAAAATCCAATAACTTTACTATCAAATACAACCCAGAGCAGGCAGATTGGGCACTAATATCGGTAGACAAGATAGAAAAATCTCGTTACGGATCTTTTCATGCAAGATTAACTTGTAATCCCAGAGAAGATTACCCGATACCTAACGAAAAACTTAGGCTGATTGGTGTATATATTGCCGAAGGGTCTATAATTTTCTATAAAAACAAAGCAAAGTCTTTAAATATATCGCAACACCCTGCTAGTCCCCTTATTCCTTGGTTAGAAAATCTGAGAGAATGTTACGGTGCGAAGCGATACTATTATGAGCGTACACTAAAGTCAGGCAGAATTACAAAAGAATGTGTTTACTCATTCTCTGCCCAACTTGCTGATGAGATATATGGTTTGTGTGGCAAAGCAAAAAACAAACATCTCCCACATTTTAAAGACAAACTTAACGAAAGACAAGCTAGATTGATGCTAGAAGGATTAATTGGCGGAGACGGCACATACCGAAAATTTAGTAGTATATACTATACAAGCCTGAAGAGGCTAGCTGATGATGTCCAGATAATGTGTTTACAAGCCGGAATTGTATCACAAGTATGGGGCCCTTACTATTATGATCGTAAACCAAGAGAATTTGGCAACTGTGCAATGTATCAGGTATATATCGGAAAAACTAGAACCTGTGCATACTTGAGTAAGTCTCAACACATTCATCCTGTCAGGGTTAAAAATGGACATGTTGTGTGTTTTACGGTTCCAAACGAAGTTCTTATCACCAGAAGAAAAGGTAAAATTGCGATTCATGGGAACTCTAAACACGCCCTTCACCTTGTTCGTCTCATGCGTATGGCACGAGAAATACTAGAAGGTAAAGGCGTAATCGTACGACGCCCTGACGCAGAAGAATTACTCGCTATTCGTAATGGTGCTTGGAAGTATGAGGAACTAATCGAGTGGGCGGAAAAGGAAGACAAAGCACTGAATGAAGTAATGGATAAATCTTCATTGCCCAAATCGCCTAACCGTAAACTTATCAATCGTGTGTTGGTGGAGGAAATTGACAGATACCTCAGCGGCACCAAGGAGAAGGCAAATTAAGATAGAAAGGAGACATTGATGGGTATAATACGGTTGTTACAATGCAGTAAGTGCCGAGTACAAGTTTACGCAAGCGATGCCTTCCCTAAGGAGTGTACATGGTGTGAGGGCGAAGAAAAAGGAATTCTTATCACCATAAAAAGTGATGCGGAAGAAGATATTAAAAGGTTACTCGATAAAGCACTTACACCAAAGAATACGCTCTGGGGAGAGTTATGAAGCAATATTTTGTCCAAGAAGCTGGAGCGGAGGGAGCAGAGTGGTTCACATGGGACACGCGATATGGGTGGTGTGGGGCTGAGCTCGGTGAACGTAATGGGTTCACACATCTTCACGAGGCAATGAGCTTCTACAAACTGAGGATCGAACACAATTATAAGAAACCACTCAGAGTTATATGCTGCCAAGTTATAGAGGATATTATATGTGAACACAAGTTTTACACGGATCAAAGCGAAAGCTGCACAAGAAAGTAAGAGGATAATAACCAAGGATAAAAATGTTTACAGACCATTATGCCAAGGATGATACAGCACTCTGTGGTATATGCTGGGAAGTCAGTGTTCCAAATAACTACCCCCGCGATGCTTACTGCAATAAATGTAGAAGACTTCCGGTTAAATGCCAAGTCTGCAAAAAGAGACATTCGTGCAAGGGTGACCAACTCAAAACTTGCAAGTGGGAAATCCCTACAGCGTGTATTGATATTGTCTGATGGAAACGTAGGAAAATGAGTGCAAGTAGAAAGGAAAGATAATGGAAATTCCAAAACTAGTTGAAAAAGAGATCGCTGTAGCTACTCTTAAAGAGGATCGATTACTACTTTCGTTTACAGATGGTTCTCGTGCAAGAGTTTTAATACGTGTAAAAGTGAAGAATAGAGAAGAAACTACTCATTTGTGTGTATTCTACCAAGAAGGCCCCACCCATAATGCGGAGGAGTTGGTATCATGAAAGAGTCTACGACACCACCAGCTACTAAAGCGTGCATCAAGTTCGACCTACCAGCAGAGATGCCACTCAAAGACTACGATAAAGGTGACCTCATAGAGATTTTTCGGATATCAATTGATGCCCTATGCAAGCGAAGAAGCTCCATACAACTTCAACTGTTCGAATTTAACCCAAGCACGCTCACTATGGAAATTGGACAAGAGAATGCAATGTGGGTTCCGGAAGAAGTCATCAAAATCTTGGACGAAGCAATTAAGGAGGCTACCACCTACGCAGACGAACTGCGGGGGTGTTCTCCGTGGACGGAAGGACACCGCTTATATGAGTTTTGGACAGACCGAAAGTATCTCTTAGGCTCGGTTAAGATGGTGGTGCTAGGAAAGAGGGACACACTCAAAGCATACACGCAACGAGGCTGGAAGTCCTTGCAGGGTAAACAGCACGCACAGGAACGGGGGGAATGAAAGTAAACATAGCTTTTGGTAGTTTGAAAATTTGGTGTAGCATCTTCAGAACCGATATTATCTTTCTCTTGGGATATCGGAGGCTTTACTCCAAATATGGTCTGGGACACAATATCGGATTCGGGGGTAATATCAGTTGGTTTGGAGACGGTGGGGAAATCACAGTAACGCTAGAGTTAGGTCTTCCTTACATTCACATTTCAGTCAGAAAAAAGCAAATAGGAGAAAAATAAATGTTTCTAATCACACGACACCAGAGCCAGTATTTGGTCCCTCATTATCGTTGCTATAATTTTACTGGTGCCCTTAACGAAAGAGCTCTAGCAGCGTTCGCAAACTACACACAACAAGAGGTTCTAGTTGGTTACATGAATAGTGACATTGTCCTCCGTTCATTCGAAAATAAGACCTTCTATGAATGGTGTATAGGGGTGAACGAGAGGAACGAAGAAGAGTGGGGTTGGCATACGTATGACCCCCGCTTCTCTGGGCAAAGTAAAGACAAGTGTGACGGAGCAATTACAACTACCTCACCAGCCAGATTCATTACCTACTATACTATCCAGGCCCAGCTATCACCTGACGGGGAATGGCAAGTAATTAATTATGACACTGTGCCCGCGTGTGCCTACGACGTAGTAATTGAGCGGTCCTCTCATGATGATCACATCAAATTTGGATTTTCATCATTGGACGAGGGCATCTCTGCACTAAATTTGGTAAGAAAAGCAGGTTACAACAATGGTCTTACATACAAATATCGATTGGTTAGGGTCACCGTGGCTGAGACCACTAAACCACTCGGCATATTGTAGAGGTTACAGTGATAAACTACATATGTTGTAATGTAGTCGTAGAAAATTGTAACCTAACCCCCGACGAACTTCAGGTGGTAGAAAGCTTATATAGCTTCTCCTGAATTTCGGGCGGGGGTAAAAGTAAGAGGTGCTTATTATCCAAGACAGAGGTTCATAGAGGTACCTGGTGTGACTCACATAAACCAAGTGCTACTCACTCTGTCTCTACTAAATCTACAGATTGAAAGAGAGGAAGAGGATGGTCTATAATAAAGCAAGAACAATGTGGGTAGATTACGCGTTCTCCATGGACCTTGACAGACACTTCCTAGAAGGCATGTGGGAGCTGTTATGGCATCTTTATCATATTCCCAAGCGAGAATATCACGGGTTAGGTTGGCATATACCCAACATGCTCAACACCTTCTATCGCTTTCGCGTGCGTAACCCAGATTTCACAAGGTACTGGAATGAGATAGAGTGGGCTATATGGTTTCATGATATCTATTGCGATCCGTCGCGGACAGATAACGAGCTACGTAGCCAACAGCTAGGAGCTTGTCTAACTGATGCCTACACAAAACTAGACTACAATAAAGTATCCCATTGTATATGGGCAACTATGCATGGGCTCAGCCGGGCGTATAAGAATCTGGAGTATAACAGTTCTAGCTCGGAAGAAAAACTTATATGCGACCTAGATTTAGCAGGGTTTCTTGACACAGAACATATCGTAATGGAATCTGAGCGACGAATCCGAGCAGAATACCCCACTGTGTCTGACGAGGATTATCGGCGGGGTCGCAATGCATTTCTCAACGAACTACTTGGAAGAGGTTACATCTTTCTAACAGATGAGTTCAAGCGCAATGAGGGGCATGCCTATGAATCAATCATCAAGATTATGCATAGTTAGAAACCTGGGGGAGGCACAATACCAGATTACGGTTTGCCGAATGAGCCTCCCATTGCCGAATGAGCCTCCCAACGTCTACAACATCTTTATAGGAGACACAATGGTCAACTGCAAATATGACGTAACAGTAATAAATGTGCTCAAGGCATTGCAAAAGGAGCAGAAGGATAGCCCCGCGGCTTGGTTCAGCTTAGGTATAGCTATAGATGCTCTGGAAAATGAGAAAGGGGTAGCAGAGGAAGTCTGCTACGAGGCAATGTGGAACGAGCTGTATGAGATGACCGGACTACCCGAAGCCAAGTGGTGGCGTAAAACAATGGACGCTGTCAAGCACAATATTTTGCGAGCTGCCCGCAAGTATACATTCCACGAATGGAGGAGAATGGGGGGCGGAGTTTGAGGAAAGAACAACAGGTGCAAGTAGACCGAGAGGCGGACTCGGGGGCAGACTACGGGGAGTTGCTGCAGCAGTTTCAAGAAGCAATTCAATTCTACGAAGATGAAATAGAAGAGTGCCCCGGAGTGAGCCGCACGTGGGAGATAACTTTACTTAAAGTAGCAGAAGAGATAACAGAGGACCTATACGGTGCTAAGGAAACGATACATCGGTTACAAGTAGAGTTAAAACGCAAGAATACGGAGATAGAACGACTACGCTGTGTGATAGACGTCCATCAACGATAGATTGTCAATCAAGAATCAACAATACTGCATTGAGGTAAGAAATGCACGACGAAGGTACATACTACAAAGCTGTTGACGCGAAGGAGCCAGATGCACTGTTGGCAACCGTAACGTCTCTTTCTAAGGTTGTAGAGAAGCTGTTTGAAGAAGTAGAAGAACAGCGACAAAAGATAGAAACACTAAATGATGATCTTAGATACTTCAGGGATGACTTTGACCAGCACATCCACGAAAGCGGATGTAGTTGTACAGGTTTACCCCGCCACTTTCTTGACTAGGGAGGCTGACAGTGGAAGACAAAATATGCACAAAGTGCGGGGCACGCGATACATTGTTTGATTATTGCGGTGAATTAATCTGTATTGATTGTTTTACTGAGGAACAGCTTTTAACAGAAGACGCACTAAGCAAGGAGGAGTGACATGGGAACCATAGGAAACGTTGTTTTAGCAGTAGGGGCGTTTGCTCTTGGTGCTATGTGGGCGAAGCACAAAGTAGAGTGGGTAGGATCATACAGGATAAGTGATGTGCCATTGCTAGAAGAAGCCTATCACGATCTTATGAATGCCATAGACGTCGTTCGCTTGCAGCTCCCCGAGTCTATAAACCGCAGCGCAGATTGGTTACGCAGCAAGTGGAGGAAATAGAGATGACAGAAAATATCCTATGCGCGATTGTTATACTCGGGGTGCTTGCGGGTATAATTCTCGCAGGAATTGAGTTTATTGCAGGACTCAAAGAATTAGGTCAAGAATGTAGAAAGGAGAATAAACCATGATTAGAATCGGACATGGCCCAGTAGATACCGACTACACAACTTACGAATCTTACAGATATGCCTTTACCGAACCTTGTCCTTGTTGCGATGGAACCGGAATACAGACTCGCTGCGATGGTATCAAAGTGATATGCCCTGAATGCTGTGGGAGTGGGCAGATCGAACGCGAACGGTGCTGGTATCGTCGCTGGCCACGTAGACGTCCCTGGGAAGACCGTTCGGGACCGTTCCTTAAAATGGATATAGAGGACCGGCATACCATTATAGAATAATCGGAGAAAAGATGAAGTTGTCAGAAATAATAGATCGAATAGAAACGGAACTACTTAACTTAGACGTATCTGTCCTGGACAAATTGAACTTACAACTTGATCAGAGCACACCCAAGCCAGAGACAGTCGACGACTACACAGACATGGTTGGTCGATTGGTCGACCTTTTCGTCGATATAGAACACTTGTGTGAATCCTACCACTATGTTTTAGGTGGCATTGAAGACCTCCGTAACCTCTATGAAGAAGAATTATGATTACACCCATTCAAATTCACACAACGCAAGTAGGCAATATTACGCGGGCAAGCATTTTGCGGGTGGGAGCACTAATGGCTACTAATGCATTACCTTCGGGTGCCATTCTGGGAACACTGATACTTTACTCACTTGTAAACTACTTGTGGTTCTCTAGCGAGAAATAAGGGAAAGCAAACTGAGAAAAGAAAGGAGCAAAAGTTATGCAAACACCTGGAGGATCTGACAAACTGGTCGAGGGGCCTGACTCGCCAAAGTGTAATTGCGGGGGGAGACTGGAACAAGAATGGCTTTGGAGACCACCGTTCGGTGCACCCACAGGAACAGGACTTCCACACGAAAACCAACCAACCGGGTATTACTGTGAAGTTTGTAATATTAAATATTTACATCCCCCATCAGCAGTCCCAAAAGATGTTAGAAATGAAAAATTCACTGAGATAATCTTTAGGGGGTATACGTCCCCAATAACAATCGTAGGCAATTTAGTAATTGATGCTCCTGATGAACTTTTTGAGAATCTAGACAAGCATCAGCCCCTGGATGTACACTTGCATACAGTTGGCAAAATCATGGAAATACAACTAGAATCCCTCATTCGAGAATATCTTCACAATAGAAAGGTTGATGCCAAGTTTGGGGTCAGTCAGCACGCTCTCGACGGTATGCCAATAGGCGAGCCCCAACACTGTTTGCAGGTGGCAATCACGAATGTTGGTCGTCACCCTATCACAGTGAATACGGTTGGAGGAAAATGGAGACAGGCAAGAACGGACGGTGATCGTTTTACCTTTCTCCCTCCCTATGACCTACCCAAATTACTTGCACCTGGGGACTCACATACTGAGATATATTGGAAGCCTGCACAATTAAGCGTCTTGACATCAGACTTGGAGCAGATTTGGGTAAAAGATGCAGTAGGGAAATGCTGGTACGCGGACAAAAAGGATGTCGAAGATCTGATATTTTGGGGACGGATTAGAAGCGCGTAGGCAGGTCACCCCAGCGCAAGAAAACTGTGGAATTATAAGCTTAAGATGTGATTTTGCCAAGTGCATAATTCCGTATTAATTTTACCTATTGAGCAAGGAGACGGTATTCCAGTGAGCCGGGAAAATGTGTGGGCACAGAATCAACCAATAGGCACAATATTTGAGTTTTGTTTGTTTAATGACAAACTCGAAAACACGTTCTTTATGTTAGTAAACGATTCGATCCCAGTTAGAAAGGATTTGCGCACCAAATGGTTACACTATACAAGTTAACTGACCAAGAAGGGTATACTCAACGTAAGAAGCCCGGAGAAACGCAGTGGTACTCCGGTAAAACACTAAAACTCCCGGTGTGTGTCGATCCGCAACTATGCTCTGTGGATGTTGTACACGCTTACCGTAACAGCAATCTAGCTTTGCTATTAAACCCGCTCCACGCTAATATCCAGAAGCCTCTTTTGTGGGAAGCAGAAGGCGAGATCGTCATTGAGGATTGGGGGAAAGTAGGCTGCTTTGTCTTGACAACAACGCAACGTCTCAAATTGCCGGATTGGTATCTGGACAACAAGAAGCGACAGTGTATGCGGATACAGTTTGCTGTGCTCTGTGCCGAGGCGGTGCTTTCGATCTTCGAGACTAAATACCCATCCGACGACCGCCCACGCAAAGCGATTAAGGCGGCAAGAGAATATCTCGCCACCAATGCTGCTCGTGCTGCTGCTTATGCTGCTCGTGCTGCTGCTTATGCTGCTGATACCATTGATTTATGTAATTTAGCAGATATAGCTGCGGAGATGGAAAAGCCCTGAAATTCAGAAAGAACTTCGCGAGCAACAATTAACAGTTTACTGAAGGAGATAAGATGGAAAATCAAAATAAATTAAACCAAATTATAGGCAAAACAATTTCTTCAACGAAGATAAACGGAAGTGAAGCAGCCGATGATGATGTTATCCGCATTGGGTTTACAGATGGAAGTTTTATCTGGTTTGAAAACACAGAATTCGCACACATTCGAGTCGGACCGACATCAAAAGAATCTTTGCGTAAGAGGGAGAGCGGGAGCGAAAAGTGAAGTTTGAAGAAATAATGCCAAACCTTATCCGTGGTGAGGTAGTTCACGTAGTTATTGGTGCAATTGTAACTGAGTATTATCTGAGAAGTGACTATCGGTTGGGCTACCGCCGGTTCGATCGTGGTCGAAAGCTCAGAGGTGCGAGTAGCAGCCTCTCATGGGAAGAAGTAATTACAGGTGATTGGAATGTGGGAAAACGGAGAAAAAAAATGTAATCTTCATAGAAGTTCTACCATGTGTGACTACTCCCCACGAATAAATTCGGGGGCATTAAACCAAAGGATATCGGTAAAGTGAGAAGTGCACTTATACTGACATACGACATTCTTATGGTTCAAAATCAACAATTTAAAGTGGGGGAAATAGTAGATGACAGAGTATCTTACATTTGACGAAATGCTTCCTTACTTGCGTGCTGGCGAAAAGATTGCCAATGCAGAAGATGTTGATCAATACAGCATATACTTAAAGGCAGAAGATCAACAGGTATGGATTGACCAGACAGCTAACTGGGTCCGCCCCGCAGTCCTTCACTCAATTGGCGTAGAATGTATCCTACGTTACAAATGGGTGATTAAAAGGAAAGACGTATGAAATTAGACAAAGGTTTACCAATATATTCCGTACTGGTATTCCGATTACAGGGCTGATTGGGTAGACCTTTACTACGGGTGCGGGGGCACGTTTTCAGAGAAAGAAGTAGCAAGGAGGCTTAAATTATATGGATTCAGACACGGAAAATACTGACTTTTTGGATTCTGAAGGTGAAGAGCAAATCTTAACCGATGCACAGTGTGTAGCAGTATTAGATAGGTTTCTGCGCCAATCGTGGGGCAGAGGACATATAGATATGAAAGAAGATTTTAAAGATTTGGCTCAATCCGTTTATCGAGCAATAAGTTGGTACCACGAACTACACACACCAGCTGGAATATGGCTACCCGTTGAAGTAGAAAAGTGTGAACTAGAAGGCCCGTATGAATGCCCAAGCTGTGGCTTTCATGTAATGTTAGATGCGACCTTCTTATACCAAGTTGAGGACCTGTGTAAATGCCCGAACTGCGGATACATAAGCCGTGTGCCCGAGGAGGATTAAAGGTGCCATACGAATCTGAAGTACACGAAAAAATGTTGGCATTGCTGGAAGAAGCGATTGGGCTCGAAGCATCGATGGAACGAAGAGGTACTGTGGCCTATCCAATGATGATAATGGCTTACAAGCTGGGTTACAGTGACGCATATGTGAACATGCAGGATCATGTAAACAAAAGATTAGCAGAAATACGGGAGGAATCAAAGTAGTCTACACAAGATACAGATCAAGAGAGAGTTAGTAATGACTTTTGAAGAAGTAAAATCTTGTTTCGGGGCAGACCCAATAACGGACGGAGAATGGAAAGATACCTAGGGTGATATTGTGGCAGAGCTAATACACCCTGTTCCTCACTGCAGCTGAGTAATACTACAAACGAACACGGGGTACAGAAAAAGGGGATCAAAAATAGTGGAAGAATTACTGACACGAGAAAAGTTCAAGGAAGCCGTATTTAACCGAGATAACTGTAAGTGTGTCATTTGTGGAGAACCCCCTGTGGATGCCCATCATATAATAGACAGAGCACTGTGGCCAGATGGTGGTTATTACCTTAGCAACGGTGCATCACTGTGTGCTGATCACCACTGGCATTGTGAAACGGGTAAAATTTCACCTGATGAGTTACGGGCTATAATTGGCATCCCACCTTTACTACCCCCTCAATTAGACCCGGACTTTACTTGGGATAAATGGGGCACACCAAGAGCAACAGTAACATGCCCTTATTGTGGACAAGACACAAAGGGGCGGCGCAGCTGGTCCAAGATAGCTTATGTCAACAAGCCCGAGGGGTATTTGGTAATGTGCGAGCACTGCAGAGTAGACTTTATTGTTAACAGAAAAGACAAAACATTGGAGACTGCGGGGATACCAAGAGTAAAAATGATAGGCAAGACAGAGAAGGGTAGATTTGTTTTTGATTATGACGAAAAGGATTCATGGACAAAAAGGGAACTAGAAGATGGAACTTGATTATAAACAAATGTGGGAACATCTGGAAAATTACCTATTTAAAACCCATCATTCTTATCCAGAGATTGTTCTCATTGTTCATTTTGTAAATGAGCTAAAGAAGCAAGCCAGTAAGACTGCTCGTGCACTCGGACCGGCAGTGTGTCCTAAAGTCAAGAAGGGGGGCATCCAAGCTTGCATACTAGACGCCCGCGGAGGCTTTGATCCGGAAGTAGACTTGCCCGATGACGTAAAACGAATATTGTGTCATCTGGCCTATCTGCTAGACCAAGTGGAAAAAGAACTTAATGAAATGTCTTCAGATGCACAAATATCCGTTGAGGTTCTGTGAGGAGGTACATGGTAACAGTTACGATATACACGGACGAGGACAAACCTTATGTAAGAGAAATAAACGACCGCGACGTAGCGGTCTACGTTGGAGACCCGATGGACTTTTGCGTATCGGTAGCAGACGTAGACTGCGAAGGTAACAGGATAGACCCGCATGTGTGTGTACGCGACGAAGACGAGGATGTATTTTATGGCACGGTACCACAATTTCTAGCATGGGCTAGAAGGAATAGAGAAATCAACACGGAGAAATGATATGGAAATAGCAACACCTATATGCAAAACGTTATGCATAGAGTGCAAGTTTGCGGGGAATACAACATTCATGTGGCCGTTCCACTGGAAAGCTAAACATAGTTGCTTTTGGGAGTGTCATTCTAAGAAAAATATCGACTGCAGAACTGGAGAAGTCACTTGGGCATCCTGCAACGATAACTACTACGGAAATTGCGAAAGATTTTCACCCAAAGAATAAGGAGATAAAATGTCTAGGTTTGACGAGACAAGAGAGTGGTGCAATAAGATGGTACACGAAGAGCTGGATCCGGCAAACTGTGAGGACTTGGTGATGCACATTGTTGAAAGAATAGCACGAAGAGCTTACTACCGGGGCCATTGGGACGGAGTCGTTGAATCTACGGAGGTGAATGCTACAAATGGATGAGAAAAAACAAAAACTGTTGGTAAGAGGAATAGCTATCCTTGGCGGTATCGCCGGACTAGCAATCTTGCTCCCAATTATCTACTCTGCCTTTCTGGCAGGACTAGGTTTATTGGGAATCGGGATTGTGGGCATTTTGGGATTTGGGCTGTTCTCTGCTTTGCCCATGCTAGGACAGAAATGGGAAAATGCAATTCTATCTGCCCGCAAGTCCGAAGCCCGCACGAACCCCATTGAGCAGCTACAGAATACTCTGCTCAAGCGAAAAGAACAGATAAAAGTTACTGAGGGGGCCCTTGGACGTATTGGTGGGATCGTTAAGACTATGGAACGGATGCTCGATGACGAAGTTCACCGCGACCCTGACCACGACCTCGCGATCCCCCGAAAGTCTCTAGCTGCAATGCAGATGTTTCACGCTACCAATATGACAAAACTTCAGTCCGCTGTACAAGCGTGTAAGGATTATGAGAAAGAAATAGAACGTAAACGTTTTGAGCTCACGTTCGTAGAGGCGGGCAAAACAGCTATGGCGAGTGTCGAGGGAGCTGAAGGGGATGCGATGCAGCAGCTCCTTACCGATGAAGCACTTAAGTCAGTTTCTGAACAGTTTGATAAGATATTCGGAGAGCTAGAAGTTAAGAGTGTGCTGTCCCAAGCAGAACAAATTGAAACTACTCACACCAACTTGGAGGAGTTGCTTAAACCTAAGACAGTCGAAAGGAACCTTGGATGACTACATTTTGGAAATGGTTTCGTATCGCTGGTGTAATAGCAGTCGCACTAGTATGCCTACTACTCGTACTTTCTGCCCCCGACAACCCCACACCCCGTTCAGCCGACCAACCCTCATCAATGTTTAGGAGGTAATCGAAAAATGCCTGATATCATAATTGGTGTGATAGTTACTGTTGCGATTGCAATCGCAATTGGTATGCTCTTGCAAGAAGACTGAGGTGGTTATGCGGACGAAGAGCAGCATAATTAAACCTGCGTGGGAGAAGGAAATGGAGGACTACATAGAGAAAGTTTTTAGCTCTCCAGAAAATCTAAATAAATTCTTGGACGAAACTGATTTCGATCTCTTTCACGACAGACCCAGGGAAGAATATTTCCCCTTGCTCAGAACAAACAAGAAAAAGGAAGAAGAAAAATGAAAAGCTTGATTGTGGTAGTTATGTTGGTAGCCATTACCTTTACAGGTGCGTTTGCTGAGGATCCCCTGACCCTTGCTACTGGGAATCCCAAAGCAACCTATTCAATGATGTTTCGAAACCTCGCCACCTATTGTCCGATGGTCAAAGAATATAATGACACTACGGGTGGATTCGACAACCTCAACCTCATAATGACAAAGAAGGTCAACATGGGTATCGTACCTGAGGATGTTATGGAAATGGCACGGCGTACTGATCCCAATGTAGCCAAGAACGTGCGTGGGTTAGTGGGTCTGCACTATAACTCATTACACATTGTAATCATGAAAGACGGGAGTGCTTCCAAAGGTGGGTGGTTCAGTCGTATAGGGATAGGTGGCGACAACCGAATGGTCATTCAAGATTTGCGTGATCTACGCGGCAAAAAGATTGGATGTTTTGGTAGTGCGATTGTAACCGGAGAATTTCTGAACGAAAGACTTCAGGCAGGGCTGCAGTTGGTAAGGATGAAGTCCCCCGCAGAGGCTACGGGCATGCTAAAGAGCGGCGAAGTCGTAGCAGTGTTTGCTACAGCTGGGTGGCCTATCGAGTGGATAGATGATCTTGACCCAAACACTTTCACGCTTGCCAGTCTGGATGAAAGCTACGTGAAAAAACTAGGTGAGCCTTACAAGCTCGTGAAGCTCAACTACCCCAAGCTTGGGGCCATGGGTATCATTACTGCAGCTCCCCGCAATATTGTTGCTGTGTGGAACTATTCCAGTGCGTCCAAGGTAAGTCAAATACTTGCATTTAAACAGTGCTTGCTGGACAACCTGCAAGATATCAAGGAAATGAATGGGTCACATCCTTCGTGGAATGATGCCGAAAACCCGGATGAATTTACGTGGCTCAAGTACGACCCGGTAGTCAAAAAGTAGGAGGTCGCATGTGGAATGATAACGACGTAAGTCTCTTAGTTCTAATCATTCTCGTTCTGAGCTTGTCAATTGGTGCTACAATAGGTAGGATTAGTGGAAGAACCGCAGGCTATGAAGCCGCCTATATTGACTATAAGCTCGACAAAATTGAAGAAGTAGTGCAAAAAGAGCATGCAGAACTATGGGTGAGGCTAAACCTCTTGCAAAAGAACCCGCCCGGAGAACGGAGGTAAAGTGCCAAAATTCACAATTAACGATATTATGACACTGGAAAAAAAACTGAAGAATGAGAGTTTCGTTGAAACCAGGAAAAACGCCCAGAACCTTCTAGACCAAGAAGGAATGCGGTGGGCAGAATATCTTGCCAGACGTGCACTTGAGTTAACTACTAAACTTGATATTCCGCTGGCCTTGGCGATGCAATCAATCTTCCTAGTCGGAATCCAGCAAGGAGCAGACATGGAAGCTAAAAAACACAATGGAGAAGAACCCCAGATGACTGTCAATCTTCAGTTTATGCAGTAACTAATCATCCTAGAAAAAGACGTTCCGAAAGAGTAGGAGTCTCTTATGTAGAGGCCCCTACCTAAGTTAATTACGCATGTACCCTTTCTAATATGCCTTTATTGGTAGTCCCACTACCCCAATAAGGTATATTTAATGAATATTCGGGATAATCAAGATAGCACATACATGAGGGTTGTCTCACAAACCTCTTCCAGTTCTTGACTTATCTCTTTCGTCTCCTTTCAAACTGCTGGTGGCCAACTCCAATTGTCGCCAGCAAAACAAAAAATTTGGTTTCTGTTTTCCCCGCGGTCCCGGCCAGCCTGAGGAGGGCGGAGCAGCTAAACGGTAAAGCGGTCTGACCAACGGCTCATACCCGGAGGTGGCGGGGTTCAACTCCCCGTCGCCGTTTGGCTGAAAAATGTAAAAGAAAGGAAAATTAAAATGGATCGACCATTAACTTGGTGGTTACGGTTATTGGTAAAAAGCCTTCTGCGACTCAACTGGTTCGCTTACCGATTCCTCACAAAGTCCAAATTTAGAATGGTGGCGGATGGAAAAGACATAACACACATCACCAATGACTTGCTCTTTATCGAGGACGAAATTGGTCACTTATCTCGGATGCTTCTACGAGATTCCTTTTTGAGACAAGGTATCATTACCCCAGAAACAACAGACCAGTATAGGAACCCCTATCTTGTTGGGAAGTAAAGGAGAAGAGACTATGGAAGAAGTGATTTTGCTAAGGGCGGCGGTGCTACAGATGGCAGAGTGTGAGTCTGTCATCCTCCGCATCAAGTAGTCTGGGTCGCACATATAGATTCTACAGATTCTATAGAGAATATACAGAATCTTTGCCACGATCACTACTGCTCGACGATGGCGTTTGAACCACTGCACTGTGGTTCGAGCCAAACCTTCAATGCTGTTGTAGGAGTCCATTGGGCACCTCCTGTTATTGGTGGCTGCCCCACCCTAAGCGCGCCCCTTAGACTAGAGGCAGGTTCCCGGTTGTGCCCCTACCAGGTGCTCCATAGGCGGGTGCGAGCACTGGACACTTACAATAAATTTGTCTGTTGTCAACGCTTATTTGGTAAGTGAATAATTCCGAAAAAATTAAGAAACACTCTACATCGTAGAGTCTAATCGACCCTAGAAGGGAAAGAGGAAGAAAAGATGAAGGTATTTGTAAATGGAACAGTTGGAATGGTTGTGTCTGGTGTGGACAACAAGAAGGAAGCTAACGCGTTGCTTTACGACAAGTTGTCCAAGACAGACGGATTTGATGAAGGCAACTTCAAAATGCTCGTCGCCAAAGCAACCAAGGAAGTGCGACTCGACAAACCGCGAGTTACGCACGTAGCGTAAAGCTAAGACCTGAGCAGGTCGGTAAAAGGCTCGTCAAAATTTAAATATGCAAACAACGAAAGAGGATTAAATGCTTGACAAGACTACGATACACCGATTGCACGAGTTGTGTTCTCGTTTGTGTAGTACCGAGGATCGTAAGCACGCTATAAAGATAGTATTTGCCAAAACCCCAGCAACCATTCGATCCAAAGAGTGCAAAAGACAAAGTCTTATTAACTACATTAAATCTCTGACTTCTGAGCAAAAGGCAGCTTTTATTACAGAAAGGATAAGGAATGCAGATACTCGTAAAGTAGTGCGTGCCCAGCGAGCCATGCTATTCCACGAAGATTTGAAAAACTCGATTGCGGGGTTACTAGAAGAAGCACAATATATCAATCCTAATATCCATCCGATGTTCTCTCATTATTATGGGTGGAGATGGGGCGGTTATGACTTTATGAAGATGCTGAAAGCGACCACCTGCTTGCTTGTGGACCATGAGACTTACGAAGTATGTGCAAAAGGGATTACACTGGTGTCTGAACTAGACAACCCAAGTCGACTGAAAGGAAGACACCAGTCGCTCGAACGAGCACTGGTGGCCTTTAAAGAAAAATACACTTCTCTTCCAGTAAGACGAGACGAAGCAAAAGAGATGGTTGAATGGGTAGATTCTGAAGCCAACTACATGGCAAATTGGGTTGCCAAATCTGTGTTTCTACCTGACCCAGGTCAACTAACACAAGTTGAACTCGAGAAGGTTAACCAATGGAAAACTCGGCGAGTGGCCCGACAGATAAAACAACAAGCAGTATAGAGGCGGGAGACCGTGTGTGGTGCGATAATGACACAGTAATCGTGGTTCACATTATCCCCGCACATGATCGGCCCACGGATCACGATGCCCGGATTGATGCGGGGGTCATTAAATATATGAAGCCACCTTCTGAGAAATTTCCTCCGCAACAAGCACGAGAATCAATAGAGTGCTGGAAGAAGTGGCATGAAGATATGTATATTGTTTGTAATTCACCAAACAGTCGATGGGTATGCAGAACCCGACGCGTGAGGTTAACAGACCTATCGACAACTCCACCGGCTGTAGTGGAAAATACAATTAAACCCCCAAAGAAACGTTTTCGTCGGTAGTCAATGCTCTGTGCTTTTATGAATGAACTAATCAAGAGGGTAATTCCTACAAGTCAAAATTGTTATTAATAGATTAGTCATTTATTGAGACCCCACAGCCTAATATTAAGTGATATAAATAGTAGATGCATAAAGGTTAGTGGGTAGTTAGAAGAAGCATGGAGGAGAGATGCTCGAGTACTATAATGTGAACCGACGGAAGTATGACCGCTTTGGTAGCGTGAGGAGTGACTACAATAGGACGTTCCTGAGAATGGATTACCGTACGGCAGCGGCAATATGTGTGTCTGGGGCACAAATAGCCGGTATGTTGTTAAAAACAGTCGCCGCCTTGACATTTAAGAGGAATCCATACGCACTTCCTCGTTGATCAGAAAATATTGCAATTAATACAGGAGACTTAATTGTGTTTACAGAAGACCACGATGAAATATTTGTGCGGATTATTGGCAACCTAGTATCTGATCCGCAATTACCAAAGAACGCAAAACGAAAAAGATGTTTTTGTAAACTGGCTTCTAACGCCCCCGCCCGACGTTATGATCGGAGGACGGGACAGAAAATTCCGGATAAAGAACGAAACAAAACACGTACTATTTTTCATTTAACTGTAGAGGACAATAAAGCCACAGATCGGTTTATGCAGGATTTCAAGTCCGGCGACCGAGTCATAATTGAAGGCTACTGTATCACCAAGAAACGCCAGAAAATGTCATATTCACAAAAGTCCAAATGTTGGATACCGTGTATTATCGATATTGATGGTGACCAACAAAATATTGAACACGTTATGGAAGACCAATTTCATGTGACCGTCATCTATGCTGCCCATATAGGTTCGACTAGGCGTAGCAAGCCTAAGCAACACCAGAACACGGCAGTATGCTAGTACGCTCCCTCGGGTAGCCTACACAGCACTATAGGGTGCTAATAATTAAACTGGAGGACACTGAATGCCTAGTGCCCAACAACCCAAATTCAATTCACAAATGTATAGTTTCTCTGGGTTTGGAATACACGCTGACCCTGTGTTGGGTCGAGTGTATAATAAATTTACTGGTGATCCCATCGCACCACACATCAACCACCGGAAAGGGCAAACAATGGAAATACCCTTGCCCATGAACATGGGTGGACATCCGCTAGGCAGTGGGCGCACAATGCGGCTGAACCGCCTTATATGTTGGGCAGCATGGGGAGCCCCACCCATTTATATGAAACGCCCCATGGCAATACACAAGAATGGGGATTTCACAGATAACCGAGGAGAAAATCTTATGTGGGATAGTGGTAAATATTGTGCTCGCCAGGCCATTCTATCCGGGCGCTTACCTTGCAAGCTACTTCCCCATGTAGGCACAATACGAGATTTGGCAACCGCGGGCATGGCTGCTAACCTAGATGCGGTTGCAACTGCTCTGAACGTGTTCACTGTGAGTGCAATACAAAATGTTATCACAGGTAAGACATTCAACTGGTTACCCACTGAGCCCAACCCTGCCGGGGTTCCCGCGAGTATATTAGACAGGTTGGTGCGGCAGAATGAGCTTTGGTTAAGTAGGGACGCTGCCATCAAACGTGAACATAGAGAGGCTGCTAACCCACAAAAGATATGACTTGGATATTGAAGGGGAGGTAAAGTATGATTAGGATAGCGAAAGCTGAAAAGATAATTTCTAAGCCAACTGCCCGCGACTATGCAGAAGGAATACGCCTGCAGAAACGTGCCAACGCCATGTTTGTACGAGGTGAGACTAGCTCTGATTACGCTACGATTAGAAGGTCTGCTGAAGAACACCTAGGTTTCTGGGATTGGCAGAACAGGGTACCCGAGTGGAGACGAGTGGGGATAACTGATACTACCAATCTTCGCCCTCGTGCTTGTTGTTGCGTTGGCGATGAAAAGGGAGAGTGTGCTTACCTCCCAGCGGGCAGTCAGCCATGTAGGGACAACGACTGCCCAACATAATTGCTGTTCTTATTGGTACTTGGGGTGTTCTACCCCAAGTGCCGAGTAAAAAGGTAAAATGGTAGCAATAGAAATTGACAATTATATACGAATCTCAGGTATATCTAAGGCTCTGTTTACGCAGTTGCGGAAACGCCTTACTTATGATAATCCCTCCTTTGTAAATGCTACAAAATACGGGCGGGGATTTGTTGGTCGGGGGATTCCGAGTACATTACGCACGTGGGATTTTGTTGATAACCAACTATGTCTCCCCCGAGGCATAATGATGGAGCTTTTTACGTTGCTCGGAGACCATGGAATTAAGTTTAATGTAACCGACCGCCGTAACTTCGTTTGTTGCACAGAAGCCCCAATACAGCAAATTGAATTACGAGACTATCAAGAAGATTTAGTTTCGCACGCTGCGATCTATCCAGGCGCTGGCTATGTTATTCAGTCGCCTCCGGGCACAGGTAAAACGCTGTGCGGGCTAGAGCTAGCACGACGGGAGAGTCGGAAGACCTTATGGATTACTCATACTAAAGAGTTAGCCCAACAGACTATGTTGGCGGCGTCAGACGAAGCAAAGGTCAAGGTGCTGGCGCTTCCTAAGAAGGACATTGGTTTTATTGGTAGTGGTAACTTTAAAATTGGCGAGTTTCTAACTATTGCCCTCATACAAAGTCTGCAACGTAAACCAGAAGCTTTAGAACAATTAAAGTATGAGTTTGGCACAATCATTATTGACGAAGTGCACCATTCTCCGGCTACTACCTGGAGACATGTGATATACCAGTTCGCACCCGCCAAGACTATTGGCTTAACAGCTACTTCCTACCGCCCTGACGGGCTCAGTCAAATGCTGTTCGACTGTATTGGTCCCGTAGTAGCGTGTTCAAATAAAGAGCTACTAGTAAAAGCCGGTGTTATGATTGTGCCTGATTACTATATCTACTACACCGGGCGAAGTTACAGCGGGGAGTCTTTCCAAGAAATCGTATCACACCTTGTTGATGACCCCAGCAGAAACCGGGACATACTGTCCCTAATAATAGACAACACGAGCCGTGAAGAAAACAACGTAGTGTTATTTCTGAGTAGTCGTGTTAAGCACGTGAACGAGATAGAACGATATTGCTATGACTACGGAGTAAATACTGTAAAATTGATTGGTAGCTTATCTAAACTTGAACGTTCTCTTGCCTATGAGCGTCTACGTAGCAATCCAGGTGTTATTCTAGCTACAGACAAACTCTTGGGAGAAGGCTTTGATCACCCCCCCATTAACACAATTATTATAGGTACTCCGTTTAAGAATCCTGTGGTTCTAGAACAAATGGTAGGTAGAGCACAACGTTTACGTGAAGGAAAGACATTCGCACGTATAATTGACATGTCCGACAATAACGCTATGCTTGCCAAGCAGTCTAACACGAGAAGAGCCATCGCAGCGGGTCTGGGTATGGATGTCGCAGTCTACCCATGGAGGCTGAATGCTATATAGTGCTACACAGAAATTAAGAAAAGGTTTAACCCCGGAATGCATGAAGGACGTACCACCACAAGCAATAGAAGCCTATAGTGAATTAATAGGTTTATTGTATATGATAACAACCAAGTGTCTACCTTACGCAAGCAACTTTCAAGATTACGAAGATGCAGAATCTGATGCACTTCTTCGTGGAATAAGCTATATCCGTAATGTAAGCACCCGGCATAAGGAGACCGCCTATTCTTGGAGTAAAGTAGAATGGAAAAGACGTTTATACAGCCGGTTTTACGATGGGGTGATAGAGAGTGCAAAATATCTGCTGTATCCCTTCAACCTACCAAGAGCTATTAGATTCAGTCTTAAGAAGTACTCTGATGCAGTAGGTATTCTTCAGAAATATAGTAGATTAAGTAATATTCGCTCTTCTGTGCTTTACAAGTCCATATTGTTGAAACGTTGCTCGATTGACACTATAGCTAAATGCAAAAAATGCATATTCAAATTAGCAGAGTGCCCACTTACGGTAATTTCCACTGATGATTTACAAACGTTGCATTCGCTCGTAACTAACTCCGACCAGAGTCTTAGCCACTATGCAGACTACTATCACAACACCCCTTACAAGATATGGATACGGATAATGGAAAGCCTTAAGGATTTTTCCTCATTTCAAGTTGATAAACAAGAACTTCCAGCATCCTATGATATGGAACGTGGACTTACCCTAAAACGTGTTCAACAAAAGATGAAAAAAATACATCCCAAGTTGTTCGACATATATTGTCAGTTAATGACTAGTGTAGACACCGACGCTTTGAATACTCAATTGTACTTTCCGCCAATAAAAAGTTGGCAAAGTCGCATCATTCGGGAGGATTACGGTATAAAACCTATCGAATTAAGGAGATTATTAAAACAGGGTGACAGACTCATAAATGCATTCAGACAGCATGAGGGACTTCTACCAATTCAAAGAACTGTTTATTCAAAATCTACTACGCCCTAAGCCGTCTATCTTGCTAGTGAAGTGGTTAGGTAACGGTATGCTAAAAAAACACTTTAATCGCTTGCATAAGAGTGCGGCAGTAAAACAAGATGTTGCTTTTCATGTAGATAATGTGTTCTTACACTGTGTAAAGACCTGTGATGCGACCCCGCCAAATGTAACTTTACGCTGGGCAGGATTATTGCATGACTTAGGAAAAGTGGACACAGTAGCAACTGTGCTTATGTGCAATAGATATTGGCCCAGGCCGAGGAGTGTGGAGTTCTGCCCTTTCAAAAATAAGAGTTGCTATCCCCAGTGTAAAAGTACAATAAGGCGTATTACATTCTATAGACACGAGATTGTGGGTGAGCGTGTGGCATTAGCAACTATGCGAAAATTTCAGGTTAAGAAGCCTCTACAGTCGAATGTGGTCACATTGGTGGGGGGACATATGTATAATTATACATCTCGATGGACCGATAACGGGTTAGCACGCTTTGTGTCTAAATATGGTATAACTCACGAAGACTTGAAACGCCCAGATGAATTTCCATTGTTCTGCTTAAGAATTGCTGATAGAATGAGTCGTGGGCTTGAACCTGTCACGCCCCGCCAACGGGAATTCGAGGAGAGATTGAGAGGATTTTTGGAATGACTATAAGATACGCAATAATCACCATTCTAATTCTACCATTATTAGTAGATTACGGATATGCACGCAAAAGACACGACAATAAGTTGGTTAACACCAACTATGTGATCGACCCAGAAGTATTAAAAGCCCATGAAGCTCGTTTCGGGCGAAGTTCATTTGAGAGAAAGTGGGCTGAGGATAGTCGAGGACGTTTAAAGCACGTAGTAGTGCCAGTAAGTCGCATACCATCCTTAGTTAATACGGAGCCAGGGGAAAAAAATTTAGAAATCACGGAAAACGAAATTCTGTTCGAAATTCCGATTTTGCCAAAATTTCCCGAGGATGTTCCGTATAAACCAACTATTGTAAAACTAAACAGCATCTTTACCAGTCTGATCCCTACTCCTTCCGCACGCATTTTTAAGTGGGGGAAGACCGACAAAGTGCACCGAGGACCTACTCGTTAGATTATGTATCAATTTTCTGACCAAATTGTTATATCGAAAGGGAATACTAAAATAGGTAATACTCCGAACGTGAGTTTGCCTCCAATAGTGTCGTGTCAAAAAGATATTCCTTGTGCCAAAGAGGGTTGTTACTCCTTGAAAGCGATGCGAAGATTTGCTTGTGTACGTGCTGCTCGTGAGCACAACTGGGATGTTCTGAGTAAAGACCACAACAGATTTTTTAGAGATATAGAAGCGTATATAATTGAGAAGAGACCTGATCGGTTTAGGTGGCATGTTGATGGGGATATCCCCTCACAGCATTACCTGGATAGTATGCAAGAAATTGCTAGAAGGTTGCCTGCCATAAGAATGCTAGCATTTACAAAAAACTATTCACTCGATTTATCCAACCTACCGCAGAATCTGGTGATTATTCCTTCTATGTGGATAGAGTTTGGAAGACCAGAAACATTTAAAGATCGTCCAATAGCATGGTTGTATGACCCGCGTAAACCTGATTGCAGGATTATGGGAAACTACTTTACATGCGTAGGGAAGTGCACAGGTTGTTGGAAATGTTGGAATATCAGTATATTGGAAAAAGACGTTGTATTTTACAGACATTAATTGCTAAAGAGGAAAAAGTATGAAGGTTCCAGTAGGAATTACGAATGCTATCAATGAAATTTTTAGATTACGTAAAGAAATTGATATGTTCAAGAAACAGGAAACAGATCTTGTGATTACTGTGAAGGAATATATGTCTAACAACAGAGTGCTAATTATAGACACGGACCGCGTGTCTGCACAGTATTCAGAGAGAACAACATTGATACCTGACCCAGATAAACTCTACGATGCTCTAGAAAATGACTGGATGCGTTTTATATCCTGTGTATCCGTTAGGCTGGACTCCAACACAAGCAAACGTGTGTGGGGCGTACGAGAGTTTTTGGGCGAAGAAGATATAAAGAATATCAGTAAAATAGAAACCACACCAATTCTATCGGTAAAACTTCTGAAGGCGACCGCTCCAGAAAAGCAACCCAAGGTGCGGCCTGCCAATGCTGCCCCGGTACGACGAGCTAAAGCTTAATGTCTAACAGATTAACAATTCAATTCTGTAAATTTGTAGACTATACCAGAGAGGGCAATATTCTTGATACACATTGGGGTTACCGAATATACGACGATGACGAACAGGATTACGATAGTGGTTGGAACAGTTTAAATCAACTGTGCGATGCGATTACTCCAGATAATATTTTTAAATTTGTTGAAGAAAATCACCCCAATTTTGTTTTTGGAACTCTGCGTGGTATAAAACTTAACGGTGCCTGGGTAACGAACCCCAAGGAGCAAAATGGTAAAGATGAATGATATATGGACAACATTTGACAAAGCCTTGGAAGTCAATGTTTGCGTAATTGTTAAACGTAGACTGGGGAAAGGGAAAAGGTATGAGTATCAGGAAGTGTGCATGTTTCGTGGAGATTGGAACGATCTGGTGCACGAACTCTACATAACCTACAACCAGTTTGTTGATCAAGTAGAGCATCTTAGTAAGAAGCAAGCAATATATGAGCGTCTCGATATGATTGCGAGTGAGCTGGAGAGAAGGAACTCCTCATACGAGTTCGTGTTGCCTGACTTTACTGACGAATGGTTCGTTGCATACTGTAAGCCCGCGGTCTTCAGGATAGATGGGGAGGGCAACTTAGGATGACCGCATTTTATGATGCACCAATGTTCAGACAGTTACCTGGGCTGCCCCCAAAGCCAGAGGTGCCAGCGGTGCCTGTAAGTAACGTAGGCTTGCATACTCCACCCACACCCCTCACACGCAGTCTGATGGATAAGCTAATGCAGGCATTGGGGATGGATTTGGCAGGAGACTTCACAGTAACAGAACAAGTAGGTTGGGAAGGGCCTCTGGTAATTACTGCGTATAATCTTAACGGGCTGACTCAAACTAAGAGCCACGCGAATTGGGATCGGATGATGCGGGAAACGCTCACACCCAAGTTGCAAGAACTAAGGAAGAGATTAGATGACTCAATCGATCGACTCACCCGTGCCGTCGCCTAGTAGACGGTGGCAGATCGGGTTGGCCCTAACCATTCTAATTGTTTTCTTACTCTCACTCATCCTAGTGAATAACACCTTCAACTTCAACAAGATCGAACGGGCATTAGATAACCTACAATATAAACCAATAGACAGTTCGAGTGTAACTCCTGCAGAAATGCAGGAGTTACGCCACAAAATAAATTCGATAGAGCGGTTTATAAGAACAACCCCGCTAGTGGAGTGTGGTAATGATATTAAACGATGAGAAGAAGCAGGCTTTCTCAGAGATGCTATGCCGTGCTGCGGCTGTAGATATCCTCCTACATGATCATCCTACACCAGATCCTGATTCAATGGCGAGTGCATTAGGATTAGAGAAATTGATACGGGACAAGTTTGACAAACCGGTAATGATTTGGGGAGTGCCCCCAAACCAAACACAAAATCGGTTAATGGTTAGTGAACTAGATATTACTTTACACGACCCCCGCAAATGGGCAGGGTATAGTCGTAATCCCACTTGCGTTCTTGTAGATTGTAATGCTAAGGCGGGCAGTCTTACACTGTGTGATACCGCGAATACCCCCAAAGAAAATGTCTGGACAATTGACCACCACTGCGACAAAGATAGCCCGGTGGGTAGCAATGTGGATATGCACGCTGTGGGGTCTGCCTCCACTATAATAACAGAATACCTACAGAGTTTTGATATCACCTTCTCTTCTGAATCAAGAAAAGATGAAGGAGTAGCAACTGCACTGATGCTCGGGCTTATGACAGACACAGAAAACCTCTTAAGAGATAATGTGGACGCAACCAGAGATATTCCCGCTTTTCTCTATCTAAAAGAGCACTACGATCCACACTTGTACCACAAGCTGATGCGTTATGACTTTCCTGCTTATTTCTACGACTGTCTTCGTATCTCTGATAGCAGCAAAATAATCTCGGAGCCCTTTGGCATATACAATCTAGGCTTCCTGAAAGAAGAACGTGCAGGAGTGATATCACAGATCGCCGATCTATGGATGCGACGAGAACGCCTGCATATAGTCGTTGTATATGCTATCGTAGGAAAAGAACTGTGGGCTTCAGTACGCACAAAGAACGGCGGGGGCAAGGCATCAGAAATAGCACGTGCTCTTTTCCCTGACTGCGGTGCAGGGGGTGGGGATCATGCCGCAGGGGCCTCCATGCGATTCAATTCCTTTATAGACGTAGATATGCTCGACGAAGACTCGAAGCAGGAACTACTGCACATCACAACCAAAGTGCTTGTAGCACGGGCAAAGAAAATCGCTGATCTGGACGAATAGTGAAAATTACAGTTGATGTAGGACACGAATGTTATGTGGGATGTGGTAAGTGTTATGGTACCGGAGAAGGTTGGTCGGAAAACTCTTCTTGCGTACAATGCCGAGGTAGGGGTTATATACGCGGCAGAGGAGAGGTATCTGACCTAATCACTGTCTCTGTGGACCGACGAATGGGTACCTTTGAAATTGTTACTGGGTTTGAACAGTGCGACTACTGTGGAAAAGACCTAGGGAAATTGATAGTAGAAGAATTAAAAATCGGAGGTTATTTATGATGGACATGCGGGAGGAGTACTCAGAAATTACTAACCTGTGGGACGCACTAATAGATATATACCCGGAATGTGCAGATATCCTTGAGTTTGATCTAATGACTGAACAAGCAGTCATTGTCAAGTCCGGTAACCAGTGGTGTATCTATTCTGAATCCGGTAAGCGACTCGGGTGCTATCCCACTAAGCCACAAGCAAAGAAACGGCTGAAGCAGATTGAAATGTTTAAACACATGAAAGAGAACAAGGGAACAGAGGAGATAGCTCGTCAGGAGTGCTCATGTCGGGAGTGCCTCGCTGAATTTTTTGTGCGAGGAAGATGCGACCAAAGCACATGCCCAGTCTGCGGAGCTAGTGGAGAGGATCTGGATGAGTTAACAGGGTTGGTATAGGAGGGAGCTTATTGGTATTACCGAACATGACATAAGAGCATTGCACCTTGCTGCAGAGGTTGCGTATAATAGCACCTACAAACAGCGGCATGGTGCGATCCTCTACAAGAGAAGAAACATAATTAGTGTTGGCTTTAATCAAAAGAAAACTCATCCAAAGGCTCTTCCTTTCTACAAGTATCCTTACCAACATGCAGAGTTTATGTGTGTCCGTTTAGCCGAAGGTATAGACAAAGATGGTACTAGCATCGTTTCCGTTCGAATAAATCGAACAGGCGACTTGCTCAATTCCCGTCCGTGTAGTGAATGCATCCGGCTTCTGGAGCATCACCGAATCGCTAACATGCTATACATCTCTAATGGACAAATCATAAAAGAGAAACTCAAATAACAGCGGAGGGAATTGTTGGGCACTAACGTAACCAAGGTTTCTGGTCCGGATGCACATCCGTTCACAAATACAATTGAATATACCTTACTCTCTTGCGGGAATATCAATATTAACTCTAACAAGTTTTACATGGTAGAATTACAAGAAGACCCAACTACCAAACGCTATCGTGTTTTTACTAACTACGGTAGAATTGGAGGTTCTAGCGTATACGAAGAGCGCGGACCATGGCACGATGAAGGCTCCGCCCGACATACTTACAATGAAATTGTAAGGCAGAAACAGCGTGGTAAGTCAGGAGGAACTTCCAAATACGAGATAGTTGAAATCTTATGTCCTACCGTTGGCTCTCTTAATATTAGAAGCAAAGTAAATCAAATCTCAGTTCTCCCGCCCAGAGACCTCATTGAAAAGGTGGGTAGTAGATATGACCCCCGCGTTCTGCGATTGCTGCGCCAGTTTGCATAAGAGAACATACATAAGATTAAGTCTAACACAGCTATTTCCTTCACCAGTAGCGGCATGGAAACAGCCCTAGGACCCGTCACGGAGCTGCACATTCTGCGTGCTAGAGAAGCTCTTGACACCATCAAACTGAACTTGGATAAAGGTGGTAATGAAGTCAATATCGCTAACAATTTGTTCTTCAGTCTTATCCCCCACAAATTTGGGCGGAAGATACGTGCCGAAGATATTATTGACTCGGATAACAAGTTAGTCGAGAAATACGACTTGCTAGACCAGCTAGCCACGGCAACTAAGCTGGGGATTAATAACAACACTGACACAGAAGAGTTTAACCAACTGGACACGGATATAATTGTTATAGAAGACCCTAAAGTTTACAATAGAATAGTAAAAGCTATCGAAACATCACGAAGACATCGTGATTTGGATGCCTGGAAAGTGAGGTCGATTTATGAAGTAAAGATTGGACCTGAACGAGAAAGATTCGAAGCAAGAGGAAAACAACGCGGTAATCTAATGCAACTATTCCATGGTACACAAAATGGAAACCTGCTATCAATTATTCTCGGGGGACTTATTATCCCGCCCCTGTCTAGCGGAGATAACTACACGATTGCTGGGCGTATGTTTGGCAATGGAATTTATGGAGCTAACAGCTCTACAAAATCTCTCAATTATAGTACTGGCTATTGGTCGGGACGCCAGAATAAATTTGACAACGTGTTCCTTCTACGAATAACATTCGCAATGGGAAAAGTTTATGAAATTTCTGGCTCTTGTGCGGGAGGGCCGCCCGGCGGGTATGACAGCCTTGCAGCCTACGCCAGTAAAACTGGGTTGAGAAACGATGAGTTTATTGTATATTCTCTTGAACAATGTACAATTACACACTTGATTGAGCTATCAAAATAGGAGAGCACTTTTGTTTGAAGACGGAAAATACCCAATTAAGTCAATTAAAGAAATATCCAATTGTGCAATTGAAACTATTATAGATGTTCTTAGGGGGTCAGAAGAATGTACTCCTACCAGAAATGTCCTATACTGCATGATGACCGAGATTGGCTCTGAGTGGACCAATAAGCTGGGTAACTGGCCCAAGCGATTTGCTAAAGTATTAAAGAAAAATGGGTACAAAGCATCCAACGATCTCCTTTCTAAAGTAGGCAAGGTTGCTCGTGAATCTTGTATAACTGTTTCGAATAACCAATTGATAGTTACATCTGATTTCGATTGGAAACCAGGCGACTATGGTGACCATGACTCATGTTTTTGGACTTGCCGATCTGCGGCACGTTATATTATATCTAAACTAGGTGGCAAAGCCCTCCTAATACACGGAGCTAACAATGATCCCAAGGCACGTGCTTGGTGCATTCCATACAATGATCCAAAATTTATTGAAGAAGCACACGTTATATTCAACGTCTACAGTGGCTCGGGGGAACACCTGAACATTGTATCGTTTGCCAGAATATTTTCTGACATATTCAACCGCTCATACTACCGTAACGTTGATGTGTCCTACATGGATGACATCGAAGGTGCCCTGTGGATAAACAATGGGCGTGGGTATATAGTAGGAGCACAGGAAGTGTCTGATTGCGAAGCTGTAGATTTTAAGTATCGCATTACGTGCACCAAATGTGGACGTAGTCATCCACATACTGCTGTATGGCACGGCGACGACATAATTGTATGTGGAGAGTGCGAAGATGGGCAGATTGCGTGCTATGAATGCGGGAGGCTGATTCGGGAGAACGACGCCTATTATGAGCACGAGGAATCTGAGGACCCATTCTGCGAAGATTGCTTTACCCAAAGATTCACCAAATGCCAACGATGCCCCGGTTATGCTGACAGAGAGAATTGCCACACTGTTAAGGGCGAAGTTTGGTGCCACAGTTGCTTTGATGGGTTCGCCACACACTGCGATTTCTGTAGTGGCTGGGATGATGTAGATCGTTTAGTCCCCGTTATGGGCAAAGATCGTGAAGAACTATGGCTTTGTGGTGAGTGCTGTGAGGGGCATGCTCTACAGTGTGACGCATGTGGCAAAGGTTGCCTCGCAGGTGTCTTGACTAAAGTTGGCAAAGGTTACTACGTGTGCCCGGTTTGTCTTGATCAAGAGTACACAATTTGCGTTAAATGTGGGGTAGTTTCCAAAAATGATGGTCATGATGATTGTTCCGTGTGTCGGGCCGAAAGAGAGAAAGTAGCATGAAAGTTGATATCGCCGCTCTACGTAAACTATGCACTATGAAAGAAAAGAAAGTTAGGCGGTTCTTACTTAGTGTAATTCCAGACCTCGAAAACCGTGAACATTTTCTCTACAGAGAGACCTCTGGTGCAACGGTACTCGCAGTGGCCCACATGGATGTGGTCTCCGAGTCCTCAAGCTTTGACTCCTTCAGCACTCCTGATGATATTATGGTATTCAGTCCCGCTCTTGATGACCGCCTAGGGGTATTCACTATGACACACCTTCTGAAACAATTTGGTTTAGAAATGGATTTACTCTTTACCACTGATGAAGAGCGGTGCTCCTCTACTGCAGAGGAATTCGTAGACTACTGTGGCAAGGACTACAATTGGATAGTTGGGCTTGATAGAAAAGGCTCTGATGTAGTTCTGTATGATTACGATACTAACACTGACTTTGTAGACGCTTTGAAAGCAGCCGAGTTCAAGCTTAGCTTAGGTTCCTTCTCTGATATCAGTTATATGGAGCCTATGCAAACGTCCGCGTTCAATATGGGTATAGGCTACCACTTCCAGCACACCAACAAGTGCTGTGCATCCATGCTAGAATTAGCTGGGCAACTCAGAAAATTGAAATCGTTCTTTGATGCATTTTCTGAAACAAAGTTTACTCACACTCCTGAGCCACGCACCTTAAGCGGGGCAGCTACATGGTCTGCTCCAGGTAAGTGGAGTGGCATACGCAAGAGCAATAGAGACCCATGGTGGGAACGAGAAGAAGACACTATCGGACGCCAATACTATAATGAGCACGACGAAACACCCCTAGACCGTAGACGAAAAAGCAATGATTCTTCTGACTATACAGATGACTTTGATTACGATGACAAAGATGATTACTTGGGGGATTACGGACGTATAAAACTTGCTTTATGAATAACTACACCTTAAACAAAAAGGAGAAACATGCCTAATAATACATTATTACTAGAGGTTATAAACTACTTCGTCCAAAATGAAAAACTGTTTACTTCGGTAGACATTGCTAACACTATTAAACTGTCTGGTACGTGGATAAGTAACGCACATGTGGCTAAATTTCTGCGCGATCAAATGTCCGAAATTGCACCCCACTATTACAATGCTTCCATCGAAGTTACAATCCCAGCTTCCAAAGAACTCACTCTAGCTACCCTCTACTACCCACCCACAAACTGTCCCGCTGATTATACAGCTGATCAGCGAGCACAGCGTGCGCTGGCTCCGCAAGAAGTAACTGAACTAGAGGAAGAAGCTGAGTCATTACGGGATCCGACTGCTTACCAAACTGGATTAATAGCAACCAGACTAGAAAGTGTCCCGCGTCCGCACATCGCTATCAATATTAACATCAATCTACCCAACGATACAGAAATAAAATAATGCCTTGGATAATACAAGGTGAGAAGCGTCGGGACCTAATCCGACGCTTCGTCCATCTACAGATGCAACAGGTTTACCGCCGTATAATATCTTATACAAATAAGCAGATGTCTGTAGAAGACTTATGCTTAGATAACCTGCTAGATTGGATACCTAACGAACTAGTGGCAGGATTCATGGAGGAACCCACATCTGCAGAGGAACGAACAGAGATGTCTGATATCTATGACACACTAGCTTTACACACGGAGGTAGATGACCCATGTCACTAAATGCTTTAGAGATAATGAATAATGAAGCCTCAATCACAGAGCTCAATCGAGCACTAAATGTACTGGAAAATTATCATGTCCATCAGAAATTCAATACCCTGGAATGTGCTATAGGAGACGTAAAAGCCAAAATTGCACAAATCGAATTCGAAAATAAAAAACTCAAGGGAGAATTACTCGTCTGTCCTAGCTGTAATAGTTGGTATATTGAGTTCTCAGTAGTATTCAGTATGATAAGGTCATGGACTCAATTACGGTGTGGAGAGAGTCCACACAGGGCTAATTGTAGAACGACAAGAATATTCGAGAAGCTCAATACACCTATAGAGTTTGTTTGCCTAACCTGTGGACATATATGGGGAGGAAAGGGACCCGTTGACCAATGGCTCCAAGAATGATACCAATCTTAAAGGGAACACATGTTGGGCACGTGCTAACAGGCAGTATGCCGGAAGAAAAGAAACTGACAACTTTAGAAGAACAGGGAATATTTCTTCTCATTGACGAGATCGACCACGAAAACTATCACGACTTTGTCGAAAAGATCGTGAAGTGGAATGCCCAGTGGGAAACTTTTGACGAAATCAACATGATTATAAACTCCTACGGCGGAGATGCCGCCGCCACATTGGGTATTGTTGACTTTATGGATTGGTCTACTATTCCTGTGCACACTTTTGCAAATGGTATTTGTGCATCAGGCGGATTCATAGTTATGATGGCGGGAGAGAAGGGACACAGAATATGTACGCCTCGTACACAATTTCTAAGCCATAACTTTAGCGGATTCGACTATGGGAACTACCCCCAATTGGTAGCTACACGGCGTGGGCAAGACATTATGTATGAGATACAGATTAGGCACTACTCACAGCATACTAATTTGAAGACAGAGGCGGACATAAGGAAGTATCTTTTACAAGACACAGACCTTTGGCTTACTCCAGAAGAGTGTCTTGCGTATGGCGTAGTAGATGTGATTACTACAGACAGGAAAGCGGCTCCAGCAGTAGTTTACTCTGGCTACGGCGATAAATCTAAACCGATTAAGAAATCAAAGAAGAAACCCGATCAAAGAAAGGAAAGTCGATGAGCCTACAGATATACGACCATGGAGATTATATTGCCAAATTTGACCCGGAAACAGGGTATTTTGAACGACACGAAACAGTTCTGGTAGGTGCAGACGGCAACGAACAACACGTGCGCCCCGAGTGGTCCCCTAATGGTCCTGAATTGGCAGATATCCATATCACTAAGTACTGCCCACTCAATTGTGCTTACTGCTACCGTGAAAGTGCAGCGGATAAGAAGCAACATATGTCTGTGAGTGACTTTAGTAACGCCATTGATACTCTAACCCCATGGGTTTGTCAAGTAGCTATTGGGGGAGGAAGTCCGCAACACCACCCCGAATTCCCCGAGCTACTACGTATCGCACGGGACAAGGGGGTGGTTCCGTCATGGACCACTAATGGTGTTGACCTCACACCCGAAATCATTGAGGCAAGTAGGAAGTATTGTGGTGCCGTAGCTGTATCGATGCACCCCGGTATCAACCCCCTGCCCGCTATTCTCAAACTGATGACAGGCGGTGTGGCTACTGCAATACATGTAGTATTGACTCATGATTTAATCGACTCATGGACTACACAACTCAGGCTGGCGAAAGTGGGCAAAGGTATGCTAGGAGGAAAGTTGCCCCTCTATAGCTGTATTTTTCTCATGCACAAGCCTATCGGTCGAGGGAATTGGGAGCAGCATCCCACATTCGTACAAAAGATGAACTTTGTCTCCGCCCTGCGTGCTTACGAAGGTAAAATTGCACTGGGTGTTGATAGTTGTGCTGCTCCATCATTGATAGCATCTACCCCGATTGAGAATTTGCCTGTTGACAACTTGGGTCCCTGCGACTCCGGATGCTTTTCAGTCTTCATTGACGAAGAGCTGAAAGTATCTCCCTGCAGTTTCAACAAAACCGATATCTTCTCATTGGAGGACACAACATTCAGTGACATTTGGCTAAACAAATTTGATGATTACCGCAATAAAGTAATAAATGCGTGCCCCGACTGTACTAGCCGAGAGATATGCCGGGGGTGTGCAGTGTTACCAGCAATCAATCCGTGTGAGAAAAAAGAAAGGACTGTGTAACAAAAAATGCTTTGTAGACCTGGATTCATAACCAACTCTTCGGGTTCCAGTTTTGTAGTAGTGACCAGAAGTCCTATCATAACAAAAGCGTTCTTGGCGAAAGTTGGCATGTCAGATTTTTTCTGGGACGGTTCTTCCTATGGTGGTTCCAATTTCTCTATAACCCTGACGGAGTTGGCAGAAATGCTGATGCCCGATGAGGAGGAAAAGAAGGACATACATAGGAGTGATGCCTATGTCAACGCTGACTGCATAGATGAAATTATATCAGACCTCGAGCAGATAATCCCGGATGCTGTTGCTAGAATAGACGGCGGAGACAGCGAAATGGCAAAATTCTACCAGGATACGTGTGCTGCATGGGACAGAATGGATGATGTTTACGACCTTTGGCAAACGTATCAGAACCTACTCAAAATGGGTTACTATGTTTTTCATCGCACCTCGAGTGATGATAATCCTGGGAAGTGGGCCGCTATGGATATGATTACGAATAAGACCTATGTGTGTAGAGGCACACAGGAGTTTGTGACTAAGACGTCACACCACTGAGCGGAGGTTTAAAATGGAGATAGCTATCGTTGCTTTTGTTTTGGCGGCGACACTGTTCATCATATTTGGATCGATAGATAAAGATTTTGGTGAAGTCATCATAGGCGGAGTTCTGCTACTCCTCACATCCATCCCCATCTACGTGATACTCCAAACAATCCCAGTAGAAGTAACAAACACCATTGTTACAAACCAGTTAGAAATTGGGTTTGATACTATCATTAAGTTCGATCGACCAGTCACAGTAAAAATTAGAACGATCAGTTACCCCTATCGAGTTAAAAATGATAGTAAACTTTATGAGATAGACACTAGAGAAATTGGTGACAGGGTATCTGAAAAATGACTTGCTCTGTATAAATATGGCAGAGTTACCTTATTTCGAAACACCTCCTATAGGAGAATTCAATGGGTACAAACGAACCCCAAACTATCGTTGCGATATCAGCTGCCGACCTTCAAAAGTTTGGCTGTCCCTATTGCGGGTATCGATCTGGCTACTCGCCCATTTCGGGACACGGAGCCGCCGCTTGGGATTGTGGAGAATGCGGTAGGACTTGCTGCATTCTTGGTGAAGGTAACACTAAGTCATCTATTGGCTTCGGTAGTTTTTATCCAGAACTTCAGGATCACCCACGGCATGGTATTCCAAAACGCGGAAGAGCCGATAAACAACCAGATTGTGGAGGTGAGTTCTTTAGATCCCGTGGTATTGGTCTCGACATAACGCCCGGATGTTTCGTCTGCGGGGGTGACAAGCGTCTCCTTAATAACATTGCAGCATTTGTGCAGTGCAAGGAGGCGGGGGTACGTGTGGTCAATATGTTCCAACAAGGCGCACGACTTGACTACCGTGATTTTGAGCCCGATCGAGTGCAGGTTAAGGTTGGTGCATGTAATGCACACCTACCCAATTTGCGCAGGCTCGATGAACTTACGCGTGATGGCGTGATAACAAGTGTACACATTAGCGAGGCAGTTGATCGGGTCGGGTTCCAAGACAACCACCACAACCGCGAGACGAAATAGGAACGTTCCTTTCATCCTGTGATGCCTTACCTATTAAACCCCCTTGGATCACGAAAATCGAGAAGTAATAAAGAGAGGATAAATGGATATAATCAGTCTCATGCTTGCTATTTGGTTAATAGCCCCCCTTATATGGGCATTTGTGGAGGAACACCCCCTTTGGCAGTTCGTGACTATAACTGGGATAGTCATATTTATAACCATATTCATATGGGTAACATTCTGGATCACCCCAATTTCTACTACCGAGGAAATCGTTACCAATAAAGTTGGCGACTTCAAATTCGATTACCCTGTCAAAGTAGTTGAGACTACGACAAGATACCCACTCCGAGCACGTACAGACGAGCATTCATACACAATCATAACAGGATGTACAGATGGCAAAGTACCGAAAAGGTGAGAGAATCAGAGTACACGTGTCGGGATGGCAAACAGATTATGCGGGTAGACTCGTCAGCATGACAAAGAAAGGTGATTCCCTTAGTATTGAGCTCGAGAAAGACAACGAGTTACCCATACTGATTATGTCACCCCGAAACCTCTTAACTATCGAAAAGGTAGGAGAAAAAAATGGCACAGAAAATAACTAAAGCCTGGCATTTCCTAACTCCCGCGGACAAACAACCCATTGTTGAGGAGTGCAAGGCTGCAGGAGTGGAGTTCATAGCGACCGGAGAAGCTAGAGTAAAGAAGCCGGTGCTCATCCCATGCCCCCGCATAGATGGTGATTATTGCACTACATATGCCTACCCTGGAAGGAAATGGTACCAATCAAAGTGTCCCTTTGCGTTCACTGAAAAAGTTGAGCAACAAGGCAAAGTTAACCCGCTAAAGGCGTCCAAGCGTGCAGCAACAGGGAGTAAATGATGGCAGGACTCATCGCGCATATTGACACAAATAGGACGGATTACAACGCAGTAAAGGCTATACCTACACCCGAACGTACTCGTACTTGGGGGACTATAGGGCACGGCGAATTCGTGGATTTGCTCACCGACGCAATAGCAGATAATGGTTACCGGGTTATTCACCAAGAATTCTCCCTATCTAAGAATGGGGGTAAGATGTTCGGGGTGCTCACCTTAGATGTTGGTGACGCTGTGGGCACACGCATGATAGGGTGCCGTAACAGTATAGATAAGTCTCTGGCAGCCGGAATCACTGCGGGGCGACGCGTGACTGTTTGTGACAACCTCTTGTTCAGTGGAGAGTTCATTTCTTACCACGTGCACTACGGAAGACTTACTATCAATATCCTCAAGGAATCTGCACAAAAAGCGATACGAGCAGTGGCAGATAAACTGGAAACCTTTGAACAATGGCATATGGGTCTGCAAAGTTACAAGATAACAAAACGAAGCGCACAGGCACTGACCTTTCGTGCTGTGGAAAACAACGTGCTCCCAGAAGGTAGCTTCGCAAAGTTTTATCAGCTATTCTTTGAGAAGAAGAATGATGAAAACCTAGCACATTATGATGATAGCCTATACGGATTCCATGGTGCTATCACACAGTTGTGGGGAAGAAACTCTCTAATTTCAACTGGCCCGCGGCATGCGGGACTGGTTGAACTGGTAAATAACGCAATCATTGATCTTGACACCAATGGAGAAATCAGAGCATGAAAAATGTTGAAATGACAATGGACGACGACAAAGTTTTGCACATCAAAATTGATACTAAGAAAACATTTGGTCCTTCCAAAACTGGAAAGACAATTATTGTGGCTTCTTCAGGAGGTAACAAACTGGTTCCGGACGAAGACAACTTATGGCTCGGATTGAACGCCTATCGTAAATAAAAAGGAGAGTGGGATGACTCCTGTCATTCTTCAACTAATAGATGAGGGTCTTATCAGAGACATTAGTATAGCAAAGTGTAGACCAAGCACAATCACTCTGGCTGACGGTAGCATTAAAAATATTAATGACAATTATCGTGCCTCTATTACATGGGAGTGGAGACTTGAGCAAGTAGATATGTTTAATACTCTTCGAGAGCTAGATGAGGCATTACTCGTGTCTGTAGTGCGGTCCGTGGATCGATTTGTCAAAGTAGGGTCACGCGTTAAAGACATGATTAATAGCCTGCCTGCTTCCTCTACTGCCCCCGCGGAAGATAGTAACGGCACGTAATAACATTCTTGAACAACCGCTGGGTTGGTTATAAACAGTGTGCCCCTACTTTCAGTGACATTCCAGCATAATAGGAGGACATATGGCAGGACACAGAATGGCTTGGACTTTATCGGAGACAATAGAATTGATTAAGAGCTATGATTTGCCCGTCCAAGAGTTAGTCAAACTATTCCCGAGACACTCACAAGCGAGTATTGAGCGTAAAATGACTCGATTGCGTAAAGAAGGTAAGATAGGGAACAAATCTGATGCTACCGTAAAAGAAGCTTACCGGTTAAGACATGCCAACACACACAGTTCGTAACAAAGAAGCAGAGCAAGTTAACAAACTAGCCCTGCAGCTCAAACATGAGTTGCAGGGTTTTCTTCTTGCCCCACTAATCAGTATGCCTAGTGTGGGCTTCGTGGATATCCCACTCTTTGGATTAAGATTTAGGCTTTCAAATGTAGAGCCTCCCGACACCGAATCATATAAAGTGCTTGAGATAACTTCTGTGGAGAAACTTGACGCCGAAGCATTGTTTGTAGAGCTAGCCTCACGCGGATATATGGGGTGGCTTAGACATAGAACCAAAGATTCTCACATCTATTATACCATCTTGCAGCACAAAGATCGATGGAAAAGACTGCTAGAGTTTGCACTCGAAAAAGCTCTGGCAGAGGGGCAAAGCCCCTACAGAATTAATCACCTGAAAGAATTATTAGCTCAACCTTTTCAACAAATATTTCATCACGACCCGACCATTTTTGATTGGCTCGTCGTATAAGGCTAAGAATAATGAAGACACTGCTATGTATAATAGTAGCCACACTCATGCTAAGTAGTTGTGCAATGTTTGACGGTCTAAAGAAAGACATTCAGTCGTGGGTGTGCCCCGAGTGCCCTATCACGAAAGAGATATCCAATACTCAGGTGCCCAATGCCCCAACCGCACAAGAACCACGCAAGGAGAAGCAATAATGGGATACTCGATGACTCAACGTGAAATCAGTTTTTTTATGGGCTGCCATGATAAACAGGCAGCTTTATCCGCATTTAGATTAGAAATGCTAGCAAAAGTGAAAACTCTGGGGGACGGTGGGGGTTGGCAAAACGGTGAGAAAGTAAAATACTGGTTTTCTTGGACCAGTAATTCTGTATTAGAACAGGCACAGGCAATCGAAGAAGTACTCGAAGAGTTCAGATGGAAACCTATCCTGGATGTCGCAGGTAACATTGTGAGTTTAGAATTTACAGGGGAGAAAATAGGACAGGAAGAATTGCTATTCGAAATAATCGCTCGTTTTGTGAGAAATGGGTCCTATATCAACATGACAGGAGAAGATGGATATATGTGGCAATGGTGTTTCGACGGGAAGCACGTAAAAGAACATGCTATATTCGCGGGGTAATAATAATGGCATCTTTTCGTTTTATGTATGGCTATAAAATTGCTACTGATCTTAAACCCAGCATTGAGGAATACAGAAAATACGTCCGGCGTACACGCGAGCAGTATCATAGTGCAGAGGATCACCAGTTTCCTATCCAAGTTGATGGGGATATTGTATATGTTGGAGCATCCGTATTTGAGGTAGGACCTGATGCTGGTAATGTTGCTTTGCAGGATATGCGGATCGGTGCTGATGAATATCACGATTGGGCAGCACACTTTTTCGACTTCTTTACGATCTTGACTGCCAATTGTCCTTCTGACTCTCCGCAATGGTATGGAAAACTTATACCTTAGGAAAAACAATGTTCAAGAGATACGCATTTATAACTAACTCCTCCTCAACGGGGTTTGTCGCGTGGGGAGTATTAGTAGACAAAGCTACGTATGACGGGCTAGATAAACTAGAAATTATGTGTAACACTACTGAAGGTAATCTGTTCAAGGAGAGTAGGGGTGGTGGGCTATTCTTTGTGGGGCACACAGATTCCTTCGAAGAGTGCTACAATTATACTATCGACGGAAACACCCGCATCTTATCGCAAGAATTAATTCGTGAAGACGACCAGTGGAGAGCAAAAACTGTAACTGATATGACATGGCATGTGAACGCACCCCGTGATGGTGCAACCTATTCTGCTTGGTATCGTGAACTACAAGCGGCCTTAAATGAAAGAAATGCATGCATCTTAGTGGGACCTGGTTGGTTCTACATCTCTTATGAGTAACTTATGGCAAATATCTTTTTCACCGCAGACACCCACTTCGGGCATACAAACATAATACGACACTCTAACCGCCCATTCTCTTGTGCAGATGAGATGGATGAAACAATAATTGAGAATTGGAATAAGAGAATAGAAAGTCCCTCAGATATAGTTTATCACCTGGGGGACTTCGCTTTCTTCTCGAGCACACTTATTGTAGACCCCCGCCAAATTTTTGCTAGATTGAAAGGTAGGAAGGTCCTAATATTGGGCAACCATGATAAAGCTCCTACCACCCATATGGGTTGGGAAGCGGTTAAAGATGTGCTATGGCTAACTGGCTTTAACCAAGCAGGCATATGGATGAGCCATTATGCACATCGTTCCTGGAAGAACTCCTTCCATGGATCATGGCACCTGTTTGGGCATAGCCACAACAAGTTAGACCCATATGGGCTTTCTTTCGACGCGGGCGTTGATGCAAACAATTTCCAACTCTGGCACATAGATGAGGTGACTAGCCGGATACAAAACCTTATTGAATACTATGCTAAGCAAGGAATAAAAAGTGTCATTGATTGAATTCAAATGTCCACATTGTGGCGAGAACATATTAGAAGAAGTTTCTTACGCCGAAGTCCGATACACTATAGACACAGTAGAAAAAGATATTGATGAAGATATAAATTTTGAAGTAGGTCCAAATCAGGAACCTATAATTGATCTGCAAGGCTTGAAAGAATATATGTGTGGTTGCTGTTTAGAACCAATAGCCACAACTAAAACAGAACTTTATGAATGGCTGGAAGAGCAAGGAATGATAGAGAATGACCAAAAATAATTACCCAAGAGATATTTATTTTGTATGTCCTGAATGCGGCAAGACCATTTTACATGAAGAAAGAACGATTGTCCAAACACAAATCGTCGAGAGAATATCAACATTAGATGAAAAAGATTTTGGCGTATCATATGACGGCGGAGGTCCAGAAAATAGAAACACGCATGCTATGCCACTGTATAAATGTGCAAATTGTTGTACCCAGTTTGCGTACGGGGAAGCAGAACTCTATAAATGGTTAATGGAAAGAGGTATGGCTTTACAATGGTATACACCAGAATGGGAACAGAAGCAGCTTGAATTAGTTAAGGTGAACAATGAGCAGAATTAAATTTGTATGCCCAAGGTGTAGGGGTGAAGTCCTCTGCTCAGTCCAAACAGTTTACGAGACGATACACATCACAGACTTAGACACACACAACAACAGCGACTGGTTGGTAGTAGGAGACGTTCTAGAAACAGATGTTGTTGATGTGTTGGGCTACGAATGTGAGTTATGCGGATATGGTATTGGTAACTCTGAAATAACAGCAATAGAATGGTTGAAAACCAATGACATGTTGGAAAAGAGTTGAAGACGCTGACCAAAACTAAAAAAACTTTTGAAAAGGTTGGAAGGTAGAAAATATGAACCCCAATAAGATTTATGAAGAGTTCGATTACGCTATAGATGACACGAAAATAAACAGGCGACGCGTATCCTATGAGCCTATTCATGCTGTAGATGATGAGATAATTAGATATAGAAAGATAGTATGGGATGATGAGGAGCAAAAATAAAACTTCAAAAGAATTGCTTATTTAAGTCCAAAACTAATAGTTTTTCCCCGATCAGTAAGGAAAGAGGATTTATGAGGTAACAATGGGAATAAAAGAACTAACCCAATGTCCTAGCTGCGAATCTACCAATATCTACGACCAATGGGGATCCGGCAGAAAGCTTCAGCGTGGCTGTCGTGAGTGTAGTTGGAAAGAATCCCCACGTGTTCCAGAGATACAACAGATACGAAACACTAAACTTATCATGGCAAACGATTTTTCTGGTTTCTGTTTCGAGATATACGACCAATATGGGCATATCGTAACATGTTCAAGGTCGTTTAACACCCGAGCGGAGGCAAGAGACAAACTTATTGAAGAGCTTGATAAGCAGAACAAGAACCCAGATTATGCTCCGTGCACTGGCATCCTTTGGCCCGATAAAGTAGAGGTTGTTGGAGAACGAATTGAAAATCTTAATTGAGATTGACGATCAGTATATCAGGAGACGCAGTCCTGAAATCATCGTCACCATCTTAGAACCTATAGGAGATTTAAGGTGAGAATAATTAACTTTGAGTGCCCAGGATGTGGGTACAACATGCTGTGTGTCTACCGACTAGAACGTAAAGCAGTAGAACTAATAGGTGTAGAAACTTACGATGACTTTGACCGCTTAGGCGAAGGATGTATCCTTGAAACCGATGTAGCCAAAGTGTTAGATTATGCTTGTGCTGAATGCGGATTTACTGTAGGTTTCACTGAAGCAGAAACCATCGAGTGGCTCAAGAAGAAAGGAATGATACAGGACAATGATGACATCTGAGAAAGCGTGCTTTGGGTACGAAACAACAAAAATTATACTTGAAGAACTACATAAGTTGCAAACATACTTGTGGGCAGCACCTATCGCAGCCACCAGTCTCCTGTGTAAATTCAGAGAATGTATACAGTCTGACGAGGAACCCAACGAACAGATCCTCGGGGAACTCCAAACTCTGGTGAACACACTCTATACAATGAAAGAGAGCGTACAAGAAGCGGAGCAAGAAATAAACATTATGCTGGAAAAATTTGGTTGGTTTATTGATTACCAAGAAGACCTCAACCAATATGAAATATTAGCTCCCGAATTAGAACAAAGATGAGGCAATTATGTATACACGACGTAAATTTATAACAAATAGTTCCTCAACTGCTTTTATTGCTTATGGGATAACCCTCTCAGGATATCCTACAGATGATTCCGAGGAACAACTACGTGATGAAAACGGTAACAGGATATACTGGGAAGATTATTATGAGGAGTTGTCTGGAATACCTTACGGCGACATTAAAGTAGAATTTTGGATTGCGGCTGAGTCGGACGCCGCTGTAATGGTAGTCAGTAAATCCAGGCAAGATATTGAGTATGGGTGTGTTGAACTTAAGCTTGGTGTTAAGGAAAACTGGGATAAAACAATTAAGGACGCCTGCAGAGTCTTAGGGGTAGAAAACCAGAAGCCCACATGGTTGGGCTGGTACACAGGATATGAGGGATAGCAATGTTCGCACGAGCAAGATACGTAACAAACTCAAGTTCGAGTATGCACTTGATTCACGAAGCAATTGCCGACCTACAAAACGCCCACCAACTCCTGCTTAGTGCTGCCTATTTTGAGGATAGAGAAGGGCAAGATATGCTTCCCCAATTGTATGAACTAGCGGCAGAGATACAAGCAGCTGTTGAAGGTTACGATAAACACAAGCAACTATGTGTAGAGGATTATGTTAAACTACTCTTCAAGAGAAACACTGGGGGTTTGTCACCATGACTATTACCAAAGTGCCACCCCTAGAAATAGATATACCTGTGTGGTGGAAATCCGGAGGAATGCTTTACAACAGAGACTGCCTGGACTCGAACCACCCCGAGCACCCCTACAATTATATCAAACGTACATACGGAGTTGACCCAGAACTTTATGGAATCTACTGTGACAATGACAAACCAGATACAACTAGATGCCCGAGATGCGGACTAGTGTTTAAGCCGGAAGTATACATAGACGATTACGAAGTGAACGAACTGGAAGGCTAAAGAAAGGGACTACCATGGAATTCACGCAATTCAGAAAATTGATGCAGTTGCACGTCTCAGCACTGCTAAAAGAACATACAACACTCTTCACAACAGATATCGACAAAAATGAATTATGGGAGATATACCTCAACAGTTTTCCTCCTGGCACAAATGAAGTTTTTCGAGAGCGACGGGAACACGACTGTAATTGTTGCAAGCAGTTCATTCGTGCGTTCGGAAATGTTGCGGTTATTGACTCCAATAGCAAAGTCATCACTGTGTGGGATTTTGAAACTGAAGATACAACCTATGGACCAGTCGTCAAAGCGTTGTCCGCATATGTAAAGACTGGTGCTATCAAGGACGTTTTCGCGACTAAGGTTGCCAGCTTCGGGACAGATCACAATTATGATTCACACACAAACAATAGTGTCTGCAAGTGGGATCATTTCCAGATTACTCTGCCAAAACAATTTGTCACTTGCTCAACTAAATCGGAAGCATCTCTTATGGGGGAGTTTCGAGATGTAAAGAATGTGTTCAAACGTTCTTTAGACGAAATATCGAAGGACGCTATTGAAACTGTTCTTGATCTTATCTCCCAGAACTCTCTTTACAGGGGAGAGGAATGGCAAGGTCCTTTAACAAAGTTCTTGTCCTTGCACAACACATACCATAGTTTGCCAAGTAATGCACAAGATTGCTACTGCTGGTGTAAGTCAGTTGAAGTTGGTGGAGCTATAGGCAAGATAAGAAACCATTCTGTTGGTGTTCTTCTGAGTGATATCACAACAGGAATGGATGTAACTGGTGCTGTAAGAAAGTATGAGTCCATCGTGGCACCTACGAACTATAAACGCCCTAAGGCGATCTTCACGAAGAAAATGATTGAACAGGCACAAGTTACTCTAGCGGAGTTGGGACTACTCGATTCGTTGGAACGGAGATTTGCTACTCTCGAGGATATTACGATTAACAATATCCTTTTCGCTAACAGAGATGCACTGAAACGAATGGGCAGTAATATATTTGCAGAGCTGGAACAGCAAGTAGCCGCTAGTCCTAAGCAGTTTGATAGAGTGGAAGAAGTTCCAATTGAACACTTTCTTTCGCAGATACTGCCCAGGACTACTGGTATTGAGGTGTTTCTGGAAAACCGCCATAGTTCAGATCTAGTGTCTGTGATTGCTCCTCAGAACAAAAACAGCAAAACTCTTTTCAAATGGAATAACGGTTTCTCATGGGCGTACAACGGAAACATCACTGACAGCATGAAAGAGCGGGTGAAGGCAGCTGGAGGCAACGTCGAAGGGGTGCTCAGATTTTCACTACAGTGGAACGAAGACGGAAAGGATCTGAATGACTTGGATGCACACTGCAAAGAACCTAATGGGACCCACATTTGGTTTCATAACAAAGGGCGTAAGCACTCATCAACTGGTATGCTAGACGTAGACATCATCCACCCTAACCGGGACCAAGTTGCGGTAGAAAACATCACATGGACCTCCTCAGACAGAATGCAAGAAGGTGTGTATGACTTTTATGTTCACAACTACACACACCGCGGGGGAAGAGGCGGATTCAGAGCAGAAATTGAGTACGATGGACAAGTTTACTCATATGAGTATAATAAAGAAGTCCGACAGGATGAGCGAGTTATTGTAGCTAAAGTAGCTTTTGACAAGAAAAAGGGTATTCACTTCGTCCAATCTTTACCTTCTTCTCTTTCGTCAAAAGAAATATGGAATCTTAACACTAATCAGTTCCAACCAGTTTCTGTTTGCATGTTCTCCCCGAACTACTGGGATGCACAAACAGGAATCGGGCATCGGCACTGTTTCTTTCTCCTGAAAGACTGTGTTAATGACACATCGCCTAACGGATTCTTCAACGAGTTTTTGCGGGAAGATCTTATGCCGCACAGACAGGTATTCGAGGCCCTGGGTGGTAAAATGCATGTCGCACCTTCCGCAAACCAGCTATCGGGATTGGGGTTTAGCACGACCAAACGAAACTCAGTAGTCTGCAAGTTGGGGGGACATATAACACGAACCGTAAAGGTCGTATTTTAACACAAAAGGAGTATCACTATGTTCGAAAAAGCTACACGTTTGAAGTTACGTTTCAACCACAAAGGGCTGTGTTCAGTAGAAGACTTGTGGGATTTGTCCCTCAAGGCACTTGATGCGATCTTCAAGGAACTGAATGCACAGATCAAGACACAGAAAGAAGAAAGCCTACTCGAAATAAAGAGCCAAGAAGACGAGATCCTCGACCTTAAGATATCCCTCGTGAAACACATCGTGGGAATCCGCTTGCAGGAGCAGAAGGACCGGCGAGACGTCGCAGCAAAGTCAGAACGCAAGCAGAAATTGTTGGGTGTGATTGCAGAAAAGCAGGATGCAGCTTTGCGAGATATGTCTGTAGATGAGTTGACTAAGCTTGTTAACGAGATGTAAACCTTTACGCAATAGGGGAGCTCTCATAGCTCCCCATACCAAAAACACTCAACGTAATTGCTAAGGAAATATCATGACACTCCTCGGAAAGGACTTAAAGAAATTAGTGCAAAAAATACCTGACGATATGGCTATCTATGTGTCTAAAGACCCGGAAGGAAATAGCTATGCTCCCTTGTGGTCAATGGAAGTCTGCCTCTTCGATAAAACTGATATGGAACCTGTTGATACAGACTGCATGGACTTACATCCCGAACACTATAAAGAACATAAAATTGAAAAAGCGTTGGTGATCTATCCATGAAATTAATATGCCCCCACTGTGGTTCTTCTAAGTCTTGGGAAGCCAAAGGAAAAGAAATGGAAGTGTCTAAAGAAACTCTTAGCTGTTTAATAGACGGGCTGTTAACTGCGTATGAAAATAAACCTTTAACCCTCAATGTGCGCCTCTCAATTGGTAGTGGTATCAGTCTTCCAAACAAACTCAGAACTCTCAAGCAGTTACAAGAAAGCCACGCCCACTACGCAAATGCATGTCAAACGTTACTGGATATAGCTGCAAAAAATGGTGTTGAACCTCTGTGGCCGTAGGAATTTGTATGAACCGGTATATCCGAACGAAGTATGTAACCAACTCGAGTTCCACTGCGTTTTTGCTCTCAGATGTAGCTGGTGCCATAAAGGATGCGTCCTCCTACCTTGAGAATCAATGGGTGGATGTGAACGAAGCGGACCTGTCCGAGCTAAAATCAGCTGCTTTCAAATTGTGTAAAACAATTGACTCATACGAAAAGAGAAAAGCTGACGAAGAAATCGCGTGGAACGATTAACTAAGGTGCGATAAAGGAGTTTAAAATGAGTGCTTTAAGCCAGCGTAATAGGCAACTACGCACTCAAAGCATTTCTATACAGGTAAGTGACTAGAAAAAGGACAACAACAGCATGTTTGTTAGAAGATCGTTTATAACGAATTCGTCATCAACTAGCTTTCTCTTCTTTGGAATAACCTTCTCTGATGACTCCTTTGCCACCATGTCTCAAGCTATTATTCTACCTGAAAAAATCGGGCTAATGGATGAGCAGCAAGTGTACAATGCTGTATTTGATTGGTCTGAAAATATAAAAGGACCAATAAGTGTAATGCTGATGGAGGGTGGCTACATCGAAGGGGCTGTTTATGCTGCTGCATCAAGATACTATTTACCAACAAGTGGTATACAGGCACTTCCGCTTACGCATATGAGAAAATGTAGTTCTACGAAAAGACTGTGGGCTCTTCAAATAATAGAATTCTGCCACAAATATGGTATAACTCCCGACCGTTTTGACAACCCCGATCCAGGATGGAGAATTGCATGCAACTTAAATACATAATATACTACCGACCTAAGTATGTCACAAATTCATCTTCATCCTGTATGATTGTGTGGGAGAGAGACCCTAGCAGATATCCTGACGAGGACGAGATGACTCAGTACAAAGGTGGCGAAGGTTTTCGTTGCCCCCATTGCGAGATGCCACTAGTGGTTGAAACTGACCCCCTTGACAGGTATCTGGACAACAAAGCAATGGCAGTCATAACAGATAAATTACTTAAAGGATACGCGGTTTTCTATTGTATAGAATACCTAGGACATTTTAAGGAGGACGAATTTGAATACGGTAACGAAGACTCTGGGCACTACTCATTCCAGTGCTAATAAATACTTTATTAGACGGGCATTCATAACTAACTCTTCTTCCACCAGTTTTATTTTCTACGGGTTTGAAACTGAGTTAAGCTACAAAGCTGGAGAAAAGCTGGGAGAAATAGCCCACAAAAGTTACCCCGCCATAGCTGTACATCCTATGTGGGATTCCGAACGCACCATCATATACCACCAAGACTCATATCTAAGCTTGTGGGAGGGCGGAGTAATGCCTCTTCCTATGTCAAAGTTGCGGGAATTGATGGGTTATACAAGAGAACAAGAACTAGGTATGGCTAAACAACTGAGAAGATTTTGTGATGCGAATGACATACCGCATTATGTGTGTCCCGAGTGGTCTATTGCTATTAATGTGGAGCGTTAGAGTGTTTACAAGGAAAGCATACGTAACGAACTCAAGTTCAACTTCGTTCATAGCGTGGGGCTATATTGTACCTAATATGCCCCCTTTCGTCAAAGAGAAAACTGATGACCTCTACGATTTGTTATATGAGGGCAACAGTGGCGTCAGGGGTACCCCTGACCATACTGGTAATATTCTTCTATACGTTGATCGCAGCTATGAAAACACTGAAAACTGTGGCAATTACACATTACATCTGGATAGCATTTCTTATAGAGTTACGCCTGAATCAAAAATTGCTCTACGCAAGTTTGCTAAGGAACTAAATATTAACCTAGACGGACTATCCCCTGGGTGGTTCTTTACAAGGGGGCCTTCATGACCTACCATCGTGCAAAATTTATTACCAATAGTTCTTCAACATCTCTTATTGCCTATGGAATACAATTACCCTCTGTCTCCCCTCTGGACGAGAACAGCGAACCCCTAGTAGATGAATTCGGGGACACGTTGTATTGGGAAGACTTTTATCACGATAAAAGCAACTTGTCATGGGATAAGTGTCCTGTATACCTTTCTGGGGATGAGGAGACTGCTATTATGTATATTAAACACTCTCAATTTATAATCCCCTACGGGTATAATTCATATGTAATCCCAACAGTAATGCCTGGGTGGGACGACATTATAGAAGCAGCGTGTAAAAAACTTGGAATTGCACCACAAAAACCAAGTTGGTTTACTTGGAGAGAATCATGAACAAATTTGCTGTTGCATTTATTAACTTTTTTGACAACGACCTTCAAATTAAAATTGTTGAAATAGGTTCAGCACACTGGAAGCATGCTTTTGTTGCAGCATACCCCGACTATGCCGAGTTCATCGGTAACAAAGATATGGAAACTGCTAAAGATGATGCGTGGAATCAGGATTGGGCATTCGAGGTTAAAAAGATAGACTGATGTTTATTCGTTCTAAATACATCACTAATAGTTCAACAACTGCTTTTGTATGTTTTGGTAATCTATACCGCCAACCAGAGTTGGATGGAATTTACGACCGAATACGTCTACTCTACGAACAACACAAGGATACCTACAAAGCCAGTCATAGCTGGGCAAAAGAGCAACTCAACGATTTGAATGACCTTAGAGAGTTTATTATGTGGCTATACCAAAAAGAGTACGAAAAGAAACATCCTGAGAGTAGAATTGGATGGAATGATAACGGTATAGAAAGGACATATGTTAAAACACCTGTTAAAATTACTACTTGCGACTTAGATCGGCATGATCCGGATGATTATTACATGATCTTCTATGTCCTGTGTAGATCGTGTGATTGGGAACCAGAAGGATTTGACCCTTACGAAATGAGTCCAGAAGAGGTACAAAAATATATAGATGAATTCTGTGATATGTTTGAACTACCAAAAGGCTCTGCGAAATGGTGGGTTGAGGGGTATGGATTATAATGTTCTACTGCCACACATTCATAACAAATTCAAGTTCAACATCGTTTATTGCTGTTGGGGTTTCACTACACCGAGATCGAGCAGAGTCTATTTTTAAACATTTGGTTAAATCTTGCCCCGCTGAAGAACTACTAGATAGATACAACAGAAACTACGGGAGAGCAAATAAGGAAAACTTTTTGAAAGACCCCGAGAGCTATATCCTGCGGGAGCTTAGTGGGATTCTTGGTGCACTGGGGACCTGTTTGCCTGAGGGAGTTTATCTTGAATGCCCACCTTACGATTTATTCTATATGTGCATAGGTTATCCTGGTTTTTACTTAACAGCTGATGGTATTGTGGTCTTGGAAGACCCAGAAGAATTAAAGAAAGGGTTTCACAATCTAAAAAAGTTGCTCACTGAACTAGGAATCAACGACCATATTGACGTAGTGAGTGACGGGGTGTAGTGAGTGACGAACAGATGCTGCATATTATGTAACTGTAAAGGAGAAAAATTGCTATCAAAAGAATTGAGAGAGTGTGTACAAAAACTTAAAACCGTAGCAGAATGTAAAGAAGCATGGGAATTAATAAAACAACAGTGGGATATTCTCGAAGCTAAGGAAGCATTGAAGTTCTTCCCTGGGCAAAAGGTGTATTGGATCGGAACAAAAACACCTTATAAAGGGATAAAATTTACGGGCGTAATTGAGAAGATCAACCGAAAAACCGTAAATATAGTTGTTAACAGCCCAGTAAACGGGAAATGGAAAGTGAGTCCCCAGTATGTCAAACTTGATGTAGTGGGTGATGAGTGGGCGAATTAAATGGAGTATCTAGAAGATTGGGAAATTCAAGCTGTAGAACAAGCAGGATTTAAGACCTGGCAAAAAATAACTTGTCCGGTGTGCGAAGGAAAGGGGACAGTCCCCTTTATGGTTCCAACATGGGGTCCTATGCGTGGGTGTATGCCCCAGAGATTTTACAAGGGAGAACCTTATTACCTACAAGTTGCTTGTGTTATATGTAACCAACGGGGAATGGTTCGAATTGACAAATTGCTTAGTCTATTCCCCCACCACTTCGGATTACAGGATATTATTGATTTTCTGGAGAAATAGGAGAAAGTTACGTACAGACGAAACAAATTCATAACCAACTCTAGCTCTAGCTCATTTATTGGGTGGGGCTACAGAATTACTAGTGAAGATTTAGTTCATTTAAGTGATGAACAACAAGAAAACCTATTCAACACTCGGTCTTGGGATCATGGTGTTTCATTCGAAAATGGGAAAAAAGGGAAGGCACTTATATATAAGATTGAACACTTTTCAGATGAAGACTTCTGCTTTTTTATCGAGGATGATGTCTACGAGAAAGCTAAATACGAAGTTGCTCTCCTAAATGTTTTATTAGAGTATAATCTCAAACCAAAAGCAAAGCCCACCTGGATCTTTAGCTGTTCTACGGGCTGACAATAATGTATAAACGCATTAAATTTATAACAAACTCAAGCAGTACATCAGTAATTGCTTACGGTATTGAAATCGATGAGAATAGATTTAATGAACTGGAAGACACGCTCCCTAAGGGGTTGTACGCAACGTGGGGAAGATGGGACACTGTCTATGTACATATCGGATTCCCACCAATACACCTGCAAAAGGATGGACTCTTTGCTTTTCCGCCCGCAGATTGTCTGCAAAAGAAATTTCAAGATTTGCAGGCATGGATAGATGAACATAATTTAGGGCAGGTAATTTACTACATAGAGGAGAGCTGGTATAACGGATGACATTTACACGCAATATTTTCGTAACTAACTCTAGCTCCACATGCAATATAGTATATGGTATTATGTTACCTGGGGGCGGGCTAGATAAACTAATTAACCTTTTGTATGATCAGAATAAAGAAGCAATTGATACGGAGTTGGATGCGTACTGGGAAGAGGAACGTCCTGCCGACGTGTGCGACGCCATAAGAGAAATGGATGACTGGGAATATTTAATAAATGATTTGCTTCCTGCCGGTATTAACTTAGTTCTTGGGGAAGGGGATGAATATCTAGATTTTGCTGGTAGTCTAGCTTGCGACATAATAGATAACCACGTAGTGCTTACAGACATTACTCCTGACCACTATTCAGCCATGGTTTTGATGGCAGAAAAGGTAGGAAAAAAGAAACCAAAACCCAACCTTCACTGTTGGAGTGTTTACGACGGGTAAGAAAGGGTTAACTACCCCACACCCTGTTTGTTATCTGGTCTACATTTAGCTTCGATTGGTATAGGGAGTTTATTCAGGAAGAAAGCCCAGAACTTGTTGCTCCTAATGTAGTTTGTGTAACAGACGATAGCGGGTGGGATAAGATAATAAAGTGGTTTAGTATATAACACTTATAAAAGGGGAGCTATCCAGCTCCCCTTACCACCTATATTTAAGGATTTTTTGTACCAAAATTTTCTAATAGTTTCTCTCGATATTGAAGATATTCATCCCACAAACTATGTTCTTGTAAAAAATAAAATAGAGCCATAGTTTCTGGTGGTTGTTTTTTATAATGCAGTAAGATGTGGTCGGAGGAAGACATTATGGCAAGATTATTGAGGTTGTTATTTTTTGTATCCCCGTCAATGTGATGAAGATGATAGCCTGGCTGAATTTTACCATAATGTTGTTCCCACACCCAGTGGTGAGCGGGTCTTTTCGTTCCATCTGGTAACGTAATAACTATATACCCAGAAACAGATTTAGCCGGGAATATCTCCCCGGCTAGTTCTATAGTATCTGCATTAAACTCTCTTTCAGTTATCATTTCGCGAAGTTTATGCATAATGGAGTCTAATGACCTGCTCTTAATTTCCTCTTGTGCAATCTGGGACATCTCATACACAGAGCGACCTTGCTTGCGTTCTAATACCATACGTAGATGTCCCAATTCTCGCTCCCGCCACCTCTTACCCATCTACAAAATCCTGAGGAATATTATCTTTATAAATAATCTTCCATCCATAATGAGCCGAAAGCCCCTCTATCAGTTTGTGCATTACACTATTAAGATTTTCTCCCTGTTCCGACTTATCGGTTCCGCGGTGTTTTACCAGGACTTTGTCTGGTTGTCCTTCTGGCATTGGGATTACTTGCACTAGAAAGTCTTTTGGTGTCATTATTACTTTTCTCATTTTTTATAGCCTCAGTAAATGTAATCGCATCTTTTTTTACCGTCAGACTTATCGTGACTTGCCCAGAGGTCTGAGCGGGCAAAAAGTTCAATTTTTTTGCTGTATCTTCAGTGGGCTCTTCTACTTTATTTTCCAAATATTTATGCTCAAGTAGATAAACTGCCAAGGGTAACTCTACATTTTTCTGTATAATGCGTTCTAAGCTTCTAGCACCATACTCGTTACTAAACCCAATATCCACAATAAATTTCTTTACATCTTCTCCCCAGTCCATATCCATGTTCTGTGCTTTTGTTAAGTTCGTCTTAGTCTTGTTAAGTAGTATGTCTACAATTCCACAGCACACCTCGGGGGATAGCTCATCAAATTGAATAACCTCAGATAATCTGTTCAGAAATTCAGGACTAAATCTGTCCTTAATCGCTTTATTTATAGTTTTAAAACGTTGCGAAGCTTTGTCTACCTCAGCCCCGCCAAAACCGATTGTTTGCTGCTCTCCTTCTCTTGCTGCTTCATGACTTCCTATGTTAGAAGTCAATAGTATAATTGCTTGATTAAAAGAGATCGTTTCTCCTCTACCACTCGTGGCGTGCCCCTCATCCATTATTTGTAACAGTATATGAAAGATCGCATCGTGTGCCTTTTCTATCTCATCGAACAACACCACACTAAAAGGCTTCTTTTTTACCTTAGCCATAAGCGTGGTTGGTGGTGTAGACCCATGCCCTTGCTTTGAGTTGATATCCTCAAATCCCACATACCCCGGCGGGGCACCAATTAATTTAGACGTTTCGTGAGCTTGCTGAAACTCAGAACAATCTATACGATGTAAAGGAACACCTAACTCATCAGCAATAACTTTTGCTAGTTCTGTCTTCCCCACACCAGTTGTCCCTGCCAGCAGAAAACTTCCCACTGGTCTTTTGTCCCCCCTGAGCCCCACACGTGCTACTGTAAGAGCATCTACTAAAGCATCTACTGCCTTATCTTGCCCAACAATTCTCTGTTTAACCTTCTCCTTCATGCCAAGGATAACTTTTGGGGGTAACTCAGAGAATTTTTTTGTGGGACTTTGACTTACTCGCGAGGACTGACTAGCCCTTCCGCGATTTTTTACTTGCTTTACTATTGATAGTAACCTTGGATCCTGCCCTTTGCACTTATCACAAGACTCATCCGATTCAGTAACAACTCCATCCTCATAATGACTCCAATCAATCAGATTCCAGTCTAAATCTGGATTTACTCGCAGAGTGGCTAAGTATAACTGTGTTGTCAACAAATTTTCTGTGTATAAGTTCATGTAACCACCCTGAATTAGTGCGTAAACAAAACTATCCGCATCAGGTATTACGAGAGTAATCACATGGGCTGCCCACATTCTACTACTAGCCCTAGCACCAGCTATATCTCCATTACATCTTCGCTCAACAAAATCCTCAACTACAGCTTCAGCCGATATATCGGAAGAGGAAATTTCAAGAATAGGTACCTCAATATCTACCAATTGGACATATTCTTTAACATAATTGCGATCCTCATCCTGTTTTACTCGTTCCCATACTACTTCGGCAATAGTACGGGCAGGTTTAGAGTCAACTAATGTATTAACCTCAACAGAACCAAACCAACCAGGGTTACTCAAAAGAATAATACTGGTAGGTACACCGCCCCGAAGAGCGTCAGAAATATGTAACAGTGTATCGTTTGCTACAACGATATGTTTAGGGTCAAGCCGATTGTTGAATTTGTATATTAATTCGGTTAAAGAATGCTTAAAAATTGTTCGGTCACGTTCGTTATCTGTCGCCGCCAACACCTTCTCAATAGTTGCTTGTTCTTTGATGAGCGAACTGAGTAAAAATTTTTCCCAGTCCGCTTTACTAATAGCTCCACTTTTTACTGTAGCACGGGACAGAAATCTGCTTAGTTCACTATTAGGAACTATCCCTATCTCTATGTCAATTCCGTAATCTGGTAATTTGATAGTTCGGTAATCCATTCTGATTCCTTTAGAAGGAATTGGTCTGTGTATTCCTTATATAATCCAGGACACGCAGTGCCTGGTCAAAACTCAACATTTCAACGGCTTGAATAGTAGCAGCTTCATCACCCAATGCTAGACTCACTAACTGTAGCGGGTTAGTCATACCTCTACTAGCTGCCACACCCTTTATAGACCCCACCTGAAACTCCTGAACAGGCACGCTTCCAGACTGGGGCAGAGTAACGGGCTGGGTCTGTAGTGTAACTTGGGCCGCAGCAGCAGTTCCCGCTCCCTGGGTCATCCCGACATTTGGGTTGATCATTTGTGGTAGAGGAGCACCGCCCACGTTAGGATTATAATTATAAGGTGGAGAATTATTTATTGCACCCGGATTAACTAACTGCGGGGGAACACTGTTGTGTGGGCCCGGATTAACAACTGTAACTTGTGGGCCCTGTGTTAAAACCGGTGTTTCTGAAGCAGCAAAATCATTAGGACCTCCCCATGGGGTTACAAAACTATCCACCCCATCATCTACTTCGCCGCTCACTCCCCACAAATGCAAAGCAACCCCTAACTTTGATGCTGCCTTGACAAATGCTTTGCTTTCAGCACTCTTATGACAATCTCCTGGATCATACGCATTACCACGATTGTCGAACAACGGGTGAGAAGCACTGCCTTCTCTCCACCATGTTCTTGATGCATCATCCGGATCCGGTACCGTAATTCTTACACGTTTTACTATATGTGAAGGTTTTCCTGCAGGTTCAAATCTACTCGACACCTCTTCAGAACTCCACCTGATGCCAAAGACCTGATTTAACCGGTTAATCATCTCAGCGGCTTCAACATACTTCCATGTCTGCCCCGCTCGTCCCTTACGTTCCTTTATCTTATTCTCAGGAAAGGGCTCATACAAATCATCTACCATTTTTTTATTAAGTGGTGATCTACTGTCTATTTCTGATTTTTTCGCCATACGCACCCCTGTTCATAATAAAATTAGGCAGTTTAAAGACGTGCCCAGGTCTGAACCTAACAGCCACCGCGACAATGAGCAATTGGTCTAAGAAAATACTTTCGTCTAACCATCGTTGCTTACCTCCATTGATATAATAAACTCTTGTTGTTCAGAATCTTCCTTCATCCTATAATACTGCTTTAACATTCTCTTAACTTGCTTTTCTCCTAAAATACTAACCAGGTAGTTTGCACCCACTCGCCACATAAACCCCTCGCTTGGATCAAAAAAGTTAGAAGCGAATAATACTTCATACAGTTTTTCTCCACTTTTTACTAAATGTGTATCAAACACATAAGAATTACATTCATAAGCTCTTATACAGTACTTGTCTGAGTCCATCTTATATTCTGCACAATTGGGAGGACAGTATCTCGGAACCTTTTTAGTAACTCTAGCGATAGCTTCTCCAAAGATACGCCACTCTGATTGCGGAGCAACTACCAAGTTATCTGCTATGTAATCTATTGAGTCTATCAATGTCGCCATACGAGACCCCCTATTCCAACCCAAATAAATTTTCTGTAATAGTCAAGTGTCTTAAGGCTTGTTCAAACTCTAACTGACTCCCATTATTTTGGATAACAAAATCTGGTACAAACCCCTCTTGTTCAGTCTCAGACCTGTGGCGGGTATTTGTGAAAGCATCGCCAATCCGTTGTTTTCTGAATTTATCATCGGTTTCGATCTGAATAATACAGAAACCTAGATTTCTAAGTAGCTTATACTCCCCGCGAAATCTTAAGTCATCTGTCATTATTAACACATTTTGCTGGCTTATCGTAGGAAGCTTGTTAGTTATAAGCCCGTCTACATTCTCCTGAAGTATCTTTTCAAATACATCTTCTCCAAACTCTCGACGAGCTAAGTCGCCTAACCGTTGCATGAAGACCCTTTCAGCTGAACCCTTCGCGTTTCTGTGCATCGCTAACAATGCATACTTAAGGGGTTGAGCAAAAGTAATTATATATCCAATTGAATTCTCGCCATCAAACCTCTCTGTAAGTAACTCCAACATTTTTAAGGACGCTGTTGTTTTGCCGGCGCCCATCTTACCATAAAATGCTAGTTTAATTAGCCTTTTTTCCATCTGAGACCTCCCACAAAACCCACTATAAAATGCTGTAACAACCACCAATCGTCAAGTACGCAAACAAGTCTTCCCTTCTTATTTAGCTGTCTAGCACGTTCAGTTGTCCAAGGATATTTCAGGGTTGCGATATCTACCCCATTATCCATATATCGTTCCCAATGCATCCAATTATCTTCCACGAATAGTCTAACGGCATACTGTTTTAAGTAGCCCAACTTGTCTGATCTAAATTCGTCTTCACACGTGTCGTCAGTACACACAACTAAAAAATCTACATCACGAGCAAGTTGTCTGCGAATGGAAACTACAGCTGCATCTTTAAACGCTGCTCTCCTTGAAGTAACAAACAACAACGGTTGTGCATAGCAGTGAGCCAGGTAATTTAAAGCTGTAAATGTCCCCGGTACCTCGGGTAAATCATCTCTTACCAATACCTTTTCATAAATTGGTCTTAGTTCTCTAGTAGGCACCCCTATAATACTACCTATATCATAATCTACCCACTTATCAATTTTCCAAGGTAGTCCCAATTCTTTCGTTACCACATCCCATATCAATGTGGGGGTATCCAACACAATGCCGTCTATGTCAAAAGCTACGGGGAAAAACTCAGAAGTTCTCATACAATCCCTCCGGTGTACCAATTAGAAGTTTGTTTCCAGTGTCGATTATAATTAGATCCGAGACCCCATAAAGTGCCACATCTTTTCCAACTGGTTTAATTACAAGATTATTATGCGATTCTATTTGGTGAATCTCTTCTACAGGAGACAAATTAAAAAGTCCAGCATCATACAGTAAATGTTGTATAGAAACCCAGTTATCTAGAGTTGACCAAGATATCCTGGGAATAACTGCTGCCTTTATTTGTCCACTCTCAATTAGATAAGGAATAACAGTGTCCTCAAAGTTGACTGCTGGTAGTTGCTCCCATACCAAACTCACGTCTTTCGCTACAGTAAATTCAGAATAATCACCAAGTCTTTTTATGCTTTGCTCTATCAAACTAACCGAAGCCATGTAAGTTGTTAAATCCCACAACCAGTCACTCGTAGCTAACGATTGAGCGGCTTCATAGTCTGGCTTAATCCGGCAATCTTGGATGTCAATGAAAAGAGTACTCAATAAGCCTGCTACTGAATCGGTGGGTGCACTTGGCATCTCCACGCCTTCCCAATCTCCATGTAAATAGTTCAACCAAGGCGAAGGTCCGCCAGGGGGAAGGCAAAGAGCAATGACTTCTTCTGGATTTGCAATAGACCCAGATACCATATTGTTGAGATGATATAAAAGTGCTTCTTGGGGCCAAAAAAATTGGTCAACTGGAGAAACAATTACTGGTTCCTTCTTCTTTCTGCGACTTATTTTTTGACACATTTTTAGTATGGACCATAAGCTACCCTTGCTCTCTGGCACCACACACACATTACCCACGGGAATACTAAAAGCCTCTAAAGTGCCTTGCTTGGTTACTGTATCAAGTGCTTTCTCAGGAATACATATAAATATATTTTCCCCTTTTTCTACAAAAGATATTAGTCTCAAGATAGTTTCTTCTAATAATGTGTTTTCACTGTACACAGGAAAAAGTGCTTTCGGAAATTGTAAATTAGTTACGGGCCAGAGTTTCTCCCCGATATCGTCAGCTACTATGAATGCGTACATCCTCTAACCTCTCCCTTAATTTATAGTGCATAAACAGCCTTTCTCCCCGCAAAGACTTGACCATACCCAATGGGCGATGGCAACTAGTGTACCCGTGCATTCGGACTGCCTCAATATGCATGGGGGTTGCGTACCCCAAATTATTTTCCCAATCGTATTCTGGAAATTCTTCGCAGTAAGATAGCATCATTGCATTACGAGCAACAGTTGCTACAATCTGTGCCGCTATAACCGGCTCTATAAACTCATGTGCTCGCTCAATAGACAACAGCGGGGTCTTTGCAGCCGATACATTGTTAGGCAACCTGGGAAATTTATAACTATCTAGTATTATAAAATCCTTGGGATCAAATTGGGACACAAATTTAAGCGTATGCGAAACAGCAATATATATCGCTCGGTCTACTCCATTAGTGTAAATTTCAGCGATTGATCCCCATCCAATTGATATGAAAGGTGCCTTATTCTTTATGTAAGAAGAAAGCTTTCGTAAATCCTCCCGGCTTGTAGACTTAACTGGTTGTAAGAACTTTAGCGGATCGTCTACAGGAAGTGTTACTGCTGCCGCACATACAGGACCAGCAATAGCATTCCTCCCCACAATAGCCACACCTATAACCTCAGTCATACCTAAATTCTCATAGATTTCTGTTGTGGTAAGAGGTTCTCTACTTTGAATTCGGGGATATAACCAAGCCATCGTGTAGCTGTTTTGCTTCCTTTAAATGATTATAAGCTTTCCAACTTGCCTTCTGTTGTTCTAATCCCCCTCGCATTAAGTATGATGGGTGATAGGTTACAACTAACTCCGCTGTTCTTCCGTTTCCTCTAAAATCTACATACTTGAAGGGCTCCCCCGTTCTAGTTCTAAGATTACCAACCACAGAGGACAAAGAATCTGATTTTTTCAATAACCCCAGTGCAAATGATGCTGCCTTACCAAACACCATTATCAATTTAGGCTGAATAATTGCTATCTGTGCCAATAGTCTAGCGTTACACGCAAAGATGTTATGATAATCATCTGGTATTACATTTTGGGGAGGTCTGCAACATAGAGCATTGCATACATATAAATCTATACGTTTAAATCCTACTGTTGTAAGCATCCCTTCCCAATATTTACCAGCACGCCCCTGAAACGGAAGACCGGTAGCGTCTTCTTCCGCACCGGGTGCTTCGGAGACAGACATTGCTGCCGCGTCTATCCTACCCTCGCCAAAAACAGGTTGAGTACGAGTTAAATAAAACTCACACTCTTGGCACTCAATCACCCTCTGTCTTAGAGCATCTAGTTTTCTTGTTTCTTCTGTGAAAAATATTGGCATCTGTACCTCATTCTATACCAAATACAGCAATAGGAAGGTTTGGACAAATGTTAATATTTTCCAAAGTTGAATAGAGGTATTCAAAAGTTGATACACCCGTTGACATATTTAAGGCAAACTGTGCAGTTGGCACAATACATATACCAACGTCTATCACATTACGGTCATAAAACAACTGTAATTTACCAAATATGTCATTCAACATAAACGCATACTTTCCAAATTGTATCTCTGTACCAACAGAATTTTTGAAAAAATCTATTTCTCGTTCGCCCGATAGAATGTTACCCTTTAATCGAGAAAATATTTTAATCTTATAAGGATGCCACCCGCTATTTGATAAAATATTTTTGAATGAGCCATTTAATTGTGTGGGGGAATAAAGTAGTTTCCCTTTTCGTCCTTTTTCTTGAGATACTTTAACCCGACATGCACTACTGTTAATACCACTAATAACACTTATTGTGTCTTTCAATTCTTTGGGATACTTATTCTCTAAAACCGACTGTGCATTATTTATATAATAATCGTACCTGACATTCATAACCACTCCTCAGGTATTTTGGAAACCTTTCCAGAAGGTTTACATATTTTTTTATTGATTGGTCTTATCTTTAAATCTCCATTTATTAAATCGCGGACTCTCTGTTTTGCGATATCAATATACCTACCCTCTCTATCCGACAGCATCCCCCTTCTGTTTAACAAAACAGCTGCCAATACAGAAGAACCAACCCCCCCAAAAGGATCCAAAACCCAATCAAACTCGTTAGTAAGTGCCAAAATACAACGCTGCACTAATTCTATAGGAAACTGACACGGGTGATCAGTTTTCTCGGGGTGATTTGCTTTGACATTAGGAATGTTCCAAATCTCTTTTTCCCAATCTTGCAACAATACTTCCCATACATCCGATGGATTTTTACCTAAAGGGTTTCCTGAAGGTTTTCCGTAGTTAGGACTATCTTTTTTGAATATAGTTTTTCCAGGGTACTTCGCTGGCACACGTATTGGGTCTAGATTAAACGTATAATTATCAGATTTAGTAAACCATAAAATTGTTTCATACCGATCCGACAAGCGTTTAGACGCGTGCAACCCGTGTTCAAAATGCCAAATTATACGGTTGCGTAAACGCATCCCCTCATTCTTAAAAAGTGGATAAAAAAATATATCTAAAGGAAACTTTTCCCCCGAGTTAACATAATTTCCCACCTGCCAGCAAACACTTCCTGTATCATTTAATACCCGGTTAATCTCTTTTATTACCGGTAACATACTATCTAAATAATCCGACAAAGAAGTCTGTATCTCATAAGACTTTCCGATATTATAGGGAGGAGAAGCCACAACTAATTGAACAAAAGAGTCGGGAACTTTTTTTAATAGGTCTAACGCCTCCCCATTAAATAAAATTACATCAGACTTTTCGTCAAATCTAGACACTATTTTCAATTCAATTTCCCTCTTTTAGTCGTGCTAAGACCATCGTCTCGCGTCACTCAGAACTACACACTATTTCTTCTCCCTTTTCTTCTTAGGGGCTTCCTCTACATCATCATAATCTGAATCGTCAGTCACTTTCGGAGCAGGCTGGTCAACAAAAGACCTTATAGAGTCACCCGCATCCCGCAACACTTCCAATCCGTAACGCTGAATAATAGAAGCGTGAGCCACGATATCGTGCGGTTTAATCGCCCACACAGGCTTACCTGCTTTATCAATTTTCTGATCTCCATTTTCATCTACTTTAATTGTGCAACTCGTTAGTGCACTGTCTAACATAGCTGTCTGTTGTACCGGAGAAAGTTCACTCCAGATGTCTGCCGCAACAACAATAGCAAAATCCACATCCCCCTCTGAGAGGGTTTTGTTTAGTCCGGTGATACGCTTAGCCTGACATACCTGCCCCGACTCAACTTCCGCTGCTGTAGCAGTATCTTTAAAGACGAACGCAATAGCAGCTGTGGCTATTTCTGGGTGAAATTTTCCAATGAGTTCATTCGCTTCGTCAATTACTGCTTGTTCTGCTTTCCAAAATTCCATTTCTTTCCTCACCTTTTCAAAAGTTTTTCTAGTTTTGGGCTTAAGATGAGTAATTCTTTTGAAGTCTTGTCTTTACTCATCCCGTAACGCCATTCTATATCTTCTATAATACTAAATCCCTCATACAACTCTTTAACTTTATCACAGTTGTTATAAGACAAAAGCCAAGGGCCTTTTCTTCGTTTCAATATATCTCTGAGCTTCGTATGGTTAATCATGTGTAATCGGTCTTGCTTAGCCCCATATATTTTATCTTTAATTATATAAGGCGGATCAAGATATGTAAATATTTTACTCTCATACTTATTCAATGTGTCTTCAAAACTGCTTAACTCAACGTAGAATCTCTCATTTATAGACACATACATATCTAGCCTGTCTACTATAGTAGAGTTAAACCTGGGATTTCTACCTGTTTTGCTAATTCCATAAGGAGTAAACCCGCCCGCTATATTGCCGCTAAAACTACACCGATTCAACACAAAAAAGTGGGTGGCAATATCTATTGTGTTCTCCAGGCTCTGTAACTTATTCTGCATTAATGTATACTTCTCTTTAGTTACCAAGGGCAAGTATGAAGAGACACGCCGCTTTAATTCACTCGTATCATATAGCAAGTGATTCCAGAAATAAACCAGAGGTATAAATATATCTGCTGCATAAACCCGTATTCCCAATTCGGAGGCACAATATAGTTCAAAAGAACCCCCGCCAAGAAACGGCGACACTAATTCTTTTGTACCTTTAGGTATAAAATCTTTTAAGTATTTAACAGCACGCGTTTTTCCGCCCGGAAATCTTAAACAACTCCTCATGCACAAGTTCCTCTATCGGTCTCAATTCGCTATGATTAACCTCAAAATTCCAATGTTTACCTATGCGTGCAGGTACTGGCTCTCGTAGCACCTCGTTTTGGTAGAGAAAACCAACATAAACCAAATCAGCAGTTTGCTCTACACGGGATTCTTTATTCAAATAAGCAAATATGTAAACATCTGCATTTAGTGGCACGTAACGACCCCACTGTGTAATGGCTCGTATTAATCCTCTTCCCGAATTATAACTGGCAGTTTTAATATCAACAGATAATCCCCGGTAAATGAAGTCCTCTTTATCTCCATCTTTATGATATTCTAAATCAGGTTTAACTCTGAGGTATCTCGCGAGAGCGACCTCTCCTAGTCTACCTATCCGCTCTACTTTAAATTTATCACTCGGGGTATTGATACAGCCCCGTTCAAAGATTCCTCCCGGTTTACGACTACACGCCATATTAGCAGCCGCTTTGACACATAGTTCGTAATCATCTCCACTAATTCTTAGTTGTAACAAATTTCTGTTCCCTCTACAATAAGTATAGTACCCAAAAGTGCCTCAGGCACCAATTATTTTTCTAAGGTCAGCTTCCGACCATAGTTCAATATCAAGTTTCTTAGCTTCCGCCAGCTTTTTTGGTCCTGCACCTTCTCCTACTAATAGAATGTTTACCTTCTTAGTGATACCACTAGCCACTTTGCCCCCATTCGTCTTGATCTCTTCTTTCAATACCTCCCGATCGGTTACGTGAGTGCCTGTAACTACAAAGGTTTTTCCTGCCAGTAGGTCGCTCTGAGCTACCTTAGGTGCTGTAGGGGTAAAGGAGACTACTTTCATTAGTTCCTTCATGTGGTCTCTATTTTCTTGTATACTAAAATACTCTGTGAGATTTTGAGCTATCTCGTCCCCTACCCCTTCAATTTTTATTAGGTCTTTTATTTTTGCGTCCGTCACACTGTTTATATCTCCAAAATTCTCTATCAATAATTTGGAGACGGTTCTGCCAATCAGAGGAATCCCTAATGAATACAAGAGTCGTTGCGGAGTAGAGTTCCTAGCTTTTTGAATGGCATCTACTAATTTATTAGCAGACTTTACTCCCTGCCGGTCTAACTTAACTAGATGAATAGGTAACAAACTAAACAAATCAATTGGTTTTGTTACTAGCTTATGATGTATTAAACTCTCTATAACTGACTGACCTAATCCATCAATATTCATTGCATCTCTCGAAACAAAATGCTTAAGCCCTTCAAGTAATTTAGCGGGGCAAGACATAGAAATGCATCTCTTAACTGCTTCGCCCCGTGGAGCTGTTGCTGGGGAGCCACATGCAGGACACACATCGGGGATTTTAAATGTTTCTGCCCCCCTGTTTAATACCTCTACTACCTCGGGAATGACCTCTCCTGCACGCTGTATAATTACTTCTGCACCAATAAATATACCCTTAGCATCTATCTGGTCTTGGTTGTGCAAGGTTGCTCTTTCTACGACCACACCGCCCACGCTAACAGGTTCCATAATAGCGACAGGGGTTAGGGCACCCGTACGTCCAACTGACACCAGAATGTCTCTGATGACTGTTTTAGCTTGCTCTGCTTGGTACTTGTAAGCGACCGCCCACCGCGGGGCGTGTGTTGTAAATCCTAGACTCTGCTGTACTTGACAAGAATTAACTTTTATTACTGCCCCGTCAATATCATAATCTAATTTCTTTCTAATTTTATCAATTTCCGCAACCCTCTCTTGTACATCTTCAATGTCATGGCATTTATACTGCGGAACTACGGGGAGCCGCAAGACGTAGGACATTGTAGTAGCTTTGTCAAATTGTGTAGGGATTTCTTCCCTGCCTTCTACCAAGAGGTCATACGCAAAAAATTTAAGATTCCGCTTAGCTACTTCCTTGGGGTCAAGTTGCCGTAATGCCCCTGCTGCTGCATTCCTTGGATTAGAAAATGTATTCTTCCCTGCTAGCTCTCGCTGCTTATTAACGGCAGCAAAGCCCTTGTGATCTATTATTACCTCGCCCCGCACTCTGTAAGTAGTACCTTTAGCTGCGGGAACAGATAGGGGAAGAGACCGGATGGTCTTTATGTTAGCAGTGATATCTTCTCCCACTTTCCCGTCGCCCCGCGTCGCGGCGGTTGCTAGGAGACCATTTATGTAAACAATCTCTACTGCTGCCCCATCCAACTTGGGTTCTACTACGTATTCAATATCGTTATTCCGAAGAGTTGTTCTAATACGCTGGTCAAATTTGGATAGTTCCTCCGTATCAAATACATTATCTAAAGACAGTAAAGGGTATTTGTGTGCTAACTTTACAAATTTGTCTGACGGTATAGCCCCAACTCTTTGAGTGGGAGAGTCGGGAGTAACTAAATCAGGATACGCTTCTTCTATCGTAACTACCTCTTTATACGATTTATCATACTCCTGATCAGATACAACTGGCTGATCCACATAATAATGATAAGCCCAATCTGCTAGGATTTTTCTTAGTTCAGTAAGTCTCAGGATTGCTTTAGTCTTCTTTTTGTCTGCAACTGCCATTCTCTAATGTCCTCAATAGATTTTTTGGTTACACTACAAATATAGTACCCAAAAATATCTTAAGCATAATAAAAAATTGTGACTAAATAAATTAGGTTAAATAACAGACACATAGAATTAGAAATAAGGAGAGGTAGCAACTTATGACGTATGCCATAAATTATCCATAGAAATAATCCTATTGATAGCCCCGCGGGAGCCCAAGGAGATTGCCCAAGGGAACTCTATACATCGATCATTGTTAGAATGTGGGGTAGCGGGGTTATAGACATAAGAAACCCCACCACTATCATCATGTGGTCATACCAGTCTGTTGTATAATTATCCCTCACAAAATCTCTCCCTCAGCTTCCGGTTCGTATTCCTCTATATATTTAGGATAACAAGCTAACTCTCTAATATTGAATTAGTATTAGTGCAATGGAATTCTAAGACTATTTTCAGACTATCTGCACAAAGCCAGTATAGGGGATTAGATTCATCAAAGGTAATTTCAAATATTTTAGTAACTTCCATTATTAGTTCCTTCTTATCCACCTTTTAAATTCAGACGTATGCAACACGTCTATCCTACGTCCATCGGGCATAGCCTGCCCAGCTTCTTTTAGCCATGTGATTGACCCCTCACGTAGTCCCCCACCTTCCCAAATAAGAAGTGTTCTTTTAGGGTGAGTTTCAGACATACAATTGTGGTATAAGTAAGGAAACTTCTCATCAACTGAACCTTTAACCTTCTGAAATCTACACTCAATCCGCCCCCTAAACCTAAGTTGCTTAGACAACAAATAGAATTCCATCCTACCATTTTTACCATAGATTGTTTGATAAGGCTTATTTTTTATTAGTATATTATCCCCATAGTGGTCATGTTGTTTTATCCATTCTTTGTAAGTAATCACAACACACCCTGCGTCACTACACAATTGTTCAATAATATTCTCGTGCTTCTTCCCGTGCTCATTGGCAGTCTGACCTTGTAATTGTTTCATTACTCCTTTACCCTCTAATAATTTTTGATTAGTAGTTCTTGCCCTGTGCCTTTCCGGCAATCACCTTTTGAGTTAATTACTCTGTTAACAACCAATTCAATCTGACAAAAATCTTTGTATAACTCTCGTATTAAACTTGTATTCGCATTTGATAACATTACAAAGCATCCTAAGTCGTTTAGTCTCTTAAATTCCTCAGCTAGCTCTCGTTGATCTTGTTCTTTGAAATCTTTCTTTGTGTATTTTGTAAAAGACGTTTTAGAAACACTGTGATATGGGCTATCTATGTAAATAAAATCATTTTTATTAGTACACAATAATGTTTTTTTATAGTCTTGGCAGTAAATCTCTACAATGGCTTGATTCAAATATCTTGATACATTCCCCAAAACATTTTCATCATAAATCTTTGGGCTTTTATAGAATCCGTATGGAACATTAAATTTACCGCTTGCGTTTTCCCTGTACAATCCATTAAAACAAGTTTTATTTAAGTAAATAAATCTTGCGGCTTGTTCTGGGGCAGACAGCAAAGACAAATTCTTTTCTCTCGTCTCGTAAAAGTATTCTTTCTCATTCCGCATAAGGGGCATTATTAAAAGTAATTCTTCTAGCTTGTTTTTGATAACATCATATGTGTTAATCAGGTGACAATTAAGGTCAGACACAATTGCTTTTGTAGGACAAAGTGCAAATAATAATGCACCACTGCCTACAAATGGTTCAATGTACCGATCATAATTATTAGGTATATTTTCTAATAATAAATCAGTTAGTTTAAATTTGGAGCCTGCCCATTTTAAAAATTTCATATTATTAGACATTATTTAATTGGTGTGGACAATGCCCAAAGTGTCCGAGTGCAAAATTGCAATTCATACACAAAACTCTGAATCCTTCAGGAAAATGATTCTTTTTTAACCACCTGTATAATTTACTTCCTTTTGGATCATTGACCATTTTTCTATGCTCATTTCCTTTGCCCTTGATGTGGTCAATAGTTAAAAAATTAATATTGGTTTCACCACAACAGACACATTTAGGGCCATTATAATTATTGAGTACCTCCCGCTTTAATTTTTTGGCATTGCCACTTATCTGTTTATTAAAACACAATTTACACTTTAGCATTAAATCATTTCGTTTTGACCTTCTATAGAAATTAGAAATGCCTTTTAGTTCTCTGCAAATGTTGCAACATCTCTGCTCCTCTTTTAAATTCACATCTACTGTTTTTTTAGAATTACATTTACTTTTATACAAATTGCAGTTGTGACACAGCACCTGGAACCCTTCTGGATAATTATTTTTCTTCAGCCACCTATAAAGATGTTCACCACACCCGTTATTATTGAATGTCTTTCTATGTTGCACACCCTCGTTATTTATATGATCTATACATAAAAATTCCAGTCTTGCTTCACCACAACTCTGGCATACACTACCATATTTGTCAAAACACCCTTTTTTCAAAGAAGTTAAAAATTCTTTATGCTTTATACGACATTTTAAACAAACAAAATATTCATTATTTGCCTCTAGCAAATGCCCGCATCTAATACAAAGGCCGGACTCTTTACGTTGTTTTAGTTTACTAGGATAGTAATATTTCTTTTTCCCATCAATATACTTTATCGTCGCTTTTATTTTAATTTCTTGCATTGTTTGTCCATTTATCTTTTTGTGCGTTTTTTAGATAGTCCGCCACCGCTCCTATATTATCTACGTCATAGAACTTAGGATTCTTATAATTGCCAAAAGGAACATTAAACTGTCCCTTAGAATTTTCTCTATACAACCCATTGAAACAAGTTTTGTTGAGATAAATAAAACGAGTTGCACGCTTCACAGCGGTCAATGCCATAGGGTCTTGTTGCCTAACTGCATAAAAGGACTCAGGTGTATTCTCCATTGAGTCTAATTCCGTAAGTAATTCTAACAAGTTGTCCCTAACCACCACGTAGGTGTTGATAATCTCGCAGTTGATATCAGCAACAATAGCCTGGCGGGGGCATAAAGCAAACAGAAGAGCCCCACCTCCTACGAATGGCTCTACGTAAGTATTATAGTTTGATGGCAACTCTGCCAAGATATGCGGGAGAAGTTTACTTTTGCCCCCCGCATATTTAATTATAGGTTTAATCATGTTGTGTCTCTCTAGGAAATCTAAATTGGTAACTACACTCTGTTTGTGTCTTATGTTCCTCCGGTCGTGCTAGCTGGCTCTGTGATACGCAATCATTACAGGAATGTATCTGGTGGTAAGGAGCACAACTAGAAATTATAACAACCAGAGATAGTAAGATTAGCAGCTTTACCATACCAAAGGTCTTTGAACAATGCCTCTTCAAATTGTTGCACCGCACTTCCCGGTGTATTCCAATCATAATAATTGTCCTTTATCGCCCTTTCTACACAGTCTATTGCGACCCGGTAGTGCTCATATTCCGTTGAACCGGGGTACCATATAGACTGGGAGTCTTTAAGAAAGTCTAGAGTATTTTGTAGTTTATTCTTGTCCATTATTTATTTATCCTTATAGTCTAAAGAAAGTTCTCCCACACGAATCTTACTCTGGAGTTGACAAGCTGAAAACTTACCCTTATCGCCTCCCTTTCTCTGAATAGATACTCTTCCAATTTTTATTCCTCCCCACCCCCGCGACGTAATTACGGCATCTCCAGCAGAATAATAACTTATAACCTCTTGCATGGGATAAATAAAATAGCTAGGTAAGGCGGTTCCAACATTCGTTACCACCATAAAATGATCTATATTCTCATCCCCAGTAAACATCCACTTAATCAAATCATATTTATTCTCATAGAAAAACTCTTTTAGTCTTTCAACTTTGTGCTCTGGGTGTGCACTTAATTTTTCTCTCTTCAAATTTTCTCTATTTCCGTTCCAACTGGCCTCCCCCGTAAACCGCTTCAAAATATTTGCTAGGTCATTTTCTAATCCAAATTTATCAACTAATAAGGACGTCCAAAATCTAGTTAATTGGTTACTGCCCACTTTGGATTTCACTGATTTGACCGATATTGTCTTGTTCAATTTTCCCAAAGAAGTTAAACTTTCCAAGAAGATATCTGTCTTTATCTGTGTAGCAGGCTTATACGCTTGAATGACCTGAACTGTTTTATCGTTTGTTAACAGTGTTGCCCATGCTCGGGCATCGGCGTCCATCTTATTAAACTTATCAATTATTCGTTGTTCAACTTTAAGTCCGCTGATCGCTCCTGCCTTACTCATTTATTCTGTAAAGTCCTCCTTGCTAGCGTGTAAAGAATCTGATTAACAACACTTTTTACTACCGGCAATGCTACACTATTTCCTATCTGTTTATACGCTTGTTTTTCATTTGTAGATATTACAAAAGTCTCTGGAAACCCCATTACAGAATAGCATTCTCTAGGTGCTAGTTTCCTAACCACTCCGCCCCTTATCAAATATAGCCCACTAGTGCTACCGATACCCCCGCCTGAGGCAGAAAATGTAACTGCGTGACCATATTCCGCACTATATATGCGTTCACCTTGTCTACCCGAGTTTATTTCTCCTACACGTATAGGTTTATTTTGTATTACAGGTTGTTCCAACGAACGAAGAATAATGTCCTTCCTATCAATTACATATTTTTTATCAATTTCATCGCGTAAAAAACTTTGTAAGGAAATTTTATTTTTACTCCCTTCTGGAAATTCAAAATCATTTATATCAAGGCGATTATGAAAAGCAACTATATAAACCCTTTGACGAGCAGAGGGCACCCCATAATCACTTGCGTTTAGAACTGACGCAAACACAGTATACCCCAAACTACTAAGTGTTTCTTTGATCACAGAAAAAGTCTTTCCGCTATCATGGCTTACAAAGTTCTTAACGTTCTCTAGAAGAAGAATTTGGGGCTTATGGTAATCTACAATACGTAATATCTCGAAAAATAAGGTACCACGTGTGTCCTCAAACCCTGCTTTCTTGCCAGAAATCGAGAATGGCTGACAAGGGAATCCCCCGCAAAGAAAGTCGTGCTGGGGGATATCTCCAGCATTTATTTTAGTAATGTCTCCATGTGGGTATTCTCCAAAATTTTTATTGTATATCCTACCACATTCCTGGTCTATCTCAGAAGAGAAAACACATTGTAAACCAAATTGTTCTAACACCAATCTAAATCCACCCACACCCGCAAATAAATCTATGAATTTTATCTTATCAGACATTATCTATCTTTTCTTTTAAATCGAAATAGAATGAAGGTGTTAAAGGTTCCACTAAATCCCATATTTGCCACATACATCTTCTCAGGTCCGCTTCGCAGTCTGCTTTTAGACGTTCATCAAATATATGTCTAAGTGAACGCACATTGACCCACATTGTTCTTTCAACGAGAACATTTGACTTTTTCATACACATTTTCTACCCTTCCTATATCTTTATATTTTCTGTAGAGTCGGTGAAATGTTGTTGACGGTATATTTAATTCTCTTATCCAATCAGCAGCAATCATTCTTTTTCCATTAAATTCTATCCAAGTGTTGTCTTTCCTATTTTTTGCTGTTTTCCTTCCCTTTTCAGCAGCAACTTCTAAAAATAAACAACCACAAGATCTTGTAGTTCCATCTCTTAAATTTTGCAACCTAGTAACAGCCTCATTCCCGCACTCACAAATACACCTTGCTCGTAAACAATTGTATTTCTCGCTATTTCTTTTATCGCTGAATATTTCTAATATGGTTAGTCTTCCATAGGTTTCTCCTGCTTTAGGCTGAAAGTCCTTTTGATAAATGTTCACTTTACGTAGATGATAATGTAAAGCTGTTGCTTTTATCCCCAAATGGTCTGCAACAGATATCCACGTTTTAAATCGGGCTTTTAAGTCTAATAAATAATCTTTAGGATAATGAATTTTATAAGGTCTCTGTACGTAGTCTCTGTAAGCTTCTTTTATCTCCTTTACCTTTGCAAACTTTCTTTCTAAATATATAGTAGATTGTCTATACATATAATCTAATATGTCTATAGATTTTTTCCATGAATGACTATACAGTACGTGCGTATTTTCAGATTGTTTTGCTATACCCATGTAGACATCAGTAGTATTTATTAGATATAACTGTAAGTCTTCTATGAATTTAGGATTACTAGAAAAATGAATAACTGGCAACCACAAGGTCAGTATCTATCTCCGCAAAAAATATACCCTCTTCATATGCTTCCCAAGTTATTATCCCTTTATTTGTTAGAAACTGCAATGCCTCAATAAAAAAAGAGCCGGGGCTATGAAAATAATGTGCCATAATTAAATTCCTGTTGCTTAATATGTTTTAGGTTGAAATAGTAACAAAGACGTTCTATATTTTTTAAGTCATCCATTGTTAAATTTTTGTGCATTGTTGTTCTAACCTCTACCTTATCATTAAGATTGAAGTGGTTAACGAGGTCGAGTAATATCCGCAGAGATTTTGTGTAATCATAAGCATCTACTCCAAGACAACTACAATCATCGAAACATTTAAAATCTATACTGGCAGCATTAAGCCACCCCTCTCGTAATCCACGAAGAGTTGTTATCCAGTTAAACCCATTGGTGTACACCTTAGTTTCCAACCCATGTCTACTTTGTACATACTTGGCAAGCTCTTCTAATCTATCAGGATAAAGCAAAGGTTCTCCGCCAAGAAAAACAAGTCCGTCTAGCAGGGGGTTTACATTCTCATCTATAATCTGTTCTGCTGTTTTGGGTAAGATATTATTCGGATTAGTCACAAACTCCCGATTATAACACCACGAACAACTAAGATTACATCCATAACAAAACAACACCAACGACAAATGATTCTCAAACTCTTGATAAGTCTCTGGAATAAAATTAACTATCTGCATCTGTAAAAATCGCCTTTCCTTTGTTATTATAAAACACCCGTTGCTTGAACTCATTTTGGCGAGCAGCACCCCAACTAGATACCGCAGTAAAGAATCCAACTACGCGTGTTACTTGTTTAATAACGACCCCACCACACTCTTTACAACTACCACTATTGGAGATAGTCATATGCCCCGCCTCACACTCAGAAAATACTCTGTTTACTGCGAAGTAAACTGTGCCCGTCTCCTTAGCAGTATTTAGAAGTTTCATCATTTGTTTTGGGGTAATATTACTTCCGTCTTCAATATTCAGATGGAGTATTGCACCACCGCTCGTTAAGCGATCTAGTTTACCTTGTACCTTAAACCGGTCATAAATATTACCATTTTGTGTTAGAGGTATATATTGATTGCTATATAAATCCACATCATAATCAATGTTATACCCAAGTAATTTATCAATTTCGCACAACCTAGAAGCCATACTCTCCCCAGGTATTTGTTCAATATTAGTCGGAATTTTATTCTCTACTGAACACTTATCGGCAAAGTCACTGATGGTCTGCAATACTTCAACAAGATAGTCTGAACCTTGCTCTGAAGTGACATCCATTCCAAGTAAATCGAGGAACTCATAACTGCCCATAAATCCAAAGGTAGAATATTGCCTATCCATATCAATCCAGCCCGTATCATACAAAGGCAATGCTCCTGCAGCGATATGGTTAGCAATAACCTTTCTGTGTGCTATTAACACTTTACTGCACGCCTCTAGTGCATCCTGTAAGTAGGATTTATAATCTGAAACCCCATCCGCCCGCATGTTAAATGCTATTCTAGGAAGGTTAACACCGGCGACTCGCGTAGAGCCTATACTAATGCCACCCACCCCGAATGAATTTTGATACTCTTTATTAAACTTATCTATTTTCTCGTAATCGTTTTTCATCCGGCAACAAGAACTAAAACTATTGGGTTTCCCAATGTATATGTTAGCTAAACACTTATTCGCATATATCTTTGATACCCACTCAACAAACTCTGAGTCATTGTAATTATTATCAGTACCTATTGAGATTGCTAAAGTGACAATAGGAAATGTAAATAACCCTTCCTTACCAAAAATCTTGTTAAAATACTCGTAGAAAGCTTTTTGCAGCTTATATACCGAGTCGATATTAACCGGTGTGCCGTCTGGATTTACATACTTGGCACCACCGTATTCATTGGTACCAAACAGTGTCTCAAGAAAACCGCGGTCTAGAATTGATACGTTGACAAATGGACTTTGGCTACCTCTAAAAGGAAACCCCCAACTGTAAATCAGGTTTTGGAATAAGTTGGTTATCGGATAGTATACACTTTCCTTGGAATTTTCTAGTCGTGTTGCGTAATCCTCCCCATAATCGTTTCTCAAAAACCAATCGAAGTTAACAAACAGTGTGGGGTAACTATTTGCTCCAGCAATCTGGTTTGATACGTATGCTGTCCCTTGTATAAGCAAATCAATAAAACTGTCTGCCCGTTTAGGTGGACCAATTTTAAAGGGACCTTTGAAGAATTTCAGCCCCTCACACACCATGGGGTTAAGGTCGAAACCGTAGCAATAGGGCCTCTCGTATTGATGGAGGTCATTAACAAAGATACTTCCATTGATAATTAGCTCCACAACCTCATTAGCCGCCCGTTGCGAAAACAACTTGGTTACATAATCCCATACCAAATACAACCCATTAACACGCATGATCCCCTTACCGTGCTCATATGCCCACTGTGATACAGTCATCTCACACACGTTGGCGTTTGGGTCTGTAGACAAAGTAGCAACATTTGTCTTTCCATTGTTACGATTAAAAAATTGCTTAGAAAAAGCATTTATATCTAAATGTTTATTTGCAATACCTTGTATCTCAAATAGTTCGGCAGGATATTTTTTTTGGAGCCGGTTCATCAAGTTCACAAAAGAGCTTTCGTAAGAAAGCATTACATTGTAGCCTTTCACATTATCCATAGCAAGCCTCCATATCTTATTTATTCTATATTCCGTGACTTTCTTTTCTGAACCCAACCTGCCCGGTATCTTTCTCCATATTTTAACCTGAGTATATAATTCAATTGATTGAGTACTTCCTGATGTTTACAGTCTACACACACATTACTCTTTTCTACTCCGTGTCGCCCCAACTTTTTAGCCAAACAAGTGCCCACACCTACGTGGTATCCAGAGACACAAATACCCCGCAATTCTGCGGGGCGGGTAGTGGCTAGTAGGGCTACATCTTCGTCTGTTATTCCTTTTAATATTTGTTCTATCTCCTTTTTAGTTAATGGAAAATTATTACGAAAAATACAAAGCTTCTTATCCTTACTGCGGGCTTCAGCTTTAACCTTAGCCCGCTTTCTTTCTACTTGTAATGTTGTCATTGCATTATGTTGTATACTCTCAGTGGAGCCACATCGGGCCACGTTTGCTGTCCACTTTTATCGGACATACCTCTTCTGGGATAAAGTCATAAAAAGCCTTCTCCATGTTTTTAACTACCATTTGTTCTACTTCAGTAGCAATTTGTTGCTTCGCAAAAACTAGGAGTTCATCATGCACAGATCCCCAAAGATAAGCATTGCCGTTTCCGAAACGTGCACAAGCATCCTTATGAATGTATACCATAGCTTGCTTTGTAATATCCGCACACACCCCCTGGATTCCATGGTTGACCCCTTGCCGCTTTATCGCTGCCTCAATTTTTCTGTAGTCGGGGTCGGTTGTGGGAGGTAACGTATAATATCTTTTTCTTCCTGACAATGTCTCACTGTAACCCTGCTGAACTGCCCTTGCCCCCTCCACATCAATGTAACGCTTCACTTTAGGGTATAAATTAAAGTAAGTATTCACAGCATGTTTCGCTTCTTCTTCCGGTATACCAGCTACCATTGCTAAACGAATATAACTACCACCGTATGACAAAAGGAAGTTGCAACTCTTCGCAATACCACGTTTCTTCTTTATAGCTTCTTCCTCAGGAGTAATTTCTGAGTAACGCCCTTCTCGCTGTTTTATGTCAATACTCGCCAAGGTTTCCTCTATTATCTTTAAAGGAATTCCGTATATACCTGCAGTAGCTTGACTATGGATATCTTCTCCCCGCCGGTACGCTTCAATCATATGAGTTTCACGACTGAGTGCTCCTATACAACGTAGTTCTTGTTGAGAGTAATCGGCTGCAATACACACATACCCATCAGGGGCAATGAAACCGTGACGAAACTTGGAATCACCAGGAATATTCTGCAGATTGGGGTTATTCGATGAGGCTCGCCCGCTATCCGCTCCTATCTGCTTGAAATTGCAATGCAATCTACCTGTGGTTGGATTTATTTTTGCTAACAGTTCCTCACCATACGCGGTTATTAGCCGATTATATTTTCGGTATTCTAACAGTAAGGGAATAATTGGGTGGTCACCCTTTAACTTATCTAAGACCCCTTTACCAGTGGACTCTACAACAATTCCTAGCTTCTGTAGAGCAGTAACTAGCTGGGCTGGACTATCAATAGATATGCTACAAAAATTGTCAAATACACTCCTTTGTTTTACGAGTGGTTGCAGGTGTTGTTGCACCTTTGCTCTAACTTCTACGCGTTCTCTTCCAATATCTTCCAACACTTTACGCCAATGAGGAACGTTAATATTTACACCGTAATATTCCATCAGTGACATCGGTGCAATTACGCTAAATTCTAGCCCCGCCACACGCATCAACCCTTCTTGCTGTAGCAAATGCATTTGCTTCCAGTATATGGGGTGCAATACCTGTACATCACGGGCTGAATAATCCAACTGGTCTTTGCTAAACCCATCCATTACATAGCCTTTGTAGAAATCTTCTCGGATTTGTTTCTTCATATCTGCTTCAGTTAATGAAGTATATATCGGAACAATTGACTTCAACGACGGATACTTACTCTCTACCACCTTACCCGATGTGAGCATGCGTTCCGCTAGCATCGTACAATACATATTGGTCATGTCACAACCAAACCACGCCCGCAACATTTTGAAATCAAACCCTATGTTGTGCCCGATTTTTAATGCGGAGCTGGTCAGTATGGCGACCATCATTCTCCAAACTTTAGAATCCATATCCCGTTGAGCCAAGCTATTAGATGTAGTCATGTCTATGATGACGGTATAATTTCCTATAGACATCTGTATTAATAACACCCGATTAGTATGCGGATCTAGTCCGTTTGTTTCTGTATCTATGGTAATTATTGGTGCATTAATGAAATATTCTAGTGCTACACTTATTTGTGCATCCGTTTGTAAGAAGTCATACAAAGTGTTCAAATCTAAAAGCCTCCTAGTATTTCTTTGCGATAGTTTACTAATCCAGGTAATATCCGATTGATGGGGGTAATCTTACCCTTAGCAATTGGGGCGGATTTGGCAGTTGACAATACAATATTCGCCTCTTTACTGTCTACCACCTTAGGTAAATGACTCGGATCGGTAAGCTCTATAAGTTCCTGTAATAGCTCATCATTCGTAACACCTATCCCACTCGCAATGTTGTATACTTGTCCTCCTTGCCCGTTACGAATGATTTTATATATCATTGGAATTGCGTCATTTATGTATAAGTAGTCTCGGGCTTGGTTAGGGTTTGTAATTATTAGAGTAGGACTCTTCAGTAAAATATGGTCTATCATAAAAGAAAGCCGGTCTACTACTGGGTGATAAAATTGTCGTTTACCTATTGTATTTGAAAGTCTTAAAATCATATAGGGTATTTTTAGGTGTCCACATAAACTCCTGGTGTACCATTCAGTGATTATGTGCCCTTGAATTTCCGTTCTAGGGTGCCCCCACCTTAAAGGGCTCTCTTCTACTATAAGTTCTTGTTGTGGAACGTAAACTGCTTCTGAAGAAAATAAAACAAATTTGCGGGGGGCTGTAGCAACCACTGGTAAAACATTATTCAATGTGTAGTTCAGCCAAGACACCTTGATAAATGGATTTTCACCCGCATCATAGGCATGAAACGCCACTAACCAGCATACTACTTCTGGGTTATGCACGTTTACCACAGTAGCTAAAGTGGTCGTATTAGATACGTCACCTAAATACCGGTGGAAGTTTGTTGCAATTAAATCTCCTGGTAAGCAAAATGAGTTATTATCATATACTATTACTTCCTGTTTATTTTTAAGCAAGAAAGAAGTGAGGTGACTTCCTATAAAACCACCTCCGCCAATAAGTAGCCACCTCATTATCTTCTCCTCAGGATCACTTCTTCCTTGTGGTTATTCTTGCTCCCATTACTGTTGACCGTGTAGCTGCGTCTACTACTGGTTTGAGGTCGGGGCGTTCATTATTTACATAAGTTAGCAATGCTTCATTCTTAATGGAAACTATCCTTGCCAAGTCATCCAGGGGGATATGGGGTAGTAAAGTTTTTGCATCATAAAATGTACGGCTGCTCTGGTTCCAGGATAACACTGAGGTATCATCCTCAAATTTAAATAGCCCCTCCAGTTCCACCGCATTATTCGCCCACGCTTTCAGCTCTAGTATCCTTTCGGAAGCAATTTTTTCTAATGCCTTGGCTTTCTTCCACTCTTCAGTAAATACTGTCGTTGAGTCTAATGACGCTGTTGGGATTAACTGGATATCAGCATCCAACACATGTTTAAATGCGTGACAAAGATGCTTATAACCGCACCAAGGACAATACTGGTTTATTGTCGGCTTAACATCTTTCTCGTGCTGGTCCCCCATATTTACCCAGAGTTCATTCAACCAACGCTCAAAAGAAACCCTATCAGCAACTACCCGGTCAGAAATGACAGCTTCACTTCTAAGAAACTCCAAAGCCAACCATACTTTGCTGTATTTGGGGTACTTCTTAGAGATTAACAAGTCATACATGGACAACTGCACATCACTCTGAGCTTCTGACGGGGTCTTAGCCCGCCGAGAAGTCTTGTAGTCCACAATCAGTGCCATGTCCGGCGTCATTTCTTGAACTAAGTCTATAATACCATTTATAGGCACACCTTTGTCTGTGGTCATTTTCATTTTGCTGAAGTTTAATTCTACTGCTACAATTGGATATGTTGGGTTATGTCTGTTGTATCGCGCCCGCATCATATCCTGCCCCTCCTTAATAAGGGCAGGGTCAATTATACGGTTTTCGGCGGCGGCAGACATAAACTCATTCTGTGCGATACTCTCACATAAATCAGTGTCCAACACGGCACCTGCCTGCAATTTTTTAGCAAATGCTTCTAAGGCAGAGTGGACTGCACTCCCAAACCTTAGTGCTGTAGTGTCCCCTACTTCTGGTTCTTTAGTATGATACCGGTACCAGAATTTCAAAGTACATTGTAAAAAGGCTTCAATACAAGTTGGACTTAAACTCCTTGGTCGCAAATTCTTCTCTGTCTTAGTTGCCATTACCTCTCCTATGTTTTCGCTCTACTATAAGTATAGTACCCACATTTACGTCTGAACGAAAAAATCTGTGGGATCAAATTCTGTGATATTACATCGCTGAATATACTGTTCTAATAGCTTATTCGGAACGTACTCAAACGGGACCGGGTTACCCCATAGAACTAAGTTCTTATCCTTTATCTTCTTCTCCCCTAATTCATAAATGCGTGCTGCTGCTTCTGGTGTCAACCGCATATCATAAGGAGAAAAGAGTGGTAGGTCAATCGTAGCTACATGATTAAACTGCACAGCACTTCTAACCATCTTTCCGATTGGATCAAGATGGCTTGTGTGATGCACCGTAACGTCCTCTGCAGGAATAGGGGGGTAGTGTGCCATAGGTCTACCCACCTGGTCACCCAGACGTACTCCGTCGTTTAAATCTGGTTCTACGTTAGTTCTTCTAATCTGGCTGTGCGGTGTCCAGTGCCCTTGTAACAAGTCATGGAATAAATTGTCTGAGTTACGAAATAAATGGGAACCTTTACTACTACATCCATCTATTACAAAATTTCTACTACAGTAGTAATTTACCAAACTAAAAGCAATACCAGCCCCCGACTCTAAAGGATAATGCTTAGCTATGTCTTTTAGACTTTCATTTTTGAATTCAAAAATTTCGTCAAGATCTAAAAATAAAAGTAGGTCTGCATATATAGATGCTCGTTTTAAAGCACTATTATAAGCAGATCCAATCGGGTTATCAAACGTATTAAATACACCTTTAATGTGTTCTACTTTTCCGTACATTGATAAGTCAATTCTGTCATACTTGGATTGGTCTAAGATAATTATCCGATCCACCGCATCATATATACTCTGAATGCTCTCATGAACTGGAAGTCGCCCCACAAGAGGTTCGATGACGACCCCATATGCACAAATAAATTCACTCATACTCTCTCCTTCATATACCGGCGCACCCACATTGAGGGTGCCCAGGAACGTAACAGATGCACCGCACCAAAAGATATGGCTTGGGCTCCCCCATCAATCGCTCTCTGTATATCCCCATACTCCCAAATAGAAGGCCAAATTACTTTGAAACCCATATGCTGAAGTAACGCCGCAGCAGACCAGTTTCCCAGCTGTGCTCTCTTACCTGACCATGCCCCATTACCATAAGTATCTGGTACAGAATTTAATGACACTGCTTTACACTTAGGAACGAGTTCTTGTAATTTTCTATACCCAAATCTTATTTGAGAACGATTCAGCTTGATAGTCATTCGTAACCGCACCACTCCATTTCCTTTTGTATTACTTGCTACAGTTTCATTGCAAGCATCAATTATTTCACTTATTTGTTCAAATTCAATGTTGTGGACGTTTGGGCATGAGACATTTAATTCAAGCCCTTTAAAATTCCAATCCCATATTACATCATAGTCATCCAAAAGATTCATCATTGCTACTGCTTCTTCAGGTGTAGAAGGAGCAAGAGAAAGTAGTGTCTTGTAGGGTAAAGTTCCTCGGTGTATATTATGACACGGGCTCTTATACACAGCTTTGTTCTTCAAATAGTAATTATCCAACCACCACCGCAATCCTTTATTCGGTAACCCCATATTATTCCAAACGCCGCCACGAACAGGACAGACGGCAAACCAATTTCCTTTATTGGGGTTTAATGTTAATGTCTTGGTTGTGACTGTAAACAGGGCAGGGTCTATAATACCTGACCATACTAAAGGTTTTTCCCAAAACCAGCCCCGCCCATCCCAACCTAACGCTCCAGATGCTACATACCATTCCATTTTATAACCCACAAATCACAGCGACTTCCTTCAAAAGTTGCTGTCTACGTGTAGTCTCAATGTATCGCTGTTCTTCCATCCATCCGTTATAAATCTGTGCAGCATAAGGACTTGTAATCCATATACCATTCACCCCAAATGACGCCGTGGGACTCCGATTGATCTGAATAAGTAAATTGTTTGTTCTTATCCTCGCAGTAAGAATATCTGAAGCGACGTTTGGTTTTAATATGTCAACTACATTTCCTGCTAGATAACTCTCGTATATGTAATTTGCAATTTTGTCTTCTAAATCTTTTTCCATTTTTCACCTATATAAATAAGTCTTCGTCTGGTAAAGTTTCTTCCGGATCAAATAGCGGTACCCCACAAAGTTCGCAAAAGGCAGGATTATCTCCAAAAGGACACCCACAAACTTCACAATGATATCCATAAATCGGTCTCGAGTCATACTTATCGTAGACAAACCAGTCTGTCACGTTTGTGCCCCCTCTGTGTCTACCGTTGGGTACTTCCTGCCTTGTTGTGCTTCTGCTACCCTCTTTTGCATCTCACTCATAAAAAATTCATTGTTAGTGCACTTATTTTCTACCGATACCCATAAATCCATCCCTTGTTCTATAAGAAATTCCTCTGTGTCACTCCAGTAAGCATCGTCTCCTACATAAAGCATCACTGCAAACATCGGTTGATCAGGAGCGACTATAAACTCAGGCACTATTTTTAAGCTTTGCCCATTTCCATCTTTACCAATAAACATGGGGAAGAAATATTTGGCAGGAGTAAAGAAGCCCCATACAAACTCCCATTTAGCTAGTCCCCCCAGAGTGTCGTCAATTAACCGCTGGATAATAAGGTCACCCATTATACTTTCTCCGCAATGGTTGGGGATAATTATGCCATTCGTATACACTACAAATTAAATTTGGATTATAATAGTCTCTTAGCACACTTACTGCATCTTCCGGGTCTTCAGCTTCTACTATATAGGTATGTATACCTGTCGCTACTGTAGGTAAATAATTATCAGGGGTTACATATACCCTACGTATACCACCACCACAACCCGTCTCAATATTATATTGTATCATTGGGTTTCCTCTACCACATAATAATCTAGTGGTCGTTTCATAAAATCAAATGCTTTTGGTTGTAAATCTACGAACTGGTCGTCCAACGGTTTAACCATAAATGGAGACAGTGTGAGTGCGTGGTTAACCTCTATCAAAGGCAGATCCAGCTTCAGTGGCGGCTTCAATTTGTTTATGAATTCTTCCCCGTAACGATCGTAGAAATAGCGGCGGTTCACTGTAGAATGAAATTGCATTTCTTCGAGAGACGCTCTTGTTGTCGGAATTCCAGGATGCAATACAGTTATGTCACCATTGATATCGTAAGTATTGTTCTTCATCGCCCATCGTATCATAAAGTCTAACTCACCTGCATGATCAAATCCACGAGCAAATACAGGGTCAAACCCCCCTATTCGCTTTACATCGTCGCGGCTTGCTACAAAAGCAAACAAAAATGGCGTGGGCGAATAAAAGGGGTGAACTAAGTAAGCCCACTGGTCTGTATATCTACTTAGAGTAGGACCTAAAATCACACTCATGTTAGTAATACGATTGGTAATAGAAACTTCCCTAGCCTCTTTAATCAGGTTCCATGGATTAAAAAAGAGACATAAGTCCCTAAGAAACAAAACTCTGTTATATTTTGCGTAGTTTAACCCGATATCCCAATTCAATGTAGGACGGTCTCCTACACAATGTCTGTCTATATAAATAACTTTGATATCAACGAATTCAGCCAGGTTACTAACCACACTAGTAACCTCCTGCCTGCGTTCTTTCTCAGCGACCAACACAATTTGATCATGATCTTGTAAGATGCTAGACTGTTGCAATAAACATCTTAACTGGGCATCAAAAACCTCTCCAGCCTGGGTGCTCAATGCCCATACTATTGACAATGGTTCCTCTACGTGAGGTTTATTTATAATATCAATTATCCCCGCCTCTTCAAAGAACGCTTGGGTTTGACGCATGCGAGACAAATAAGATACCTTATCGGCATGCGGCTCTAACATTTGAATTATATGGTTATACACATCCCCTCCTACTCCTAAAAAGGTAACTCAAGTTCTCTAGAGCTTCCATCATTAACATCATCCACCTTTGTAATCTGCCCGTTCTTAATCGTATAAATTTTACTTAGCATTTCTGGATTAGCCCACTGCGGCTCAGGCAGACGTATGAGATGCCCCTGCCCATCTAACCTAACCACATTAGAGATTACATCATACTTTAGATAATCAAATATACGGCTATTGGCTACTTCCCACGTAGAGCGTGATTGGTTAGCCCCATGCCACAAATGGATAGCTTGTCCCGTGATTTCTTTCTCATAGGAACCATATCTGTTCCGAAATACTTCACGATATAGTGTATCATCATATCCAACACCCAGCCCCATTAACTCTTCTACCCCACCCATTTCTACAAATCGCTGACGAGAAAACCCAGAACAGAAGTAAAATTTTGATCTGTGAAATAACGAGTTCTCAGCTACAACATAATGCTTCTCATAATCTCTTATAATATCATCGTAAGAAGAGAACCACCCATCTTCTCTAGTAAAGTGTGTGCGGGCATTATACATACAGGAGTCATCTCGTTCTAAACACGATACTATCTCAGAAATTACCCATGGGTCTCTAAACACTATCTCTGGGTCTGTCTTGATTATGTAGTCAGACGTAGCTACGAATTTCGTTGCCAAGTTAATCTCATTCGCAGGACAATTAGAAGCCACAGGGATGTAAGCCTTCCTTCTATCAGCTACACAAAAACGAAAAGTAAGTTTCTCTGAGAATTGGTCAATCGTAGTCAAAAGATTATCGGTTGACCCACCATCTGTAATACACACTTCCACCTTAGAAAGGTCACAATCCTGTCGTGTAATACTTTCTAAGCACCACTTTAATAAATTTGCTCTATTCCGTAACGTCAGACAAATAGAAACATTTTGCATTAATTTCTCCAATGATTTATATCTGAATACCGAATTAGGTTTATACCCAGTAACTTTGTGTCTCTAGCTATTCTGTTCAGCTTTTTGCACTTAGGACACGTTTCACAGTCTATTATAAACCCCTGAGCTAGCAAGACCGCAGTTTCGTAACCAATACGCCTAAAGATAAATTCTGGTGTGAACCACTCGCGGTTTACATAAACTACTGCATCTTTTCTGCACTTGCAATCAGGATATACCAACCATATACCCACACACAATAATTTTTCATCATATCCTTTTATGTCTTTGATGATAAACTCTACATCCCCGAGTGCTGTTCTTACCACATTATTTTGATAACTGTACACTTTCACAAAACATTTTCCTTCAAGTTATACTGATCGATCTCCCTACAAATTGCATGTAAGATACTGAGCCACAGTTCTTGAATACGCCCAGTTTCCCAAGCAGGTAGCTGCAGATGAATGGTAGATTCAACCAGAGGTCCAGCTGCCCCAGTAACCAAAACTGTATTCATACCCAGTATATTCCCTTTAACTACCGCCCGCAAAACTGCTTCCGTTCTACCCGATGTGGAGATACCAATGAGCAAATCTCCTGGTCGTCCTAGAGCTCCTATCTGTTTAGAAAATATATATTCAAACCCGTAGTCATTACTAATAGCTGTTATCAAAGCGGTGTTGCCTGATAACTCTATGGCATTCATAGGGAATTCTCTGTGTAAAGAGAAGCGGTTCATGAGTTCAGCGTTGAGATGATCTGATAAGCTCCCCCCTACACCACAAGTAAAAACTGTCCCACCATTTTTATAAGTAGACACGATTTTGTCTGTAAGTAATTTAATCTTTCTAAGTAGAACTTCGTCTTGAATAACTAACCTCAGTGCATCTATGGTATAACGTAACGATTCCTTAATCACTAAAAATCCTCCTTGCCCTTACACCTTCCCAGTCTATACGAACATCTACACACTGTAGCGGCTTAACCGCTCTGCATATCTCTTCCTTACATTCCGGGGCGGTCAATACTAACAACGTTCCTCGCCCCCCACCACCACCGACTAATCGCACTGCCGCCTTGGAATTTACATCCATCACTCTTCGCTCTAAGTCGTCCACCGCTTCGTTTGTCATTCCACTGGATAACCGTTTCTTCAAGTCCCACGTTTCTCGCATAGGATAGACTAAATGGGTGGGGTGGAAGTCAGGACTAATAAGCAATTTGTGCATCTCTTCAACTATTTTCTTTATTTGAAGTGTCTCCTCAAGCGTCTTATTTACTTCTAACCTCGCTAATTGGTCTGCAATCATTTTATGCGAACTACCTTGTTTACCAGTATATATTAACAACAAGTGATCTTCAAGTAGCTTAGCCTTATCAGGACTAAGCATAACTGGCTCTCGTTTCACATTAAATGGTTTACCCGTCAGGTAGTTGATCCCCCCTAAAGCTAAACTATATTGGTCTTGCCACCCGCCCTTTTCATTTAAATCTATTCGCTCTAACGTGTAAGCCCACTCAGACAATATCTCGTTAGATATACCTACATTTTTATAAATGAGTAACCCTTTAAGCAAAGCTAAGGCAAAAGCACTACTAGTGCCTAAGCCAGTTTGGGCAGGTACGTCCGATGCGTAAATGATTTCCAGGGGATCCGTGAAATCCGTTTTACTTAATGCCGCCCGTGCTATACTCAACTGTATCTCATCAATAGTGTTGCACAACTCCGTCTTAGAATAGGAAACTCTAAATTTAGTTTCTTCCAGACCACTACGGTTCCGCAGAATAACATAAACACGTTTGTTTATGCAGATAGATAATGCAACCCCATTAAACCGCTCAGAAAAAGGACTATGATCTGAGGAGCCAAGACTCACACGTGTAGGGGAAGAAACTATAATCATATCGGACTCCTATCAATATACTTTAAATTTCTAAGATAATCTTTTCTGGGCAGCAACAAGTGCTTCTGGTGTCCCAATTTCTATGAATTGTTTTTCGTCTATAATTATAGGCTTAATTACTTGTGCCTCTTCCAAATAAGCAGGAAGCATATCTTTCTCAAAGGATAGTTTTTCTACTTTGGGGTAGTTCTTAAAAAATTCCTGGCGGAGAAAATACCAACCGCAACTTACAAAAGAACTAGTAAGTGTCTCTCTTCTACCTGGTTCTATCTTTGTTACCCAATCTTCGTAATCAATCAGTAGCGTATCATACTGCCCATTGTGGTGGGTATGGCATGTAAACATAGCACACGCGGGTTTGCCCCATTGTGGTTCTGTATAATATAACTCTTCGTAACAATCAACGCCCTTCTCAGGAAATATTAGAGTGTCTCCGTTCAACACCAAAAATGGATCACTATGTGGACGAGCACTTCTGGATGAAAGCACATTTAAGATAGCTCCTCCAGTGTCTTTGGGCTCCCACTCGTAACAAAGTGTCCAATCTAAGTATCTGGTGTTAATGTCATCCCTTCGTTTCATATAGCCTGCGAGCACATCCCATTTAAACCCCGCCGCAAAAGTTATGTGTCTTACACCCATAGAATACAACGTTTCCAAAAGATACTCAATAAAAGCTTTGCCATTAACAGGAATTAGTATTTTTGGATATTCATCTTTTGTGATGCTTCTAACACGACTCCCAGTTCCTCCTGCAATGATTATTGCATCCATTAACATCCTCCCCACCAACTCTCTGGAACCTCATAATCTATACCTTTCCAACAGCTATATCTTGTTCTATCCCCCATAAGTCTATCGTCGCCTATCAGAGCCCCATGCCAACAGGAATCATCTCAAATCTACAAACACCACTGGCATCGATAGGAAGATACAATTTACATTCACCTATACTGTGCTCGTCTGTTTCAATCTTGAGCGGATTGATACTGAGTTTTCCTTTTGTTACCACGGGTATAATCTTGACTTGGGAACCTACGGGTTTACCATCGTCACTGACAACCATAAATTTGTAAGTGGTCTCTGTACCTGCCGTAATATTACCTAAATTAGTCTTTCCAATTATTTTCATTTTGTTACTCCTTTTGATTCTCTGTACTCTTTTGCTGAGTTCCAATATTGCCGTCCTTCTTCGGTCTTTACCCTTAATATACGCTTCCATTACAGTATCCCTTTTTCTTTTAGGAAAGTCTTTCCAGCCGCATAATATTTCTTACCCTCTTCAGTTTTCATCCATCTCTTAAACCCAAGATCATTACCACTAAAGTGGTGTCTCCAAGCCATGTATAACATACTCCAAACTATCCTCCATTCATAGCTACCGTCCTTTTCGAAATGCTTGCATGTATAGCTCCAATCAAACAAAGCTATCGAAAAATCTCGTCTACAATATCCTGACAAGAACCAATTGTTTTTACAACCCCAGCAAGAATTTTTACGCGGAGTTATAAAATCATCTGGCAGATCATCATCTTGCCAGTCTCGACGTTCGTAATCGTCTGTGCTTGAAAAATAAGGTGACGTATCTCCACTGCGAAATCCTTGATCCCACTCTGCATCTTTACTCTCAATATACGCCTCCACCCACTCTCCCATTATCTACCCCCGCTTGCCGCAATACCCACACCAATCACAGTAAGAACTCCCCATAAAATAGGACCTACCTCAAAAAGAGGTGGATAAAAGAAATAACCAATTAAAGTAAGCAAAATAGGAATACCCCACCAAACACCAAAAATAAGGCTTAGAGCCAGAATCATCTCTTTTCTATTCTTCTTTTCTTGCTCGTACTGCCGGTTGTTCATTCTTTCTACCTCCTTGGTCCAAAATGTTTTGTGGTATTTCTTCTACCATAGTTACTCCCCTAACCCTTGGTGCGTCTTCCACTTTCCCTTCTTAATTACACCAGCAAACCCTTTACGGTGGTGTTCGGTAATACCATATTTAGTGATAGCTTCTCTGTGAAAATCAGTCGGATAACCTTTGTTCTGGCACCAACCATAGTTAGGATACAGTTCATGTAGCCTGCACATCAATCGGTCTCTAGTCACTTTAGCCACGATGCTAGCCGCTGCAATAGAGGCACACTTGGTGTCACCTTTAATTATGCTCGTTTGAGTTATATTATACTTTAGCGGTTGCCCACCATCAATAAGCAAAAAATCCGGGGGTGAGGCTAATTGTTCAATTGCAGATATCATTGCATCCCGGCTGGCCCAATAAATATTTTTTTGCTCTATAGTCTGAACAGACGCTATCCCAACCCCATAGTCCACACAGTTTTTTAATATTATATCATACAAGTATTCTCGTTGCTCAGGACTGAGGCGTTTGGAGTCGTCTAACCCTTTTATAGTCATATCTGGGCTAAGAATAACAGCAGACGCAACGCACGGTCCTGCTATAGAAGACATACCAACTTCATCCAACCCGGCAATGCGTATAAAACCTGCCGTTGCATAGTAGGTTTCCCATTTATAATCAGGCTTACTCTTCTTTGATTTTAGAACCAACATGAATACCTTTTCCTTTCCATTCCTCAATTTATCCCCGGTCACTGGGACGATTATCATCCATCTATTTCTTTTCCGTTATCCTCACTAATTATCAATCGCTTCCATTCATTTATATTTTTTTCAACACAATTCATATAAAACTCACATTTATCTTCGTCACAATCTTGGCGCCCGTCACCATAACACGGGGTAAAACCCTCCTTTAATTGTCGTCGATGAATAAGCGGTCTGATTTTATCTCTAAAACAAATCTTACACAATCCGTCACTATAATCCCCCTCCGGATAATCTGAATTACCCCACACAACTCCGCAATTTACACAACGGTACCTAAATCCTCTAGAAAAATAGATTGGTTCCAATTTTTTATTGCCTCCTTGCATAACGGTAATTGCATACCCATTTTGGTTAGTGCTATTCCCATCTTCATGGTGTCCATGACAGCGTTTATCCTCGGTAGTTCAGTGATAGGGGGTGTACACACCGGAACAAACACATCTAGCATATCACGTATTTCTAGGGGGGTAACACAATCTATAGCTGTCACGTTAAACACTTCATTACTATAGGTAGAAGACAGATTTAGAAGAATTTGAGCAAATCGATCTGTGTGTAGATACTGAAATCTAGAATCCCAAGCTACATACAATTTGGGGGGAAGCTGTTTCAAATCATACACTACATTCTTTTTAAGACCGGCTCCTGTAAACCCATTGCATCTAGTTATGAGATATTTCTTACGGTAATCTTCTGCCCATAATTTTACAACCTGTTCACCCGCCAACTTAGTTCGTCCATACCAAGAAAGTTTGGATACATACTCGTCAGAAAAAGGGTCGGTATCTTCCTCTGAGGGGTGCTCCAAGTCTGGAGCATACACATCATAGGAACTGATATACACAACTTTGTGAGGATTAAAATCATTAAGAGCATCTCTTAAATCATCTACGTTCGCTTTCCAACATTCGCCCTTGTTCTCATTACACTTTGGTTTTGAAGACATCCCCGCCGCCCATACTAGCGTGCTCCAGCCAAGATAGTCCTTTGCCCACTGTTTGTAATTGTCTACATCAACACCTATCACCTCTTCTGTGATGTGCTCTTGAGCATAACGATATAAAGTTGAGCCTATGAAGCCTTTATAACCTACAATAGCAATCACCCTTGTTCTCCTATCACCATGGAACCATAAATACCTTCAACTGGATTGGCAGTGATTGATGCAGTATTGGGCATTTTAGATACCTTGTCCTCCAATGTGCCAACTCGGCGTTTGAGTTCAGATATTTCATTGAGACACTTCCCCAACATCGCCTGCATCTGTTTAACTTGTGCATTACTTTCGCGTTGCATATACCCTCCTACTGTAAATATAGTACCCAAATGTTCGCCAGGTTATTATTTTTTTCTGAGAGCTACTATACCATCCGACACACAGCCCCACTTATCATACGACTTATCTTGCACAAATTCGTCTACTGCACGCTCAACAGTCCCCGCACGTGGATAATCATGCACTACTAAATAACCCCGGTCTGCCAGATGATAATCACAAAAATACAAGTCAGACTTCGCGCCCTCGTAACTGTGGTCGCCGTCAACAAAACAAAATTTAGTAAACAATTTAGGAAGTATACCTGTTAAAGTTTCACTGGTACCCAACAATGGAAACACCCTGCCTCTGAGATCAAACTTCTTGTAGGTATCCATAAAATCGGAGAAATTGTCGCCCATTGTTTCATACGCATAATTCTCTAAAGGATACCACAAATCTATAGTAATAACTTTAAAGAACTGTGCCAAAATCGCGGTGGATGCCCCCTTATAAGCACCTATCTCCAGTGCCAATGATCCTTCCCCAAATGTATCTGCTGCCTGCTTTGCCCACTCTTCCAAAGCCTCATGCTCATCAAAAGGTACGTCTTCGGAACGCTGCCCAGGTGACAAGGCCCTCAAAATTGTTTTCCAGTTTAACTTATACATTTTATGTCAACCCCCAATTGATTTTGCACCGATTCTAAAGACCAATGTTTCCTTGCATACTCTAGAGAGTTACGAGATAACTCTTCCCAAATCATCGGCTCCTGCATAACCTCTATTACAGCCTCAGCAAACTGTTGGGGGTCGTCAACAACCCTAACGTTCTTAAAGTTTGTCAGACCCATGCCCTCTGCACCAATCGTAGTTGTAATTACTGGTAACCCATGTTGCATAGCCATGGCAATCTTACCTTTAAGTCCCGCCCCAAAGCGCATGGGGGCAACTAGAACTGTATCAGCTAAGAAAAAAGGAGAGGGCTCTTTCACATGTCCAAGTACATTTATATTGTCCTTATGATGTAGCTTCTGAATGTCTTCTGGCACCCCACTCCCAATGATATTAAACTGCACATCAGGTAACACTTTCCTTATCCTAGGTAATATATCGTAGACAAACCATTTAATAGCATCTTGGTTGGGAGTGTGCTGCATGCCCCCGATAAAATCTATATACTTAGGTGAAGTTGGATAGCTTCGCATTGTAACCTTAGGAGGAGCAAACCAAGGCCATACAGATACTTCTGCCTGTGGTAATTCTCGCGATAGCTCTTCTTTTTCAAACTGGCTTACCGTAACAGTTAAGTCGCACTTCTGAATAATAGAATATTCTAGCAACCGTAACTGCTCAATTTGCTCTATGTCTATCTTACCAAAATTTTGTTGTGCACGACGCTGTTCCCGCAAATAGTGTAGGTCATGGCAATAATAAATGATCGGTGCGTGAGACCATGCTCTTATTTTATCGATATAGTTAATAGCTAGAGGACGAGCAACCACAACTAAGTCTATCGTATGCCCCAAATCCGCAATGGTCTGTTCAAAAGACCATGGGAAATCCCAAATCTCCCACTCCTCTTGTCTAAATCTTTCTATGTAAGAAGAGTCCTGTTTCCTAAAAGCCGGGTCATTCGGTACATAACAAATATTATATCCTAAATCCTTAAAAGCATTACAATATGAGTAAACTGCATAATCACCAGCATTGGTATCCGGCTCAGGTATGTGCCAATCTATCCACAACAACCTCTTATTAGTCATATAGCTAAGGAGCTCGTTATCTAATGGTCTCCCCTCAATAACCCTCTTCCCTATTAGGGGATCGGCATGCTTACTTCGTAAACTATCAAAAGAGAAAGAGGATGATATAAAATAATCATAAAAGCGAGGGCGTTCGGATAACATCCGTGGCAACTCATCAATAGATTCAAACAACATTACTTCTACATCTTCATCAAGAAGTTCATATACGGATTGCCAATCATCTACCCCAGAAAATCTTGGGTAATAAGTAACAAAGAAACCTCTTCTTCGTAAATTATTGATGAAAGTAGCTATCTCGGAGCGATAGTAAGAATGCGGAACAAAGTCTTCTACTATTAATACCCGCCCGCAGCAGCGTGTAGTGGTTCGGGCGTAAGCCACTGGTGTCGTGGGATGAAAACTTTGTGTTGCAAACAAATCCTTGTGTTTATTCACCAACATAGCTGTATGCACCTCTACTAAACGATTCACGTATTCCGGATCACTACTCCCATATTCATAATGAATTAGGTGTGCTTTAGGCTGATAGATAATCTTAAATCCTGCTTTACGTAACCTGCAACAGTAGTCAGACTCCTCGCAATAACCAGGGGAAAAAACTTCATCAAACCCACCCATGCCCTTGAAGAGCTTGGTACGTGTCATCAAACATGCACCCGATACATAATCAACTTCTCTTTGGTAATTCACATCACCTATATCAGGATTCCTACCTTTACTGTATTCAGCTGCCACCCCATTGTTCCAGAGAATTCCACCCGCATCCTGTATATGATTATCTAACGTCCGAATTTGTGCCCCAACGACTCCAACTTGCTGCTGTCCTTGGAGAACTTCTAGGAGACTCTCAAGAGTTTGATATGACAACAGAGCATCATCATTAAGTAAAAGAAGGTAGTCTCCTCTGGCCACCGCTGCCCCCTTATTCACTCCCTCCACAAATCCCAAGTTCTCTTCGTGGCTTAGAACCGTAATGTTCTTAAGATGCTCCATCAAATATTTGTTATCTTCTGTATTGCCATTGTTGGAAAGTATAACCTCATAACAAACACCAGAAGCCCAACGTAATATGGAAAGTAAACATAAAAATTCCAATGCTGTGCGTTTGTAAGTTACAATCACTATACTAACTACAGGGCAGGGAGTAACTGGAAAAACCAGACACTCCCCGCTCTTTACAAATGCATCAAACTGTTTTTGTGCACTATCTGCGAAAGCTTCTTTAAAGTTAGGTAACTCTGGTGTTGTTACCTTATTTCTTTTTCGCGACTCTTTGCTCATACCAATCCACCGTGAGTCCTATTGATTCTTCTAGTGGTGTAGGTTCCCACGCAATATCACACTCCTGCAAGAATGACCTCAGCCTTGTGTTGTCCAAAATCTTCCTCTGCTGACCATTAGGCTTACTAGCATCATAGAGAATCTTTCCAGTAAACCCAACTACATGTGCAATAGTTTCTGCTAGCTCAGCAATAGTAGTAGCCTCACCACTAGAAATATTAGTTGGGCCAACACCCTCGCCATAGCTTATAAATGCTGGAAACACTTTAACTATGTCTCCGATGTACAGAAAATCTCGTTCAGGTTTTCCATTTCCTAGCACAGTAACTGAAGAATATCCCTCATTCTTAGCCTCTACAAATCGTTTAATCAAAGCCATAGGCACGTGTGCATCTTCATCCGTACAATTATCCCACGGACCAATCGGATTAGTAGGAATGAGCACATGAGATTTGAGCCCGAATTGCTCCTCGTAAGCCATGCCCGCCACGATAGCCTGCTTCTTAGCCATAGAATAACCAAAGGAGTTCTTGTTAGGAAACCCCGACCAAATGTCTTGCTCCCTAAAAATCCCGCCAGAAGCTACATTTGGATAACTACACCCACCAATTGGTGTGATTAACTTCTGCACCTTATGCAGAGCACACTGGTCTATGACATTAGTAATAATAGTATTATTCACATACCAATAAGTAGCTTGCTTCTCCATATTGGAAAACATGCCACCACTTAATGCCGCCAAATTTATTACAATATGTATTGGACCATGATTATTTACGATAGATGCAAACAGTGTCTTTGTGTGATTTTGTTGTGTCAAATCAAAAAATTTGGTACCCTGGGAGCATACTATATCCGCATTCTTATAGTGCTCCCGTAGTGCAGGGAGTAGATGGCTTCCAAGGAAGCCGGTGTCGCCTAATATCAATATCCTGGGGAAATAGCCTATACCTCTTTTCTCACCTAACTGCATTACTTCTCCTCCTTGTAAAGCGTATTGAACGCCTCCTTAAACTCACGGGCTTTCCCTTCTACAAGCCACATACCCTGTAAACAAAATGCATTTATATTTTTTGTCACATCCTCTGTGTTCTGGTGACAAATTACTACCTGACCAATCAACTCATTCTCTAATAGCACCCCGCCTAAACAAGTTAGACAAGTAAGCTTTGTATTTTCTATGATTCTAATGCTAACATTCTGATCTACCTGTCGCATGTATCCTCCCCGCAACTATGGCAACCACCACTGCAACCCTCTGATGATGCAGTGGGCAGGTAATCAGTGAAAGACGTGGAAGACCATTGTAAATTTTCGCAGGTTAAACAAGCATCAGTGCTAACTGTACGCAGCCGATCCCCGTAGCAACAAATTATATTGTCAAGGTCGAGTAAATTAACTAAACCACGGTAGTTAATCCACCTATTTTCTTTGAAATCGCAAGGAACTTGCATTTTAGATCTCCTTATGTTGTTCCAAAATAAACATTTGCCGAATGCTCAGAAATGCTGCCGTAAAATTTCAATAGTTGTTTAATTGTTGCGTCTAACGTCCACGTAGGTTTAAAACCCAGTGCCTCTATCTTTGCATTAGAAACAAGGTAGTCACGCCGGTCGGGATCTTCCATTAGTGGTGCTTCTAAAATATGTAATTCGGTATACTTAGCAATCTTCTGAGCAAGTTGCTCCTTATTTATATTGGCTGTTGATAACCCCACGTTATAAGCCTGTCCCTTCATTTGGTCATACTTTTCTATAGCTAGCAAAAATGCCTGGCACGCATCTTCCACGTGGATATAATTTCTTTTGTTCTGCTTCTGATAAAGCACAATATTTCTGTGTCGTGCCGCTTGCCAACAAAACGTATTTACCAGGAGCCCCACCCGCATAAAATAGCTCCAGCCCATAACTGTAGCTAATCTTAACGAAACCCCTAAATTCTGTAACACCTCCTTTTCTGCAGCAACCTTTGATTTGCCATACACTGATATGGGATTGAGTGGGTCTTCTTCTGTCACGTATCTACCATCTGGATAAACACCATAGCCAGAGTTCGTGCAAGGAAAAACGATAAGTTTGTTGTTGCCAACGTAATTTAACATCTCCACTACGGATTTATAATTTATCTTCCACGCTAACTCGGGGTGTTTTGCACACGCCGGAAAGCCCACTATCGCAGAAAGAGGAATAATAACATCTGCTTCCTCATACAAGGGTTTCATCAAACTAAAGTCTGTCACATCCCCATGAATGAACTCAAATCTGTCATCAGCCATGTATTGGCCTAAACTATTTTGATTAAAGACTAACGAGTCTACCACTACAAGTTTATCCACTACTCTGTAATCTCGTAAATCTAGGTGAGTCACAACCCCATCTGTAATTGGGAAACACTCCTCTATACCATACTTATTATAGTCAATCCAATCTAATAGTTTACCTACTAACGTGCTACCAACGAATCCTGCTCCTCCTGTAACAATTACATTCATTTATTCCTCCATTCTATTCCAGCCACTTCAATCGCCGTTCTTCATAGAGAGTCACGGCATATCCATAAAAATCTATATCCATTTTATTTAATTCCGCCCACTTGTCTAGTAACCCTTTAGAGAGTTGTTCAGGGGTAGACACCCCATCTATGTGTTCTTCTCGTCGTATGACCACACCACCCCAGTCAAACCTCCGCTGTGCAATCGCGATCATTTCTGCATACCGTTCATAAAACCCAAAAAGTGTTAATCTAGAAAGATTACTACACGCGTCTACATAAACGCTATTAGAATTATTACCGCCAATATGGTTGCACAACATGTTACTAAATTGGGGGTGTATTAGAAACTCTTCTAAAGAGTAACTTTTGATGGCTTCATGTTCATTATTTCCTTTCCAGTTGGTAGCATAATGATAAAAAGACAATGCCCTATACAGGGGGTGGCGTAATATAGTGATACTATTGTAAGTACCATTGAGGTTTTGGACAACTTCGTCATCTATATAAAGATGACCGGTAATAACCTTAAAATCTTCTTGCCTACTTATTACTTCTGCTTCTATAAGATAGTCATAACGTATAAGTCCCATCTTTTCATTGCCGTATTGTGCCGCCATCATCCACCTAAATGAGGTTCCGCCGGTCCTAGGTATGTGCAAAAATAATATAGGTTTATCCTTATCTGGATAGTTTAAAAAATTAGACATACTAAGGTTTCCTTATGGCACATTGCATATAAGCAGTAGGCAACACCTTTACACCTTGTTTCGTTGCAAATTCCTCCACAGCATTAGTGACACCGAGTAAATGCCTATAATCGTCACATATAATCACCCCATTAGAAATCAAGCGTGTCCAGAAGAATTCTAATGCAGCAACAGTAGGCTCATATATATCCATATCTAAATGTACAAAACAAAACTTATCGTTCTCAACTTCTTTTAATATCTCTGGCACTATTCCTTTGTGGGGAGTAATACAGCGACAATCTTGTAGAAAAGACTTGACATGCTCATAGTCGGCTACCCACTCTCCACCCTCGTATTTTCCGTCTGCCCATGAAATATTTAGATGGGGATGGTCCCCCATCACATAGTCTTTTTTTGTATCTATCATAGAAGCAGGCACACCCTCAAATGTATCAAACACATGCAGTGACCTGCTTTGACCTATCGCCCGTGCCAAAAGTTTAGCAGATCCGCCCTTGTAACTACCGAGTTCAGCAATGCTTCCCTCCAGAGACATTACTGTATCGTTCACCCATGACCACAAAGCCCATAGGCGGTCAGGAGTAATCAAGGTATAACCCTGTATCTCCTTGCACACGTCAAAAAAATTATACATTACTATCTTCTCCTACTATGTCAGGAAACGTATGAATTCCCGCGAACCAATCTTGCCTATTTTTAACATAATTTGTATCAACACTTCTAGTCTTGAGCTGCTCTATACTTTCTCGCACATACAAAGGTGAATTTTTCTCTGTTAATTTCACAGTATCCAGTGTAAATCCTTTGGCTTCGATCTTCTCCCCTAGTTTAGACCTAAACATACCATGGTTATAATAAAGCCATTGGTTAACATCATCCTTAACAAAATTTGTGTGTCCATAAGTACAAAGCTTTCTAAATATATGTCGTGGACGCATACATGAATGGTAGTGGTAAGCTGTTGAGCCGTAAGGCATGCAATAACCGACTAACCGTTCCATTCTCGGCTGTTCCAAACGCACATCCTTTTTCTTAAAGTAAGATAACTCTACCAAAACTAGAAGTAACCACTCACTGGTGGGGAAAGTATTATCAAAATCATATACAAAAAAGAATGGGTTCGGGTGAATTATCTCTCCGTAATGCTGTTCAATCGCGTCATATATTAACGTGGCTTTTTCTGGATTAGCAAAATCTACAATTTCATCTGCGTCTGACACTAGTAACCAGCTGTCAGACGGGTAATTATCGTATAAATATTCTTTCTGTGTTTCACGTTGAAGAAATATAATCTCCCAGTCCTCAACTCCTGGTGTACACTTTCGTTCAATCTCGACTTCTATTACCTTTATTTTAGGCAGAAACCTGGCGAAGCGTTTATCATTCTGTAATATTTGATTAAGGATATGCGGTCCCTTATATTCACCCCTAAAGGAATATGTATTCTCCGTTATTACCCACTCAGCCACACCAGCGTCTTCTACATGGAATTTAATTAGTAGCATATCAATTTGGTATGGCTCAAAGAAACAAAAAGAATCGATAATCATAGGTTTCATTACTGCCTCTACATAAGCTGATGTTTCGTTATAAATTCATCTATATTTGGACTCAACAGTAAGGGCACATTCTCTAAAATCTTTTCTATCTCCCAGTCCCACCATTTAATTTTTAGTAGCTGTGCTATTTGCTCATCAGTGAATCGCTTTCTAATAACCCTGGCAGGGTTACCAACCACAACACTATAAGCAGGAATATGCCCCGCAATCACTGCGTCGGCACCAACGGCACACCCATCCCCAACAACCGACCCAGATAATATAGAAACATTGATTCCTATCCAAACATCATTCCCAATTATCACATCTCCTTTGGTACCTAATCCAGGGTAGAAAATACCCCCGAATCCTTCAAAAAATGCTGGAAAAGGAAATGTTGAAATCCAATCTACTGTGTGATTCCCACCTAAAGCAACCTGTACATTTTCTGCTATAGAGCAAAAAGCCCCTATTATACATCGTGTTGTTTCTCCGCCCCATTTTCTAACAATGGGAGCACCGTAGGAATACCTTCCCATTTCTGGTTGCACTAATAGTGTCATCTATGCCCTCTGTTCTTCTTTTCCATGGATATATTTAAACTCTCTCGGGTGCAAAGTACCGTGCCGATCTTTATACTCACCCATGCCGTGCCATATCTGCACCGACCGGTTAGCAACATCCTCATCTTCCTCTTTAAACTCTTTCTCATACTCCATGATACCGCATGCGTCCCACCATTCATCTTTGTAACCCTTTGTGCAAGCTATAAACTTGTCGGGTGTCCAAAATTCGTGAACTACGGTGAAGTTACCACTATGCTCTCTAGCAAATTTACGCCAAGAATTATAGACTGAGCCGTATTCCAAATCATCCATTATAATCAGAGCATTGTCTGAAAGATGTGGTATAATCTTGCAAAGTGCCTTTAGTGTTGCCTCATGTGAGTGGTCTGCATCGTAGTAATACACCCCTACTGGTCTCTTTATAAACTCCTCCAAAGGTAAGCGGGGGTTTTCTTCAAAGAAATCTCCTTCATGTGCCTTTATTCTATTAGCCTGATTATTAATTACTTCGAACGCATTCTTTTCGTATTTTATATCCCAGGCATACTTATATTTATCTTCATTATTTACGCATGCCGCCGCCAAAGACGACCCATAAAGACAGCCTACTTCAAAATAAGCCTCGCCGTCCTCAAGACACGAAACGGCTAGGTTGATAGTATGTTGTATCAGCGGGCTGTTCGTCCCCCATATGTGCGTTAGGGGCTGTAATTCATTAGCCTTAGACAATACCTTAGAGTGGAAACTACGCCTAAATTTATCAAGATTCATACTGCCTCTCTACTTCCTAGTCGCGGCTGAAGCGACTGCTGATGGACGATTCTTGGCTTTGGTCTGTTTCTTATTCATCGTATCCTCACGGTATATTGTTTTGAATAGTATTATGGACTTCATCTGCGAGCACTCTAAGCTCATCTTGTATTCCGCAAAAGAAGTCAGAAGTTCGTAAGTCATCCCGAAGAATTAAAGGGAGCTGCTCAAAAGTTTCCTCGCCATTTCACCCCTGCTTTCTCCCGATTCTTCGGTAATATGTTTTCATGTCGTCATGAGATATTTCTTGGGTTCCAGCTTCAAGTTCAGCAAGTCCCTGTCTAGCATTCTTCCACGGTTCTTCATCGTGCATCATCAACTCCAGTTGCCTTGCCGCGTAACCTCCATACACGCCTAAAACCTTATCTATGTGCTTCGGAATGTCTTCGTCTTCAAAATTCGGACAGATTACGGGTGTGTAATCTATGGGGTCCCACTGATAGCGTCTAAACCTCTTATAAAGATCGGGTTGCACCGCTCCATGAATCCACGCCTGAAGGGGCTCTCCAAACAGGGCCTCATCATATATTGCTAAGAACCATGCCTGTACATAATAGACGAGTTTCTGAAGTTTTAGATGATATATTGGCACACCTTTTTCTCGAAATTGACAAAGGATATAATCAGCGACCTCGTTTGCAGTAATCATGTAAGAGTTCCTCCTCTTCATGTGATACGTCAAGATATTTATGCACACTCTGAATAAGCGATGTTCTTGATTCTGTCAGAAAGCTAGTTATTCAGTCCGCCTCCAGCCAAAGGTTTATAGCTCAATCTCTTTCCTGCCACTCCTTTTATCACAGCGATCATCCGTTCACCATCGCAAACTTTACGATAGTTCCAACGAAAGGAGCCAGCATTTTCATTTCCTCTCGTCGTCATTCTCTACTATAATATACTACGGAGGGATTGCTTTTGTCAAGTGAATAATTCCGTAAGTAATTATCTCTGGTCTAGAAACAAATTGTGGATAACGCATTATCTCTTCCTAGGTGATTTAGGATTGAAGTGATGTTTATACCCCACCGTCATATCTTCCCACGCATCTGTATACATAAGCTGTAACAGTCTAATTTTTCTATCGTTTTCTTCAGGCGATTCCACGCAATTTGTTTGATGTACCACCCCTAGATTTATGTCAAAACTATATAAAAAATTGTTTGGTAGGTCATTATCTATTGGTGCTCTCTTGAGGATGATAGCATCATTATCCACTGTGAATCCGAGCCTTTCAAAGTGTGTAAATCTATCTCTTTCGAAATGCCCCTCCAGAACAAAAGGAAAGTATCCTGACTCTATAGCTTTAATTCTATTAAGAAAAAACATAGACCCAAACTGCCGACGCTGGTCTATGTCGTGCCCTGTATAGATAGAGGTCTTCAAGGTTTCCATATCATAAAGATATGTATCCTGAGAAGTTAATATCAGTTTACCTGAGTCCTCTAACATTTTCGCGAGCCCAAAAAAATAAGACTGGTTGAGCCAAGGAACGTCAGCGTCAGTGTGAGCTACTGTCTGCAGTTCGTTATTAGTCATCAAGGGGTACATAGCCCCGTTGCAGTTAGAAGACGTGCCATCAAAATGCCCCCTATCCTCATCCACTTTGACAATATAGTTAACCACCTTGCTCAATCTAGCAATATCTTCCGGAGATAAAGTAGCAAAAGAACCTACTGATACGTCAATTAACTCTTGATTTATCCATTCCCGCCGTATTAGCTCACAAGCAAAAATCATGTCTGCAATATTTGAATACCAAAATGTAAAAGCCAAACCATATTTTGCCTTAGGGTTTGGATTAAAAAAAGTATAGCTATTACTAACCTCTCTTACTGTAAATTTATCCATTCCTACTCCTTTATTTTTACAACCGCAAACCCGTTTCTATGGTTATTAAAAACGGTAAACGCATATTCAATATTATTATTACCAGCAAGGAACTCTAATAAGCCACTAAGAACACCGTAATCTTTAAGTATTCTCCATACTCCGTCATAATTCTTATCTGCGACTACCGTATCATGTTGAGGACAAGCATCGTCCATCAATAAATAGCCTCCGCGTCGCAACTGCTTTATCCAGTAATTGTTCAGCCAAATTCTAGTGTTCTCTAAAGAATGCGGATCACAATCGATATAAAGCAAGTCTATCAATCCTATACCATCGGCGTGCTCCTGGTAACCTTCCTCACCTTTCATCTCATGGAATGTCCAGTGTGCTTTGCCAGCATCAGATACGAAGGTTTTTTGTCTAACGGGGTCAAAACTATACACGTGCCCGTCTGTGGTTGCTACTACTCTAGTAAAAGCGTCGGTAGACCTGCCTTCGCGTGTGCCTATTTCCACGATTGTTTTAGGTTTAATGTAGTTCGTAATCCTATAAATAATTCTTGCATAGCGATTAAATAGTTCTGTGCCGAACTCTACCATATCAGTAGGAACATCATTCTGGTCATCGTACAAATAATCAATAAATTCTTGACAACCTATCCCGTGCACTAATATAGCAGAATCTTTTCCAACTAAACTATCTACGCGTTCAACCAAATCCATATCACTGCCCCTTATAATAATGGTGAATACACCACAGCAGATAAACCACCGCGACTGTTACACATGCACCAAAAAAGAATCTGTAGATATTTGTCAAAGTTTCTAACATTAGTATATCTTTCTCGTTGCTTCTGTCACATATGCCGCCGCACAAGAGCTAATACACCTTATCGGCATGGGGAAATCTTGCAGCCCACTTAATATATCTATTTCTTTCGTGATATCGTCCATACTCTCCCCCGCCACCAATCTGCTGGCAAGTTCTTTCGCTTTCTCAAACTCTTGATACTGTTCATCCGGTATTTCATACGCGCGCTCTTCTGTGGACACAAGGGGTTTATCCAGACACCCACAACTTGAGCACATCAGCCCGTTTACAAGCTCAGCCCTAAAAGCTACCCACCCACAATCCGGGCATTCATAACGATAAATTCTCTGCATTCTTTTCATTCTTACCTCCGAGACCAATCCTCGTTAATTGGTCTAACATATTTATTCATAAATTCGACCACAATCGGATTAAGTTCTGGGCACCTTTTATAAAAAATAACATATGCCTTTGTTGCAATTTCATCGGGTATCTCATAAAGAGTTTCAGCAATAGACCCTGCAATGCAAGCGAGTGTGTCACTGTCACCACCTAATGATACAGCCAATCTTACAGTTTCTTCAAATGAATTGGCTTCGTAGAAACAACGGAAAGCCTGGGGCACAGTCCCCTGACACCTTTCGTCCATGGTATATGTGGGGCGAATTTCGTCCAAGGATATATCCAAATCATAAGAAGGGTAATGCTTACACAAATACTCTTTAAGAACATCCTTTGATAATTCGGAATGCCCACTTGCCATTATGGCCCGTGCAACAAAACACGCACCTTTAATGCCCTCTACATGTCCGTGAGAACAAGAGGCACTCTCAATCGCCATGCTAAGCATCTTATTGTAACAATTGCACGCCCACCCTACTGGACTAACACGCATCGCTGAGCCGTTACCATAAGATTCTCCGGGAGGCGAATTAGGTGTAACTGCCCACTTATAAAAATTACTACCATATCCCGCGTACGGATATTTAGTTACATACTCCCGGTATTTGCTCTCAAAAGAATTACCCGACAGTATAGCATCGGCTGTGGCTACTGTTAGTATACTGTCGTCTGTTACGTAAGACTCGTCAGAAAATAAAGGAAATTCTGTTGTCTTAATATAGTTCCACTCGTAAGGACTACCTATAATATCACCAATAATTGCTCCTAGCATCAACAACCTCCTGTAATTACCTCGCCCGAGTTCAATGCCATAGTTGCGTGGTCAGTATACCTAATAATGTGCATCTTTCGTATATTTTCTCTAGCACTACTAGGCATTTCGTTAATAAAAAGAAACATATTGGTAATGCTATTGGGTTCTTTCATAATGTACCAATAGTCATCCCCAATCTTTTTTACAGCTTCTAAATACCCTGATAACATTGTTAATTCATGCGGTGTAAATATATCTCCTAGTTTATCTACATAAATTCTTTCAAATACTAGTGCTATTTTAGCCATTACTTACTCCATCGCACCATTCTTCTAGTTTAACATCCGGAAAGCCCCACTTAGGATGTATAATTGTTTGACCATACCCGCTCTGAAGCGGTTTTCCTGGGTGTTCAACATGCCATATACTGTGTTTATACCCAAAGTAGTTTCCCATCAACTGCTTCGCCCGCTCTATCTGCCACATGTCAACGCCTGCTATTGATTCTTGTTTAGGGGTAGATAATCCCTCTAACTTATACCATAGTTCCTTAGGCATCATAGTGAAATCACCATTAGAATTCCAATCCGGATTACGCCTTACTGCAGGGTTATTTACATATAACTGCATTGCTTTAATATCCAGACCCACATCTAAGATACCTATGTTAACTGTCCATCTGTGTGCTATTGTTGCCGAAGAACTACTTAGTGCTTTCCTGTCAAAGGGGTGCAGCCATAGAACGTCAGGGTTTGTACATAGAATAACATCCGACTTCGCCCGCCGGATGCCCACATTCTTAGCCCATGTTTCATGGAATTGCCTATCTGATTCTACACTTTTAGCAAGTTCAGGTGGCACAACAACTACCCTCACACGGGGATGCCTTAGAAAATCCCATTCCAGTAAAGACTCTCTAGTGGGATCTTCATTCCATACCACAAATATTACTTCATAATCAATAGAGGAAAAAGCGTAGTCAATTGTAAAAAGACACCTTCGGCAACGTTCCTTAAACGGGGAAGTAGGAGTAGTTTCTACTTCTCGATATATCTCTCCACCATAATTGTCATTCGAGCCACAAACAACTATCGATAATTCCAAAACTTAACCTCCTCGATATTCTCCAGCATATATTCAGCAAGATGTTTGGATAATAAATGTTCTTGCCCGTAATCAAAGCATTGTTGTCTTAACTGTTCTGCTTCTTCGGGGTGGTTCATATAATGCACCAACTTACTAATAAGTTCATACTCGTTCTTCCACATAATGCAATTAAATTCGTCCTCAAATTTCCACAATCCTACAATATCCTCTGGGTACTGCTGAATAACAGGAATGCACCCCGCCGCATAAGCTTCCATGTGGCGAAAACAGCTCGACCCCGCACCAAGCGGGGCAAAGGCGAACATAGATTGGCACAGAGCCTTATAGTAATTCTCGTCATGTGTATACCGCCCGTGTATCCATTGTGACCATTTATCATCTGGCTGATTAAACTTATACTTACCATACTGAACACTTAGTCCTGCATTACGTACTTTATCTAAGTAAAAATTGCGACGAGCGGTAGTAAGAGTGCCATAAAAAACCATTTTATTCTCTCGTGGTAGGTCACGAAATTTATCACAAGCTTCCATGTAGCGTCTTTCAATGGCATAATCTAATGAGATTACAGGATATGAACGCTTTCCCCACACTGTTTCATCTAAATCCCTTACAAACATGAGGTCACATTCAATATTCGGGACAGGCTTTATCGGACTATCTGGTGCATACAAATAATCAGTCCATCTATCGTGTGCGTGTATAACTACACGGGGGCGTTTTTTACCGGAGAGTTCACGTGCCATTATTACATCGTCTGTATCTGCCATGAGATACAAATCATAGAGAGACCGACCATCATAAGCCTCCCCATAGTTTAATTGTCCACGAGTATTATAAACAACGTGTCCTAACGACAGCAAGCCGTCAACGATTGAGCACGCCGAGCTGTCGACATAGTTGGGGGTATGCATTAGTATTCTCAATCTTGTACCACCCTTTTTGAAATGATTTGTTTGCCTTGACGCCACGAGTCCAATACCAATTCAGGCCACTTTATAGAATTAAACTTCCCATCATTGGGATTTATATGCTTAAGGGAATTTCGTAGATTTACACCTACATCCACCCAAGTATATAAATGGGCTGGAACACCCTTACCCCACTCACCGTGCCACAAGTGAACTCCTTCTTCCTCTAATAACGTTACTACATTATTCTCCCCATACACAGCCCGCCACCTATCCATCATATGGTCATCTTCACTCCCGACTGAATTTAAGAAGCGAACATCTATTCCACCTAAATTTATGTAGTCGACGCGTCTGAAAATACACCCGTAGTAGACATTGCAACGTGGAGCAGTTTCTCGTGTGATGTGTGTTGCGTATTCATATCCTTTATATTTATCTCTTATATCCTGCACACTACTAAATTCAAAATCATATACGTGATGTGGTAAGGGCATAACTATTGCTGGTCTGTTCTCATCCCGCAAAATAAATAAAGCTTTGTCCATAAACGTATCAGTTATGAACGTAAACTCAGGGTCAATTTTTAATATGTACTCACCCGAGGAAGCATTAACCATACAGTTGTAAATCAAAGCAGGGCAATTAAACCGCTTTTTATAAGGACTCTTTGTTTCATCCAAATACCATTTGTTTACTCTACCAATGTATTCCTTGTTGCTTAGCTCCTCTAAATAATCTTCTAGTCCATCGGTGGAACCGCTATCACATACATTCACTTCTAGTATATCATTGCAAGGGGTTGCTCTCCTGTTTTCTAACACCGCTTCCATGCTATGCTTGAGTAGATGAGTGCGGTCCATGATACTAACTATAACAGAAATCATATTTTGACCCCAGAAACTACCTCGGCAATGGCCCCCAATAAAGCCTTTGCAATTATTTCTTCGTTAAACTTAGAACGCATATCTTCTCGTGCCCGCATACCCATACTAAACGCGTCATTTCTATTATCATACACATGTCGCATTATTTTAGCCGCTTCAGGTAAGTTTGGGTCTGCCCAGCATTGCGTTCCGTTATAGAATGGATTCCACATCATATTCTCAACGAAAGTAAGTTGATACGGCACGCAATAAGAGTTACCTGAATGCAGAAACTGCCTAGAACCGCCCCAATCCGTTGCTATAACTGGGTTACCCGCTGCAGCTGCCTCCATAAAAGGTAACCCTAGACTTTCTCCACGGTCTAGGAGCACATAACAATCACATTGCTCATGCATTTCCTTTAGTTCTGTATCACTTAGATTATCAGTAACTAAATAAACCGGTGGATACCCCTGTTTCAGATTCAAAGACTTCTTTAAATTATCGATATGTCCCTTTATTATACCTTGTTGATTTTGTAGATCATCCATTCTAGTTATGTATGTTTTCAAAATCAACAAAACATTATCGTCAGGGGAGAACGCATTAAAATAAGCCTTGAGTAGCCCTATACCGTTTTTACGTTCTATCCATTGCTGAATAGAATAGAATGTATACTGTCCAGTATTAACCTCACTTTTAGGTTTATAGTAATTAACATCTATACAATTCGGAACTACCAACACTGGTACAGTAACACCCGAGTCTACAAATACCCCCTTAGACCATTCAGTTTCTACGAATACAGCATTGAAGCGGTTACAACATTCAACCCAAAGGGGGTCTAACTTGCTAGTTTCCCAAGCTGTACTAAGGATGTTTATCTTACCATCTTCAAAGGCTTTGACGCCTACCTCTGGGCTCAACCGCACAAAGTTAATGTCGTAAGGACGAGGTGAGCGAGCTAGTGCATCTAATAGTTCAAAGTCATCTTTAAGTTCAGGGCGACTCTTTTCAAAAGTAACAGGATTGAGCCACATAGGAACACCTAATTTATGCAAGCATTTAATCCAGTTAAGTGTGCCCCTGCCGTAACCACTTGCATCGAAGGGATTTCCTGTTATTTTTATACCCTTTATCTTTATTTCTATCGGCATTATATTACCTCTTTGGTATTATATTTTACGAACTTTATACTACCGCAATCCCAAATCCTATCATACCCTTGTAACTGCCTATTTTCCCATTCACTTAGAGAAGGGTCGTCATTCTCATCCTTTTGCAAATTAGAACGATGTAATCTTTTACGATATTTTATTAAATACCAGTAATCAGGTTTAGTTTTTTTCAGAAGTTCAAACCCTAAACTACTGTAGACACGACCTTCAGACCACCTACGATCAGCAAATGATAAAATGGTGTTCCAAACATAGCACCGTTCAAAGTATGCTAGCATCTTTGAAGCTATTCCTACAACCACCTTATCCTGGCTTCCACAAAATCTGTTTAGCTCCCACAGTCCTGGACGATTTTGTATATTCCTGACAGTAAGATTGCTGGAGAAGGTCATGACAGCAACCAAGGTTCCGTTGTAGAACGCCCCTAAATGGATATTGGCTTGTCCCACACCCTGTAAGTGATTCTCTTCCACAAACTTATTAGCCGTATCTGCATCTATACGAGAAACTAGGCATTTTCGGGCATATATTTTTTCGCCATAATTTTTATTTAAAATATGTGCAATTCTTTTATACACCAAAGGTTTGTTATTACAGTATTCGTCCTCAAATATTGTAATTAACCTTATTCCCACCGCCTCACATTTTTCCAACTTATTGAAATGATATTTGTAATCTTTTTCTCCAGCCAGCTGTGAATGCCAATAAAGACCGCATGTCTCAATGCCCACCATAATTTCTGGAATAAATACATCAATTTCAAGTGGGTGAATTACACGCCGGTTGTTGGCCTCGGCTTCAAATCCCAAGGACTCAACATACTCTTTAATATCTCTCTCCATTTTTGAGGAACCAAAATTACAAAATGGGCAAGCCCCATTACGTCTAAAGTCTGCCCATGAATATTTGAATTTATGCCCCTTCTCACATACAACATCAAGTTTAGACTGGCTCACTTCATAGTGCGAGGACATCACTGTAATACCCTTTTCCATAAACCTATCTTTTAACCAACCAAAATCAATTTTTGGTGTTCCGAAGCACGTAGGACAACGAGAACCATTCCTCCACGTATTCCATTGCTGTGTAAATATGTGTCCATCAGGACATATCATCTCTAAGTTAGATTTGGCGTTTACATATTCTGTAGACAGTAGTTTATACCCTTCCTTCTCCAAGGTCTTACTAATGTATTCAATTTCTGGTTTAACTGTACCAAAGCATTTTCTGCATCGCCTTTTGTTATGCCACCAGTTTGACCAACTAACTTTATAACGATGCCCCTCTGGACATTCGACCTCAAGCATTGACTGTATACCATTAAAATTGTTAGAAAGCAGTCGGTAGCCTTCGGACTCTATATACTTTCTTACCTCGCCTATTGTTAAATTAACTAGGACACCCTTACACCGTCTACAACGTTTTCCTTCCAACCAGGATTTGAACTTAATGGTAAAATGATGTCCCTCTGGACACACTACCGAAATAGAAGTATTTACACCTCTAACCCTAATAGACTCTATAGTATAGCCTTCTTGTTCTATTACGCACCTGATCTTGGATTCGTCCCATCTCTTTTCTTTCTCACACTCCATACATTTATAGGTATCATTGACTACATACCAATACTTCTTTGAAAATTGATGTCCTTGTTGACACCGCAATGTAAATGGTAAAGATATTTGGTCTGGACAAACAACCACATCGAACCCGTGGCTTACTAAGTCTAAAGTTGCTCGTTGAATCTCCTCTTGCTTAAGTTTTTCAATCTCTAGTTGATTACAACGTGTACAACCCCTCTTCTTCCAATTGGACAGGGATATTTTAATAATGTGCCCACACGAACATTGTATAGAAATCGGGGACATAGCTGAAGTATAAGTATCAGAAAGTAGTTCATATCCCTTTTCTGATAATATTCTTCTAATATCCTCTAGAGTATACTTCCTTGACACTTTAGATAACCTCTCCCTTTCTCCAGCCCTTCCCGACTTCCTGTATCAACTTGTTCTCCTGCGGAGTCTGCAAGTCAGCATAGAGTGCCCTAAACATTGCATCAAATCTTGGTACGATGTGCTTCTCCCACTGTAAGTTCTCCACTACCCATTTATAAGCTTTATCGGTCATCTGCTTAGCAATCCGCCCGCCTGATTTTTTGTCCTCATAAAGTCGCTTAAGATATTTAACCATGTCTTCTATATTAGTAAAAGGTCGTATGATGTCGTTATCCATGGGAAAGGCTCCGCGCATATTTGGGGTATCTCCACTCCTACATAAGAACCCACGCCCATCCGCAAAAATCTCAGTCAGGGCCGAGTTATTGGGAAAAATGCAAGGAATTCGGCAACTTAGGGCTTCTACGCTAGAAAGTTCCCACCCGCCGCCAAGGGTTGTACTGATATTCACATCTGCGGCGTTATATAAATCGTTCATCCACGCTACAGGAAACCCCTGATTGACATTAAAGTCCCGTGGAAATAACACATCTTCTCCAGGCTTCAGTCCTAAATGTTGTACTATCCTGGGCATATTCCATCCCACATCTTGTTCTGCACAATGAAAATACATTACGCTATCTGGGCAATCTTTTTTGAATTCTCTAAACGCCATTACTGACCTGGGCAAATCTTTACGTTGCTGATTCCTATTCACATTGATTACTATAAACTTATCTGCATACTGCCCGAAGAGCATCTTCCTTATTTGTAATCTCTCTTCAGGAGATTTTGGGTAAAACTCCTTCAAGCTAATGCCGTGTGGTATTACCTGTAGCTTATCACCAATAGGTGGATAAGCTTTTACACACTCTTTCCTACCCCACTCCGTATATGTAACGGAGATGTCCGTTGCAGACATCGCTTCAATCCACTCAGGCCATGGGGTCCCGTCTATAGGAAAATAAGAAAGGGTTCTGAAATTTTTGCCCTTTTTTTTGCATTCCTCGATTAGCTGGGGTATAAAGGTCATGATAAAAGAGTCTTGGAGGAAAAAAGCAATATCAAAATCAATATTGGGTATGACTTGCATCACCTTCTCTCGCCCATAAGGGTCGCCTTGGTGATTAGGTAACATCGGATAGATTTGGAAGGGATAAGGATGAGGAACACCCCAGTAATTCACACCAAAACACATAATTTCATAGTCACCTGTTTCCCATAAACGGGGAAGAATATTACTTGCAACTTTACCAAAACCAGTCGCTACACTAGGAGAGTCTCCATAGTATATAAGCCTTATTTTCTTCCTGGGTTCCTCAGGATTCTTAATAACATAACCAGCTGCTTCTAATGCAACAATATGCTGGTCTAAAGTTAAATCATCACTCATCCTCCCCTCCTTTTATCTTCGATTTACCACCATCTATAACCAACATAAATCTTACAATTGTAGCTCTATGTATTTCTTTTAATATACCGTCTTTAGAATCCTCAACTATAAATATATTAGAACGATGCCCAACTAAACGACCAGATAGCTTATTCCCATCCAGCTGTTGTATATAAATAGTTCTACCGGTCTTTTCGATCCGGCGGGGCTTGGTAAATGTTGTTATTTTATTATCCATATCTTTTGTTATCACGGGTAGCCACCTTCTTTAGTCGTAAACTTTGCTTTTTTCGTTCCACACAACCTTCTCCTGTTGACTTTACGTACCACCACCCTAACGTGTAAGCATCTGTAATATCATTCCCTGCCTTAAAACCCATTTTTAATTTATATTTAGCCCTAAAATACTCCCAAGGTTCCCTCTTGGGCTCTTTACCGTTTTTGAAACCCAGACAAGCACGCGCCTCTATCGCTTTAACACATGCGGGTTCCTTGTTCAGCCACTCATAAGCAGTCATAAGGATGACACCCTTTGCATTATTTAGCCGAGAAGTTGTCTTGGGATTTTTACCTGCATATGTGTCCTCAAACACAATCATATCTGGCTCGTAAGTCCTAAACAGTTTTATGAGCTCTTGTCTAATATACAAAAGTTTAGAAGCCAAAGACATATTTGTCTTTGGCACTATTTTCCCATTTTTTACTGATTTAATACTTTCTAGTTTCTCAGCATCAACATCCAATACTACCCACCCACTATGGTTCAATGCCCCATCAATTGCTACTATACGCATATCAATTTCCTTGTTGATTAATTAAATTGACTGCCTCCTCTATTTTCTTTTTTGCTTCATCTGGGATAGATTCTGGAAATATAATATCAATATAAGTTATTAACTGTCCAGGGGGACCCCCATACGGACCAAAATGCCCCATGTCAGGTAGAACTAACGTGTTACCCACTGCAGCTTGTAATTTTATCTTAACCATTTCAGAGGAGGTCACAAGCCCAGTCCCACCACAATCATTACACATATTCTCCTTTATAATCCCAGTCGCCTGACAATCACTACAAGGGGTTTCTCTTACGATTCTCTGGTGTCCACCAACTTTTACATCACGTTTAACTCCATAACCCCCGCATGCTTCACAGTGCTTTAAATCTGCTCCGCGACTGCCACAACTCTTGCAATGCGTCATCCGTGGTAGGTTAATTAATATCTCTTTTTCCAACAATAGATCAAAAGGAGATACCTTAATATTTATTTCTAAATTCCTCCCTCGTATAGTTCCACGGGGGATCGGAGAAGGGGGTGGGCGTTCCACGGAAAATGGATTAAATCCGCCCCCGAACGCCGAGAAAACATGATTAAACGGAAAACTCCCAAACGTATTGGGGTGATCGTATTGTGCTCTCTTTTGTGGGTCAGAAAGCACTTCATACGCTTCCCCAATCTGTTTAAACCTCTCTTCTGCTTTGGGGTCATCAGGATTTCGATCTGGGTGTGTCTCCATCGCTAATTGGCGGTATGCCTTCTTTATCTCTTCGTCCGACGCACCCTTGGACACCCCTAATGTCTGATAATAATCTTGATTCATTTCGTCTTACAGTAGTTCAACCTTATTTACCCTAATATCAGTGAGCCAATTATCGGGCTGTCCTTGTCGTGCCGCATTCCACCTGTTCACCATTCCGTAGATAGTGATCGGGGTACCCTCTGGTAGTTGAGCAAGACCATTGGCTAAATCACCCCATGCCTGACACAAGAATCGCTCATCACGTATCTCAATCATACCGTTCTGATCTCTTTTAGGCTGACCATTTTCCCATATTTGTCTCTCCCATAAAATAAAGAAACCCAAACGAGCACCATTAGCAAGAGGTGTATATTTAGGAGAGTTAAGATACCCATCAATTACAACAAGATGCCGGTTACCCATGGGTTGCCCCGATTGTGTAGGCAACTTCGGAAACACTGTCCTCGGGGCCTGAGCTGGTGGGGCTTGAACTGGGGCTTGCTGCCCCCCGCCCTGAGCATAAGGATTGTAAACATTAGCTTGCTGTGGTTGTTGCCCCAGTTGCCCGTTCTGCGGATACACAGGTGGTTGAACCTGCTGCGGTACTGGCTGTGGGGGCTGCACGTACACCTGTTGTTGCTGTGGCGGAAGCTGTTGCCCTGCCGCAGTATAGCTATTCGGTTGCGGATTATAAACTACTTGTTGTTGTGGTTGTGCTGGCGTCTGCTGTTGTGTGTAAGGATTGTAAACTTCTTCCATGTTTTTAGCATTTTCTCCTATTAGTTAATATGCGGATATAGTAGTGAATGTAAAACATTTGGTGGTAGTGTACTGGGGTCTTCCCCCTCTGGCATATCTACCATTGATATTTCACAAAGATGATTAAGTTCACTTTTAGTTCTTCTAGCTCCATTTCTACCTGCAATATCTCCGTCCAAAACTACTATCACTTTCTGTAAGGACATGTTCTGTAACAGAACTCCTGCTTGCTGCCCATGAAATCCAGCTCCCATACATGCTACTGTGTTCAAGTAACCTGCTTGCACCATTGACCAACAAGCCTTGTACCCTTCCACCACAAAAATCTTCCCTTGGAAAACGGCTATGTAATCTTTAGCCTTATGGTAATGATATAGAACTCCCCCCTTTGCAAATCCCGGTGGATTTATTAAATAGCGGGGATTTTCATCGGAGTCCGTACGCCTACCATCTAAAGCTACCACCCGACCATTCATATCACGTATGGGTATGATCTCACGCGGTGTTCTTCTTGCATCATAGGATGATCCAATCTCAAAATAGTCTAGTATGCTTGGTGTGTAACCCCTCCTTGTAAAATAGTCGGACCGGCAAGTAACCCATCCATGAATTTGTTCCTCTATATTAATTATAGTACCCAAATCGGTCCCAGAATGAACTTTATTTGTTCTATTAACAAAATCACGCACATCCTTACGATACAAAGCCCCCGCCACATCGTCTGATGTAGAATTATCCAGATTAATACCTGACAACGCGGCGATATACTTAATTGCTTCAATAAAATTGCACCGACGTACCAATTCTACTAGCCCAATTATATCACTATAGCCATGATGACAACCTTCTGTGAAACAAGCCCACGCCCCAGTCTGTATATCTAGACTAAAAGCTGTTTTATTATCCCCGTTATGTACCGGGCATGCTGCACGCAAATACCTTCCTCTGTGCCCATAAAAATGAACACCCAAGCTAGAAGCCACTAGCTCGGGGTCTGCGATCTCCTTAACATACTCTACCTTTGAACGGTCAATTTGGGAGGACAAGGGTTTCGACTTTTTCCTCCGTGAGTTGTGGTATAGCTGAATAGACATTTTCCTCTCTATGATCTGCTGGCATAGTCATTGCGTCAACTAAATTCTGGATTGGTGACGGAACAAACCGCAAACAATACCCGTAGAACCGGAAGTTTATTCCGTTATAAAAGCTCTTTACATAACGGGCCCGCTCAATTTGAAATCGATGCGTACCAGCCCGTAGTGTCTCATCTCGCATTTCCTTGTGGCTCTTCCAGTTAAGCATAAATGCGGCGTCACATTCTTTTAATACATCATCAGATTCCCCATATGCTTCTCCACCAGTTCTACTTTGTCCTTCTCCTTTTCGGTTTTGCTGAAGAGCACTCAAAACAGGTATATCAAGTTCGCCACCCATATTTTTTAATGCCCGTGCTAGGTCTCCAATTTTCTGCCAACGTGCTCTATCACCTGCTTCATCTGGTTCCTTTATATAATCAAAAAAAACTATATCTATACCATGGTTATAAACATATTTTTTTATTAGACTAACTATACTGGCAATCTTAAAATTGGGTATATATTTATGGTATAAAATACCCTGATTTTTCTCTAGAAAATTAAGTGTAGTTATGATATTCTCGGAAGCTTGCTGGTTTTGATACCAATCCCCCTGCATTAAACGCATATGGTCTACTGCACTAATGTGTCCCACCATCCTGCACTCAAACTCGTCGGGCTTTATCTCTGTATCTAAATATAGTACCCGATAATGCCTGAGAGGGGCAAAAAAAGCAGCATGATATGCCCACTGGGATAGTAACGAGGACTTACCAGTTTTGGGACGTGCCGCCACAAAATAGAACTTGGTTTTAAGCCACCCCATTGTGATGTCATCAAGTATCTGCATACCACTAGGGATGCCACTGTAGTCATTGGGATGATTTACACGGTCAACCATCCGGTCTCTGATGCCCGAACACACATCACGCGGCTCATCATTCTTTGCGTTAAATTTTCCCTCAAGAGTAAACAAATTATTCTGTAAATCTACAATAAATTCCCCCGCCGATATCCGCTCCTTAGTCCTATAAAGATCATCTAAACTACTATGCAGGAGTTGCCTTACACGTTCTTTTACATCCACATCAGCTAGGTCCGATACTAAGGTTTTAAAGTTATCAATATATACTTCTGCGCTGTAAAGAGAGTTCAGATACATTCTAAGCTGCTCTGTGTCTAGCCCCGCGACTGGGCTCAGCAACAACTTGTTGTAAACCATCTCTGCATCTAACTTTGAATAACCGAGTTCGTATAAGTCCAAAGTTGCTTGCATAACCGATCGGTTTACAGGTGACTTAAACGCATCAACTGCTACTACGCCATCCAGATCAATTAAAAGATCTGGTTTCTTAAATATGCACGCCAATATCGCCCGCTCAGTATGTAAATGCTCAAAAGTCTTTTCTATTTCTGTCATTATTTTCTCGCTTCTCTACGCCTCATCTCGTATTTAAGCACCTGTATATACTCTTGGATTCTTTCTGGCATGTAATTATAATATTCTGCACGCTCTTCAAGCAATGCTAATTCTTTTTCCATCGTGTATAAATCAGGATTAGACGCGTAAGCCTTAGCAGTCATTTGTGCACTAGTACTTCGATCGGTTATATCTTTAAGTGAAGAAATTGTTTGGTATTTTGTGCCTTCCAATTTTCGACGTAAATTTATTACTCCCGCTTTCGTCTGGTTCCCAAAGAACTGAATATGGCAGAGAAAGCGAGACAAAGCCAGCATTGTCATACTCAATAATTCATCTTGTATAAAGGAAATGCCCAGTATAAATTCATCACTAAATCCACGGGCAACTAAATCTTCCGGGTCTGGATAACCTTTTAATAACTCCTCCACAAACCATTTTGTTTTTTCTTTAGACAATTATATCTCCATTGACTCGTAAAGTAATTCAAATATTTCCCAAGCTTCTTTTGGTTCTTCCTTATAACTGATAGTAATCAAATTCACTTTATTCTTCTTTGCCCATTCTATCTTTAAATTATCGTGATACTGATAATGCTTAAACCCATTTTGCGTCCCGTGAAAGTGCTTAACAAATTGGTAGTGTTGTTTTCCTTGGCACTCAACCACTATATTTAGCATAGGTAGGTAAAAGTCAAAGATTAGAAGCTCATCCTTAAATTTAATAGCGTGTTGTGTTTTTATAGTAGCCTTAGGAAATGCCTCACGCAATAACAAATATGTTCTTTCTTCAAAATCGCTCATAGCTCTATGTTCTTTGCCACTTGAGAGTTCTTGGACTGTAATTTTTTTAGGTAATTCAATATACCATCGTGGCATTCGAACCATTCTCCTCGTATATGATATTTACAAAATTTCTTATGGAGTTTCTTTTCTAATTTCTCATCCCCAGGCATTACGTGTAACAATTCTAAATCATAAGGCAAAGAACACGATAATGATTTAAGTCTATTTTTTACATTACCTGTCAATCCAATCTTTATTGGGCCATTTTTTATCTGAATGAAATATACTACATTTTTTTTATTACCTACCCTGTTCGGGTTGACTGTTTTCACAAATTGTTCAATGTTCTTTTCTGGGATACCTAACATACTATGCTTTTTACCATCTTTTCCGGGCATCTTAACCCTTGCACAACCGAATTTGTCTGGATGTGCCTGTAGTTTCTGTAGTTGAGAACTCCAAGATATCCCTATATTATCGCATATACGTCGCGGAGAAACATACCATTGTCCTTGGTATTCAACCGCGATTAAGTTATCTCCCATAAAGTCAAATTCTTTGTATTCAACTAATTCCTTTTCCACTAAATTCTCCTTAATTATTCTTCCAATAAACCTTCTTCGTGGTCGTCCAAAGTAATTTCTACTCCTTCATCTTCAATTGCCCACGATGTAGTAGAAAGGTCTGTTTCTGGGAGTGGTTGGTGCACTTGCATCTTCATTATTTCATCCCATAAGTAAGACTGAAGCCCAAGGTTACCACGAACCTCAGCATACAAATTGTCCTTACCGTGAATAGCAACATCCCCTATTTTGTAGTGCCCGCCTGCCCCACCAGAAATTATACTTAACTGAGTAGCACGGTCTACTAACTCATATGTTGTATCAAACTGTCTCCCATAGTCTAATTTCAACTTAAATTCCTTGAACATAGTGGGTCCACTATGATTTTTGTATATTACCATCTTCGCCATATGCCCCAAGTCCCGCAGACCGTCATTTATCACAGTGGATTTACCCAAGTATAAGCTAACACAAACCCAGTGGTCATAAGCCATGCCCCCATATTTACGCAGTTTGGCTCGCCCCATCGCTTTGGGGCCCGCGTCTAATTTTGCTCTGACCTGGTTAACAAACATAATAGGAACCCCAGTCATCGTTGCTGCAGTAGAAATCTTTGGCAACCAATCCCCAATAAGTTTTGCAGGTGCCCCGAAATTGGTCTTCTGGTCATCTTTGTCTAGCATTTCAGAAGAACGTATAGCACTCACACTATCCACAATTACCATACACGTACCCATACTTTCTACATAGTGTAGTAACATACCAAAGGCGGCGTCACCTGTAAATGGTTCCTCAAACTTGGTTGCTTCTGGAAGAAAACCACCCCGCCACTGGTAGAGTAGCCTGCGGTCAAATTTATGTTCGATATCCATAAATACAACACCGTAGCCCTTTCCTTCTTCTCGTCTACGCCGTTGTAAGTGCCATGCGGTCTCCAACGCCCAACTTGTTTTGCCACTTTGAGAAGGTCCCCAAACTTCGATTATTCTCCCGTACGGTAAACCCTCGCCCCCTAAGGCTGTATCTACACTAATTGACCCACTACTGAAACGGTACTGTTTCATCTTCTCAGCGTCATGTAGCCACGCATGATAAGCAGTCTCAGCGAACTTGGTCTCTACCGCCGCCGACGTCATCTGAAATGCCTTTAGCGGATCTATCTCCTTTTTTTCTTTTTTAAATTCAGTCCCTTTCGTACCTTTAGTAAGCTTAGCTTCCTCTTCATTTTTTTTATCCTTTCTGGCTGCCAAATTAGTTCTCCTTTAGATTTATTTTTCTGCGGCTCGGTTTCGCTTTGCCCGCTTCTGCTGCCTTCACTTTGGCTTTGGCTTCGTCTAGCAAGTTAATATAATTATATGAATCATCCGTAAATATCTCATACTCTATTTCGTAACTGAGTGTAGTATCCCGCTTGATGTTAGCCTCTCTCAGGAGAGTCAGCACCAAAGGCTTATTATGCGTTACACTCAGAATTCCTACCCCATAAATATTGATGTTCCACTCTTTTGCTTTTTCGAATAATACGTCAATCATGATAAACACATCTTCAATAGCTTCTGTCAGTGCTAATATCCCTTCCCCCATTCTCCACTTAACAAGAGAATTTATCACACTACAATCTACTAACCGATACTTCGCATCCTTGAGCTTGTCAGGGTCTAAACACTTCTCATTATATCTTCTTAAACGTTCATAAAAATACAAAGCAATATCATCTGCCGAACTTATACGTTGGGGTTCCACTTTGACAGTCAAATCACGAACATGCTCAACCTTATAACCAGCCGCCTTTAATTTCTCTATGCCCGCTCGTTCTTCTGTGGTTTCATTCTCCCCCAGTTTAAAAACTGCATAGCCTTGGCTGCTCAAAAATTCAACACAACTTTTAATTTGTTGCTTATCGGTTAATATGCCTTTATTATTCCGAGGTTTTCTAACTCCCATAATCATTCCTTATTCGTTGGATAGTGCAACAGCTATTCTCACGTGAAGTTTACTATCCAGATTATCAATTATGATTGGTCTGTCTTCGGGTGGAACTACCAACTTTATCATTTCAGCACCCAACAACGAGAGAGAGTTTTCCAGAAGAAAACCATTAATCAAAAGGGTTGCCGGTGCTTCAAACTGAGTCAAGGGTATTCCTTGATTGACAAAGTCAGCGTGACCCGCCTGGTAATTAGACACTGATAAACCAGTATTTTCAAATGACAATCTTAATCTGTAAGTATCATCATCTATTGCCCGTCTAACATTCGACACGTTGTCTAAGAGGATTTTTGTATCTAAGATATAGCTTAATCCAGGTGTATCAAATATCATATGATATGGCGGAAAATTGGCTTTAATTAACGGGGTAGTTAATGTTGTAGTTAATCCATTGTTCTCTATTGTGAACAACGCTTTATAGTTATCTGCCCTAAGACTAACCTCGTCTCCATCATCTATCAGGGACTGCAACATATTACAGCTCATCTTAGGAATAATTAAGTCAAAATTGTTCACTTGAAGTCGCCCTGGATAATTTATTTCTACAATCCTAAAACCGTCCGATACAACAAAATGAATTCTTTGGTCCTCGCACCGCAACAAAATACCAGAGAGTCCTGCGATATCCGATGTATAGTTAGAAATTAACCTAGATAAAATTCTAAATATATCTGATAGATAACTGCCCGGCAGAACTACATCTAATCCATTGGGCGATACAGGAAAGTCAGGATTGAAATAAAGATCAGTCTTTACTAACGAAAAATTGCGCCTTTGATGAACATTCTTTTTATTAGCTCCATATTTACTGTCCGTTAACAATATAAGCTTGGTACCATCGACGTACAATTCAATTACCTCAGACCCCGAACCCTGCGAAGTGGCTGGAGTTATCTTCGCGAGTAACTGAAAAAAATCTGTACCATTCACACTAACTCGTCCAGGGGTCACTACCTTTGCAAATATCTCGGTCGTTGCTGTTACACCAGCGTTATCACTAACTACAACCCTAAATTTGTCCTCATAGGCATCAAATGTGTAAACTGCAAAAGTAAATCCGGTGGTCGACACAGCCCGCATCGGCTTCAATTTGGTGAGCATTCGTAGGAAGTCACTTGTAGGAACCTTTACACGCATTATTCCTCCATTTAGTTCTCTGTTCCCTTACATAATAATTATAGTACCCCGAAATGCTCGAGAGTCATAAAGTTTTTATTTATAGTAAAAATAATATCTTATTATGTTTAGAGCCTGTTCTAGACAAAATTTTTCTACTCTGAGGCACTTTTGGGTACTATAATAATATTAGTTTTGTTGAAAAAGGAAAAGAGATATATTAATAGTGTACACTCAGTGGAGTGTAATCCGCGAGAATAATAGTGTACCGGAGAAAATTGTACCCCCGAAAATAATAGTTTTACTGGCATTGCAATGTTATTGTTAGGTCGCATGCTCGCATTGGTTCAATATACACACGAAGGTTGGTAAAGCGATCACGCCCCCGAATATCTACCATTACAGATAGCTCAGAATAATAACCCATGGTGCCAATAAGAATTTGTATGTCAGACTTACCGGAATATAAAAAGTTACTAATGAGAGCCCGTATAGCTTCGTCTATTGTGTTGTATTTTTTCATATCACTTATTTCTCTCATAGTAACATAATCTATTTGTCCACTATACTCTGTATGAGGTAAATAACCTCTGCCTAAAATGGTCCATTTAGTTTCCCACATATTTTTACTATAGGCACGTTGCTCACTTGAAACCCAGTAATACTCTCGTATTTGTTCACCAAAAGTAATATCTATTTTTCTAACCAAGTCTTTCATATCGTCTGACCACAATTCGATTTCTTTAACCTGGAATATATCAGGCCATATTGGATCAGATGCTCCCATGCCCTCTCTCAAAATTAAAGGTCGTGATGTAGGCATCCTAGGCGACTCTGGTCGTACAGCATGAATGTACACCATAATATCAGCATAGGTATTCCCATGAAATGGAGTCAGAATGACAGAAAACTCTATATAAGAAGGTATACGACGGAAACGTGGCCAGGGAAATCTTACTCTGACAACATCTTGTGCAGTTTGATAGAATTGATTTTCGTATGTAAGGTCAGTCTTGTCTACAATAATTGCTTCTGGTGTGCTCTGGTCTTCCGGCAAACTAATCTGTATTTTTTGTATCGCTATAAATGTATCAAAATAAGGTTTGTTGACATAATTTGCTATAACTGCACTGCCACTACCATCAATAGCCCGTATAAGAGCAGTGAAATTCAAGAAGAATTTTGGGTTTAATACAACCTCAAGCAGCATATACGACGAGCCAAACCCACAAGGCCAACCTTGATTTATAGAAACATATAAGTCTTTAATCTCCATCGTGTATACAGTTATAATAGTAGACATAATGCGGGTAGCAGATTTAAGAGTAACAACCAAGTCTTTATACCCAGTGGTCATGGGCAGTGTAATATACAGTGGTGAGTAACTACCCATTGTAAACCCAACACTAAGGTCGTAAGGGTACAATCCCAATAAAGTAGCACTCAGAGTAGAGATACCTTCCCAAATATTAAACTCGGCAAAAAGAGCCACCTTTTGATGTATGCGATGTATCACATTTAGGTCATATCCTTCTTCTGGGATCGGGGTAATACTCATCTCTAAGGTTTTAGGAAACACAGTATCAATACAAACGTTAACATCTCTAATATGCCAAGTTTGCATGAGCAATGACAAATCGTGTTTTATACTTGTTCCAATAGTGATTTGAAAATCTTTAGCCCCCCACACGTACATGATATAACTAAAATCCAGGCAACTAGTGTGTGTTGCAGCGGTTCTAACAGTAAGATCGCTGTTACCCTGCCCGAAAGCTCTGAGAATAAAGCACAAATCTTTTGGTATAGACGTACCTATCCTTACCTGTATATTGGATATGTTCCATACATTAAAATACGCCCCCAAATCATAGGGTATGTGAGAACCAACTACGGTGTTAATATCGGATTGGTGAACAATCCAATCTATAATAATATCCAGCTCTACGTAAGGTACTGCCACCATCCCGAACGTTATATCACGAGGACTATGGGCACCAATAGGAATATTCAGATTGTGTGGTAAGTGTGCCCCTACCAGTGTTGTGAAGTCAGCAGGCACGTGCACGCTTATATAGGTGTAGAGGTCTGACATAGGATGATACGATGATGCTATTAACTCGATAGGAAAGTCAAAAGGTAAATGAGCCCCTATGTGAGCAGTTAGGTCACTAGGCGGAATCGGACTTATATTTATATTCAAGTCTTGTGGTGTGTGCACATCAATAAATGTCTGTATTTCTGCAGTATTGCTAAGTAAGATGCCGTCCACTTCTAAACCAGCATCAGTTACAATAATTACCATGATTGGCTAACTTCCCACATTACTATTAGTGACGCCTGTCCTCTTTTTTGCAGTAACTTAACATCCTTCTTGGGACGTTTATTTCGCATGTAGAATGTTACACCTTCCCTATTCTCTACACCAGACACACGAATGGGGAGTTCTCCATTAGCAAAAGACTTCCATGCTATTCCATCCTCTGATAACTCAAGCATATTTTCTGGTATAAGAGAAGCATCCTCTACGTTAGTAGTAGGCTTATTAACTGCGTATTTGAATATCTTCAGGTCAGAGAACCAAGCATAGGCGGCATGCAATGTTTTATCCTCGTCATGTATGATTGAGGCTCCCCTCCCCAAAGTTATTTTAATATCGTCTGTCTTGAATGAGCTGCCTAACGAAGCGAAGTCTCCAGCACAAACTTTAATCCCATTTACCCATAATACAATAGAGTCAGTTAGTCCCGGTATATGGTCAGGTGCCCAGCTGAGGACTATCTCGAAAGGTCCAGGATTTGAAGACGAAGGGAGTATTGACTCGGACTCTTTTACAGTTGGTATATAATCAAGAATTTGTTGCTCCTGTATTCCCCAACAAAATACCTCCCACCCATACTGGGGGTTTAAGACAAGACTTATACTTGCTTCTGAGTTGCTAATGTTTAGTATATCAAACATAAATTCACGGTGGTCAGCTTCTACCAACTTTACCGCTGCTTCTGAGGGCTTGTAGTTGAAGCTAATTGTCCCGGTATTCACCAAATCAATATCAGGTATATATAGTGACTCATCTACACCTAAAAACATCCATCCATCTTTAAACCTAGTTCTAACATTCTTTAAGCCACGGATGTATACATCCGTCCCATCTGAACCCGAAACAGTCATTTCTATATAACCATGGTTTAGATAGGGCATAGGTGAGTATGGGGCGTCATCCACCTCGTAAAATTCTGCATCAGCAGTCGTGTATACTGGTTCTGATAAACCGGTATCTTTGGCTATTATGCGTTCTGCTTCTTTATAATGGAAGACATGCGTTTGCCAAGTCGTGGACAATGTGCCAGTGACTGTAAATAACCAGTAGCAGTAGGGGTCTCGTCCCAACTTTATCTGCATTTTATCAATATTCTCCGGGTTAGTCATTTTTATGTCTATACTGAACTGGTCTTCCCATGTCCAATTACGATCAGTAGAGAACCGCCAGTAAGGATTTCCAGTAGGATTAAACCCACAGGTGCCCGCAATACCAGAACCTGGGTACAAATAAACAAGAGCGTCATCTGAGTTGTCGCTGGTGCCACTAGTCCATGCTGTCTTACCATAAGCAGTTGACCACCAGTTGTAGTCATGTGTGAGTGCTACTGGTCTCTGTATGTGATTAACTTCGGTTGGTCCTAGAAACCACATCGCTGTTGCTGATGCTGTCGTGGATAAGAAGTCTTTACTCTCCAGCATAACCCACCTTGCCGATCCAGGAGTAAAATACTCACACACTTTTCGCACATCGCCAGCGGTACCTGAAACCCCATTACAGGTGTTGGGAAAATAGTATTTAGGAAGCTCATCTTCAGCATATATCATGCGTGGTTTCCCGGCGGAGGGGTCTAAGGTACATTGGTTACTAGAGCTATACTTGCACTGTACACCAAAACCAACTTGCTCATACGACTGGTCTCCCCATGTTGCGTCTATTGGATAGTTTGTATCTGTGGCAGAAAACCTACCTGTTGCGAGGTTAGTAGCTAACGGGCAACGTCCAAGGTTGTACACCTCTCGTAGGTCTAGTAGTAACACCGGGGAATCATATAGCGGAATTCCTTTATAGGAAAGATTCTCGGACCAACCACTGCCCGATTCGGTCAAGACTGGGTCAACAAGCATAAGGGAGCCAGTGTAATCAAATAGTTGCTGGTTTGCCTGGGGTATTTCGAACATATTCAAGGAAAAATGCTCTGACTTTGCTGCTCTTACATCAGGAATAAACTTTACTGCGTCAAAGTCTACATCGTTTTCCTGGTCTTTTAAAAACATCACGTGGGACACTGCTGGGGGTTTAGTAGTTGTAAAATTCTCTAGCCCAGATGCAGTGCTATAATAGAGAGTGCCCCAATCAAACCCAGTTCCATATATGTTCAACAAAGGTAGCTTAGGATTAAATGAAGCAGCCATGTTAGTGGCGTCTAACCTAGATCGCCCAAATTGAAAGTAATCAAATGTAATGTCTCCTACATCAGTTGCTACTGCTAGTTCAACTTCAGCTTCCTCAGACCAATCCCACAGACTAATCCCCGAGGCAACCTCAAAATTAGAGCCGTCGTAGGAGTACCCTAATACAACTACCCCGCATGCTTTATCAAGTTTAAGCCAAAGCCCGGATGTAGAAGTGACTGGATCAATTGTTAAGTAGTTTTTATTACCACCATTTTCCCTGATTTCCAACCTATTCGCACCACAGTAAGCATATTTTATACTGTTATTGTAGTCACTGGAATCTCTCAAAAGTAACCCTGCTGAATAACTACCTGATACCATTAATCGGTCATCATACCCCGTCAACCTAAATAAAACATCATCGTAGTCTGTAATAGAACCCCACGTAGTTAGCAGGGCTGGAGATTGGAGATAGTGATCAAAATACTTGAAATCAGAATCATTGACCCATTTACGAATTTTTAAACTACCTTCTGCATCTGCTGAGGTACAAAACAGAGACGTATGTTCGGTATTGTAAGCCGTCCAACCACTCCAAGTGGTAGTTAGCTCCGAAAAATTACAATCTTGGTTAAAGTCCTCAACTCTGCGGGGGGTACTATCTTTATAGGAGAGATAGTCAAAAGTTGCGGGTACTTTAATATTATTTATTACCTTCGATACTGCCTGTGTATTCCCATAAACACCTATCCGAATGTTTTTTGACCAATCTACTATAGAATAAGAACTCACGGTAGTCCAACCTTCATAAGGTAAGCGGTAAAATACATCTACTGCGTTACCATTCTGTATCAATTTAAGTAGTAAGCTATATTCATAACGACTAGTAGTCAAGCAATCCGGACTACACCCACTTACTCCTGCAAAATTAACTTGCGGTCCCCAACGAACGTAGTCACCAAAAGCATAATTTAAGTGTGCATTGTCTTCATTAAACCCCCCAGATACAGTAGACAAATTATTACCCGTATAACGTTCTATGCGGAAAGACTTTGTATTATCTTCCTTATCAAATATAACAATACCAGCTGAAACGTCTGTACCGGGCTGTTGAGTCATACCCCCTAAAATTTGAGTCTCTAGTAAGAATGTATCACTACGTGCCACATCTTGGAAGTATGTGGGAGCCAACCATGCCCCAGATTCTACTGTATAATACCTGGGTATAGTTGTTATACTAAGAAGCCCGCCACTTATCGTAACTGAGTCTGATTTAGCCCAATTATATACCTTCCAATCAGTATTGTAAGGATTGATAGGCTCATTCCACATAACTGTTTCTGTGAACGGATTACCCGAAGTCAATGTCTGCCATGTAATCCCACTATTAGTAGAACTGTGCCATGCAGTAGGAGTCACCTCTATTGGGGTATAAACACGAGCATGGTAATTAATTCCTTTGTCGTTAGTAATGTAGGTATCAGGAGATCGTATTATATCTGCGTATGTTCCACGGGCGGGATCACTTAAAGAACCACTCGAGGCTAAGGTGCTATAAAACACACAGGATTGGTCAACAGCTAGGGGGTCTGCAATGTTTAATATAAGTGCAGCTCTAAATCCTGTGTCATTATACACAGTATAGGGTTGTGCTGGGCCATAAGTGTAATCTGAGCCGTCAGAGGGGGACCCCCACGAAAGGTTTGATATTTCAGTAATAGGTTCTTTACTATCCGCCTCTCGCAATTGCACTGCTATGTGCTGTGGTATAAGTTTAATCTGTTGTATCTGCACAGGTAGACTTACTAAATCTATTTCTAGATGACTCATCGTAGTACCAACTTCTGCCACCACAGTCGTCATATCATCATTGTCTTGAAAGTCAAAATCTAGCCCATATGTATAATCCGATGTTTTGGCACGGCTTATACGACTAGACTGCCATAGTTCGCCTGTTCTATCTACAACATTATATCGTTCTGTATCAAATACTAGCGGACCGCTTGCTCCCCAACCTTCTATTGCGTGCAGGATAGTTTCTGTAGATGTTAGCTGTGCCCAGATTTGCACCGAGGTTATACGGGCACTGGCCCACCGCCACACGTACAAGCGTAGACCGTGGGTATCAACCGGATAAAAAATCTGTTCGAGTTTGTTCCAACGAACACCATACGCTTTGGTAAAGCGCGTAATTCTTTGTTGATCTGTGACTCCGGGGTAATAATCATAGGGGTCATCCGTAACGTAATTTTGTCCTATGTAGGGGTGTTGGGTCATGTCAGTAGAACCATCTAAATACACGTAGAGAGGAAGACCGAGTCTTAGCCAACCTACTGCACTTCCAACCCCCACAGCTTCTGTAGGGTATTTAAATTCCTCAGTCCAGGATAAAGTGCCCCGGTCATTTTCATTTAAATAGTACTCCCAATCAAACCCACGAATATTTTCTGAGTCTTCAAATGTAGTTACAATTTTATATACTGACTTCACATAGGTGGGAAACCAAAATTCTATCCACCAATTATCGGGGTCATCTTCTTCACTGAAAACAGTCAATAAATCTGCAGATGGAGCATCCTGCAAGTCTCCAGTAGTAACATTACTCGACACTCTTACCTTTGTTATATCCAAAGTCATTAAATCCATGTCTACTTTACAATTAGACTCTGTGCCCACCATTGCTACATGACTAACGCCATACTCGTAGCGTAGTTCAGCTTCTATACCATACCCAGGAATTAAGGTATCTGAGTAGCCATACACCGGTAGTCCCTGAAAGCCATAGAACTTAATATTCTCCGTAGTATAAGTAAGTGAATCTCCAACGGCTAAACTTGTATCACGCAGGTCAATCCACGAGTATTTATACTGCATATCTGGTCTTACTTTAGAATTGTCATCAATGTCTAAAGCAGGTAAACACATATACAAACCAAAAATATCGCCTGGACGTAAGTACCAGTTTATATCAATTTGGTGTAAAGAATCTTGCCCACTTACGAGGTCAGAAGAAGTGAGCAGATCACTTATATACATTATTGAAAAGGTCAAGGTTGCAATGGGGCGAAGTAGGAATATTCTACTTTGTCCAGAAATAATGTTTCCTTTGAACTGGACATGATTTATATAACCTTCGTAGTTCGCCCGCCCAAAAATATCTAAGAATAGACTCCCCGGAACATTGCCTTCTTCGATTGTCGTCTCCATAGGCAACGACTGCAAGTTAGCCCTACCCGCATAGACCATGGGTTCTGCGGGGTCAAACGTTATTAACGGTGATTCTGAATTGGGTAAACGATAAAGTACAGTAGCAGGTATTTTTTGATAAGCGGAGATAAAACCATCAACTGGATCTATTCCAGATTCACTACGCCATGTTGGTGTATCTGTATCAGAAAAGAAGCCAAGAGATACTGAAACGTCTTTATCGCCCCCATGATATATATTGACGGAACCGTTCTTACCCTTAGTACCAGTATAAATACTGAAGTTTTCTGCTACATCATCATAATAGCATTCTGCAAACTTGTAGCCCCCAAAAGACAGTGTATTCATTTTAATAGTTAACTCTTGGGCTATCGCGTAGTTATCAGTACAGTGGTTTAAGTCCAGATCAATATATTGTATACTATAATCGTCTAGACTAACCCCTATCCTAAAATTGTCTACATCCACAGTAGCTTGGTTGACACGAGTTATACTGTATGCTCTAGCTGCTTTCCCAATAGCTGAACAAGGGTGAGAATAACTATCATTAAACGCACACGGCGGGTATTTACATTTGTAATGGGTGTCAGACCTAAAAGCAAGACGTTTAATCATAAATTCTACGCTTGCTACTCCGTTTGTAAACGGGTAAAAACGTAAGTTAGTTATATTACCTACCCAATACGGATTTTCAAACATTACTTTTGTATAGCGGTGCCAGTTTCCATCTGGAGTGATTTCTAATTCCACATAAGCAGCATCTTCCCAGCTGCTATCAACTTCTGTCTGCCACTCTAGTCGCCCAACCAGTGTCTCAGAGGCTAGAATTATAGAATCTTCGTCATACCTAACCAGCATATCGATTTCAAAATCGCCAAAATAGTCTGCTTCAAAAGTTGCGGACAGTGGGTCAGCTAATGAAATGTAGCAACTTTCGGCGGAGGCTATCCCCCATAGAAATAACCCAGATGGACACAACCAGTCCATATTGGTGTTATTGGTGAACCCACAATTACCTTTACCAAACAAAGCCTCAAATCCATGGTTAGTATCATGAACGCATCTATCCTTATTCTTTATATACTTACATTCATTTAGTAGATTATACTCTGCTTGGATGTTAATAGCCATTTAGTATCTCCACCAAGGATCTACATAATTAAAAGTTTTACCTTTATCAGAACTGACCGTGGGAGGATAATCAGTGGCTTTGCTCGCCGTCCACTTTTGTGATAGACTTCGATCGGTTGTTAGAGATCCAGCACTATCTTCAACGCCAGCTTTAGTATTGTCCGCAACATCCTGTGTTTCTTTTATACAATTCTTCTCTTCTCCCTCTATCTTTTTGCAATCAGTTATTGTTATGATAGGGTGCTGTTTTCTACGTGCAGCTCTCCAACTATTTACGACAGTCTTCCAATGTTCGTCGTAATTGTCCCATACTTGTCCACCATCTAATTCCGTATCTTTATGAACCCACCTAGTTCCGCACTTACGTACCAAGATACTTGACCAGTCAGACCCCCCGGTCGGTGCATTATTGGGATAACGATCATTGTATTCGGAACGAAATGTAAAACTTTGTATTTCATCCCAGTCCCACATCTTCCACCGCATCTGACAGTCTCTGGTATCTTTCTCTAGAGCATCAAATTGCAACGGTGTAAATCCTCGAGACACAAACCCGAAGTCACTGACTAATGATCTCCCAGTTAAGTCACATAGGTCATGCCAATCATGATATGGGATAATAGCAGTAAAAGATAAGCTGCCATTCTGCAGGTTTAATTTGGTTTTCAAGCTTGCTATATCTTCTTCAAAAAGCTGGGCTTGCATCTCTTCACGTTCCTTAATATTTTGCCATGTAACCGCGTCCACATCAAGAGTTGAATCAGAAAGCGTTACCCATGTTCGCTTGTCTGTAATTGTGTAGTTACGATTTGAAGCAATAGAGTTGGCAAGACCCTGCAAAGATAGGTTGGCTTGGTCATTTATTGTTGAGTAATCACTGCTTATTTGTCCAATGTATGAGTCTGAGGTGTTAGTATTAGAAGAGGCCCCATTCAGAACTGATTGTATTTGATTATAGTTATTGGCATAAGTCTTACCATATGTACGCTGATACGAAGCGGACTTCCTTTCTTCAGCACCCGTCTGCTCTACATTTTGGATCTTTTGTAGAAGAGCTTCAAATCCTCTTATTTCATATTTGTATGCATTTTCGTTATAAGTATCCCCGTCTTCTATCTCCCTACGCTTGTTTTTGCTAATAACCTTTGCTTCATCTTTATATAAGGAACCATATTGCCAAGCACGCCCTTTCATTATAAGTTTACCCTCGTTAAATACAGGGGCGGGCCACCAAATAATGTCTCTCGAAGGAAATTCATCCCCAGTTACCCATTCTGGTCCAGCGACACGGGTAGACCACACTCCCCCGAGCACCCAACTACTGTTGATAGATGCATCCGACAAATCCATAGTTTGTACATTTTTTACGGTAGGTATCTGGTTAGAATTTAGACGAGTCCACGTGTTCATCTTTAAACGAGAAACCGGAAGTTCTGGTATTTCCGCACACGCCTTCGGAAAAACAGAGGCTTTTTGTTCCTTACCTATTTGGGATCCTTCTCCCTCAATGCTTCGCCAATTCTCTATCATTGTTTTTTCTGCTGAAACTGCCCACTGCTCATCAACTCCCGAACTGTCAGAGGCTTCTACTCTACCTGAATCCTCCCACCACCCAGATGTTTCGTCTAAAGTCTTATCATATTCTTCCCAATTACATTTATAACTTTCAGAAGTTGCTTCAGTAAATAAGTTGTATGTATCAGACTTTCGTTCTGATAATTCACCCGTTGTTACAAAGAACTCTGCTTCCTCCACCCTAACGACCTCGGCACATTTTCCTGGAGATAAAACACCTAATTTCATAGACGCTACTAGCGTACTTAGATAGCAATAGTTCTCAGATAATTGTACTTGTACAGTTTGTAATTTGGTTCCTACGTAAGTACCATTTTCATAATATGGTAATTCTTGTTGTTCATACGTGAATTCTACCCCCTTCCACGGTCCCGTATAAAAATTATCTGCAGCAGTGACCACTAGAAATGTGATAGTTACATATAAATCTGATGTTATATCAAAATCAACATCTAGTGTAATAGGAGAGGATGTATCTTCTACAGGTAATTTTAATAAATAACTAGCTGAGTATTTAGTGGCAGAAGAAAAAGAACCTGGAACGGGCGTACCATAAACTTCAACCTTCAGAGCTACAGAGTCATTGGTGCCGGTGAGGTAACTACTTAAATCATCAAAAAAACTGTTTAGATACAACTTAATGAATGTTGCATTAGCATTAAAGTAAGGATAGACGACTTGTGCTACTAACGTATGATTATTTTGCCCGTTGGCAGAAATTGTTTTTATGACCCGAGTACGATCCAGAAGAGTTTGCTCTACACTTTTCTCATTAAAAACTTTACCTATGGTTTTATAGTTAATATTTCCTACTTTGAACCCCGGCCAGTAACCAGACTCATTAACGTCCTTAGAGGTAAACAAGTTTGCACCCCTCGACGGATTTTCCATATTATCAATGTCAGTAATCGTTCCCGAACTGAATGCATCTTTGTAAGAAGGGTTACCCAAAGAATCAGTAATGCCTTCGTCTCCTGCCGCAATCGCAACTGGTATTAATTCTCCGGCAGAAGTTATCCGGTGGGGCTGGGCATCATCAGAAGGAACCTTGAACTCCTGAACCGAAGTAAGGTCTGAGGAGTCTATTTTCTCCACCCAAATTAGTGGTGAGCGTACTCGCCCATCATGAGAACGTTCGGATTCAACAACTATACAGAAATAAGAAGAAAGGAAAGTCTTTTCTTTGTTGGAAGTGTCACTAACTGGACCTTCAGTTAATGTTGGTCCGCCTGATATCTCCCGCCCGTCGTCAACACTATCTGCTTTTTTAAGATAAGGACCACACTCTACTGTTGGTATTGCCCAAATTCCGTCGTTCTCTTTTTCGGTTATCAAATACTTAACACTTGTATCAATTGTCCCATCCACATTGAGGGGTGGTAGTAGGTCTGGATAGTATTTTACCAGTTTTTTTGCACGATATAACCAGTCTCGTGTAAGTTCGGGCCATGCCCAGTGTATATTAGTACCAGCACCTACACCTGTTACTCCTCTAAACCCTATGAACGATTTGCCATAACTGTACGGACCTTCAAATCCTGGATAATAATCTCCTACAAATGTAGTTCCTCTAGCCTTAATAGAAAACCCCTTTATTTCATCTCCGTTAATGTAAGAATCCGACGTAGCTGTATTCGTTGTAGTAGTAGTTATGGTGCCTGCAAACGATGTAACTTCACCAAACTCATCTTGAGTTTCATCTTTGTATAGTGGAGTATCTTTAGTAACATATATATCGCACAATTTAGTGTCTGCACGGGGTATTAAGACGAAACGCCCAGCATCAGACCTATAATAAGGTTGTCCGGAATAATCTGGATTATATCTGGTAGCAATCCTGATATCCCTTACTTTAACTGTCTTGAATGCTGAATCACCAATGGTTGCAGCGGTTTCAGAAAAGGGTGAGTCAAAAATATAATTATACATAGGATTCTGTGCTTCCGAGTGTAAAGCAGTTACCGCACGGGTGCACTCAACAGGAGGTACCAAAAGTGTAACTAACTCTTTGGCTGCTCCTTCAGGAATTCTTGCTGTCCACCAACTCGGAATTGCTGGGGAGGTGTAGGTTGTCTTAGCAACGGGCATTTGCATGTCTTTATCAACAGGACGGGGTAACCAGGATATAACAGATCCGATTGTACATATCTCTACAATATACATTTCTCTTCCAGTGTTACCAAATACGGGCGGGGAATCAAACGGACTCCATGGGTAGTTATAACCATAGGATTGTTGTAAGTAAGAGTAATAGCGATTACACTTTTTTTCGACTTCTTCCTTCTTTGCTTTAGCTTTTGCAGCTATGTCTTCTCTAGCCTGCCCCCGTGCAGTTTTAGAATTCAGTGCCTTTACCTTTGCACGCTTATTTTCAGCTTCGGCTTCTTTCTCATCCTGTATCTTTTGTGCTTCAGCTATTTTATCGGATAGCTTAGTAGTTGCTGCTCCACCTGATGTGTATGTGCTCTGCCCCTCCAATGTATAGACAGTTCCGTTTTCAGTGTAAGAGTCGTTTCCCGTCATGCTCTTTTCTTTCTGTGTATACCTATCTGTGTCAGCTTTAGCTGTTGCAGCAGCCGATTCGGCAGCTGTAGCTTCGGCTTCCAAAGTATAATACTCTGTTTCTGATGAGGAAGAGGAATCGGTGCCATAATATGGGTCTACACTACCTGGTACATAACCATCAGATATCTGAAATGCTCCTAGATCCATTCGTTTGGTTGTACCAAACTTATCGCAGCCCGTGGTTATATCCACCTCAGATCCAGAGGTTGTTGTCGTCTCCTCTGTTGTAGTTGTATCTGTGACAAACTCTATGCCTATATCCCCATATATATTTGCATACCAACCGAGTCTTCTACCACGGGCCTGCTCTCTTTGCATGGACAATAACCCACTGTTTTTACCACTTGATAACCAAGCATTATAAAGTGTTGTCATACGAGCTTTCCAGGTATTGTAATCTGTGCGATCAGGGTTCTTGGGCACGAAAGTCTCTTCTTCAGTCGTAGATAACGTTTCTGTAACCTCTTCAGTAGTATCAGATTCTATCTTCTCTAGCATTGTAGTGTAATGTGCATTCCAGTTAGTTACATCTGTAGGTTTTACATCTTTTGCACAGTCACTATATGGACAAGTACAATCCTGGCATTCTATACCATCTGTTTTCTTGAAGTATCTGTTACAAGAGGCACAATAACAATTTTCAGCATCCCCGCCGGTTCTTGCAACATATGGTCGCAAATAAACTGTTTTGGTAGCCATCTCGAAGTATTCCCGGTATTCCAGTTGGAATGTTGGTCCTCGTGTTTTAGACCTACCAATAAACTGAGTCTCCCGGTCGGGGTCATACATCCAATGTCGTTTCCACGTGCGTACTCTTGTGGTGTCAGTGCCACGAACACACCAATCTGTAGCTTGTAAGCGAAAACACCCGAACATAGAATACGTTTTATTTAACTTGTTTCTCCACTTATCTAAAAATTCCCAAAGGTAAGTTTTGTGCCTGGGAATAAATACGGAAGAGGGCTCACTTCGTGTGTATGGGTAGTAAAGTGCACCAGCACTGGCCGCCGAGGAAGCCGGATCTGGGGGTATGAAAGAAGTCAAATAAGTAGAGGGAAAACCATATGTTGGGGTTTGATTAGTTAAATAACTAGAAGTCTTATCAGTAAAGGTTGAAGACCACTCTGCTCTGGTTGTTTTAAATCTTATCCCCGCTGTAGTGTTAGTTGACGTCTTAGTGTTATAAGAAATCTTTGGTTGAAATTCCGTTCCTAAATCATGATCTCCCAAGCACATCTGAGAGTAGTATTTATCTTGACCAGCGGTTTTATTAGCCACACGCGACGCCGCCCAGTTAGTCGCAGTACGATTTGTCAAATTCCCCGTGGTAATTTCTTCTCCCTTATAACTATCTCTCCAAATATAAGTGATTTCATAGTCTCGCATAGCAATTCGTGCATGGGGCCAAATAGTTGCCATTGAATGAGACCCGATTGGGACTGCCTCAAAGTCATCTACTTTATCGGTAACACTCTCATACTTGAATACTGTTTTTAGTATTCCAGTTCGCGGGTGTCCAAATAATATTCTAGTCTGTAATTCCTCATCTTCCCACTCATAAATCTCTGCAGCGTTTTCATCATATATCTCTCCGATGTAAGCATATTCTATATAGAACTTTATATCACCCTCTTCTTTAGGTGTAGGTATAACAACTGTACTTAGGTTTATTGCTTCTGGATAAAAAGAACCACTATAAAATCGCCACTCTTTTACTTGGGTATCCTCTGATACAGGTATACCAAAAAATACCCACGGATGTCGTCCCGTTTCACTCTTTTCCAAAATAGCTATATCTTCTGATATCTCTATTTTGGTATAATTAACACCATCAACCTCTTCTACCCCTAAATTCCTAGTGGTTTTCCCCTCCGTATAGCCTGGATAAGACCGCGATACTTGATTATAATCTATCGGCAGAAATTTCACAGTTTTGGTGGACTGCTGCTCATCACCATTCGCATCTTTATATTTGTATGTTACTAGAGCAGTGATACTAAATATCATCGCTTCGGTGAAGTTGTTAAATATATCCGGGTTCAATACAAAGACTACAGTAGATAAACATGAAGGAAATTTATACCAACTACCAATCTTACTTGTGAGTTCTACTCCAGATGGTTCGTCCACTGCTTTAGAAGAGGGTTTATCTAATTCTCTTGTAGAGTAAATCACAATTTTTTTGGCTGCTTTGGATGGAAAAGAATAGGCTGGCAACGAAATCCCTGGGGTTTCATTTTGTGCAACCGTTATGTGCCCCCAAGTTGCGAGCCCAGAGTCCTCTGGGATATCTAATGTAATGTTTTCAGTTTCTATGTTGGGCAATTTATTCACATTCTTATAGCTGTCTATATTACGGTGGTTAGGTCTGTAGTTAGAAAGGTAGGGTACATACAAGCGAGATACCGGATCCGTACCTTCCTCTGGATCGTAGTCGTCAACCGTAACTATTACCCCATTCTCTTGCACGTCTGTGTCACCTTTCTTAGCATCTTTAGATGTATCTTTATAAGAATACCTCACCAACTTTTCGTCTGTCTTACTTGTATCAGTTACGGTTGTGTCTGTAGAGAGACTTTGCGTAGAAGACAATTTACTATTGAGAACCGCTTTTATACTATTCCAACCAGATAATACCTTACCATAGAGCACAGCGGAACTAGACTTCCCGGATTGCGAATATATTGACACGAAATAGGTTGCTGTTGCTATATTTCTATTTACATCAGATATGCGATTAGTGAGTTCGGTTATCAAAGATTGCTTTTCAGTTGCAGTAGTAACCAAAGAAAGTTTATTTGTATATATTGCCTCCTCTTCAGTTGCTGCCTCTTTAAATGCACTAGTTACTTCATTCGTTTTTGTTGTAAGCTGTTGTGTTATTAATGCTCGAGTTGTTACATCTTGCGTAGCAGACAAGTTACTAATCAAGGTCTGAGCTTCTGAAACGGTAGCAGTAATTTGTGTGTATAATGTCTGAACAGTACTTGTGCTAGTAGCAGTTGTTGAAGTGGTTTTAGATGTAGAAAGAGACATCGTGCCTGCTGACTTCTGTATTCTTCCTTTATCCAAAGTTGGTCTAATAGTATTTAAGTGGCTCTCCTGCATAAATAGAGATGGACGACCATTCCAAACTGTTTTCCATGACGTCATAAGAGAGGTATCTTTTTGGTATGTGTAGCCCCGCCAGAAAATGGGTTTCACTAAAACAAAATCTACATCTATAGTGCCACTTTCTGAAAAAGAAAATACTATTATACAATTAGGATTATCCAGCAAATTTAACGGAACATCTTGGAATACAAATAGACCATAATCATCTGGATAAGTCTTCATCATGTTAGCATTTTTAAGGGCTACCGAACCCCCGACATCCGCTCTTATTACATCTTCCCACAAATCTCTAAGTAACTTTTGAGTCTCTGTGGTAGCATAATCTATATTTTTTAGCTTGTTTTCTAATTGTACCCGCTTACCTTGCCAGTCACCTCCCTGTAAGAAAGCTGTGTTGATACAGTAGACTCCTTGGTTACCGGACCTAGAAGCATTTCCCATAACCAAAGTTTTAAGTCCGTCTTTTCCCCACAAAACTTTGTTATACGTTTTGTTCTTTGCTTCTTTAATTTGCTCTGCATAGTCGGATGCAGCTGTTATACTAAGTTCATAGGTATTGATATCCGCAGTGGGCCATAAAATCTTAATAGAGGCTGCTGTATGCAACTCAAGTTTGTTCACTAATGTGGGCACATCGGGGACTTTAACTCCGTCTTCTAAGGTCGCATCTTGTTTTCTAACGTATGCTGAAACTGAACCACCTGGTAATACTCTAGGGGGTTTTAAGGTTATCTCCCCTGTAGCTGGATCGACCTCTGCTTTCCTAGAGTATAGATGATGTTCTGTATGCATAGGAACAGTAACAACATTACCGGCATCAGTAGTAAATCTATCTGTTTGATAAGCTACTGGACTAAATGGAAGTGTAGTCCAGATATAGGGGTGAAGCCAAGTATCATTCCATTCTTCTTTAGACCAGGGCAGCCCCCCTTTACAATACCACATCAATTCTAATACCATAGCAGCATTGATTGAATCACCGGGATACATATTCTGCAATTTTGCGAATCGCTTTGAATCTTTATCACCCATCAGTGGGTTTTCATAGTATGGGCAAGCTTTACCCTCATCTAAACTAAATGAACCCCCGCCATTACATAGGTGTCCCCAAGTATATCTTACATTACAATCCGGGTAACCACAGTTAGCAGGACTAAACCACCCCTCGGTGTCAAAGTGCCACACTGTTGGACAAGACGGACTCTCACCCGAGTCACTTGACCTAATCTTTTTAGTGGGTAACCCGGTAATAGCTGAGTCCAGAACATAAATAAAACGCCTATTATTGGAAGTATTAGGAAGGGTGTAATCATAATTACGCCCCAACATGCTGTTTAGGATATATGCGTCTTCCTCGGTAATAGAGTACAGACTGCCGTCCGCCCCAAATAGCTGGTCTCCTGCCGCAAAATAATCACCTACTATTGCAGTGTAGTCTGCCAAATCACTAACACCCAAAATGTTAGACATATTAGGAAGCTTACCTGACCAATCCGGTATCCTACTTTCGACATATTTTTGTGCTACCGCGAGGTCGATTACTCTAAAGTGCCCAGGTTCATAAGTCAAAATTGAAGCACGCTTCCACCAACAACAAGGGACCACCGTTGCCCGAGCATTTAACAAGAGGTGTAACATAGACAGCGATGTAGGGCGTTGCTTGTGTTTATTTTGTAATGCTGTTGATACGTAAGGTGGGACAGCCCCTACAAAATCGGGGGGTGGGGAAATTCCAGTGCTCTTACCATACTTGCTGTAGGCATCACCCACGGTAGGGAGGATAGTGGGGTTTTCTGCAGAAGGATAAGGATAGGTAAATCCAGGAGCTAGTCCCCCTTTGACTGCTCCGTCGAAAACAGAGATTTGAAGACCACCGCGGGGACTATAACAATTACACATAGGGAATTCTACAATGTTTTCTCCTTGCCCACCTATCGTTCGTTCCGTTGCTTTACCAGTAGACATGTCACAGTATTGGCATTTAAAATAATTCTTACCGATCTCTGTGTCTGTGTCAAATCCTGTTTCAATAGCACCTGATACACGCCCTTGCAGTGAACCATCTCGTGTGTCAGGAGAGGAAGATAGCTTAGAAGTAGTAGAAGTAATTAAATCACTTCGTGTGGAAAGTGGTTTAATACCACACAGGTAATACCAACTATTGTTATAAGCAATCTTTTGTATGAAAGTACAAGTATGAGGCTTTATATTGGTGTCAGAAGTAGATAGATAACCCGAGTCTTCAAGCTGTTGATAAGCTTCCTCAGGAATTAGCTCTCTGTTGTATAAAGAATTGTCTGAAACAGATGCGTGCTTTATTCGATATTTGAAGTTGGAAGGCATTGGTTACCTCCCGTCTTCATAGGGTCCACGTATCTCTCCCGTATTTTCGTCTACTGTAATTTTTATTTTTTTTCCATCTTCCCAGTAACCTATAGTACGACTTTCTACCCTTCGTCCGCCCAACACACCACGACCAAGCATTATAGATTCTTGCTTCTGGGCAAAATAATGCTTTTTGCCAGGTATAACCCAGTGTCTGTTATCTAATACCAAAGCAACTGCTTCAATTTCCTCATCTACTGGGAGTTGGCTAAATGGTTTACCAAACTCCCACTCTGGTATAACTCTTCCACTTTTATATCTTACAACCCACCCACGACGTAACTCACTCATTACTCAAGCCTCCATCCTTCATTAATCGGAGTTTTGTTGCACTGCTCTATCATTTTATCTAGTTCTTTTTGAAGATTATTTAACAAATCTCTGTAAGGGTCTGACCCCGATAGTAACTGCATGCGATACCGTGTATCTCTATCAGTGACCTCTCTCACTGTGTATGTGGTGTTAATTAAATACGTACGCATAACTGGAATTAAGTCTATAGCTGCTTTTAATGTAATCATCTCTTCAGAAATGCAGTCTTCGTTGATAACCAATCCAGTTAAATCTACACTCAAGTAAGTAGTCCATATTTCGTAATCAGATATTCGAAAAGATTCTACCCAAAAATCAATCCCCGAAGCAGTTAAATCCCTATTCTCCTCCTGAAAAACTAAATAGTGATAATCAATAACTTGGGGGTCTGCTGTGCCAGAACATACAGTATCTCCAACTTTAATGTAGTAAGGCCAAAATCGGGTTTCCTCATCATAGAAAGATGTGGTGTCATACGGGACGTATCTAGAGAAATCTCCTGTTGTAGGAATGTAGTATCTTTTCAAGACGCCAGTATCTCCAATACGCCCCCGTATTGCACTTACAATCATATAGTCGCAGTTGTATGTAGAACACTCAGAAGGATACGTTCTGCTTACCATGGTTTACTCCGAATAGTCAAAATAGCAACGATAAACTACTGTCTTCTGTCCGGACTCATCCGCACCCAATTGTATAGCCCCGAATATATAGTCAGAACATAGGGCGTCGAACGGATCTATGCCAATCGACTTAGAGTCATCTGCAGTTGAAACAACCGTTAAGTTAGCATCTATATCGTAGAGATAGCTTGGTTGCGGAGGTACCATATCTGCTGCAGTTACACCATTCCACCATTCAACATCGTAGAGAGTAGCTGTTGCCTTATTACCCCGCCCTACAGTACCATATCTAAAAGCTGTGTTGGTACCGTCATGGTATCCCATTCCTCCATTGCTAAGTAAACTGTACTTTACATTTGTGAGTTCTACTGCCCCAGCAATTAAATCAAACCGAATCGCAAATATCGAAGAGGTGGTAGTAACTGTTATATTCCCCAAATTTATTGAGGAAGTGTCAAAAAGATAAGGTACAGGACCAGGGACTCTTACTCTCAGTGTGTCGCCAGGGGCCACATTGTAATCCTGATTTGCTGCTATATACACACCACCCCGACCCACTCTAAAGTAATTACCATAGGTCGAGGTAGATTGCTGTGTCCATTCTGTATCACCTTTATGAGAGCTCCAAATAATTTTTCGCATTGCGGAGCCCCATTGATAGTTACTCCCGTCTAATATACCGCTCGCAGAAATCATCCATGCGTCACCGGGATAACTAAATGGAGAGTTACTAAACTTAATCCATAAACCTTTATTCCCTAAAGGATACGGTTGATCTGCGTAAAGTAGTTGTATTGCACTACCAGACATGGTAGTATCTCCGCCAGTACCATACCAAGTCATCAAAGGTACAGCGTCTTTTACCCCAGTCATGTAAGATGCCGAACCACTTACAGAAACTTGCACATGGTACACAGTATCATCACTATAGTTATACACACCACCCAGCGTGACTGTGCCCGGATAAGTTCCGCTAGCATGTGTAATTATGGCTGCGGTGCCCTGCCCAGAACCACCATCTGAGTTTACCGCGACCGCAACCCACTCATCCCAAGCACCTTTAAATGAAGTTCCACTTACCGAAACAGAACCACTCCAAGTATTTGTAGATTTATTCCCGGCGGCAATTTCTCCGTCTGGAAGTCTATAATTGTCTGAACCATACGCTACAGTACCATGAGTAAAACCCAATAGTTCAGCAGCACTGTTCGCTGTGTAATCAATCTGTACAGAGGCATTATGCCCGCAGATACCAGCGTTCACCTTGAATCCGTTACTCCACCAACCACAATTGGCGTTAGTCCATATAGGCGTATTAGTGGGATATTCCCTGTGCATCATATCTGTAATATCTCTAGCAAGCACACGTGGATCACGATTTACACCACTTGCCAGAGTAAAGATTTTAGAAGTAGAGGCTGACCCGTCATTCATTGTGATTAACAGGTTACACGCAGTTGAGGTTATAGTAATCGGAAGTTGGCTAGGTATGGTACCTTGTAAGGAGGGCGGTGTTCCTCTTCCATACATATAATCTAAAACATGTCCTGCGTTTAAGTAAGAGGTCAGACCTATCCCACTGCTGACCGTATACATTTGCACCCATCTTGGAGTAGCCATTATGTTTTCCTCCGAAACTATTATGATATCCTGCTATTGGATAATAGCAGGTTAGTTATTCAGGATTATCTTCGGTAGTAAATATCCATGTGTAGGTTAACACGTTACCGTCCATATCATTACATGTAACCTCTACCTCGACATCTTCACTATACTGCAGATAAGCACTCTGTGCTAATATTCCTACTTTCAAATCTTCGGTTGCCTGGGGCATTGCAACCAAATTTACACACAAGTCATATGTATAACCGGGGGACGCCCAAAGCATATACGATTTATTAAGACGAGAAGGAGCAAAATCATGCGTCTTTATACTCATAAATATAGGAAACTTTTTATTGAATTCAAAGGGTCTAAATTCGTTCGGTCCTGCTTGATGG